CTTGCAATAGCCGAGACCGTCATTCACGGAATTACTGATTGGTTCAAGTGCGAGAACAAAATCTCTTTGCACGTGGACCAAGCGATTCACCTGAGCTGTAAATTTGTCTGGGCATTCATTGCCACACAACTTTAATTTTATAAGGGAACACTATGTCGAACGAAAACGAAATGTACGCAACCAAGCTGCTCAAGTCGATGGGCAAGTCGGTCTTCGCCAACAGGCTGACCACGGACGCGGACACGAATGTGTTCACCGACGAGCGCAAGAAGCAGTGCGCAGAGCGTCGCGGCTACGGCAAGCCGAAACAACGCCGCAAGGCCAAGTAAGGCAACGGGGCTTCGGCCCCTTTCTTCATTATAAGGACAGAACATGAACGCTGATGAACAGCGCAAAGCAGAAGCCGAACGTCACCGCTTCATCTACAATTCGACGCATCCGGCAAGCGAAGTTTCCAAAATTCCGGAGGGTGCGCATTTCGCCGTCCTCTGCAACGAGTCAATGCGATACGATGACGGCTATGGCGATGAACGTTCTGGCCCTAGCTACTCGACGATGAATTACCTGTCGTACATCTACTTCGACAACGAAGCCGCATTGAACGCTTGGATTCTGGAACACCACCAGAAGAAAACCTTCAAGGTCATTCACGTCAAGCCCGTCGAGTTCGAACTCAGGACAACCATAAAGGTCATCGAATGAGAGCCCTCATTCTCGTATTGTGTTACATCATCATCGTCATTTCCGTCCTGGGCTTGCTGAACTTCAAGAACATCAAGAAGCTGAAGGAACAGCAGAAGCCGAAGCGCGAGCTGTCGTCTCTCGACGAAGAAAAAGAAAACGAGCCTAACTCAGGGCAATGATAAAATGGACACATGAAAACTAAAAAACCTGTCACCAAAGTCCCGAACTACGGGAGCACAACGCGCCAGTCCATCCGCGTCAGCAACTTCTTCAACTCCGCGTTCAAGACGTTCTCGCTGTATGACAACGTGCGTTCCATTCCTGCATGCGACGGTCTGAAGCCATCGCAGCGTAAAGCAATCTATGGTACGCTCGACCGCGGCGAAAACGCCGGCGAACTGCAAGTCGAACGTCTCGCTTCGTACATCGCGCAAAAGACCGACTACCACCATGGCGCCACATCGATGATGTCGACCATCGTCGGCCTTGCTGCAACTCGCTATCCAGGTGCGAACAACATGAACCTGTTCGTGCCTGAAGGCCAGTTCGGTTCGCGTCTGACGAAAGAAGCCGGCGCAGGTCGTTACATCAACACGTACATGTCCAAGTATTTCCGTCAGCTTTTCAAGAAAGAAGATGACGCGATTCTGGAACATCACGAAGTCGATGGCGAGCAGATCGAGCCAAAGTTCTATCTGCCAATCCTTCCGATCGCGCTGATCAACGGTGCAACTGGTATCGGCACCGGCCACTCGTGCGAAATCAAGTCCTATCATCCGGAACAAATCCGCGATGCAGTGCTGAAAGTTCTCGACGGCAAGAAACTGAAGCCGGGTACGCTCGTGCCTTGGTTCCGTGGTTTCCACGGTACTGTTGAACGTCAGAAAGAAACCGGCCGCGTCGTCATGACCGGCAAGCTGCAGGTCGTCAACACAACCACGATCAAGATCACCGAGCTGCCGATCGGCACATTCCTCGACCAATACAAAGAGCATCTGAACAAGCTCGAAGAAGAGGAGTTCATCAACGATTACCAGGATGCATCGACTGAAGAAGCATTCGAGTTCACCGTCAAAGTTCCGCGCTCGACTACCGTCCTGCCGGAAGAAGAGCTGCTGAAGAAATTCAAGCTGGTCGCGGTCGACACCGAGAACTTCACGATGTGGAATCCTGAAGGCAAGCTGTTCCGCTACGACTCGGCCGAAGCCGTCATCGAAATGTACGTGCCATGGCGTCTCAGCTTCTACGAAGTTCGTCGTCAGAAGTTGATTACCGACACGACCGAAGCAATTCGTTTCCAGAGCGAAGTCATCCGCTTCATCCGCTACTATCTCGCCAACATGAAAGTGTTCCGCGATACCGCGAAGAAAGAGCTGATCGAAATCCTGCTGCAGAACAAGTTCGCCGACTACGATCGTTTGCTATCCATGCAAATCTGGAACCTGACCAAGGACAAGATCGCCGAGCTGGAAAAGAAGCTGGTCGACCTGAAGGAATACTTGGCCAGCCTGAAAGCCGACACGGCCGACGCGATGTACAAGCGCGAGCTGAAAGCGTTCAAATACGAGGAATGATATGAGCAAGTTAGCATCGGTGTTTGTCAGTTATCTGTTGGTGCCGTTTCTGATTTACATGTACTGGTACACCGATGTTCCTGCCTACATGTACGTGCTTGGAACGCTGTGCACTGGGTTCTTCCTCATCATGGTGTTGGTCACGATCATCATGTGGGTGAGAAAACCTCGGCTGTCCGTTTCCGATCAGCTGTTGCTGCGTGAACGTATTCGCAGCCGTCAGGTGTCGGCGTTCTTGCATCTCGTGCTGGGCATTGCTGTGACATTGGCCATATTCGTTTACGTAAATAGCTATATCGGCTTTGTATACGGCGGCTCACTTCTTCTGCTTCAGGTTCTACGGCACCGCGTGAAACGCTCTGCGTTTGGAATGAATTAAGGAAAAGGGCTCAACGAGCCCTTTCTCGTATTGGAAGAACATGAAAAATTATAGAGCAATACTCGGCTTGTCCGATTCAGCTGGCGCAGAAGAAATCAAGAAAGCCTATCGCAAGCTGGCGATGAAGCATCACCCGGACCGTGGTGGCAATGAAGAAGTCTTCAAGTCGATGAAAGAGGCTTACGAAGAACTGGAGAAAACTGGCTTCGCTCCGTATCGTCAACCATCACGTCCTGGTCCGAATCCTGGTTGGGCAAAACCAGAACCACCAAGCGGAACGTGGCAAGCCAAACCTGATCCGTCCATCGACGACATTCTCGACCAGATGAAAGCATTCCGACGTGGTGGACCGATCCCGCGGAATCCAAACTACGTTCAGCCGAATGCCGACGTCATCATGCAGGTTCCGATTCGCGATGCGGCTCGTGGTTTCGAATGGCGTATTTCCCGACAGAAACAAAACGGCTTCGTCGAACATCTGGACGTCGTTGTCCCAGGCGGTTTGCCTGATGGTCACCGCGGCCGCTACACGTTGTCGGATGGTTCGACCCAGGTTCTCATCATGAAGATCGATCCGGGTAAGTTCCGAATCCGTGGACTGGCGAACAGTGTCGGCACGATTTTCGAAGCTGGCATTACGACCGGTGACGTGGAACTCGACGTCAACATCGACGCACTCGACCTCATCACCGGCACATGGATCGAAGTCGAAGACTACAATGGCGAACGACTCACCGTCCGTGTTCCAGCTGGTTTCAATCCTGACCAGCGTTTGAAGGTCGCCGGCAAAGGATATTTCGGTTGGCTGGAAGATCAACAGGCAGTTGCTCGCTTCCGCCGCGACATGTACATAAAGCTGCGACCGATTTTCAATACGCCCGACAAGATCGATCGCAAGAAAATCTTGAATCTATACAATACGGTCGGTGGCTGGGAGGAACAAAATGGAGAAACGAGCAACTAGCATAGGTAACCAACTCATGAGCGTCGTCTACGCGCTGATATGGTGCGTAGTCATCTGGGGAATTCTCCCGTCGGGAACTTCAGCGTACGTACTGCTCATCCCATTCTTCTGGTTCATCCACGCCAGAAACACAAGCGAACGACTTGACGATCTTCGCGAACTGATAGAAATAAACAACGAACTGCTGCTCGAAGCAGTGGCTCGAAGAGACCCAACATTTGATGTAGAAGAATATTTGGAAAATCGAGGATACAGAGATTATGACTAACGTTTTGAAATTCCACAAACCGAAATACGCCGGACTATCCAAAGTGATTTCCGGTGGACAAACTGGTGCCGACCGTGGTGGCATCGATGCTGCTGCTGAACTCGGTGTCGCAACCGGCGGACACGCTCCGCTGGGATACCGCACATCGCGCGGCAATGATCCCTCGCTCGCGAAGCTCTGTCTCGTCGAAGACCTGTCGTTCGCATACCCACCACGCACGCGGCTGAACGTCAAGAACTCGGACGGCACTGTCATCATCGGCACGAACATGGCATCGGCCGGTAGTGTTCTCACGCACAGCCTGACGGTGAAGCTGAAGAAGCCTTGCCTGCAAATCGGCCTTACCGAAAGCTACACCAACGAAGAACTGCTCGTCGAAGCCAAGAAGCTGGCGAACTGGATTCGCAAGAAGAACATCAACGTTCTGAACGTCGCTGGCAATCGTGACGAGTTCGCCTCGTACCTGCATTACCACATGACGTTCAAGCTGATCCAAGCCGCGCTGCTCGATCTTTATTCCACGGGAGAAATGTTGTCAGATAGTGTAGAATAAGACGTTGTCATCTTAACAAGGAAATACAATGTCTGAAGAAAACAAAGTGCCGAATGAAACAACCATTGCTGCGATGCAAGAAGCCGAAGAACTGTCTGCTGCCTTCGCTGCTCGCGAAGGTGAGCATGGCAACGGTAGTGCACTGAACAACATGTTCGCCGGCCTGATCGATCAGCTCGAAACCGCAATGCCGGGTCTGTTCGAGTCACGTAGCGATACGTGGGAATGGCAGTACCTCGACCTCATCCGCGAAATCCTGGAAGAAGGCGATGATCGCATCGACCGTACCGGCGTGGGTACCCGTGCAATTTTCGGCAAGCACCTGGACATCGACCTGCAGAAAGGTTTTCCAGCAGTCACCACGAAGAAGCTGGCGTGGAAAGCCGTCAAGTCTGAACTGATCTGGTTCCTCGAAGGATCGGACGATGAACGTCGCCTGTGCGAAATACTTCATGGGACTCGCGATGATTCGAAGAAAACAATCTGGACCGATAACGCGAATGCAGACTACTGGAAACCAAAGGCAAACTATCCAGGACACGTTGGTCACATTTACGGATTCCAATGGCGACACTGGCCGAAATACACGCTGAACAAAGCTGAATCTAATATCATGAGCATGGACGTTTACGAACGTTCGGCCGTCGACCAAGTTGCCGAGCTGGTCAAGAAACTGAAAGAAAATCCAACCGATCGTCGGATGCTGATCACCGCATTCAACGTCGGTGAAATCGACAAGATGGCTTTGCCACCTTGCCATATGATGGCACAGTTCTTCGTCGAGAAAGGTCGTCTGTCCTGCAGCGTGTACATGCGTTCGATCGACACGATGCTCGGTCTGCCGTTCAACATTGCGTCCTACGCTCTACTGACTCACATGCTCGCGCAAGTCTGCAACCTGTCTGTCGGCCGTCTCATCATGAACCTGGGCGACACGCACATCTACAAGAATCACCTGGAAGGTGCAGAGCAACAACTCGAGCGCGTTCCATCGATGCCGCCGAAGCTGTCGCTGAACACGAGCATCACCGAAATCGACGGGTTCCGCATGGACGACATCCACGCACTCGTTGACTACGATCCACAAGAATCCATCAAACTCGATATGGCGGTGTAACATGGGACATTACGCTAGTGAAATGGCGTGCAGCGGCTGCGGCAAAATTCCGTGCAGGTGCGAAAGGATAGACACGACTCAAGCCATGTGGCTCGTCGATTCTTCGGACCTGCAAGTCATGCAGGTCTCTCAGTTCGATCAAAAGTACAAGTACATCAGGTCCAGCAATGGCATGGTGTTCCCTGGAAATCCATTTGCTCGGCGGATGGATGCCATGCTGTTCGAAACTAAAGAAGAAGCATTGGCGCATCGCGTCAACGTGATCAACTCCCAGATCAAGACGCAGCAGCGCGTTGTGCATGATGCCAACGTGCAGCTTCAAGAGCTGATTATGAAAAAGGAATCGCTGTGAAAACCATAAAAGCAAAACCAGGCGGTGGTCAACCAGTGACTGAAGAAGTTCTGGAAGCCGCCATCAAACGCGGCGAGCTGATGGCTGAATCCAGAGCACGTGGTGCACGAATCGGCGACCTGATCGAGCAAGTTGACAAGGGCATCATCGTGCACCAAGTCAACGCGCAAGGTGTCATGGGCGGAGGCATCGCGAAACAGATTCGCGATCGCTGGCCGAAAGTCTGGGACGACTACAGCGCAATCGTCAAGCCGAATCAGCCTGACAAAGGTTTTCAGTACATGGGGAAAGTGATCTACACCGAGGTTGAACCTGGACTGTGGGTTGCGAGCATCGTCGGCCAGCAGTTCTACGGTCGTGATACTTCCCGCGTTTACACTTCATACGAAGCGTTGGAGATGGGTTTCCACAGCGTGAAGAACTTTGCGCTGAACAACAAAGCAGACGTGCATTACCCGCTGATCGGCTGCGGTCTTGCAAATGGTGACTGGACGAAAGTTTCCCAGATTATTTCCGATAGACTTGGTACAATAACTCATCAGCTCTGGGAACTTCCTCCCGTTTAAGAGCCTCGCAATAACCAAAAGAGTTTACAACAAGTGCACCACACGAGGATGAATTTTATGCTCGTATGTCAATCGGTTTTAACCCACAGAATCCAAATGTAAAAACTATCGGCCGTGAAGAATTAGCAGATGCAGTATCTGTTCCAGTTTCCGAGTTTCAGCCTTTCTTCGCGAAGGCTGAACCGGGAACTTTCCAAGCCAAGTACAACAACTTTGTGACCCACTTCCCAACTCAGGCAAAAGCTATCAGCGCACTTCGTCCAGACGGTGTCGGACCTGGTGAACTCGTAGTCTGGTTTGTTTTCGACAACATTCAACTCGGCGGCAAGAACTCGGCCATCGATCTTGTCACCGACGGAGTTGACTTTGCCGAGATGAAGGGCGGTCGATACGAGACAGCGCATCACGCTGTTGCCGGCTTCAAGATCAGCAAGGATTCCGATCCGGCTGTCGACCTGCTTCGCAGCGATCTTGGAGAATTCAATTCCACCTACGCAAAGATCACGGGCTCGAACCTGACTGGTTGGGAACCCGGCAATATTCGCACAACGACTCTCAAGGATTGGGAAGGCATCGATCTGCGCAAAGAGGCGAAGCGATATGCTGGGCCGATTCGTGGTAATGTCAAGCTGACGCACATGTCCAATGGCGACGTCCTCTACGAGGACACGCTAATCGGGAACTTCAAGCGTCGTGGATGGCAAGCACAACTGCAGAAGTTTATGCAGTCTGACATTGAAATTGCGGTAAATAATGACATCGCTACGCTGAAAAAGATAGTGTACCGTTGGCGCCAAATGGCGTACAATAACTATCTGAAAGACAAGAGATTCGCGTTAGTGAATACGACCTCACTGAAGATGGAATACTTCGGCGAGCTATCAGTTGACATGATTGGCCTGTTACGGATTGGTCGTAACCAACCAGAGGCCAGAATTTATCTTCCAAAGGGAACGTAGTAATATGGGTGAACACATCGATAACAGAAGTCCTCGTCGCAAGAAGACAAAAGAGAGTGAGGACATTCTGGCGCGTAAGCGTCGTGTGACTTTCAAGAACTATATCCGCGAACTCCAGGAAGAGGAAATGCTGGAAGACCTGGACGAGGAAGAAGACGATCAGGACGAGTAAGCGTCACCGAGTCGATTGTTTCCATAAATAGTGGAAACAATCCTTGGTGAAACTTAGATGCTCGTTATTCCATTAAAAGGCGACACGATTGAAACGAAAGATGGTGTCTCGTTTCAGGTCCTATCGTACACAAACTATCGTGATAAGGGTCCTGCGGTCTACGTACAGCACACCCCTTCTATCCCGTCCGACGCTGTCTACTTTTTCGACATCTCAAAGATCAACGGCAAGACTGTTGAGTTTCTCAAGGGGCCAAAGGTCTTTCGATCGCTTGGTCCACTTTCTCGTAAGTATCAGCTTCCACAACCAAACGACGTAGTCACCTGGCGCAGTGCTGCCGGTCCTGCTGACGCGATCGTCAAAGGTTACAAACTCCATAAACGAGGCGAACTGGCCAAAGGCCTACTCATTGTCGCAATGGACACCGATGCCCAAGAGCAGGTGCTCATTCGTCTCGATCAGATCATCGACTTGAAACGTGACATCGGTAACGACCTGTTCTCACGCGACAAGTTCCTCAAATATTACAGCGATTACCGTGGCGGAGGATCGAAATGAAATCGCTTCTCAAAGAGCTGGATGCCAACGCCGGCAAGATTGCATACCAATCATATACGTTCGAGCACGGTATCGAAAAGCTAACAGTCCTCGTTCCACTGAAGAATGCATCAGCATTCCAAGTTGAGTTCGCAGACTCCGAAGATAAATCCAAGAAAGCGCTGCTGGAAATCGTATCTCGCTTTGACGGTAAAGTGAGGTCGTAATGGCTCTGAAGCAACTCTTTACAAACAATGCTGTTTCGCTTCTTGCGGGTAACATTGGTCCAACAGACACGACCCTTCGCGTCCTTCCTGGACATGGCGAGCAATTCCCTACGCCCCAAGCGAATGAATTCTTCACTGTCACGCTCGAAGATCAAAGCGCATCGATACAGGAAATCGTCCACGTCTACGAACGGAATGGCGACGTCTTCACAATCGAGCGTGCAAGAGAAGGAACTGAAGCTCGCGCTTGGTCCGCTTCGCAAGGCAACGACACACTTGTCGACCATCGCCTGACAGCTGGAACGCTCGACCGTCTTTCAAACACATTTGCAAACCCGAACTATCCAGGACTCACAAACTTCAGTGAAGCCCTGGATTATTTGCTTCAAGGCAACCCGACATCTGGCGGTCAAGCTGTCGATGCTGAAATCACTTCTGCTGTCGAAGGTGACGAGACGGTCATTACGACCCCGAGCGCATACCGACCTGGCACAACGGCTGTCTATGTGGGCGGCGCAAGGCAGAAACGCGGTGTTGACTTCTTTGAAGTGAATGCAACAGAAATCCGCTTGCAATTTGCACTTACGTCTGAACAAATTGACGAAGGGCAGAATATTGTGGTGGACTACGTAGTGGCATAAGAGCACATCTCTATAAATATAGAACATATCTTCCCATGAACTATTTAAAGAGGCTCTTCAATGGCACTGACCAAAATCCGCGGTAATACGCAAATCCTCGAAGGCAGCGTAACCAACACCGAACTCGCTGCCGGTATCGAGCTCGCAAAAATCCAAGACAACGAACTGCTCGTCAAGAGCGATGGTTCCGTTGGCTTCACCGCTCCAGTAACTGGTGTCGCACCAGTCGCTGCGGCTGACCTCGCAACCAAAGCATACGTTGATTCGACCGCCCAAGGTCTGGACGTCAAGGCATCGGTTCGCGCAGTTGCAACCGAAGCTGTCACTGCTTCCGGTCTTCAAACAATCGACGGTGTTGCACTTGTCGCAGGCGACCGCGTTCTGCTGACTGCACAACCTGGCGACCTGGCAAACGGTATCTACGTCGTTTCGGCTGGTGGCTGGACACGTTCGCCTGACGCAACCACTGCTGCTGACGTAACACCTGGTCTGTTCACCTTCGTCGAAGAAGGTGACACAGCTGCTGGCACTGGTTGGGTTCTGACCTCGACTGGTCCAACCACACTCGGCACGACCCCACTTCCATTCGCACAGTTCTCGTCGGCTGGTATCATCCAAGCAGGTGTTGGTCTGGCGAAAGTCGGTAACGTCGTTTCGGTCGTTTCCGCATCCGACGCGCTCAATGTAACTGCTGGTGGTGTTGACCTCGTTCTCGACGGTCCATCGCTGACTGTTGGCGAAGGCGGTCTGAAACTGGCCGACATGGCTCCAGGACAAATGCTCGTTGGTGACGCTGATGGTGTTCCAACTCCACGCCTGATCACTGGTGACATCACGATCGATGCAGGTGGCGTTGCACGTATCTCGGCTGGTGCAGTTGGTGCTGCAACCATCGAAGACAACTCGCTGGCTCTGACCAAGCTCGTTGATGGTGGCGCAGGACAGATCATCGTTGCCGCTGCTGATGGCACACCAACCTACACGACTGTTTCGGGCGACATCACGATCGACGCAACCGGTGCGACCACAATCGGCGCTGGTGTTGTTGGCACGAATGAACTCGCTGACGATTCCGTAACCCTCGACAAGCTGGCACCAGTTAACCCTGGTTCGATCATCATGGGTACGGCCGAAGGCAACGTCGCTGTTGCTCTGTCGGGTGACGTAACGATCAGCGAAGCTGGTGTGGTTTCCATCAACCCAGCGACTGTTGTCCGCGTTGCGGACATGGTCAATCGTGAAACTCCTGCTGGTGCAATGGACGGCGTAAACGACACGTTCACCCTGGCAGCTGTCCCACGTGCAGGAACTGAATGCGTTTACGTCAACGGTCTGCTGCAAGACCCAGGCGCAGGCAATGACTACACGATCGCAGGCGATACCATCACCATGCTGTTCCCACTCGAACCGACTGACAAACTTCGCGTAAGCTACTTCAAATAAATAGCTAATACAAAATAGAACGGGCCATGTTGGCCCGTTCACTTAAACGAAGGACATAAGTGTGAAGACACACATTCCAGGTAAGCAAATTCTCGACTTCACCATCGAGACGGAAGACATCGCGCCAGCCGCGGTTACTGATGAACAATTGAATCCTACCGGGGTTGGTGGTGGTACTTATACACGTGTCACTGTCAATGAACAGGGTCGCGTCATCCATGGCGAAAATCCAACGACTATCTCTGCATACGGTATCACCGATGCTGTTTCGTATACTGACGAACGTTTCAACATTTCTCTGTTGACCAGCGAAGATGAAGGCCCGCTTCGTGCATCTTCACGTCAAGTAGTTGGAACCGCAAATCAGGTCGTCACAATCGACGGCGGTGCAGGAGGTAAATTTAGTATCGGACTTGCTGACAACATTGTGTTGCCAGGAACAGGTGCGATCACACTGACATCTGGAACGACTGCGCAGCGTCCAACTGCCGGCCCTGGCAAGATGCGTTTCAACTCTGAAACAGCACAGTTTGAAGGTGCTGTCGCTGGAGAATGGGAATCGTTCGTACGCGAACGCGATCTTCGTCTCAGCACGAAGAACACTCTCATTGTTCAAAAGAATCCAGGTCCAGGCCAGTTCGCCTCGATCAAAGCTGCAATCGCAAGCATCACCGATGCTGCTGTAGAGAATCGTTACGTCATCAAAGTGGCGGGCGGTTCGTATTACGAAGACAACCCAATTCAGATGAAACGTTACGTTTCGGTTGTTGGTGACAATTCAACTTCTGTAATCGTACACTCGCTGAATCCAAATGCTGACCTGATCCTGGCCGTTATCGACTCGTCGATCGAGAACATTGCTCTTGGCGATTCATACGGACCTAACGCAAGCGCGATTCGTTTCGACAACGCAGAGATGAACCAGGTCACGCGTTCGTTCTTCGTCGAAGCTGTTCGCTTCGGTCGCAATGCCCGCAACGTTACAGTATCATCTTCCGGCAGCTATACCGCACTTTACATGTCGAATTGCCAATTCGGTGGATCGCAGCCGTATGACATCGGTTTCTATGTCGAATCGACAAACGGCGGTACCGCACGTCTGTTGATGCGTTCGTGCACGACACGTGGATCGCTTCCACCGTATGCAACCAAGTTCGGTTACATTTCTGGTACAGGTGCTGAAGCTGTCATCATGGGTTCGTTGTTCCGCACTTCATCAGGCGCACCAAACGGAACAGGTATCCACCTGCGTGACGGTGGTACATTCCGTACAGTTGGCACGACGTTCCGTGGTTTTGAAACCGCAATCTGGGTTGAGAACGCCGGCGCACCGCCGATGCTCAACTGCTACACGATCGGTCTTGAATCCAACACAACCGACCTTCGCATCGAACATCCAGAATGCCATGGTGCATTCCAAGGTATTGCCGCCGCTTCGAAAGTATACTCAGCTTCCGATGAAATTTCGATCATGTATCTGGACCCACTGGTCCAGGGTATCAACATCGTCGGTAAACTGAATCTTGGCGCAACACAATCGCTGTTGACAGACGTAACTGACCTCATCATCGAGACTGCACCACTGGGTCTTCTCGAAGGCGGCGATCTTACGCCAGCTGGTGGCCGAACTGTAGCTGTAACTGCCGGTGCTGGTTATCTCCGCAAGGATGGTAACGTCACTCGTGTTTCATGGCCAGCAACCACTATCACTCTTGCACCTGGTGAATCGACGTATGTGTACGTCAACAAGAATGGAGCTGTTCTGACATCGGCAACGATGACGGACAACTACACGACCATCCACCTTGGTCGTGCAAGTGCAAGCGCTGATTCGATCGTAAGTATCGGTGCGCTGACAATTGACATCAAGAATCACGGTAACGTCATTGAAACCTATCTGCGCGATGCAGTAGGCCCAGTGTTTGTTTCTGGTTCGATCGTTACTGAAAACCCAACCATCCCACGTGCAATCAACGTGTCGGCCGGTATGTTCTACTACGGAACTTCGCCATCACGTCCGTCTGAAAAGACTGCACCATTCATGGTCGACCTGCACCGTGCAGGTGGACAAGTTGCATCGACATTCGTTCAACAGGTTCCGAACGATACCATCGACAATGGTACTGACCTCGTGCCGATGACGCCTGGATACTATACGAAGCACGCGTTGTACACTGTTTCGGAAGGTCCATTCCAGACTTACTATCTGTCGCACGGTCAAGTTGAATACGCAACAGAAGACGAAGCCCGCACTGCACCGATCCCGGTTCCACGTGTTGCACCTGATGCAACGCCTGCTATCGCAGCACTGGTCATGCGTCAAGGTGTGGATTCAATCATCGAAATCCTTGACATCCGCCCGATGTTCATGCGTGCAATCCAGGGAACTTCTGGCGGCACACTTCACCACGGCGACTTGCTTGGTCTTGAAGATGACGATCACCCGCAGTATATGTTGGCTACCGGCCAGCGTGCATTGACTGGTGACCTGAATCTCGGTGGCAACGACATTACGAACCTCGATGAAATCAATGGCATCCGGTTCAATGCACACGGTTCACGTCACACCCCGAACGGTGCTGACCCGATCCCGACTGGTCCAGCTATCACACTGACTGCTGCATCTGCAAATACAACTGGCGTAACGAACTTCCTCGCTCGTGCTGACCACACCCACCAGATTACCGGCTTCCAGCCTGTCAATGCTGAACTCACCGCGTTGACTGCGATCACTGGTGCGGGTCTCGCTGTGCATGGCCACAGTGCAGATCAAACGACTCACGTTTGGCTGACACGTTCTATTCAAGGCGCAGGCGGACGTATCAACGTTACAAACGGTGATGCACAAGCTGGAAATCCAACTATTGACCTGGCACCAGCCGGAACTGCAGGAACATACGCACAAGTTACAACCGATACATTCGGTCGTGTAACTTCGGGTAGCGCAACACTCGATTGGACATCGATCACGAATGCGCCATCGACCCTGAGCGGCTACGGTATTACCGACGCGCAGTTCAAAGATGACCTGCTGACAACTCTTGCCGATCTGAACGGTAACGGAATTTTCGTCATCACTGGTGAAAGCACTGCAACGACTCGCAGCCTGATTGGACCTGCTGCCGGTGTAATTGTCACGAACGGTTCTGGTGTTGGTGGCAATCCTACGATCAGCCTTGGCAACGACCTTGCAGCTGTTGAAAACCTGGCAACGACTGGTTTCGCAGTTCGCGCGGGTACAGACACGTGGGCAACTCGTTCGATCACAACTCCGAACGACGGTCTTGTAACGACAAACGGAACTGGTGTTGGCGGCAACGTCATCATCGGTCTGGAAAAAGACTTGGCCGCACTTGAAGCACTGACAACGATTGGTTTCGCTGTTCGCACTGGTGCTGACGCTTGGGCTACACGAACACTGACCGGCGCATCTGGCAACATCGTCATCACGACTGGCGCTGGCTCGACTGCTGATCCTGTTATCAATCTGGCAACTGTCGGAACACCTGGAACATACGGTCTCGTAACAACCGACACGTTTGGTCGCGTTGTCTCGGGTACTCGCCCAACCACGCTCGTTGGTTACGGCATCACTGACGCAGTTTCAAGCTCACAAGTTGGTGCAGTCAATGGTATCGCAACTCTTGGCTCTGATGGCAAACTGACATCATCGCAACTTCCAGCTCTGGCAATCACTGATACGTTCGTTGTGGCTTCGCAAGCTGCGATGCTTACGATCGCTGGTGCAGAAGTTGGTGACGTCGCTGTACGTACCGACCTGAATCGCTCGTTCATCCTGCGTGCGCCTGGTGCAAACGTCCTGGCGAACTGGCAAGAACTTCTGACTCCGACTGACGCAGTTCTTTCGGTCAACGGTCAAACTGGTGTAGTCAACATTAACACTGGCGTCATGTCTATTTCGGCAGCAGCACCTACGGCAGGTCTGACAATTACGGGTGGCACGATCACATCAACCGGTACGCTGACGTTCGCTCTTGCAAATGACTTGGCAGCTGTTGAAGGTCTCGCAACAAACGGTATCGCGGTTCGCACTGCGGCCGATACCTGGGCAACTCGCGCAATCACTGCTGGTACAGGCATCACGATTACAAACGGTGATGGTATTGCTGGCAATCCAACAATCTCGCTTCCATCTGTTGGTACCGCAGGCACATTCCGCTCGGTTACGACAGACGCGCAAGGTCGTGTAACTGCTGGTACAAATCCAACCACGTTGGCTGGTTACGGTATCACCGATGCCGTGAACGTCTCGAACGTTACTTCTGCAAACACCGCAAGCACTGTTGTTGGCCGCGATGCAAGCGGAAACTTCTCTGCTGGTACTATCACAGCAGCTCTGAACGGTAACGCATCGACTGCTACTCTGGCTGCAAACGCAACCAAACTGGCAACTGCTCGCACGATCAACGGTGTCGCTTTCGATGGTACTGCTGATATTACGGTTCCAACCAACTTGACAGATGTTGTTGCTGCTGGTACATACGACCGAGTCACTGTCAATACCAAAGGTATTGTAACTGGTGGGGACGTAACGACTGACCGTATGAACCTGATGTATTCTGGTTCGATTGCATCGCAGAGCGGAACATCAACAATCCCGTTGACAGCGACATCTGCGCCAACGACTTCACAGGGAACGCAACTTGTTTCTCAAGTTATCACGCCTGCATCGACAGCATCACGCATTATCATCGAGTTCTCTGGCATCATTGACACTAGCTTCAATGGCGGTGTGTTCCTCTCGTTCTTCCGTGGTACAACATGTATTGGTGCCGTGGTTTCTGCAACTCAAGCAGCAGCTGGTAGCTCAACTGTTAGTATGCCGGAAACATTCTCCGTACGAATCATAGATACTCCAGGCGTTACGACTTCGCAAACTTACTCGATCCGTATCGGTGGTAACGCTGCAGGTACTTGGTACCTCGGTCGTACATCCGGCCTTTCGATCGGCGGCGTAAGCCGTTCACACTGGTCGATGACTGAAATTATCTAAGGAGCATCATGATCGTTCAAGACTACATGGAAATTTTGGGTTCAAAGTTTCCAACTGTACAAGCCCATATTATCGGTGACCCAGGCATCTATGAGAATATCAGGATCGAAGAAGACAGCGCACCGTTGCCTTCTAAAGAAACTTTGGACTCAGTTGCACTTGATGTAGCACGCACTGAAATGTGGCTTCGCATCCAAGCAGAGCGTGACAAACGAAAAGCTGGCGGTGTACATATCGGAGACAACTGGTTCCACTCCGATGACACGTCACGCATTCAACAAATTGCACTCACAATGCTCGGTGCGAACATGCCTCCTGGCATCATGTGGAAAACCATGCAAGGCACATTTGTTGCAATGACACCAACACTTGCATCGCAGATTTTCCAGGGCACGATTGCACAAGACCAGAAGATTTTCGCGCAAGCTGAATATCACCGTCAGCACATGATTTTGGATGACGAAACGCCAATGGACTACGACTTCAGTACTGGTTGGCCGCAAACTTATCTTGAGTGGGTTGCTGCTCAACAAACACCGGCCGCATAATGTCAATCAACTACTGCACAATCGGAACTGGGCGAATCGATGGTTTCTGCGGAAAACAGCGAGCGAAAGTTCTTGCGCGGTTGATTCATGAAGCAGGGCACGACGTTATTGTCGTGCCACCAAAGCCAACACCACGTCCGCATTCGGGTGGATCGACGATTCGTCCTGGCATGGACTTCAAGCCGTACATCGCGCCGCAAATGGACAGGCAGAATCTGCCTCCAGTCGATCAGCCGTACATCACCGTGCGAGCGGAAATCTTTGGTATGGTTGGCAGCGAGACAATCGAAAATACACAGCGTCTCGACTTTGTCGTGGTAACCAATCTTGAAATAAATGAAGGTCCGGAGATAAGTGTAAATATCTCGGAAATGGAGATTTGAAATGTTAGAGATTGGTAAAGCAAACGAAGTCAAATTCAAGGTTGGTGTAAACGGCACCAAAGCCGAGCCGACAGTTCGCCTGGTCATAGGTAACCGCGAGCACGAGCTCGGCTTTGCTGCCGAGAAACTTCTCGGTGGAACTGACGAAGACTGGTACGCGGAAGTAAAGATTCCTGAAAGCATGACAGCTGGTGAATATGATTTCCGTGTGGAAGTCATCGTCAACAATCGCCTGTTCACACCGATCAAACGCACTGTTGAAATCGGTACACGTGAGCCGATGATTGCCGCTGAAGATCAACAGCCGGCTCGCCCAACACAGCGCCCAAAGCAAACTGAAACTTGGGAAGGCGAAGGCGGTGCATTGCCTAAGACGCCTGAAAAACCTCAGCCGCTTCCATCGCGCCCAATCGATCCGCTTAAGCCTACACAGAAGCAAACGATCGCATCGCGGCCAAAGAGCCTGATGGCGGAAGCAGCAAGCCAGGACGGAACAGAGTTGTATCGCCCAGAGAAGAAGGTAGAACCAAAAGTTGTCAAAGAACAAAAAGTTCCGAAGGCAAAGCCTTCACCAGCAAAACCGGTTCGCATCACGCTGGCCGATATTGCTGCTGAATCGGAAAAGCGTTTCGGTGAAGTGCTGAAAGAATCTGCATCGTACAAATCACCTGCAGTTAACGTAACACCAATAAACATACAACATCAAACACCTGTCACTCTGATTAAGGGCGACATTGTTTACGAATAGGAATGACACATGAAAATCTATAGCAACGAAGCGGTCACCAGCACAGCTGTAAATGAACTTGACGCAAAACAAACTGAGCAGATCAACAAACTCAAACAGTATGTCATCGGCCTGCTTATCGGTGAAGTTGTGATTCTTGCAATTGCACTTGGAGCATACGCTGTAAATCATTGATGTACATTTTCTCCGGATCGAAGTATAATCTGCGTTATACTCTTTCTGGAGAAAAATAATGGCGACAACCCAAGAACTTCTCAAACACCTCAAACAATTCCCTGAAGGCCTGACGTTCACCGAACTGCAACGGTTCGTTGTCGAGTCGAACGGTCTGGATTATGACGCGAAAGACGATCAAGGTCGTCGCAAGTATCGCGGCTACTGGTCCGAAGTCTTCAGCACCAGCGGCACCAAATACAACGGCTGGTTCTATGTGCCCAAGCACAGTTTCTTCCACGCATACACCAACAAGGTCGGCAAGCGTTACGTGCTGAAGCCAGAGGTGCAAGTATGAAATCCATCATAATTGCCGCACTCGCAGTTCTCATGCTCGCGAGCTGCGACGAGTCAGATCACGCATCGGAAGAAGTCGCGGTCGCACCTGCGTCCGAAATCAAGATGAACATGCCGACCGGTCTCAGCGACTGCAAGACGTTCTTCGTGACTGGCAAGCCACCGTACGACAGCGTGACCATGCTCGTCACTCGCTGTCCACACAGCACCACAACCACGAAAGCTGGACCTACGACGGCAGTCGTAGCAGACGACGAAGAAGCGCAATAACGCTGTGCATTTGTTTGGGTTGCGTGTATAATCTCTACATCAACCCAACAAAGACAAAATCATGAGTATCAATTATTCCGTAGGGCACGTCGTACGAACTTTTCCGGACATCAATGACGGATCGTTCTTTGTGTATGATGTCGTCGCATTCGACGACGAAAAGCTGGTGGTCATCGACCATGCGCTTCATACACTCGGCTACCGTTCGCCGGACGACATCGTCTCCCGATTCAAGGTCGAGATGTACGCGTTCAGGGGCAAAAACGGTCTCTACGAAATCGGCGATACCGTGACCGTGTATGGTTACGAAGGCAAGTGGAAAGTCGAGAAGTTCGCACAGAATCCAAGAAGCACCGAAACGGAATGGTGTGCAGCAGTTGTGCACGAAGACGGTAAGCGTCGACTGTTCTGGCCTGCACACCTTTTGATGAGAGCATAAAATGTTTCCAGTAATCCGACACATCAACGACCTGTTACCGTTCGTTCAGGACAACCCGCAGTTCCGTGTGCAAGAGCAACCGAACGGTACGACCATCGTCTGCTACATGCTGCAGGACGAGGACACGTTCCGCGGCGAGCACGAAGAGTGGTGGAAGGAATGCCGTGGCATCACGTTCGATACCGCGAGCGGCAAAGTCGTATCGCGTACGCTGCACAAGTTCCAGAACATCGGCGAGAACGAAGACACGCAGCCGCACCTGATTCCGTGGGACAAGATCACGCGGATTATGGACAAGCGTGACGGCTCGATGATTACGTTCGTCAATGACAACGGCAAGATCGTTGGCAAGACGAAGAAGACGTTCGACTCGGCCGAAGCAATCGCTGCAACCGAGTTCTTGTACAAGAACGAGCGTCGTGTGAACTGGGTCCGCAACCTGCTGAGCTACGGCTGGACGCCGACTTTCGAGTGGACGTCGCCGCGGTTCCCGATCGTGCTGCTGTACGAGAAAGACGAGCTGACGCTGTTGCAAGTCCGCAACAACATCACCGGTGCATACACGCCGGCAAGCGGCATGGATCAAGAATCGAACATGTGCCCGTTCCCGGTCGTGCCGAACATCATCGACCAGTTCAGCACTGATGGTGTGGTCGACTACGAGAAAATTCGCGAGATGCAACTGACTCGCGAGGGCATCGAAGGTGTGATCCTGCAAACGGACGACGGCCAGATGTGGAAGGCCAAGACGAAGTGGTACTGCGACCTGCATCACTCGGTCACGTTCACTCGTTGGCGTGACGTCGCTCGCGCAGTGTTGGCCGACCAGTCGGACGACCTGAAAGCAGCGTTCGCCATGACCGGCCGCGACATCCAGCCGATCATCGACGTCGAGAAGATCATCTTCGGCGAAATCGAGCGTACGCGTTCGTATGTCGAAGAGCTGGCAGGACTCGGCCGCGGTTTCGACCGCACCGCAAAAGACATGGCCGCAGCACACCGCGACCATGAGAACTTCAAGGAAATCATGCGTGCGTTCCGTGGCCAAGACACGGACTGGAACGAGTGGTATCTGAAGAAGTATATCCGCAACTGGTCGTTACAAGTCATCGTGCCGGGTGCGAATCAGATCATGATGACTGAAGAACCGGAAGACGATTGTGAGCCAGCAAACCCAGAGTAACGTCAGCGGCCACGTAGGTGTGGCCATGATTATCGCGATACCAATATTGATAGTCTTCAGTGTTTGGCTATTCATTTGTTGGGTTGTCGCGAAAGCAACGCGATCATTCATCGCAACGAAGGTGGCACTGTATCCGGTCGCCTTCGTCCTCGGCAACTTCTTCGGTGTCATGCCGTTCATTTGCCTGGGATGGTTGTTCGCGTTGTTCACAGCCAACACACCACTGGCCAATTACGTCGTGGGCAAAGCCTCGGAGCTGTCGCTGTTGTCGTCAGCGTTCGGTGATCCAATCACGGTACCTGTCCAGCACATCATCATATACCAGTTCTTTATCTGGTTGATTTTTATGCGGCCAATTGCTGACGTGCTTACAACCGTAATTTATAATTCAGCGCAAGAACAATAGCGTATTTCTCCTCTGTAAATAAGTGTGCATTCACACACAGAGGAGTTAATATGCAAAGAAAAGATTCTGGACCGAGCAACGCTGGTCAAGGTCAAGAAATGAGTTTGCCGTACGATATGATTAGCCTGGAATCATTGGGCTCATTCATGTTGTTCGGGCCAATCGACGGTAATACTGCATTTGCAACTTGCGACTTTGTCATCAAAGCCAACATGCTGCAAATGAACAACGATCCTCTGACATTCCTTATCAACTCGCCTGGCGGAGACGTCAACGACGGGTTTGCCATCATCGACATCATGGAGACGTCACGTCTTCCAATTCACACTGTCGGCACTGGTATCATCGCATCCATGGCTTTGCTGATTCTCTCCGCTGGCGAGAAAGGCAAACGCGTCCTCACGAAAAATACTCAGATCATGGCTCACCAATGGATGAGCGGTGTTGAAGGCAAGTTCCACGAACTGATGGCCGTCACCAACGAGCACATGCGTCTGAAGCAGATGTTCATCAACCACTTCAAGCGCCACTCGACGATGACCGAGAAGCAAATCAATGACGTGCTGTTCTCGCCGTCAGATCGTTGGTTGACGCCACAAGAGTGCAAGAAGTACGGACTGGTTGACCACGTCACCGATTATCTCGAAGTGCCATGGCCACCAAAAGAAAAGGCTCCGGCAGAACCAAAGCCAAAGGCTGCTGCGAAACCAAAAGCAGCAACGAAGCCTAAAGCCGACCGCCAGCCAAAATCATCCCAGTAATCTGTTCAATCCCCTGTCGCAAAGCTTTTGCGATGGCGGGATTGTTACCGAATGCCCACAGCTTTTGTTCAAGCTGAAGCTTGACGTCAATCAACTCGTTCATGCTTAACTGATCCCACGTATTCTTAGGTGGGATCGGTTTCTCCGCTTCATCAACGAAACGTTCGCTTTCTGTTGAATCCTGATTCATTTTTCCTCCTTCGTGAATAGGTGGTATATTTACCTAAACGAGAGCACGAAAAATCTTCCGCGTGTTATCACGAATCCGCCATAAATAAATTATACAATTCAACGGACGGTCAATGAAACTTCACCAAGCAATTATGATTCAAGAGATGACAGGCCCAGTTCCTTACGAACTGTCCCTGCGTGAAATCATCGACGCTGGCGATTCAACGAATTTCTATCACATCTACGTGCTAGCACTCCTTTCTCAGTTCTTCAAGGACGGTCGGACCTACGACCAAATTGATGATCTGGCTACCATCTCGTCAGGCGCAACCTCAACGGTCGCCATCGAGTCCATCAAGAGCTTAACTCCTTCAGAAAAAGTGAACTTGGCAACATATCTGCTCAGCTGCATCGAAGCAGGTCGGTCCGCCCTTCACAGCACACAAACGAGCTCCGCTGATTGGATCCGCTTCGTACTGCAAAGGCAACCGTAAGAATGCCAGTGTAGATTACGATTTTGTTCGGCCCATTTCCAGGAGGATACAATGGGAAAACATGCTTTGTCAAAACAGAAATATCCACAACCGATTAACCCAGAAGGAACAAAAGCCATTCGACTCAAAGTACGTCCTTCACCGAAAAACGATTCTCAGCGTTTCTACATCGAATCGTTGACACATTCGAAACTGACTATCGGCACCGGTCCAGCTGGTTCTGGTAAGTCGTTCCTCGCGATGGCTATTGCCGTCGATAAACTTCTGACAAATGAAGTTTCAAAAGTCGTCATCACTCGTCCGATCGTCGAGGCTGGCGAATCTCTCGGCTTCCTACCAGGAACATTCGAAGAGAAAATCTCCCCATATCTGCTCCCGCTGCTCGATGCACTGAATGACCTGGTCGGCCCAACAATGGCGAAGAAGCTGTTGGAAGATGGCAAGATCGAGTTCGCTCCGCTTGCCTATATGCGTGGACGCACATTCACCAACTGCTACGTGATTCTCGACGAAGCGCAGAACACAACAATCGAACAAATGAAGCTGTTCGTCACACGTATTGGTGAATATTCCCAATTCGCCGTCAACGGCGATGGTTCCCAGTCAGACCTCCGTGGTGTGCCTGAGAACGGGCTCGAGTGGGTTACGCGCAAACTGCGTGGCTGCTCCAATGAGATTCAGGTGATCGAGTTCAAGAACAAGGACGTCGTTCGCTCTGAAATTGTTCAAACCATCCTCCGCCATCTGGACTCCCCTGACCCTCGTCAGACGGAGAAAGGTCGTACCGCTGCTCCGCAAAAAGCGACGCGACATGAATTCCGAACTACAGAGCCTGCACTCCTGCAGACCGGTTCGTAACCAACTAACCGCATAATAAAGGGACCTTCGGGTCCTTTCTCTTTTCCGAATAAATATGAAGCATCGCACAGAAAGCCGAGCGCGATGCAATCTCATAACTTACTCGGCAGGAGAATACAATGGCATATATCCTTAATTGGAAGAACCCTGCGCTGAACGCAAACAAGGCAGCGGCAATCAACGTTCCAGTCGGCGCGGTCGTGTCGAACAAAGCATCACTCCGTTTCACCGGTAAAGGTGCGCCTGGATACGGTAGCATTCAACAAGAAAACCTCATGCGTCTGCTCGAAAGCTTTGCAGACGGTGCTGCACCGCTTTATCCGACAGTCGGTCAAAGCTGGTTTGACACGAACGAAAACACAATGAAGGTTTGCACGTCGACAACTCCACTCGTATGGAAATCTCTCGGCGGTGTTCAAGTAACAGGCGTCGGCGCAAATGCACCATCGCCAGCAGCAGTCGGTGACGTATGGTTCCAAAAGACCGGTACCCGTTCGGGCATCATGTACGTCTACACCGGAGTTGGTCGTCACCCGGTTGTTGGCTCGACAATCGGCGGATGGAATCAGGTTTGGCCGCCAATCGAAACGATTGCAGGACGTGAAGAATACGATGTGCTTGCAACCATGGTCTTCCAGCTGATCGGCTCAACTGGCAATGGTGGTGCTGCAGCAATCGGCAAGAACATTCCGGACTTGACAAGCCTCACAACACTGGATGCTGACTTACTTGCTAAACATGCAGCAAGCCCTGATGCCAATGTGCTGGTACCAACCACAGACTCTGCGACTGAACTGAAAGTTGATCCTATTTCAACTGACTGGGATTTGCTTCTGTCTGCTGCTCGCTACGCAGTCAGTCGTCTCGACCTTCCAGCAAATATGCTCGATGATATTTCACCTGTGCCATTTGTCTCCGACGGTCGACCAGCGCCAACAGCACTGACAACATTGCCAGCAACGGATGTACGCTATCCTTCACTTGAACGTCGCTCGAACCGCCGCTTCGGTATCGTGACTCTGATTCGCGCATTCACTGAAACGTACAACGTGCTGACAGCTGCAGTTGCAAATCGTTACTCGCTGAAAGGTATCAGCGGAGCAAGCGGAACGAATCCGGATTTCGCACCATCAACTGAAATTGCACAGCTTGCAACATTCAGCGGATCGCCAGGAGGTGCAACTTCTGAAACCATCACGATGCGTTTTAACTTCGCAACCAATGCTGACTTGCTTACATTCCTGAATTCTGGTGGCGCAGTCCAGATTACGATGTCCCACATTCCAACAGGTGCAATGGCACCGGCTGACATTGACTTGAAGAACCTGCTGAACAACGTTGGTGTTCTCCGACTGACAGCTGACAAGTCTCGTGTTTTTGCCAATGTCTATCCGTTGAGGTTCAGCATCACACCAACAAACGTTGGTCTTCGTGGAACTACCGCAACTCAAACGTTGGTGCCGCTGCAACAATTCGGTGGAGCATCTATGGCTGTAACTGGTTCGACGCCTACTGCAACCTCGCTGTCGGTGACAATCGCTCTTGCTGCTGGCAGTGCAATTAGCGGTACGACAACCGTCAGGTTTGAAATCATCTCTGACGCTACCACGTATGGAACCGCTGGCGCACGTGCGTTCGGCACACCAATTCCGTTTGCACCAGCAGACAAAACTGGTTCAGCATTCTTGGTTCAAGTATAAGACTTTGCAATTGCGTAGTCTCCGTGGTATAATCAGGTTACGTATCAAACCTTTACCACGGAGTTTCAAATGCTTTCCAACCGCGCACCACTCATTCAAGCTGGCCAAGTGTATCTGAACGAAGGCCTGAACGAGTACCTGATCGTAACGCGCAATAACCAGGGCCAAGTCTCGTACGCTGGCAACGGCTTCCGAGGAAGTCTCGAAGACTTCGACTTCATTGACAAGTTTCCGGCCGTCGATCCGGCGGACGTTGATCCGTCTGAACTCGCGGACCTACTCGCAAACTGCCCGCCGAATACCAAGCCGTCGGTCGGCTTCATTCCAGAAGGAACCGACGACGATGAAGATGAATAAATAAATCATCGACATTTTGTAGGAGGTGTGACATGCGTATCGTCAGTCGCCAGAACGAAGATCAAATCCAACGCGAACGTCTTCGCGGAATCATCGAAGCTGCTTCAGATGGCTTTGTCACACCTGCAAACGACCTGCCTGAAATCGTATCTCAGGTTGAAGATACTGTGCTGCACTTCATGGGCAAAGTTGAAAGTCTGGAACATTCCTACGGGAATCTTCAGCTTGAAGCTGCTGCGCTTGCAACTCAGTGTGCATTGCAAGAAGGAAAGCTTGAAGAGCTGACCCACATTGGATTCGACGAAGCACTCGACTATGCAACGCTGGATTTGATGGATGCGCTGCTCGGTTCAGGTGCAGCAAACTCAACATTCGCTGGTGACATTGCGTTCGATCCGGATGTCACATTTTCGAAACAGGACCTCAAGCCATTGTTGCGTCAAGCAATCATTACTTGGGTCAACACGAAAGTTTCATAATGCACGCTGTCAGTTTCCAAGCTGTAGTTGATTCAAAGTATCCTGCAGTGCTTCGTGCTGCCGCGGCAAAGTTGATGGAACATCAATATCTCGATGTTGGTTCGTTCTTGAAAGAACTGCCGCAAGCCGATCTTGATGATTTGGCAATGCGCGGCGCAAAGGTCGTCGCAGGCACTGATACGCCTGAAGACTTCGATGTGCTGCTCGTGTTGTCGTGCATGCTGCTTCAAGCCGAAGGCGGAACGCTGGACGGCGGTGTTGAAAAACGAATGTCGAACACCATCATACTGTTGACGTTCGAAGACCTCGCACGAAAAGGTGTAATCGAATTCTATCGTGAAAAAGCCACGCTTGTAAACGAAGACCTCGACGTCACCATCGCGCGTGTGAAAGACTGATGTGCTTGGCGCCATGTTCGCGCTGGTTGTCTTGACCGCATTTGTGGCGGACGAGTCGCGTGAAACTGAAGGCGGATACAAATGGATATTTTGGGTGGCACTTGGCATAGTTAACATAATACTAACTTATTTCATGCACCGCTAAAAAGCGGAAGAAGTAGTAAAAGAAGCGTGTGCTTATTGCGCAGTCGCGTGTATAATCTTTACATCGGCTAAACAACTAGGAACACGAAAATGACGAAACTTGCTACTCTCTGCTACGACGAAGCCACCTCGACTTGGTCTGCTCAGTATGAAGGCGAAACTCTGATCGCATCCAAAGGCGGTCCGAACTCGCGCAAGTACGTTATCAAACGTCTCCGCACTGGCGAATGCGCCCGTGCTCTTGAACTCGGCGTGACCGACTTCGACAACGTCCCCGCTGCTGAACCGAAGAAACCTGCTGTCGGCGCTCCGGCAAACTTCGCTCCGTCGCCGAAGTTCGTGGCTGGCGAGCGTGTTCGTCTGAAGCCGAACAATCTGCTGCCGGTTGCTGAACGTTACGAACTGCTCGACGAATGCGTCGATCTGGTCGCGGACGTTGACAGCGGCATTCGTTCGCTGATTATCACCGGCGACGGCTCGCTCGGCAAAACCTTCCACACCAAACAAAAACTCAAAGAACGTGGTCTGCTGTCGACTGAAGAAGCAGAGAAGATCGCGTACACGTTGACGCCGGAAGAACAAGTCGTCGCCGACAACATTCTGCGTCGCATGAAAGAATGCAAGCGTCAAGCTGAAGCATACTACAAAGAACATCCGCCGATCAAGCCTCTGAAAAAGAAAGACGTGCCTGAGCTGGAAGATGATGAAGACGACGAAGAAGAAGACGAACTGGAGCTGACCTGGAGCAAGGTCGACTTCACGAGCCTGCACACTTCGAAAGAACTGAGCGATCGCGTCTGCGGCGGCCGCTTCACGACTGGCCTGAACAAGTACGAGTTCAACATCAAGCTGGCTGTGCAGAATCCGGAAGAATACTACGACATCGTCGTGCCGCACGAAATGGCCCACCACATTCAGTCGATCCTCTTCCCTAAATCGCTGAAAGTGAAAGCTGGCCACGGTAAAGAATGGTGCAAGATCATGAAGACCGTGTTCCAGATTCCGGCAGAACGGTATCACACCATGGACACGACCGACATGCAGTTGGCTCCGGAACTTGACGGCGACTACCACTATGTGAAAGGCTATTCGTCGGCAAAGGGCCTGTTCCGCATGCTGTTCGAAAACCGCCGCAAGCTGGTCGTGCTCGATGACTGTGATGCAGCGTGGAAAAACGAAGTCGGCGCGAACATTCTGAAAGCAGCACTGGACAGCGATGAAGATCGTTGGATCACGTGGAATGTCGAAGGCACCGACAACAGCGGACTGCCGAAGCGCTTCTTGTTCGAAGGCCGCGTGATCTTCATCTCGAACGTGTCGTCGGAAGAATTCCCGCAACCGCTGATCAGCCGCTCGCTGCGTGCTGACATCGAGCTGACGATCGAAGAAACGTTCGAGCGTATGCGTCAGATTTTGCCGAGCGATGATTTTGCTCCGGGTGTCTCGATGGAAGTCAAGCAGAAAGCCTACGATTTCTTGTACGAGAACCGCGACATGGCCAACGAAATCACGACTCGCTCGCTGCTGAACATCGTGCAAGTCGCAAACAGCGGTCGTGAAGAACGTATCTGGAAGCGTATCGCACTGGCCAACATCGCCTAAATAAGCTGTCAACGTCGAGACTCGCATCGAAAGGTGCGAGTCTCTTTTTATAGGGACAGCATGTGGTTTGTGATCGCGTATTTGATTTCCTTCTTGGCCATACTAAGTGGTATCATATACGAAACGCGTGAGAACAACTGGAGACTTCCGAGATACCTTGCGCCATTCGGCTTTATTGCCCTGATGCCAGGGCTCAACACAATCGTGCTCGCTGGTTTGTTAATCGGTTGGCTCATAGGAAAAATCAATGAACTTCGCAGACGCAAAACACATTCGTGACCTGATCTGGTATGACGGCCCGCTGCTGTCCGTCATGGAACACAAAGACAAAACCTATCTCGTGAAATGGGTCGACGTCAACGACGCACGCACTGTCCACACGTGGATAATCTTCGAAGTTGAACCAGCAATCCTCGAAGCGTACTACGCCAAGGTGCTGACGCTTCGGCAACTCGAGGAACGTTCAGCAAACGTCTACTTCTTTGAAGGTTTCCTGGAAGAAAGCGATGCCGCATGGGTCGACATCGACGAGGTGCCGGAAGATTGGAAGGCGCGAAGCAATTCTTACTTCGATGAAAGACTGGTGCATAATGACTAATCGTGAAGCACTGGGAGAAGAACTCTACAAGCTGATGCTGGTAGATTACGAAGCCATTCGTGTTCGTCGGAAATCTTTCCGCGGTAAGCCCGATCAGTACGACCGCTTGCTGATGGAACTTGACAAGATGTTCGAAGCGTACTACAAGCGATTCCTTTGATTAAAGTGCTGTGCATATTGGAGTGATGCGGGTATAATCTCTACATCAACTGATCAACGGAGATGAAGATGGCAACGCTCGCAGAATGCAAGGTAGGTCAACGTGTCAAGTTCAAAATTCGCGGCAAAGCTGCTCGCTGCGAAAATATGGCTGGCAAGGTTGTTACCGCAACCGTGACCGGCGTCATCGAAGACATGAATCTGGTAAGCGTGATGTGCGATCATCGCAAGCTGCCGGATGCAGTGTTCAAGGACATGGGCACTGCAGTCGATGCTGCTGACCTCACGTTGATCTGATCGGAGCCATCATGAAAAGCCAAGCAATCGCGAATCGCATCAACAGCAACATGTTCAGTTACGGTGCAAAGACCAGAACATTCTTCGCTGACCAGTCTCAACTTTCCCACGCAAACAAGAACGCTTTCGACCAGTTGTGGCATGACGAAGGCGGAGAAGGTTTTGTGATGGTGTCGGACCGGACCGGCCGGGAAGTTCCTTTCGTTCTGGATCACACTGAACGCGAGGCAGATGGCGATGTTCGTATGTGGCGCTTCGTCCCTCATCAACACGTTGTCTGGCAAGATGAAAAGCTGCGCGGCGTGTCTGTCATCATCTTCAACACCTAAGGAAATCCCATGAGTCTCGGAACCATCATCGCAATCGTGATCGGCGTCATCCTCGCAATTATCTTCGGCCTGCTGCTCGGCATGTTCGTCGTGATCAACTACATGACCAGCCCGAAGGGCTTCGTCAAAGACCTGACCGGCAATGAACCGCCGCCGACACCATCAATGCCGAACCACATGCTGCGCGTGCACATCGACGCGCTGAACAACGAACAGGACGAAACCAAATGAACGTCATTCCCAACGGTAAGTCGGTTGTCATCGAATATTCGTCGAACGCAGAAGTCGCTAAGCACATCAAGCTCCTGACTGAGATGTTGCAGAACAAACTGGAAAACCCACGTAAAATGGCAGTCTGCCTGATTTCGATGGTCAACGCACATGGCGAGCCCTCGGGCGAACTTGTCCACCGCACGGAGTACTAATGCCATTCATACCCGCAACCGTCGGCGCAGCACTGCTCGCGTACGTCATCTATCTGATTTCCGGAGTCGGCATTGCCGTCATCGGATTCGTCGGAATCATGCTGATCGTATTCGCGATCCACTGGATGCTGCTGCAGCTGAAGGGCAATCAAGTGACGATCCACAACATTCAAACCAACCAGCATTATGAACTGATGCGGGTCGTCTACGACATTCAAAACAAAACACGACAACTATGAAAACACAAACGTTCGCACAATCATTCGGCGATGTCCATCGTCTGTCCGGTACCGACATCAAACCACTCGGCGCCAAGCTGGGCAAGCTGATGGAAGAAGTCGGCGAACTCGCCGAGTGTGTCAACATCCATCAAGGCTACATCACGCACAAAGTGATGAAGGAACCGCTGTCCGGCGAAGTCGCCGACGTGGTACAATGTGCACTGGCCATCCTGGTCGACGCGCATCCGGAACTTTCCAAGAAGCAAGTGCTGGAACTGTTCCTGTCCGAGTTCGAACGCAAGAACTCGAAGTGGGCTACGGTGCAGAGCGGCGACCAAGCTCGCATCGCAGCACAGGCCCAAGAAGACGAGACCGCATCCGAAACTGCCAAACCGACTGGCGAATCTCATGACATCACGCAACGATGCATGAAGATCATCCAGGAGCAACTTGGCCTGGCACGAAGCGATGTCGTGCGTGATGCGCGACTAGTGGAAGACCTCGGCGCCGACTCGCTGGACCTGGTCGAGCTGTGCATGGCCGTCGAAGACGAGTTCGAGTTCGAAATCTCGGATCGCGATGCTGAACGCCTCTTCACTGTGCAGCACGTCATCTCGTACGTCAACACCCGGTTCGGTGTGCCTGACGATGAATACGGCAAATACAGCGCCGAGGAAGAAGAAGAAGTCATTCACGAAATGGATACAATGCGAGCCACTGCAATCGGCCGCAAGTCCAGCATCGAGCAGACGACCCACTACGATCCGGCCGCGGACTACACCGAACGCACTGGCCGGCACCTGACACTCGAGGAACGGATGCAAGAGCGTTCGCGCTTCAACAACAAAGGGTAAAACATGGAAAAGCTGAAAATCACATTCTACGCTCTGCTGGCAACAGCAGTTGCGTTGGCGATCTTCTTCGCCGTCGTCAAGGTCGCTGCGATCCTGTCGATCATCATCACGGGTATCGTCATCGCCACGATCGTCTTCTACGTCCACAAGTTCTGGCCGCGAAACTAAGGTAAATAGTCTCCATCTAAGTAACTGGAGAAATCATGGACGACACGGATATGCGCGAGAGCCTGATCAATCAGGCTGAACGGGCGATGTTGACTATGTTGTCACAAGTCAACATTCTACTCGAAGCGGCACAGCTGTATGCAACCCGGAATCCCGCCGTATCGAAAGCGATCGAGCTGAAGCATCGGGAACTGAAACAATCAGTGAAAGACCTGGGATCGATTCCACGTATGCTGGTGGACGAAATCGGTCGATGGAAGAAGGGAGAGGAACGCGTGCTCGGTAGACGCGGTGTCGAAGAATTTCTTCTGGCAGACTTGCATGCAAGCATGGACGCAATGTATTGGTTTTTCCATCGGGAAAAAATCGATGTCACCGCGTATTCAATCGACATCGTTACTCGCTGTCACTACGAGATGGTGCGCTGCAACCGGCTGCTGTAAACGCAAAAATTATAGCATTAGCTGACAAATAAGAAAAGGGACCGTGAGGTCCCTTTTTCTTTACATGTTGTTCACCCAATCACGTTCAGCTGCTCGACCCTGTGCGGCCGATTGTGTTGTCCGGGTTCCGCGGGTAGATGCGCTTCGGGTTTGTGAAGTCGTCTTTTTCTTTTTGTCATCTTCTTCGTCGTCCTCTGGATCGACGTCTTCACCCTCACCACGGCCGTTCTTCTGGGCCTGTTGTTGGCGTTTCAGTTCTTGACGCTTGCGATGGTCATCAACCATCTTAGCCGTATCCTTCTTCAGCTGCTCGCGTTCAGCGGCTTTCTTCTCGTTGTTCCGGAAGATGCCAAACAGTTCGTCGACTCGCCCTTCCAGCATTAGCCAACCGCCTTCTTCAGCTTCGGTGAACTCACCAACTTTCTTGTCGTGCTCGTCGAACGCGCCCCACGTCTGATCGCCATCGGCAACTTCGCCGGACAGCTTCTTGACTTTGAAGCCGGCTTCTTCAGCGTCCTCTTTCCAAGAACCTTCGTTGGAATACGTCTGCTTGCCTTCTGCCAGCATTGCGGCAAATGCTTTGAATGTGATACTCATTGGGTGGGTCCGATGGGATTTTGATACGATATTTATGGATTTTGGCCAAGTTGATCAGAATAAATATTGTTGCATCACGGAATTAGTGATATTATAACAACATAGCGTTGAGACCAGAACTTGAGTCCGCGCAACTAAAGGTCAACATGAAAGAGAAAATGTTAGTCAAGGTCGTAGCTTCCAGCATTCAGGAAGTGGACGGTCGCTTGATCCAATCAACTGCGCGGGGTATCTCACCACTGAAACGTGGTCAGAATATCCATGACTTCATCTCGAGTTTCATGACGGAAAGAATGATCGTAGAATATACACGGAACCAACGTTCAGAGGATACTTGGGTGACCTCGCCCATTCTGCTTTCTGAACAGCCACGAACCGTGATGACGTATCACTTCGTTCAGTTTCCTGCCAGCGAACTCGGCTTCAACGCAAAGGACCTCACAGCATCAGAGCTGGAGAGGGATATGAAACATCTGAAGAAAATTATCAATGGCTAGACTGATCGGATTAAGCGGTCCACAGGGTGGTGGCAAGACAACACTCCTTGAAGGGTTGAAAGACAAAGGAATCGTCGTGGACGATTTCAAAGTCTCCCGCGAAGTACAAAAACAACTTGGCTGGGACTCGCTGTCGAATGTGATGGAAAGCCCAGAAACGATGATGGCTTTCCAGGCAAAAGTGCGAGACGTCAAGTACGTTCGCGAACTGGAAAACATCGAGCGCAAGGATGTGGACATCATCATGACCGAGCGCACATTCGCAGACATCGTTACCTACACACAACTTTGGACGTGGGAGCTGGTCGACTCCGGCAAATGGGAACTGGGTGAAGCAATCCGTTTCCTCATGGACTACGTCAAACTCTGCTCTGAAAATCAGAAAGTGTATTCCGGCAATTTGATCCTGCCATCAATGCCGCACGTTCGATTCCAGGCGGACCCACATCGCGCTGATCAACGACACATTGATTTCGTCTCTACGCAGATGGATCGCTTCTTCGAAGAAGTGCATCCACGCAACATACCCTACAAGAAGATCAAGTCCCTGTCGGTTGAAGACCGCGTGGAAGAATCTTACCACTGGATTTCGAAAGCTGTACGTGGATACTAACGAACCTAACAAATTGCCTGGAATTCCACAACCATTGTCAGTTAAAGTTGACGGGCGCACATGGAATCTATTTTCTGTTGACTACGATACAGCAGATGGGAAATTTAGCACCTACATTTATGCACTCAGCTTCGAACATGCTGAGTACATTGTAGAAGAGCTAAAAGCTTCTGCGCGTGTCAGCGGGCAATGCGTAGGCGCATACTCTTAAATTTATAGGATTTATATCACAATCATGATGATGGCAAAAACCTCATACTCCCGCGTTCATCCAGGCAAATACGGCCTGGCGATCGACTGGGAAACAACTGGCTCCAACTTCGGCGGAGACAGTACAATCGACTACCAGGGCATCGCATACGGTGCGATCATCTTCGACACGGAAACGTTCGAGCCAGTCGAAACCTTGTATCGCGAACTCCAGTTCGATGACACGAAGTACAAGTGGACCGACGGTGCAGAGAAGATTCACGGCCTGTCCCGTGAATACCTCGCAGCCAATGGTGTGTCGCGTGAAGAAGGTCTGACTGATCTTCTCGACCTCATCTTGCGCTACATCGGCACGGAAAGCAAGATCATGTTCCTCGGCCACAACGTCGACTTCGACATCTGCTTCACCCAGCAACTGGCACGTGACTTTGGCGTTGAGCTGAAGATTCACCACGTCAAGCTGGAAACGTCTGGCACAGGTTTCATGTTGATCGGTAAATATCGATCGAATGACGTGTTTGAGTTCTTCACCGGCATCGTGCGAGATGGTTCGCACAACGCACTGGATGACGCGCTCATCACACTTGAGACCGCTCGCAATATGCGAGCGCTTGCCAACGTAGCCCTGGAAGTATGAGTAGACTGGACCCACTTTTAACGACACTATCACAAGCACCCGACGCGCAGATCGATAGTACAATGACCGCCAAGATAAAACGTCTGATCGGTTGCACGAATGAAGTCGTCAAGACCGAGCTGGAAGAAATTCGTGATGAATGCGTTCACTCCAGCTTGGCATCTGACTTCGCGATTGAAATGATAACTCAAGCGATTGAGATTGCCCAGGTAAGAGATTGAAATGAACAAAGACCAACAAAGCAAAGAACTGTCCTTCATTCTTCGGCATGGCGCTGTGAGAATGAAGATTCAGATCAGCAAGACCGGCTACGTGAAGTGCGAAACCATCGTTGCGCAAATGCAAAAGCGTTGGCCAGAGTTCACACAGTCCGACCTGGAAAAGATTGTGAAGGAAGACGAAAAAGGTCGATACACAATTGACCGTGGATCGATCCGTGCGAACCAGGGTCATTCCATGGATTGCGTCAAGATCCCATTCAAGAAAGCAGTTCCGCCAGTCGAGCTGTATCACGGCACAAACAAAGTCGGATACGAATCGATGTTGAAGACCGGCATCAAGAAGATGAAGCGCCACCACGTCCACCTCACTGACGACGTCGACACTGCTGCATCTGTCGGCATGCGGAAAGGTTCTGAAGTGGTTGTCATCATCGACACGCCTGCGATGTTGAAGGACGGCATCGATTTTCTTCAATCCGATAATGGCGTTTGGCTTGTCGATTACGTCGATCCGAAATATATCAAGGGAACCAAGTAATGGACACATACGTACTGGGCGAACACGAAGTCAAACTGACCGGCCGCAAAGCAGCGCGTGCCGGCGTAGGCGGCAAATCGCAAGAGCTGGTTGAAGTCACGCCAGCAAATAAAGACGACGGCACCTGGAAGAAGTGGACACCAATGTCCGCATTGTTCAAAGTGCAAGAAGCACCATCACCATAAGGAAATCATGGAACTCAAACCAATCGGAAATCGCATCATCGTTCTCCGCGCACCAAAGCCGAAGAACGCAGCTGGTCTCTACATTCCGGACCTGCCAACTGAAGTCAACGACAAAGGCCGCGTGCTTGCTGTCGGCACGAATGTGAAGAACATCGAGCGCGGACACATGGTTCTGTTCACGAAGTTCGCTGGACAAGAAGTCAAGGTTGACGGCATTCCAATGCTCGTCCTCACTGATAAGGACGTCCTGGCTGTTCTGGAAGAAGTATAATGAGCCAGTTCAACACCGTCATCATCTACGAAACGTTCACCGACCCAATCAAATTCCTCGTTGTTGGCGGTGATGCAACACGTTTCGATGGCATGTACATCAACAGCGTCGACAATGACGAAGCACTGCAGGACGAGTTCTGCAATCTGCTGTACGACGAACTGTCGGGCGAACCAACAACTCTGTTGAAGAACGCCCGTGACAAATTCCCAGTCGAAGAAGTAAAAGCCGGCGCAAAAGTCATCGTAGCCGGTTTCCTGCCGTAAACGTTGGGTTGCATCCTGGATGACTCGGTGTAGAATCACTACATCGTTAATCCGGGATAGCAACATGAAACTTGTCATCACATCCTCCGAAGAAGCCGCTGACTTCGTCCTCGTGAAGTCGGACGGTACCAAAAAGCATATCGTCAATCTCAACCATGACGATCACGGCTGGCATTCCATGGAAACGGCCGGCAATGCTCTGGAAAAACTCGCGACCGAACTCGGCATAGAAATCGAGCATCGTTCGTCCTATGATCTGGAAGACGGCATGGACGAGTTCGGATCATGACCGAAATCTATCTCGAACTGTTTCTGAAGTTCATCCTGCCGCTATTGGCAACGACCTTTATGTTCGTGTGCCTAACCCTGCACACGAAATACGATGAACTGCTCCGACCGCTCATCGGCAAGATGCTCTTCAAGAAACCGATGCTCCGAGCAAATCTCGATGCTGAAGACTTGTTCAGCAAAGGCAATCACAACCATCGCTGCAAGACGACTGCCGAGGTCAACTACTCGCATGATCGTCTGACCGAATTCATCCGCAAGAAGTCATGGTTCCGCAAACACGATATACGCTGGCTCAACCGTTACTACAGCTCGTATTTCGATCAGATTCGATATTACGAGACGTACGAGCGCAACAAGAAGTTCGGCCGGAAAGAAGAGAACAAACCTAAGTCTGAATGGCGCGAAGTGTTGGGTCTTTCACAAAGCGAAAAGGACCCAAAGGTCATCAAGCAAGCGTATCGCATCCGTGTTTCCAAAGATCATCCAGACAAGGGTGGAACCGGCCGACGCATGCCTGAGCTGAACAAAGCACTTGATGCTGCACGCAACGAACTGAACTTTGTATGAGCCTCGAAATATTCTTTCACGTTCTCAAGATTCTGGGTATAATCGCCGTGTGTTTCGTCGGCTTCATTGCCCTGAATCTGTTGGCAATGTGGCAGGCAACATGGGGCATGTCCCAAGAAGAAAAGGACAGGTTCTTCAAATACATCGAAGAGAATGGAATTCTAGGACATGACGACGACTTCTGGCCCTAGTGGCTTTCCAGCAATTGACGAATTACTGCGAGGCGGAATTCCCGCCGGTCAATTGATTTGTTTCGCAGCGTATCCATCCAGTCTTGACGATGGACCCAAGAGCAACATTTCGTTGCATGTCATTCAACAAGCTATCACTCAAGGAGTGCCGGTGCTCTACGTGAATACGGAAAGCACCATCGACGATACCCATTTGCAGCACCTGGGTTTAGACAATAAATAGGAGAAGTAAAAATGAAGTTCATGAACGTAACCGCGCCTCAACTGCTGATGCTAGCACTGGTAATTTCCATCATATCCGGTGTGACATCTGCCGCAGCAAGTTTCTACATGGACTATCGTGTCCTACCAATTGTCTACAAAGATGCAAATGGTGTTTGCACCAAAGTCGAAAACCTCGAGAACGGGCAAGCATTCAACTGCAACGATGTGGACGTAACCCTACGCCGCTATCGATCGCCCAATGAAAAAGTACCAACGACTGACGTGCACAAAGTGCCATCGTGATATTGACAAACTCGTAAACGTCACGCATTACACTCCCGACCGTTGCACCATCACACAGGGGTGCGAGGGTCGGTTGTTCCCCGTAGAATACAGGTCCAGCGCAGGCATTGCTGTCTCGCCGGAAGCAGGCATTACCGACTGGCAACCACGCGGTTCCCACGTCACCACATTCAAGAAGATCGAAACACCCGATCTTATCAATCTGGCAACTGGCTCAAAGAGTCAGATTGTCGTCGCATCGACGTCAACCGCGTCGACACTCACTCTCGAATTCGAAGGCAAAGCAGACATGCCGAAAGCGTACCGCGCGTACGTCTTCCGTCGTGAAGGTGCATTCACGAATATTGCTGGCGTTGAAAGCGGGCTCGAAAAGAAAGCCCTGCGTTTCAATGCATCTGGCCCGAACCCGGATATGGTCGAAGTCTATCTCAACGGTGTCAAGCAAGAGCCAGTGAAAGACTACATCGTCTCCAACGGCACAGCAACCTCTGCTGCTCCGCCGAATACCATTGTCTTCACGCAATTGATCGATCAACCAGGTGTAACCCAGGTTGACGTCATTGTTTCCAAAGATCAAGTGGCGTCGTCGTACAACCTCGTGTTCAAGAAAAATATTCTCGATGAATCTCGCAAAGGCATGGGCGCATACGAGAATGTTCGCTCCGTATCTGGTATGATTAACAGTACGGCATTTGTAACGTACAACCTCTTCACTCTCGATCTTGACACTGCGGACATTCCGTTGAACACGATCCTGATCCCGAAGAATACGACAGCGATGCTGCTTCTCGCCCGTCGACCATACACACAGCTGGACCGTTACTCGACGATTGTTATTCCACTGCAAGACATGAATGAGGAAGTTGAGTATCTGAAATACCATGCTGTGGATGGTGTACCAACATTGCAAGCAACACAAGAATCACTTCTTCAAGTTTTCCCGCCATTACGCTTCACCAAGTTTTCTGTTGAGCAACCGATTGCAGTTGCTACAGCTGGAATCGAAGAACAACTGGTGATTGACGGAAAGGTAATTACAGGACCTGACGCATGATAACTCCACCGACAAAATCATTTTTCGTGATCCACATTGCTGGTGAAGCAGCTGACTTCATCACGAACACGTTTTCACCAGAGGTCACATCAGACATCCGTGAAGCTGTTCTCATCTCAGATGATTACGAAACCGACATCGAGGCGCACAATCGCCTGGACGATGCTGTGAACGTTGTTCGGAAGAAACTGCGCAAGCAACACCCGCGTGGCAAACTTGCGATCGAGACCAAGCACAATCCTCTCTACGTGCCGTCGACGCAGGACGAACTAGACAGCGTACTGGAAGGCGAGGAGTCCGACAACTTCAGGTTCGTCGGGTTCGATGGCAATCCGTTCACGATGAAGAGCATTGAAATCATCGCCAACAACAATCCGATCGTCAGCGCCCGCGTGGCATGTCACCAATTCGATCTGCCATCGTATTCGGAAATCGTCAACGCCCAAGAACACAAGGTGCTAAATTGAGCCTCGGCAATATCGACATGAACAATTCCAGCTTCGCCTACACTGCGACGATCAAGCTGAATGAAATCGCAAAGTGCAAGGTGCAGAAGGAATTCCCAGGCGTTTCTGATCTGGCGATCAGCTCACGCAATTTCCCAAACTATTACGACTGCTCGAACAGCGTTCGCAACTTCATGAACAGCGTGGCGGCGAAAGTGAATTCGGATTTGCCGGAGGATCATCACTACGTGATTACCACCGAGGTGAACCCAGTATATTCTGGAGTCGACACAAAGTCGAAGGACTGGGGTGATGGTGAACTTGCCCGAGTGTGGATGTTCACAGCGGAACAAGAAGAAGCCAATCAGATTCAGGCTGTTGGACAAGCGCGCGTATTTATGTTTACCCGCGAGCCAGCTCGGCTGAATTAAAGCCTCGACGTCCAAAATGTTGCTGTATCTAAAGTTGTCATGGTACAATGTTTTCCTTAGTTCAACACCTCAACACCAAAAGGTAAATCATGGCAAACAACAGCAACGTTCCTGCAAACATCGCTAAAGACAAAAAGTTCCGCGACATCAGCGAAATCATGGCGCAACCGCGCTTGAAAGCTTTGCTGACGTCGTACGTCGATCAAGCCGTAAAGTGCAAAGTACAGATCGGCGTCGAACAAGAAAGCATCAAAGGCATTCGTCAGAATGCACTCGACGAACTCGGTCTGAAGCCAGCCGTGTTCAACACGTACGTCGCCATGGTGTATAATAACGACTACGTACAACGTAAAGACAAACTCGAGGAACTGCTTGATCTGGTCGACCAGGTTATGCTTGACCACAACCTGCTGCCGAACGACGACAACTCGAATCAATAATGACTCAAGCAAACTACGTTGGCTCATACCATGACTGGGAAACAGATACAGTCATGGTGTGGGAGCGTGATGACAACGGCCGAAAGGTTGTTGCTCACCATGCGCCCCACTATTTCTACGTCCAAGACGAAGAAGGTGAGTACAAGTCAATCTTCGGTCACAAACTGAAGAAGCTCGAGTTCGGTGACGACGACGAGTTGAAGGCAGCACAACGTCAGTACGGCATGAAGTTCGAGAGTGACATTCGCCCAGAGGCGAAGGTACTCATGAATGAGTATTACGGTCGCGCAACACCAAAAATCCACTTCGCATTTGTCGACATTGAGGTTGACTACAAATCGTCAATCGGCTTCTCGTCGCCGGAAAATCCGTATGCACCAATCAACGCGGTAACAGTTTACCAATCGTGGACTGGTGAATACTGGACGTACGCAGTTCCGCCGAAAGGCTGGATGGATGACGGTACGTTCCAAGACAAGATCAAAGCAATGTGGGAAGAGCACAAGCTCGGGTTTAAACCGAACGTGATTCTTTGCAACAACGAAATCGAATTACTGACCGCAATGCTGGACGACATTCAATCGGCTGACATCATCTCCGGTTGGAACTCCGAGTTCTTTGACTTGCCGTACATCATGAAGCGACTCGAGCGAGTGCTTCCGAAGTTGGCGCACAAGATGTGTTTCATCGGTTGCCGCCCACCACGTGAGAATACCGTGGAACGCTTTGGTTCGCCTGCAATCGTGTACTCACTGAACGGTCGTACCCATCTCGATTACATGGACCTCTTCAAGAAGTTCACGTTCGAAGGTAGGACTTCGTATTCGTTGGGTAACATTGCTGCAGAGGAACTGGACGTCCCGAAGCTGGACTATCCTGGTACTCTCGAGCAGCTGTACAATCGTGACTTCGTTCACTTCGTGACGTACAACGCACGAGACGTTGAAGTCATTACGAAGCTGGAAGAGAAATACAAGTTCATTCAGCTGGTCAATCAGATGTCGCACGAGAACACTGTTCCGTTCACTGCGATGCTGGGTACTGTTCGTTATGTCGAAACTGGCATCATGAACTTCGCGCACAACCTGCCTGATGAACTGGCAAAGTTCTTCGGAACAAACAAGCTCATCGCAGGTGATAAAGCATTCTCAACCGTCAAGAACAAAAAGGTTGAAGGCGCAATCGTTATGGTCCCGCGTATGGGACTGTGGGAATGGTTGGGATCGGTCGACTTGACGTCGCTGTATCCGTCCGTCATCCGCGCACTCAACATGTCGATCGAAACATTCATTGGCCAGTTCGGCACTGTGGACGATCCGCAATACGGTGAAGATGCTTGGTACGCAATCTGGAAGAAACTCGATACACGTTGGATAGCCAACATCGACGGTGAAGACTACGAGATGACCGGTGCTGAATGGCACGAGTTCATGCGCGAGCAGAACTGGGCTATCTCCGCGTTCGGTACGATCTTCGATCAATCGAAGCCGGGTATGGTTGCAGCTGTTCTTACGTTCTGGTTCACCGAGCGTAAACGTCTGCAGGCTGAGAAGAAACGTTACGGCAAGCTGGCTGACGAGGAAACCGATCCAGTCAAGAAAGCCGAGTACGAAAGGCTCGAAGAGCATTACGACCTGTTGCAGCTGACCAAGAAGATTCAGCTGAACTCAACTTATGGCGCACTGCTGAACGAGGCATTCCGTTTCGGTCGTCGTGAGATTGGTGCATCGGTTACTGGTTCGGGTCGTCAGATCACGAAGCACATGGCTGAAACCATCGGCACGATTCTGTCTGGCGAGCAATGCGAACTGCTCAAGCGTTATGCGTACAATCCGAAGACCGGCAGGAAGATTGACGGCCGCAAGATTTCGATTGCGTACCGTGACGAGAACAAAGAGTTCTTCGAAGCATTGCCAACGAAAGCGTTTGAGTTCGATCTGGACGATGACGACGATTTGGAAGACGATGACGACGAGGAATCCAACAAGGCTGTGTGGTACACCTGGAACAAGTCAATCATTTACGGTGACACTGACTCGTGCTATTTCCAGACTGGTGCCAACAACTACGATGATGCAGTCGTCATCGCAGACGAAGTTGCTGACCTTGTGAACAAGAGTTTCCCGAAGTTCATGAACGATGCGTTCAACTCGAATGATGGTCGTGAACTGCTGATGAAGGCCGCACGTGAAGTCGTGGCTGAACGTGGTATCTTCCTCGGTGCGAAGAAGAAATACACGTTGAAGGTTGTCAACCTCGACGGCAAGGACTTGCGTTCGAAGCCGAAGCAAAAGTCGATGGGTTCGGAAACGAAGAAGGCCGATACACCGAAAGTCGTGCAGGAGTTTCTGAAGAAACTGCTCAACATGATTCTCGATGGCGGCAACTATGCTGAAGCAGAAAAGTTCATCAACACTTCACGAAGCGAGATTATTCGCGGTGTGAAGAATCTGTTCAACGTCGGTGTTGCAAAGCAGATCAACAAGCTCGATGCGTATTATGCCGAGTTCCTGAAGACCGAGAAAGTTGGCAAGGGCAAAGTGAAGTTGCCAGGTCACGTGCGTGCAGCAGTCAACTACAACGAGATGGTTGTGCGGATGAATGCAGGAGACAAGCTGCTGAAGTCCGGTGACAAGGGTATCATCTTCTCGTTGATGCCAAACGACTTCGGCTACAAGACGATTGCAATGCCTTCGGACTTGATGCACTTCCCAGCTTGGTTCGACGAGCACTTCAAGATCGACCGAAAGTTGACGGAGCAAAAGATGATCGACTCGAAACTTGAGCGAACGTTTGAAGCTCTGAACTGGGAAATCCCAACACCACAGAAGACGCACGTCAAGTCGTTCCTCAAATTCTGATCGCGAAAAACGGGAGCATGTTGCTCCCGTTCAAGATATAATAGCCAAATGAAAACTATCCAAACTGACATCGTCGAACTGAAGTCAATCCTCTCCGCATGCAAGCTGGTCGGAGTGGATGGCGTCGTTATCCACGAAGGGCTCGCACGCGGTGCGCCACCATCACTGAACTCTGCCATCTTGACCGAGGCAAAGTTGTCCATCTCTCCAGACCTCCGTATCGGCATTGGCCGAGTAAGTGAGCTTGAAAAGAGACTAAATATCTTCTCAGGTCCTGTCGAAATCGAAGGCAAGGCGAATGATGCTGGAGATGTGAGCATGCTCACAATTTCATCGGGCAAAACCAAAGTGCAGTTCCGCTGCACGTCGGCCAACTTGATGACGTATCCGAAGGTGAATGAAGATCAACCAGTTGCGGTCATCACGTTCTCCAAAACTGAAGTACAGCAAGCCAACAAGGCAGTGAAGACTCTGGGTGCCGAAGACATCGTCATCCAAATCTCGCGAGCCGGTGTTGTCAAACTGGAATGCTCGGATGCAGCCAATGATCGTTTCGACATCGAACTCGCGAAGGAAGTTGAGTTTGTTGAAGACGAAGATTCCATTGTTCAAACGTATGTTGCTAGTATCCTCGTTGACGTCCTCGATGCGGCCTGTAAAAACTCAGAGGAAATCACGATCGTGCTTGGAGAAGCAGGGTCACTAACTGCGAAAGCAAACGGCCATACGCTGCTTGTGCTTCCGCAAATCAACGGAGAAGAATAATGTCAGCTACAGATTTCGAAAAGAACCGCGCCGAGTACGTCACCCATCTCGAAGTGCAAGTGCAGGCTTTGCAAAAGCAGCTTGCAGCAATCCAGGCAGAAGAACGTTGGGTTCCAAAAGTCGGGGTTGAACTCGACCCAGTAACCCAGAATGGCCGCGTCACTCTCGCTTTCGGCGGGAAACATCAGACGGCCGTCGTGTCGTTCGCCAACCTGTCTTCGCACAGTGTCACCGACATCACTACTTCCGTCCTGGAACTCGGTTTCCAGGAAATGATTAACAGCCGGATTCGCACCGTCATCGAGCCAGAAGTTCTGCGACTGACGAACGGTGTCAAGTCAATCACGAGTAAGCCACAATGGTAAAGAGTGCTCTTGAGAAACTGCTGGATTGGAGGCGCGATGCCTCCAAAGAACCTTGGGCTTCGTTCGAGGTAACAGGGTTCGAAGATGACGGCCGCATCAAGGTTCAGACGAACTGGAACAAGGCATTCATCGAGAAAATCCACGCACTCGGTTTCAAGGCCGAGACAGAAGAAGACAGCGTACAGTTGTTCTTCTACACTGCACAAGCACGTCCGACCGAGTTCGACGGTGCTGAAGACGATCCGGCAATTTCTTCTGGTCATCCAAATCTGCAGAGCGACACGCATACATTGAGGACCTAACATGGACGAACTGCGACCTGAACTTGCAGATGTAATCGCGAATGAGTTCGAACGAGAACTTGCCAGGGAACTCATTCTTCAAAAGAATGAAACCATCGACGAAACTCGTTTCGAAGAAGCATGCGTCGCTGGTAAAGGCAACTGGGTTGACATCAGCATTTTATACGATCTGATCCACCTGGCAAGGAGCCTACCGTGTTCGTCAAAGTAACTGCCTGCAACACCCAAGCCGAACTTGACGAAGTCATTTCAGGCATGGACCAGGCAATGCGTGACTGGACAAAGAAAGCCGCGCGAATGGAGTGCGGCTGGATTTGTGCCGACTGCTGCAGTTCCGACAACCGTGGCATGCCTGTCAAGTGTATGCACGGTCAACAATTCTGTACAGACATCAATACGCGTGATAAGCGACTCGCATATCAAGAAGTAAACACAAAGGAATAGTATCATGACCAAACGTATGATTGTTGATACGGCGAATATTTTGTTCCGTGTTGCAGCTGCACATGGAAAATATAACGCGGGCGGTGACGCTGAAGATCAGGCTGGCCTGGCTTTACACATGGCCCTCAACACCCTGAAGTCCCATTACAACAAGGTGCGACCAGACGAAATCGCACTGACATTCGAAGGCGCAAACAACTGGCGCAAGGCCTACACGAAGTCTGACGAGTGCGTTTCGAAACGTATCTACAAAGCGAACCGCGTTAAAGATGATTCGATGATTCCGTTCTTCGAACTCATCAAGTCATTTGAGAACCTGTGCCGTGAACACACCTCGATCGTCTGTCTGTCCAACGAACACGTCGAAGGCGATGATCTGTTTGCAGGCTACGTTCAGAAGTATGCAGCTCCGGAATTCATCGAAGCAGGTGACGAGACCTACGGACTTTCCGGCGACAAAGACTTCGTCCAACTCCTCAAGCATCCCAACTTCAAGCTGTTGAACCCAGACAAGCTCGGTGCCGTACGCGACACTGACAAGAAGGGCAACAAGATTGACCCAGAGTATTTCATGTTCGAGAAAGCGTTCCGTGGCGACGCAGGCGACAACGTGATGCCAGCATATCCGAAAGTTCGCAGCACGCGTTTGCAGAAAGCATACGTCGACGAGTTCGAACGTACCAACTGCATGAACCACGTCTGGACATTCAATGAGCCTTCGACCGGCGAAGAACGCATCTTCCGCGTTGGTGATCTGTTCGAAGAGAATCAAATCCTCATGAACCTGGAACGTCAGCCGCAATGGGTACGCGATGAAATCGCCAAGACGCTGAACCATGAAACCATCAACCACGGCCAGTTCAACTTCTTCGCCTTCCAGAAGTTCTGCGGCAAGTACGGCCTGAAGAAAATCAGCGAAGACGCAACCAGCTTCGTGCCGTTGTTCTCGAGCACCGGACGTTCGGCCAGCAGCAAAGGCGAATCACGTGACGAGCCGTCGCTGACTGTCAAACCAAAACGCAAGACAACACTGGTGTTCTAACGCTGTACTTTCTTTCGAGCTAGTGGTATAATTCTTCCATTGACATTGGAGGAATTATGCTGCTGCTCGACGAACAAATCAAAGCGCTGGTATTCGAAGCCATGCAGAACGCAATCGACAACGGTCACACCTTCATGGGTCTGACCGACATCGCTGTTGCTGAAGACCTCGTGCAGTTCGATTCCGATCTGGAAAGCTACGAGCCGGAAGACCTTGCGCCGTTCGTCAAAGAATTCGTCTGGAAATCCGAAGTCGACAAGATCGAAGCTTTCATCGACGCAGGCAATCTGAAAGATGCCTGCGATCGACTCAACATGTTCGTGCTCGACATTCAAACGCATATCTACAAACATCTGCCCGAAGAGAAAGCACTGAAGCTCGCCGAGTACGATCGCACTGACGAATCATACCGACACGAATAATAGAGCATTAGCTGACAAATAAGAATCCCGCCATGCGCGGGATTTTTTATTGGATCACAAAAATACGCCTTTTTTCTCCTATAAATAATCGTGAATGAGAGCGATGCGCTCTCACCTGATAACACCTAGGAGATACACAAATGGCACAACAAGCCCCAGCAAAAATTGAGAAGCGCCCAACCGACCTGCGCCACGTCTATCTGATCGACTGGAACGACGACGGTCTTCTGAAAGAAATCGCAGTCGTCATGGAAGCTCCAGACGGTTCGATCTACGGTATCGAAGTCGACAAGCTCCACCCAATCGACAAAGCACGTCTGAAGAAGTTCATCGTCTCCGTTCACTCGGACAAATACCCACTGTGGGAACTCCTGTCGCAAGGTCAACTGAACAACGGTCTGAACCCGCTTGACTTCTTCCACATGAACTACGTCAAGATCAAACGTCCACGTGGCGCGATCCTCGGCGGTGGTCTGGCATCGATCGACGTCTACGGCAGCGACAAGATCATCGGTTCGGAATTCTCCGACCCACGTGGTGCACAAGTTTCGAGCGAACAGCCAAAGTTCTAACATGGAATTCGCCAACATTCCATCTGTCCGATTGAGTGAACACGACGTTCTAGTTGTGAACGTCGGTGTTGGACAAATGCCGCCTGTGGCAGCGAAGAAATATCTGGAAGACGTTAAGCCGCAATTCAAAGAAATCTTTGGCGATCAGCCAATGATGATGTTTGCGGTAGCGCATGAAACTGGCGTGACCTTCTCCGTAATTCATCGTGATTACTCGCCTCGTAAAGTATTTCATATAGACATTGACGCTCCGCAAGAAGAAGTCAACGCGTATATGGAAGAGCTGAAAAAGAGATTCGGCATGTAACTCAGATTTATCCCGCGAAAGGGACCTTCGGGTCCCTTTTATTTTTGCGTTGAATATTGTCATTCTTTGTGGTATTATGTGCGCTTCGGTCTGAAGTTAGGTCGAAATTTTAAGGAGAAAAATATATGATGTATCGAGTAATCGCAGTAATGGCGGTCGTCGCATCAGGAACAATCTACGGTGGTTATAAGATGTTTGAAGAACTGCCAGTTCCAGTCGCAACAGCTGTTATCGCCGAGAAACCCGGCAAAGTTATGGGAGGTTCGAATGCTGTCCTCCTTCCGCAAAATCTAAGCAACAAGCAAGCACGTCTTCTTCAACAAGCCTACGCAGCCGCTAAGGCAGAAGGAGTCAACCCGGAAACAATGCAGGTCATTCTGCTGCAGGAAACAGGTGCTGGAACTGCACCGTCTTACAAAGTAGCTAATGCTGGTCCGAATGCTTATTACGGCCCGATGCAGATCAAGCTAGCCGCCACCCGACATGTGTTGGATCGCAACCCAGGTCTCTACAAGAAATATGACTTCCACACTCACACTGATGACGAAGTCAAGGCTAACTTGATCCTCAACGAGAAGTTCAACATCGAAATCGCAGCGAAGTACGTGAAAATTCTTCAGAAGGATTACGGACTGAGTGGAACGAAATTGACGAACGCATATAATCGTGGACCCACTGGTGTGCAGAGTGTTGGCGATGATTTCCACTACGCAGTAGAGGGAAGAGAAAAACTTGCGGCATATAAGCGCAAGGGCAAATTGTAAACTGTAAATAGAAATCCTCTTCACAATTCAGGTACTAAATGGACAATGATGAAATGCAGGGCCAATCGCTTCAACTTTGGGGCGGATTGGAATGCACGGTAAACCGTGTCCGCGATGATTACCACACTCAACTAGATCGCAACGGCCACGAAACGCGTCGCGACGACATCGACCGTTTCGCTTCTCTCAACATCAAGGCAATTCGTTACCCAGTGCTCTGGGAACGTCATGCGCCTGAGAGTATCGAGACGGCCGACTGGAGTTGGTCTGACGAAAGACTGGAGGCACTTCGTGCCGTCAACATTACACCCATCGCGGGTCTTCTACACCACGGAAGTGGTCCACGTCACACGAGCCTTGTTGATCCGGACTTCCCGGAAAAACTTGCAGAGTATGCCGGTGCTGTTGCAGCACGGTATCCTTGGCTCGAGTACTACACACCGGTAAATGAACCGCTTACCACCGCGCGCTTCTCTGGACTCTACGGGGTCTGGTATCCGCACGGTCACGACGACAAGACGTTTGTCAAAGCGCTGTTGAATCAGTGCAAGGGCGTCGTACTATCCATGCGTGAGATTCGTAAAGTCAACCCAACTGCGAAGCTGGTTCAGACTGATGACATCGGCAAATCGTATGGCACCGGCGAAATGCAATATCTTGTCCGCTTCTACAACGACCGCCGCTGGTTGACGTGGGACTTGCTGTGCGGCATGATCGACGAGAACCACGTCATGTGGAACTACCTGACTGTCGACGGGCAAGCTGATCCAGCAGAAATTCTTTGGTTCAAAGAGAACTTCTGCAAGCCAGACATTATCGGCCTGAATTTCTACGTGACCAGTGAACGCTGGATCGATCATCGCGCTGAACTCTTTCCAGAGAGTCGCCACGGAAATATTGGTGGTCGTACGATTGCTGACATCGAAACAGCACGTGCCCTGAAGATTCCAACGTCTGGTATTGGTCCACTCATCATGGACACGTGGGAACGTTATGGTTTGCCGATCGCAGTGACTGAAGCTCACATCGATGCGAATCGCGAAGACCAGATGCGTTGGCTGCTCGAAGTATGGGATGCTGCGCTGCAAGCAAAAGTAACCGGTGCTGATGTTCGTGCAGTGACTGTCTGGTCGCTGCTTGGCGCGTTCGACTGGAACTGCCTGGTGTCGGCGTGCAACGGTTATTATGAACCCGGTCCGCTCGATGTTCGCTTCATGCGACCACGACCAACTGCTTTAGCTGAGATGATGAAAGAGTTGGGTGATGGCAAGTACCCAACGCATCCAATCATCTGTGGTACTGGCTGGTGGAGAATGGAACACCGATTCCTTTGTGAGCCAATCGAAACGACTGAAGCGAACACAGAACTGATTCGCCAGGAATGTACAACGGATACTCAGCCGCTTCTGATTACCGGAGCGACTGGAACTCTCGGCACTGCATTCGCTCGCATTTGTCGTCGACGCAACATCACGTACAAACTCGTGAGCCGTCAGGAAATGAATCTGACCGATCCCGAATCGATCATGAAAACGCTGGAAGAATACAAACCATGGGCAGTCATCAACTGCGGTGGTTATGTTCGCGTCGATGATGCAGAGAATGATGTTGATGCTTGCATTGCCGCAAACACCGTTGGTGCAGTGCTGCTTGCTGGCACATGCCACAAGCTCGGCATTCACTGCACACTGTTCTCGACAGACCTCGTTTTCGACGGTCGATACAAAGAGCCGTATGGTGAAAGTGATGTTCCGTATCCGATGAACGTCTACGGCAAGTCGAAGCGCATGATGGAAAAAGGTGTGCATCAACTCGGTTACAGTCCGCTCATTGTTCGCACGAGTGCTTTCTTCGGACCATGGGACAGCCACAACTTTGCGACTGTCATGATGAACCGCCTGCAAGCTGGTGAAGAGTTTGAAGCGTTGACAGACGTCACGGTCACGCCAACATACATTCCGGAGCTGGTGAACGTTGTGCTCGACTTGATTGTTGACAGGTCGAAAGGTATCTGGCACTTGACGAACTTCACGCCAGTGACATGGTACGAGTTCGCAATTAAGGTCGCAACGAAGGCTGGATTGGATACGAACCTGATCAAACCGATCACTTTGGATTCGTGTGGCTACAAAGCACCGCGTCCAACGAATAGTGGGCTAAATAGCGGTCACACGAGAAACATCCCACTAATGAACGATCTGGACAAAGCGATTGACCATTATCTGGATGCGCTTGATCCAAACGACAACCCGATAGAAGAATTCTTCGCACTGGATATTCGAACAAGATGAAAACGTACGCTTACAAACAAAAGACGACGCGATTGTGTTTCCCACAACCAAGGAGCACATCGTGTCACGAAGCAATCATTCACGTAAACCGAAGAACCGCAAAGATCGCCCAAGCTGGCTCAATGGCGGTTGGATTCTCGAATCAACCAAACAACAAAGAACTCGCATAAAGCGAGAGGTCAACAAAATTCTGAAAGACCCTGAGCACGAAGTAATCATCGAGTGCAAGGGTCCGAAGAACGCTTACGACTATCCCTAAAGGAGGGAGTCATGTATAAACTTGCTTTCATTGCATTAGTTCTTTCAGCATCAGCATTTGCCAACGAATCACCACAGCAAAGATTGGAGCGAAGTCAGCAACGAATACATGACATTCAAGTCGGATATTGCGCAGCTTACCACATGATGCTCGGACACAACGATGCAGCGAGAGAAGTACAAAAGCTTGCCGTCGATAAAACCCAAATGGCAGCAAGTGGTAATGCCTTAGCAAAACTTTATCAACGGTCTCCGGATAACAAACAAGCTGCTTTGATGGTGGGGAGGAATGCTTGTCAGCAAATCAACTTTCGTTGGTCCGAAAACACAGCGAGAACCATGGCGAATCCTCCTCATGTAGATTTTCCTTAAATAGCTGTACACGTTTGTCAGAAGCGTGTATAATGAACTCATCGGCGTAAACAGACGTCGATGATCTTAACTCTCACAACCTGGAGATTCAAATGTCTAATTCCCTTCGCGCGTCCCAAATCCGCTCCACTCTCAACGGCTGGAAAGTGCGCAACCTCAACGAGCAAGCCAAAGCGTGCAACGAAGGCTATCGTGCCTTCGACTACATCATCGATCTGTTTGCCGACACGTCTGTCGAAGAGCTCGACGATCTTTCGCTGGAACGTCTTGTCCGCGCCTCCACTGCAAATCGCCTGAACGCTTTCGGCTACACCGGTGCGCAAAGCAACTCCGGCAAAAATCTCACCCCGTTCTATACCGCACTGCTTCACGCAGTGAAAGCTGAATTCGGCGATGAAGCTGTTAGGCTCGATGTTAGCACGTATCGTGGTATTCTCAACCGTACTGAAATTCGTGAATTCTATTCGGCTGAAGCAAAGCGTCTCATCCGTCGCCTGTTGACTGCCACCGTTTCGGATGACAGCACGCTGACTGAATCGAACAGGCGTCACATCGAAGCTTGCCGCGCTGGTACGGCAAAAGGTATCGGCCAACACATTTTTAACGAACTGATGGCTGGTGTTCCTGCAAGCCAAGTTCGTGGTCCGAACGGAGAAGCAGTGAATATGAATACCGTTCACTGGTATACCCAATTCGCAAAATAATTCTCTGTAGCAACTCGAGCATGTTATAATCTTGACATGCTCGAACAGAAAACTCTCGCCTCCATAATCCAAGAACGGGTTCCGCTCGGTAATATCAGCCCAACTGGCTTTTATAATCTGCGGTGCCCCGTTTGCCATGACTATCAAGAACGTGGCGGATTCAAATTCGATGGTGATACCACAGGATATTCCTGCTGGAACTGTCAATCAAAATTTAAGTACGAAGAAGGAACTGGCAAACTGTCGAAGAATGCCAAGGACATCCTTGAGTGCTTCGGCATCACACGCGAAGTTCTTCGCGAACTGACATCAAGCATTTTCCTCAAGCCGCCGGAGGAATCTGAAATCTCTCTTGAGAATGTGACCAAGGTCAAGCTGCATACGCCCGAGATTGCATTCCCAGACCGTACGCGCGCATTGCTTTCCGAAGGCCATGAAGAACTCCAGGAACCGATTCTGGAGTATCTGATAAGCCGCAAGATCGATCCGCTGCAGCACACGTGCTATTTCAGCCTTGATCCGAAGTTTCTGCGTCGGGTCATTATACCATATTGGCGTGACGGCAAACTGATTTATTGGCAGGCTCGCACGATTGATCCGGACGTAAAGCCACGGTACAAAAATCCAAGCACTGCGAAAGATGCGATCATCTTCGGCTACGACCAGCTGCACTCATACGAAGCTGCACCGCTGTTCGTCACTGAAGGCGTATTCGACGCAATGATGGTCGACGGCATTTGTATCCTGGGATCATCGCTGAATGCAGCGAAGGTAGAAATCCTGAAGCGTACGAAACGCAGGCTGATCTTCGTCATCGACCGAGACCAGACTGGTGGCGCACTTGGCAAGACAGTTCTCCAACACGGCTGGGAACTAACGTTCGTTGACATTCGAGCAAATGACATCAACGATTCCGTCGTGAAGTTCGGCCTGCCGTACACGGCCTACAGTCTTCTTAAAAACGCGACGACCAAAACGAACATGTTACAATCTTCTATTAGCCTCAACATGGGACTGATGGAAGCACGATTGAGGAGAAAATAATTTGAATGACGTACCACTCATGGATGAAGACGCCCAGCGTCTTTACATCAACTCGATGTTGTCGAACCCAGAGCTCTTTGGCCGGGTCAACAATCTCATCGATGCCTCGTATTTTGATCCGCACCTTGCGAAAGGCGTGAAGTTCATCCAGGACTATTTCCAGGAGTACCGCGCAGTTCCTGCGTCGAGCGTGTTCACTGCAGCAACCAAGCTAGCCACTGACGTTGTCCACTTGCCAAGGCAGGACATTCAGTTCGTGGCAGAACAGATTGCGATGTTCTGCAAGTTCCAAGCCTGCATTCAGGTTATCCAGCGCGCTACGGGCAAGGACGGTTATTTCGAGAAGGGCGACCTCGGCACGATGGTTGCACAGATGAAGCGTGCAACTGAAATCGGCCTGCTGTCTGATTTCGGTATCGACTACTTCGACAATCCACTTGCGCGACTCGAAGCCAATGAACTCGAAGACCCAGTTATCTCGACCGGCTGGAAGACAGTCGATGATGTGATTGGCGGTGGTATCGGCCGACAAGAACTTGTTATGTTCTTGGCCCCATCCGGCGGTGGTAAATCCGTGTCGATGGCGAACCTCGCACGAAACCTTCTGGCGCAAGGTCTGAATGGTGTATACTTCTCGCTGGAAATGCGAGACAAGAAAGTCGCACTGCGTATGGACCAGATGATTGCTCGCATCCACTCTGGCATGGTGAATCTGAACAAGGCTCAAGTGGCCGACGAGATTTCCAAGTTTCACGAGCAGAGTGGCGCACGCTTCTTCATCAAACGACTGCGTGAAGGTTCAACGGCCAATGACATGCTAGCGTACCTCCGTGAACTGGAATCCCGTTTCGGTTTCCGCCCCGACTTCAACGTCGGCGACTACCTCGACATCATGGGCTCGGATCAGAAGGGACTGGACGGCAATATGTTCTTGAAAGACAAAGCTGTGTCCGAAGAGTTTCGAGCCATCGGCTTCGACTATGACTCGATCCAGATTTCAGCTTCGCAGCTTGAGAAGGGTGCAACCGAGAAGATCAACAACGGCGACAAGATGCACCAAGGTAATGTACAAGGTGGTTCGTCCAAGACCAACACATCTGACTTGATGATCGCAACCGTCAAGACCGACGCTATGCACGAAGCTGGTGAATACCGCTTCGAATTCCCAAAGGCTCGTAACTCGGACGCAACTACGAAACAAGTCACAATGGGTTGGGATAAGAACTCCCTTCGCATCTTCGATTTGGGTACTGAACTTAACCTCAAGCGCAAGAGCCCGATGCAAATGCAAGGCGTTGTGCCTGGTGCACCGAAGAAATCTCTGGATGATCTGACCGCAAAATATCAAGAGAAAAATTGATAAATAGAAACCGCAGCATCAAACACATTATAAATCAATAGGAGTTACACATGGAACAACCACGCACCATCAACCTAGACGGCACAAGCTACGACATCGACCAGTTCTCGCCGGGCGTTCAACAGGCTGTGTTCATCTACAACAAGTTCTCGGCTCAACTCCAGGATCAGCAACTCGAAGTCATGAAGACACAGGCTGCACTGCAGCAAGTCGGCCAGCAGATCACCGAAGCTGTTCAGAAGGAACTGGCTGAGAAAGAAGCCGAAGCCGCAGAAACCGGAACCAGCGAAGCGAAAGTTTCCAACGGTGCTGCCGGCGAACCGCACATGGCCAACTGATGGAACTCTCGGCCTCTGACTTCGAACGTCTTCTTCGGCACATGAAAGAAGACAAGCCGAATCCGCTCGCGCAAGAATCTTTAGCCAGAGGTCGAGAATTACTGTGCAAGATCAGGGGAACGGTATATAATCTATCTAACCCTGATAAGGAAACACAATGAAACTGATTCAAGAGCTTACTGCGCTGCACGAAGCGAAAAAGCTTACTGCAGCGCAAAAAGCTGCAGTCCTTGCTGACTTTAAGGAATGGTCAGGTGGGTTCACGCCGGATATGTGTGGCGACGACGAAATCAACAAATACATCGAATATGCTATGGACGCAAATTTGGATGATAACGCCGTTGACGAGTTTTTGTCAAACTACAAGCCTACGAAAGTCAAGGAAGATACATCGAAGAAATTACCGTCCGGCGGTGCTAACACAGAGGAATTCCAATCTCTGATGGATGCATTCACAGATTACGCAATCAGCCAAGACTACCACGAAACTGCTCGTGAAGATGGTCCGGAAGACGGTGCTGAATATCTGATGGACAAGTTCGAAGACTTCCTCCAAAATCAGGGCTTCAAGTACGCAGAAATCGAAAAGTTCATGGACGCGCACGAAGACGATGTCTTTGACCACATCTACAACGGGCTCACCTAATGAAAGTCACTGAACTGCTCGAAGCAAAAGAGCCTGCACAATTCTCGATTGATGAACTCGCAAAAGCCATTGCTGATGGCATCAACCACAACGGAACCCGCATCTTCGGCGTTGAAGTTGATCCAGAAGAGATTTTCTTCTCGATTGAATTCGATTTTCCAGAAGGTTTTATCAAGGGCTCCGAAATCAAGAAAGTCAGCAAAGCAATCCAGAAAGTTTCTGTTTCTAAAAGCCAGAACTGGCGGCACGGTGAAACCGGTGCAGATTACACCATCGAGTTGAAGACACCATTGTCCGATGCTGATGCAAAGAAACTGAAGAGCGCACTGAAGAAACTCACTACTAAGTAACAAGAACTTGGCAAGGTGCTAAGGGGCATTGACGCAAGTCTTTGCCCCTTTTTCATAAATAGAGCGATAAACCACAAGGCTTTACAATGTCAATTACACACATCGAAGATCTTCCGTTAGCAGCCTTCATTAAGGCAGTGCGCAACATCGGCACGATGCACGCGTCAGAAAAGCTTGATGGTGCTAATCTTTGGCTTGGACTGGATGACGAAGGCAAACTGTTTACGTCACGAGAAGGCAAGCGCAAGGGCGCAAGCAAGTTCTTTTCCGAAGCTGAGTATCCTCGCTTCGCAGCGTACAACGGCTTTCGTGCTGCTCACGCTGCTCTTGAAGAAAAACTCGAAGACATCCGCCGCGTTATGCAGAACGGCCAGATGGTCGAAATGGAAATCCTTTACGGTCGTCAACCAAATGCCGTGACCTACGGTGCTGACGACAAATCCTACATCGCATTCCTTCGTGGTGTTGAAGGCACGCCAGACGTTATCGCCGATCAACTCACCACAACTCTCGGCGGGCAATCCGTCAAGGTCCGTGTCGACACGATCGAGACGACTGACGGCGAAGACCTGGAGATTGTCACCAAGGAAATCACGTGGCAATTCACTGGCGCACAGCGCGTCGACCCATCGAACCTGAAAGACATTGACCTCGAGAAAATCCTGGCTTCGCTCGAAGAATATCTCCGGGAACCAGCAGGGCTCGAGTTCGCGCCTGAGCTGACGAATCTTGAACTGCTCCAGAATTCTCTGGCCACAATTCCTGCTGCTGATCGTCCAGTTGCCAAGGACAAGAAAGCTGAAGTCGCCGCAAAGGTAATGACCGGCTTCAAGCTCCCGATCAAGAAAGAACTGCTCGACAACTACATCAGCAAGATCAAACCAGCACTCGGTGACAAAGACATCTCGGCCGACGAGGACGTCGGCATCGAAGGCGTCGTGCTACGCGACCCAACAACGAGTGACCTGATCAAGATCGTGGACAAGGACGCGTTCACCACGATCAACGCTTTCAACCACGCAATCCGCAATCAGATTTCAGGTGTCGTCAAGACGCTGGACGGCAATGCACCGCTCGAAGCACGTGGTGGCATTGTTGGCAACATGAAGATTCAGATCGCCGACTTGCTCGGCAACAAAGAGCTCGCCCGAGGATCGACCGCGAAGAAAGCCTTCGCAGCTGTCAAGGGTGATACGCCAGTCGACACCGTCAAAGCTTTCGCTGCCAACCTCTCGATCGAGGATTTCCTGGGCACGAAGCGTAAAATGCTAGCACTGATCCAGCAAGCTGCGAAAGACATGCGTGCACTGCTGAACGACTTCAAAGAAAACAAAGACAACTTCAAGCTCAAACTGAAGAACGGAAAGACGATCGGCATCTCCGAGGAAATCTACAAGCGTACTTTGCTGGTGTTCGCTGAGTCCCGTCGGAACATTGTTGAACTGTTTGACAAGGTGAAGAAGGCAAAGACGATTGCCCAGGTCATCGCGACGATCTACGGCCACCTGGCAAAAGCAGTTCACGACCAGGAAACCGATGTGCCGATGGTTGGTGAAGCACTTCTCGAAAAGAAAATCGATACGGACAAGGCCCTGTACAAGAAGGACGCCTACACGTTGATGAACATCTACTTCGCAACCGTATTGATGGCGGTCATCATTTACAAGATGGATGACACCAAAGGCTTGCGTTTGCTCAAAGACAAGACCCACTACAAGATGACACGCTGGGATGCGCAGATGTCGCAGCTGAACTTCTGGGGTTATCCAATCTGGCACGCTTCTTCACCAGCAGTCAAGAAGCTGATTGGGCCGAAAGCATCCAGCCAGATTTTCAAGGTCGTTCGTCATGCTGCACCATCGCAACCGCGATACCTCCACATGGATTTGAGTTTTGGTAGAGATGTTCCAATTGAATGGGCAGATCACTACAAAACAATGCATCTTCTGCAACAGTTTGAAGGACTCAACGTAGATCGCATAAATATCCTGCTGCGTGGTGTATTTTCTTTCGAAAGCCTGACTCACGACCAACAGGTCAAAATCATTTCGAAACTGTATTACTACGTTCAACAATTTGTTCCATCATCACCGCTGTTCGTCCGCTTGAAAGCAATTCAGGACGAGCTGCTACTAAACGCAAATGGAGAGAACGACCAAATGGTGCAGGAAAAGAAATTGCTTGCTGACATCAATTCGCTAGTTGAAAGCGAGGAAGAAGACGCTGCTGCCGCTGATGCAAAACAGGGCGCTGCAGTCGATGTCGTGTCACATACAAAAGACCCAGAGTCAAGCACCGGCATCAACCGTTCCCGCAAGACCGAGAAGCGTAAACGCAACCCAGACGTCAAGAAGGCGAAATTCCCTCGTCCGAAAGACGATGACGACAAGGATACAGAATGAGCCTACTCAAGGACATCGCAGAAAAACCAGACGCGCCAAAGCAAGAAACGCAACCGGCTCCAGCCAAGGATGCCGGTTTCAGCATGATCCGCGAATTCAACGTGCAACAGGCACTGAAGACTTCCGATGGCTCCGATGCTGGTAAGACAGACGTTGTCGACCGTGCTGCCGCTGCTAGCGACATCGGCTTCAACCTCATGCGCAATACCATCAACGCCAGCGGTTCCGTTACTGGCTCTGACGTTGCCGACTACATCGAGCGCGCTGAAGAGCTGAACGACGAAGTTGATACCGTTCCGTTCGGTCTCGAAACCGATGACGGCAAGATCGTCAAGGTGTACGTCAATGCTGAGCAAGCTGACAAGTTCGAAGAAGCCATGAAGAACATGTTGGGTCTCGAAGACGACATCGAAGAAGCAATCAACCGCCTCACCACTGAGTTCGACATCGTCGACGTTGTGTGGCCGAAGAGCGACGATGCTGATGGCGACGGTGTGCCTGATGACCCGGACCAAGACCTGGAAATTGATGACACATCGAACCTGGAACTCGACGATCCAGAAGATGATGAAGATTTCGCTGATGACCAATACGACGTGATCGCCGGTGGAGACGATGTTCCGCCTGAAGTCGATCCTGGTACTGGCAAAGCAAAGACCTCTGCGGACGAACCTGATGAAGAAGAACCTCTCGAGCCTCGTGCTGATGACGAGGACGACGATGAAGATGAAGATGAAGAAGGCGACGACGAGGATGAAGATTCGGACGAGGACGACGATGATGACGATCCTGATGCTCCGAAGAAACGCAAAAAGAAAAAGGCTGAACCAGCCGAACCTGCAGCGGCTGCTGAAGGCATGATCCCGGATGGACCGGTTCTAAACGAAAACAACAAACAGGAGAAGCAAATGACAATTGGTACCAGGTTCCTCGAACGAGTTCTGCAAGAAGCCCCAGGTGAAGACCGCGATGGCGTCAAGGACGGATTCAATATTCCGCTTGACAGCCAAGCACGTGCGATGGCCGCAAAACAGAAACTGCCTTGGGCAAAACGCCTGGTGGCTTTCCACTTCATGTGCGGCGTCCCAGGACGTTACATGAACACGCCTGAAGTTTCCGAAGCGATCGCTTCCGCTGCTGACATGCTTCGCAAGAAGGTCGCAGTGCGTCGCGCGTTCAGCACGCTGTACGAAGGTCTGGCTGCAGCAAAAGGTCTGACGATCAAGGACGACGATGCTGGAGTTCAAGAAGCCAAAGAAATCAACTACACGACCAAAGAAATCAACGAAGCAAAAGCCAAGCGCGGCTCGTTCATCCAAAAACTTCTGGAATCCGTTCTGCTTCAACTTGGCCTGCCAGAAGCAATGGTTGTCACCAGCGGTCCAGCTGCTGTCGGCACCGGCATTTACAAAACTGCTGAGCTGATCGAACAGGATTCGACTCTGGAACGTGCACTTCGTTTGCTGGCAACTCGCATGGGCATCAAAGGCCAGGACGCGATGGAACCAGTTGATGAAGCGAAGAAAGAACCAAAGCCACCAAAAGACAAAGACGTACCGATCGAAGTTCGCGGTGTCAAGGGCATGAAGTCCACGCCATGGTCAAAGAAATTCAAGAACCAAGAAGCCATGGAAAAATGGATGGACAAGCACGGTGACGACATCACTGTTCATGCTTACTCGACAGATCGCGTGATGGAAGACACTGATCCACGCTTCAGCCAACTGTCGAAGATGGCTTCGCGCAAGGTCGATGAAGATGTTGACGTCGGCAATGACCAGTACGCACAGGCTGTTACTTCGTTGGTCGCAGCACTCGGCATTCCTGACGATGTCCTGAATCGCCGTCGTACCCAGATCATCACCGCACTTCGTGAACGCAAAGCAACGCTGAGCAACCGCGCTCAAGTCTTCACGCTGATGACTCGTCTGCAAGACTTGCTGGCGAAGAATACTATCCAGCGTGGCGGACAGGCTGCCGGCAATGATGACGATGCAGGGGACGATCGGTAATGAACCTGCTCAAGGAAGTCAATGACGAGGTTGAAGGGGTTGAACCGGAATCGGTTGAAGCCCCTGACGATATTGGACCAGCCACACCTGATGGTTGGTCCATCGGCCACCTCGCACAACACGGCATGATTCTGTCTTGTGATGGCTTCCAATTGAAGCTCGACATCGACCAGCTGCATAAGTTTTTCGACATCGCAGAAGACGGATCACCAGGTGAAATCAAAGATCAAAACAGCAAGATCATATTGGTTGAGCCGACTGACGATTCGATCGTACTTACACGCACCGGTGATGAAGTGTATCCGAACGGTGTTGTTCTTGACCTTGCGACGCTGAAAGAAATCGGCGTTGAACAAGATGACGTAGAGCAACAAGATGATGATACAATAGAGCAAGATGGTGAGGCGGTTGAAGAAGGAGTGAAGATGGCTTTCCGTCGTTCAGGCGGGAAGATCAAGCGTGGCTTCCGAGTAACGTCGGGTATCCGCAAGGGTCGCGTCGTTGCCAACATGAAGACTGCTTTCAAGCCACGTGCCAAAGCATCAACTCGCATGAAGCTCAAGATCGCAAGCCGTAAAAAGAAAATCGTGCGGATTCTGAAATCGAAACGCACCCGCAAGAAATCCCTGAGCAAGCGCTTGGCAAGGATGAACAATCGATGAAAGTTGCAGAACTGCTCGCAGAAGATTACGATGACAACGAGATTAGTGAAGCTGATCCCGTTATGCAAGAAGCGCTTGACAAGGTTAAGCGCGATTGCGGGCCATTTCTCGAACAGTGCGGACAGCAACTGATGTACCGTGGTACGCGCCGGTACAATACGGCAAGTGACCCGAACAGTTTCTTCGTAAGGAAAGCTGCTCGTACAAATCGATCGCCAGTGAATACCGCACGCTGGGTTCACGAAATCTATGACGACTTCTTCGACAAGAAGTTCGGCATCAAAGCACGAAGCAACACGGTTTTTACAACAGGCAATTACGGGACTGCGATGGAATACGGGATGGTTTATGCTGTATTCCCAATAGGCGATTTCAGATTTGTTTGGTCTCCAACTATCGATGATCTATACATCCACATGACAGACCTCGAAGATGAAGAAGACATTCGCCATTATCTGGAATTGGCAAAGTACAAAGACACTGATCTTTCCCATGCGATCCATTCGAAGAATGAAATCATGGTCGCCTGCAAAGAGTACTACATGATGCAAGTCCGCAAGAGTGAGGTCAAAGCAACGATCAAGTATTTGTTCGGAAACGACTAATGAAAATAATAGAACTGCTAGAAGACGAACAAGAGACGTACGGCAACTCTGAAATCGTTGATCTTATCAAACGTGACTGCAAGATATTTCTGGATACTAAGCCATCAGGTTTGTTGTATCGCGGAATGACTGGAAAACCAAACAGGTCGTTCAAGCAATCGGTTCGTCAGGATCGTCGGCCACGCAATATGCCGCCAGAAGTTTCCACAGCGATTGACAATTGGTTCAACGAGAATTTCGGATTCAAGGCACGGAGTCAAGGTGTATTTGTAACAGGCGAATTCGATGATGCACGAAGCTACGGTAAACCGTTCGCTGTTTTCCCGATTGGTGCGTTCCCATTCGTATGGTCAAATGATGTTGGCGATCTTTTCCACCTGATGCACAACGTCGATCCTGATGAAGTTGCAAGCGAACTTGACACTGCTGGTTATCAAGACAGCGAAATGGATGATGCCATCAAGTCCGGAAACGAAATCATGATTGGATGCAAAGCGTATTACGCTGTTCCAATCACCAGTGAGGCTGAAGGGCAGTTCATGCTCGATTTACTTACCAAAGACAAATAATGTTTACATACGAAGACATGACCACGCAGACCGCTTTTGGTGGCCGCTGGTACGACACACCCATCGGATCATTTCCATCCATCACGACAGTGCTCGGCGGAACTGAACCTCCAGAAAAGACCAAGTCCCTCGAAAGCTGGAGGACATCTCTCGGTCACGCAAAGGCTGCAGCTGTTACCAAGAAAGCAACCGACCGCGGAACAAACGTCCACCTATTGGCTGAACGTTACCTGAAGAAAGAAAAGGTCGATGCGCCCATTAACGGTCAACCTGTTCCGGGTCCAGACATGGCTTCGTTCAACGCACTCAAGTTGAAGCTCGACAAGATCGACGAAATCTGGGGACAGGAAGTTCCGCTGTATTCGACATCGCTCGAAGTCGCTGGGCGATGCGACCTGGTTGGCAAATACAAAGGCGTGCCGGTCATCGTCGACTTCAAGACTGCTTCGCGTGTCAAGGGCAAGGCCGAGATTCACGACTATGCACTTCAGCTGCTGTTTTACGGAACAGCGCACAATGAAATGTTCGGTACCGACATTCAGCAGGGAATCATTCTGATGGTCTCTGACTTAGGCTTCCCACAAGAATTTAAGTTCGATTTCACGGATGAACTCCGCGAAGAACTCAAAACTCGCGTAAACAAGTATTGGACGACAGTATTAGCAAAAGCATAAATAGGTGATCAATTATCGGAGATAACATGACTTCACCAACAAACGAAATGGATGTGGCATTCGCCGCTCCAGCATCGGATATGCAAGCTGTTCCAGAACTTCCGCCAGAAGCTACAGGCATGGACGACGTTACCATCTCGAACCCTGTGCCAAGCAACGAGATGACCCCAGACATGGTTTATGTCTACGCAAACAACATCACCCCAGTGAACACCGAACCAGGCAATGCGATTGTCTCGTTCGATGTTGTCTTTTCTGTCAGCTGCACTGATCCAGTAACAGGCTCAACAAGCACGCACCAGGTCGTCAAACGCATCGGTGTCGACAAGATGAAGATGGCGAATGATGCGAAGATGACAACTCCAATTTCAATTGTTGAAGCGCAGGCTCCGTTGATCAACGCAACGAAAGAACGTTTCAAAGCCCTTGCCGGCCTCAAATAAGGAAAACAACATGGCAAAGATTGTAATCATTGCACCAGCAGATGCTGACGCGGACGTCAAGGACGCGGTCAAGATGCTGAAAGCGGCTGGCCACGATGTGGACACCGAAGAACCAACTCCGAAAACCCTGCTGCATATTGTGCTCGGTCTGATGGGCCCGAACGCTTATGGCTTTGGCCCAGGATATGCGTATCAACCAGGTCCAGATTCCCCGGACGAAGATACGAGCACGGATGATGACGATACAACAACTGACGATGAAACCGATCCGGATGCGTCTGGATTCGACGACGATACTGCCGACCTCGGTGGTGACGACTTCAACTTTGAATCCCTCGGCCCAGTCAAGGTCGACGGCGAACTCATTGAAGCGGTCACTCACAATAGCGAGACGTCGGTTCTTTGCGTAGAGAAAATGACTCGTGGCGCGAAGACAACGTACACGTTGAATGAAAGCTCGTTCTCGTTCTGGCCAGCATCGGCTGAAAAGCCAGAGCAGCGTGTGGAGGTTCTCGTCGACAAGCACCGTACCTCACTAGAAATTCCAATCGTTGAATCGGAAGGCAAGGCTGTTCTCAAGGTCGGCAAAGACCTTCGTTCAATGTTCAAGAAATAATATATGACAGATAATATCCATAGCCCTTTCCACGTCGTAGAAAACTTCATTTCGCCTGCGAAATGCGAGAAGATCATCGCTGAGTACGGTATCAGCGAACCATCAGTCGACGAGAATGGACACCCGTTTAAGAACGAACGCCTGATTAAGGATTCTGGTTGGTCCCAGCTGATTCAAGAAGCGATTCTTGAAGTAGGTCAAGACATTCAGGACCGTTACAACGGAACGATCAAAGGCATGGAAGTGCCTCGTTTCCAACAGTACTTCGAGGACCCGAAGAAGCCATGCGAACCACACGGCTGCGAGAACTCAGAGTATGTTCGCAAGAAATGGGTGAAGCGTAAAGACATCGACCTCGTCGGTTATGTCTGGCTGAAGGACTATGGAAGCGGTGTGCCGCTTGATCCTCGCTTTGAGGTGTACGGCGGCAAGCTGGAATTTCCTGCGTATAACTTCTCACTCGTACCGCAACGGGGGACTATGGTCATGTTCCCTGGCGGTCCGCACTTCATCACCGCCGTATCGCCTGTGCTCGTAGGCTCGCTAGAAGTCATCAAGTTCGGGATCAAGCTGACACTTGGCGAGGACGGTATCTGGCTGTATCAACCAGAAAACTTCCCAGGCACATATCAGGAATGGTTCGTGTAACCATTCCTTATTTGTCAGCTAATGCTATTATTTCTGCGTTTTACTTGATCGGTGGTATCTTTACCTGAGGTATTTCTATCGCCGGAATAGCTGGCGTTTCAGGAACAGGGATATTCGCGCAAAGTTTCGGGAATGTAAATGATACCACTTTGCTCACAGTCTTCAAAAGAAAATCCATGATCGGCTTCAGAAAACCTGTGGTAAGATGGTTGTATAGCAGGTTTAGCGACAGATTGAATTCGATGTCCGGCATCTTGAATGAGAACATCATTGGCAACGGAATTGACGGCAATGCTGGGAGTCCAGGGAATGTGATCTTGGACATGAAGCCCATGATGTCAAAATTACCCAGCGCATCCATGATCTTCGCCTTGATGTCAGGCACTGATGGAATCTTCGCAATGATGTCGCCGATGCTAGGAAGTGTTGGCATTGCTGGAAGACCTGGCAGCTTGAATTTCTTCGTGATCTGCCCGATCAAATCCGGAATCAACCGTGCTACCATTCCCATGTAGTTCGAGATGAGAATCTGCATCGTCTGAATGACTTCGAACTCTGGAATCTTTAGCGTGGCGAACAACGGGGATGGCAAACCAGGCAAATGGAATCCGTTTGCGATCGCAGCTTTCACTGCGGCAATAATCTTGTCTACGCTGCCAGAAAGCAGGTCCAACAAGTTCAGATTCGGAAGTCCAGGAATCTTCGGGAGGAAAGATGAAATCGCAATGCCGAGTTTGTCCAGCATCGGTTTAATCATTCCGAAGATTGTTGTCTGCAATTGGAATGCCTGCAGTTCAAGTGCGTGAAGCATCAACTCGAAGTTCGGCACGTGGAACGACGGGAACAAAGGCGATGGCAAGCTCGGGAACATCATCTTCGGCAGAGACGGGAACGCCGGAAACTTTGGTGGCCAAGTCATCAACGGTTTGAACGATGCCATGATCGAATCAAATGATGGTAGCGGAGAATTAAGACAGATTTGCATGGTGCAACTTCCTATAAATACTGTATGCAGACCTTCCCAACTTATGGGATCAGCTCGCAGTTCGAGATTGATCTTGACGCCAGATTGCCTGAGAATCCGATGACGTTTGTGTCGGATGCCTCGAAGGCCGGATTATATACGCAGTTCTTCCTGAAGGACGGACGACTGTGGGCCCGTGTTGCAGGCCCACTCGATCTAATCACAGACTTCAAAACAACCCTTTAGAAATCGTTCGGTCCGACTTCGCCGTTGTTGGCGTTGATGACAAATGTCGGTACGCCTTTCGCAATCAGTGTGTTGCGCAGTTTGCCAGGGCTGATGACTGTCGTATCGAACTGCATGCCCGCGTATTCCCAGGATTCAGCTGCGACCTGTGAACAAACGCGCTTGTTGTTTGGCGTAGGCTTCGGATCGTATCCAGCCCATTCTTTCAGACCGATCGTAATCAGTGTGCCAAACGCATACCCTTGGCCGATACCGTCCATCATGAATGCTTCTACCCTGAGCTGCTGCACATCGTCAGGGCGTTGATGAACTTCCATCTTGTGATCTTTGAACTTCGACATATTCACAATGCGTCGTCCAACACCTACTGCTTCGCAAAGCATCAGGCGATCTTCACCAGCGATGCGAACCCAAATAGCAACGCCAGTGTGATAAATCCTCGAGCCAGTGAACCAGAGAATAGGTTCTGTCGTGAACCTGTGCAGAACAGTTTCTTCGTGTGACGTGTAAAAGCTTACAATGTCACCGCTCTTTATCATGCTTCGCCCTGTCTCATAATCGACAGATAGCATTGGCAGCTTGACCGTCTTTGCGGTCATAAATTTCGTTGTCATGATATTCCTTTAACATACGCAAGCAGATCGGCATTTCGTGTGAACCAACCTGTATAGCGATCCGCGTTGTTGAGACTTGAGATAAATTTCCGTTGTTCCCTTGACAATGCAGTGTACGCTTCTTCATCACTTGCTATTGAAGCAATACCTGCACGCTCTGCCATTTTACGACCATTACCAGGTCCATGCAAAAAGCAAATGTCAAACAACATGATTGCCGTTTTCGGTTTTGTTTTCTCGATTGCGGCCGGTCCGCCTTTCCAGTATCCGTTGAATCCGCGTTGCTTCGCAGTCGCGTAATCAATCAGCATGACTTTCAGATCGGGATTGGGATTCTGCGCGATACCAAACTTCGTTACGCCACCAGGGAAACCTGCCTTTGTAACAAGCCCGCAGTTCTTTCGCTGAATCTCTGTATCTATTTTTCCTGCAGCAACGTCTGGAGTTGTAGGCAATTCTGCCGTCCAGTGTGGTCCAACCTCATGTTTCATCGTGAAGAACCAAGCCTTCTCGAATGCATCGCCGGATGGTGCTTCAATGCCGACACCCTTCGGTGCAGGATACGAAGGCCCGAATGGTTCGCAGCCAGATTGTTTCGCACCAGCATTCTCTGCAGTCAGTGCGCCATTGTTTGTTTGCGTGTCGAAAGAACCAACAGCCTCGTTATTCTCGTCGACTTGTTTTGCAACACTGATCGTTCCCTTGATGAGTGGAAGCGGATCGATCTTCGTGCCATCTGGAAGCCTGCATTCGAAGTGCAAGTGTGGACCGGTGCCGACACCTGTGTTGCCTTCTTTTGCAATCTTCTGTCCTGCAACGACTCGTTGATCTTTCGCAACGTAGAATGCGGCCAAGTGCATGTACACAGTCGAGCAGAGTGGTTGACCAGCCGCATTGAAGTGTTGAACCATCAGGACATTTCCGCCACCTGTCATAGTGCCACGGAAACTGACGACGCCATCGGCTGCTGCAAGAACATCTGCCGGTGGATTCGGTTTGACTGAGAAGTCTACTCCGCCATGACGCGAGCTGGCTCCAGCCTTTGGTGGAATGCGAGGACCAAACTTCGAAGTGACGTGGGAACCAGGCAACGGGTGAATGAACGAAATCGAATTCGATCCTGTTGCTTTTGCTGGAGAGAAAATGAACGAACGTGAATCGATTCCAGGCTCTGCGGTGACAGTCAGCTTGAACTTCTTGCCGTACACGTCTTTCGGGAATGAACCTTTGAGAACACCATTTGTGAACGTGACTCCATCAGGCAATGGAGGATCGCACGTGAATGTCCACGAGGTTGCTTCTTTTGTAGAGTTCGGGGTCAGCTTGAATGTAACATTGACATCCGTGCCCTTGATGAGCGGGATGTCAGTGTTCGCGATCTTGTCAGGCACGTCTTCCGTTTTGTCGTCCAGCCAACCGGTTGAATCTCCGGCACGACGGACAAAGCACTCTACACTTTCGCCAGCACCCATCTCCATCGATGGGGAGATTGCATCATCGTCTCCCGATCCGCTAGCAGTAATCTCAGGTGCATCTGGACAGCATGACATTTATTATTTTCCTACAAGTGCAGCACGCGCCCTCGATAGAGCCGTAGAGAAACGTGATGGCTGTGCAGGCGTCGTAGCATTCGCTGTGGTCGTCTGCGGCTGAATCACACGTGACCCGGTTGGCGTCGCTGGAGAACGTGGAGTGACCGGTTGCATTGTGCCAGCTTCGGCAGTGGTAACCGGTTTCTCGTAGAAGTTGACCAGCGTCTGGATCATCGATTCCAGATCGGCAACGTACTGCTCGGTGTTATTGATAAAGGTTGCAACCTGTGTATTCGTCGCAGTCTTTGGGTTTGCGATTGCAGGCGGCAGTGGAGGCAGAGTCTTCAAAGCATCAGGTGCCGTCCGCACAACGTATTGGTTGGCAGTAACAACTTCTGTGTTGGTGAATCCGTTTCCTGTTGCGCAGCCTGTCATTGCAAGCGCTGCGGCTAGTATAAGTATAAATTTCATATGACCCTCGGTGCGTTATTATTGAGCGCGCCGACGAACACGATCCGCCTGAACTTCAGCGATGATTGACCCAAGCACAGGAGCTGCCTGTGCCGAATTTGCTGGGACATTTGCCTGGTTCTGGATGATAACTTCGCGTGTAACGGTATTTTCTCGATTTGTTTCTTTAGCCGACGCAAGAGTATTTAGCGCATCGTTGATGTCCTTTTTCTCTTGTTCCAATCGCTTGATTGTCGCGTCGTTTACTTGCGCTGCAGCAATTGCTTTGTCCCGCTCAACAGCAGCTTGATCCCGCTGCGCAATTGCTTGGTCGCGAGCGAGTTCAGCTTGTTCAACGTGTCGCTTCTGGGTGAATGCCCATCCACCCAGTGCGAGGAGCAGAGCAATTACAGCAATGCCTCTGATACCACCAATTAGGCTGAGGAATGCTGCCATATATTTCTCCTTTTGTTTATTGATACTGACTAAATGCTTCTGTAGGTGGTGTAAATGTTCCAGTATAGCGAGCAACATTATTTGTCACACGAATTTCGTCAATGTAACCCTTGAACGGTTGGTTGAAATCGCCAGTATCACTACCAATCGTAGTTGGTCCATTGTTCTGCGTATAGTTGGTGCTGTCTTGTGCTGTACCTGATAGTTCGCCATTTATGAAGAACTTCAAGACACCGTTAACACGCGAAACAGCAACGTGCGACCAAACATCCAAAGGAACATCGATAATTGACGAATAGAATGTACCATTCCACAGTGCCAATTTACCATTGTAAAGACAGAACACGAGATTGTTTGACGTACGCTGATAGAACAAACCTGCAATAGATGCTTGTTGCCCTACAGGTTTGATAAACATTTCGATTGTGAAATCACCTGTGCCGAATGCCAAACCAGGCGAATCAGAAACCAAAAGCTTTGCCCTGTTGTCACCAGGCAGATACAGGCTTGACGTGCCGAATCGGGAATCTGCAGTCGAGATTGTTGCCCCACCCTTTAGAGTGACAGTGTTATTTTTGTCATCAGTCACCGCGCCGTCTTCCATGTGGATCAACGAACTAACATTGCTCCAATATGGTTCTTCGACTTTAACGGCAACTGGCTGCGTACCTTCAGGTGCGACAGGTGCGACAACGTTCACTAGATCGATGGCATTTGCGCCTTGCGCGAACAGACGAACTGTGCCAGTCTGCGGTTCGGAGAATGTAACACGCACGGTGTTTGCATCTACGTATTCAACTGCCTTCGGCAAAACCTTCATCACACGACCAGTTATGTTGACCAGGACATCAGTCAACGGATAGCCGTTGAGATTGTGTGTGATTGACCAGTTAGTGCTGGACTGCGTTTGTTTGTGAATGTATGAACTCATTAGACCACCACCGTTGCAAAGCCAGTTCGTGCTGCTGTAAAGTAAATGTTTACGATATTCGCATCCACATACTCAACACGAAGTGGTATAATCTTTTGGACAGAACCATTTTCTGTCGTGTACACGTCCACCACCGGATAGCCGTTTTGGCCATGCTCGATTCTCCAGACTGCTTGTGGAGCAGTCTGGACGTGGCGGACTGTAACTGCTGGAAGCGAAGATAGAGGCATGATTACACCAACTTCGCAAGACCAACGTACGGCTGAGAGAACGTGATTGTGAGTGACGTGTTCGACGTATGTTCGATTCCCAGCGGCTGAACTTCGTTGTTGCCGATGAAGACGCGAACGATTGGGTTGTAACCCAGATTGTGGTTGACGATCCACGTAGCTGCCGGGGTGCTTTGATAGTGTGTGTAAGCGTACGTCGGCTTCACTGATCCGTCGTTGTGACCGCTAAGAACCGTCGCACGACCAACCATTGGCGAAGAAACTTCAATGGTGACGGTGTTGTTGTCGACCACGGTGATTTCGTCAGGGATGATTACACGACCTTGGTTGTCAAACACTTGCACTTGAACACCAGTGGTATTCAGTCCGTGATCGATAGTCCAAACATCTGCAGCGACGTCTTGGGTGTGGGTGTAAAGTGTAAGCTCACGTGTCAACGGAACCCAGACAGGGAGACCATTGGTGACGCTTACGCAGATATAGAGAATTCGATTTACAAATGCAAGTCGGCCAACATTCGGATTGCGTGGGAACGCTTCTTCGATTTGGATGACTGCCTGCTGCAATTCGTTCTGCTGGAGATTTGCATTGCCGTAGAACTTCATGTTATGTTCCTTTGTGTGCGTGATTGCGTTAGGTATTTATCAACTAATAAAAAAGGGCCGACAAATTCATTTGCCGACCCTCTAGCTTTTAGCTTACTTCAGTCAATCAACCTGCTGGTGGTTCAAGACCCATGATAACGGCCTTGCAGTAGATTCGTGTGTTGAAGGTAATCGTCAGCTGGTCATTCGAATCGAAGACGATCGATTCTGGAATAACGACGTTGTTGGTGTCGTCGATGACAGTGACGTTACAGAACATGCAGCCGATGTTGTGGGTAACAACGTGAGTTGTTTTCGAACCAGCATCGCCTTGAGTACCGCCACGCGAGTCGTACAGATAGTACATCTTGCTGACGCGGTCAAAGACTGCGCTTGCGTTTGCATCAACAGTGCTGCTCAGCGCATCGAGGTCAGTGCGGAGCGTACCTTCGATACCGGTTGCACGTCCAACTTCTGTGGTGACCAGGCCTTCAACGCGAGCAAGCTCGTTTGCTGCATTGGTTGCTGCAGTACCAACTTCATTGGTGATGCGGGTTCCGAGTGCGCCTTCAGCTGCGGTTGCACGGTCGCGTTCGCCGTTAACGGCTGCAGTACGGTTGGTTACTTCGGTCGCGACTGCTGCGGTTGCTGCATCGACGTCAGTACGCAGTGCGCCTTCTACGCCAGTTGCACGGGTCGTTTCAGTAGTGATTGCGTTTGTACGCGCGGTTGCTTCAGCTTCCAGCGCAGCTACGCGAGCCGCGGTTTCGTCGGTGATACGCTGGCCAAGACCAGTTTCAGCGGTGGTTGCGCGACTTGTCTCTGCTGCAACTGCTGCAGCGTTGTCGCTGATCGAAGTCAGGACAGACTGAGCAACGTCTACGCTGTCTTCGGTAACAGTGATAGTACCCGATGCCGAAACTACGTCGACGCGGTTACCGGTCATTACCAGACCGTTACCGGCTACGAACGATGATGCGCCCGAGAATGGAACTACTGCGGTACCGTTAAAGACGTAACCAGTGTCATTGGTGCGATTGAAGAATGCTGCGCCATCAACCAGTGGTTCTGGAGCACCAAGTGCGCCTCCAGTTACCGTACGGATTGCCATGGTTGCCAGATCGACGATGCGGTATCCATTTGCCAAACCAGTCAAGTCGACAGTACCAACATCAGCAGCGATCAAGTCAACTGGTGCTTCCCAGGTCAGACCAGCAATGGTCGAACCGATTTCGGTGCGGAGGTTGCTGATTGCGGTTGCGCGATCAGTTGCTTCTGTGTCGATACGAGCACCGAGTGCCGTTTCAGCACCAGTTGCACGCCCAACTTCAGATGCGAGCGCGGCAGCGGCATCTGCGTCAGCCGCGGTACGATCAGCAACTTCGGTCGAGATACGTCCGTCAAGTGCTGCGACGTCTGCTTCGCGAGCATCGGTTTCTGTGTCGATACGATCGCCGAGTGCCGTTTCAGCATTAGTTGCACGAGTGATTTCACCTGCAATCGCAGTACCATTTGCGCCTTCAGCTGCGGTTGCGCGAGCTGTTTCATCAGCAATTGCTGTATCAACACGTGTGCGTTCAGTCGCAGCAGCGGCAGTTACACCGTCGATGCGGGTTCCGAGTGCACCTTCTGCGCCAGTTGCACGAGTTGTTTCTGATGTGATTGCCGCTGTCGCGGTATCGATACGTCCACCCAGTGCGGTTTCAGCACCAGTTGCACGAGTGGTTTCAGTTGCCAGATCAGCAGCTACACCGTCAACGCGAGTACCCAGTGCACCTTCAGCTGCGGTTGCACGAGCAGCTTCAGCTGTGGCAGCTGTCGTAGCGGCTTCTGCCATATCGCGAAGCATATTGATGAGCGCAACATAAGACGTCGCGTCAGCGAAGTTCTCATGGAAAGCGCCGGAATCGAACGAACCGTCAGGGCCAAGACCGAGCGAGGTTTCGATGCGATCAACTTCAGCGAGCAGCGCGGATGCGTCACCACCAGTTGCCAGTGGAACCCACGACAGGACGTTGCCTACGTTGGTACCGACGTGGATGATGTTTGTGTTGCTGTTGTAAATCAGACGACCAACGTCGCCTGCGGTAATGCCTGGAAGGGCAGTGACTTTCTGCAGTCGAAGATTCTGAATCTCGGACGCTGATGAGCCGTCAAATACTAAGCTACCATTGATTTTCATGGGTAATGTCTCCTGGACGTTTTATGGTTTAGATGATTCGACGGGTGGCCGTCGTCAACGCCTTGATGGCATTGTTGAATGATACTGGTTCGACCAGACTCTTCCCGAGGTCAAATTCGTTCAGAACCGATTCATCGACATCAGCGAAGCAGAAAATGCCACGATTGCCTTGCTTCTCGATACGGTCGAGCTTATAGCCCTTGACTTTCAAGGAAGCAGCCAGTACGATGTCGCTAGTTTCAATGTGTTTCATTTTGTGTCTCACTGATTGGTATTCGAGTCTATTTATGGAGTACCCTAAAATCCTGTAACAATTTGAGGTCTTACGCTGGTTGCATCTCATTTGCGCCGAACATCATCAAGATAGCACGCCCAACGATTGGAGTGCCAAAACGAACGACAACAGTATTTGCATCGAAAATAGTAACGGAATCAGGAAGAAGTTGTTCATCGGATTCATCCCAAATTGTCATGTGGACGCGTTTGGTTGTTTGGTTGTGGGAAATTACCCAGGTTGCAGAAGGTTGGAGTTGGTTGTGTTCGAAACCGCGAACGTCACCAACGTCTCGTGCGGTAAGCGTATTGACAACTTGTGCAACGCTTGCCAGTGCCTGTTGAACTGTGTCACCGACAATTGGATCGAGTTCACTGTCATCGAAAGAAATTTCGCTTGCATCGTGCTTGATGCCAGTTCCATTGACGTGCTGATTGAGTTCATCAGCGAGTGCGACGATGTCGATGCCATTGATAAGACCTGTGTTCAGCGAGCTGATGTACGTCTCGCCGGTTGGTCCGATCGAGAATACTGATGCGCCGCCGCGCGCAACTTTGATGTCGACGACGTTAACAGTCGGTGTGACGCCGCCCAACGGTTCCATTGTGAATGGAACGTAGTTGCCTGCGCTTTGAATGATCGCAACACGGTCGGTTTCAACCGATGCGTGGACAACTGTTGACGTATTGCCTTGGACGATCAGATTACCGCTGATCGTTACGTCACCAGTATCAGCATCAAAGCGGAACTGTTTCTTGTTGACAGCTTGAAGAACAAAGTCTTTGCCTGACGTGAAGTCAATGAAGGCTTCGCCGACAGATGTCAGATAAACGTTCTGGAAGTCTTGCTTCAGTGCGGAACTGCTTCCGCCGTCCGATGTTGTTCCATCGGCCAGCATGACAGGTACACCACCAACCGTAAACGCAGGACCCGTTACGCCACCAATGTTTACAATCGCGCCATTCGGAACTACGGCATATTCGCCGAGTTCCTGTACGAGATAGATTAGCTTCAGCGATTCATTTGGGATAGTTGTTGCCATCATTTCACCCTAATCGACAAAGCTGTGGCGTTATCGCTCAGCGAGCTGTCACGCTCTGCGCTGATAACTGCTGCACGGATATTGATAACGCTTGATTTCTTTGGCGCCTTAATCGAGAATGCAACCGTAACGTTTTGTCGAGATGCCAGAGACATCGTCGGCAATGTCAAGATTGTCGTGTTGCCCAGATATGTGACAACAGTGTTTGCTGGCATAGCTGTAATTTCAACATGATTGTTGTCTACGTCATCAATCGTGATGACACGACGCACATTTGTAGCGGCTTTCAAAGCAGCGTTCGAAACAATAATCTGGACTGGGAAGACTTCGGACACATTGACCTGAAGCGGACCACTCAACTGAATATTGATGTTTGTATCAATGCCGCGATCTGCAGCTTCGACTGTGATAGTTTTTGTTTTGGTTGTGGAGCCGAACTGGTTTGATGCCTTCAGCGTCACAGCGTATGTACCAGGTTCCTTGAAGGTATAACCCGGTTCAGACTCGGTCGATTCAATGCGACCGTTGCCAAAGTCCCATGACCATTGAATTGGTGCATGGAGCGAAGCATTCTTGAATTGCACAAACAGAGGCGCAACACCAGACTCAGGCGTCATCGTGAAGTCTGCAACTGGTGATGTACCAGTAGGACCTACAGGAAGATTCTGAACGCGGGTGCGAATATCGTCGAGGATCGTTACAGGATGAATATTGACAAAGATGCTTGAACGATCGTAAACGTATCCAGCAATTTGCAGAACACCATGCGATGGTGGCAACAATGTAACTTCACCGGTCACCCCGGAAAATACAGGGCGTCCTGCATCCTCAACAGCCCAGTTCCACTGTTCATTGCGGACTAAACCAGTCGTTACAAGTTTGCCAACTTCCGAGATGTACATGTCTTCGGGTGTGATACCAACAATGCGTGTGCGCCAGTCATCGCTCCTGGCGAGGCGAACGAGTTTGTTCTGATCGACCTGGACGAAGCTGAATTTCGGAATGTTTTCTTTCGCCATTGCCGTAACGACTTCTGCTTCTAGCGTAACCGTATTTGCGGCTGCATTGACGACAGAAAGATTTGTGGCCGAAGTGACGAATGTTCCGTCAGATTGGCGCAGCGGTTTGTTGTAGGAGTCGCGGACAAGATTGCCGCCCTCGAACGTGCCGTTCTCTCCTGCCTGGCTTCCGAGTGGTTGTGGCTGAAGAACTGCCTGCGATGAATAGACTGCAGCGAAGACGCGGAGTTTATCATTCCAACGTCCATTGCTCCAGACTTTCATCTGGTGATTTGTTTTATCGTACCAGTGCTGGTCGTTACCTGGATTCGTCGGTTCATTTGTTGAATAGATCGGGGCGAACACGGTGTAACCACGCGTGAGCGAGCCGTCCAAAAGATTGATGTCCCAATAGAGATAACGCGTAGCGTTTCCAGTAAATGGACCCCACGCTTTCAGAACTGTCTTGTTCTCTTCGATGACATATGTTGCCGCCTTGTGTGCGAAGACGATAACTGTCGGATCGGGGCTGACGATCAGATCGATGAACTCCCCGTTCTTTTGCAGAAACGAGGGTGTCGCATAGACGTCAGTCTGGTATCTAGCTATACCCTGGCGAAAAGTTAAACGCATTGTTGCCCTTCAACAAATGACAACAATCAGCTTACAGAGATTGTCAGTGAGTAAACAATCGTCAGCTCGCGGGAACCAGTGTGCTCAATCGGGGAGAAAATAAGGTGAGACAACATCAGTTCACCAGCGCCATCAAGCATCACGCCAGAAGTTTCTTTCGTGAACAGGCCGAGTTCATCGAAGAAGAATTGGCTGTCAGGATTCAAACTTGCGTCAGTTGTTGGATCAGCTGTAGGCGTAGCTGAATCTGCTTCGTCGGTTGGACGATTCACAGCTTCATTTGCCGAGACAACCGCGGTGATAATCACGCGGGTTTGTGTCGAGGCAGGAATGTTCGTGAACGTGACGGAGTTACCGCCGCCAACAGATGCGTCGCTATCGTCAACAACTTCAACATACGTTGGGTTGTACAGGTCAGCAGTGTCGCCAGAAACGTTTGGCGGACGAAACACGATCTGCTGGGAGCTGTCAATGTACGTACCCTGGTTGCCGAGCTTCAGTTTGTAGATTTGGTAGTTGACAGTATTCGACAACCCGCGAGCAATGGCGGTCGCCATGTTCTTCGGGTGGATCGCGTTTTGCTTATCAACAAGCACATTACCGAGGTCATCTTTGATAAGGACGTGTCCAGTAACTGTAGTCTTAAGTGCTTCTTGCATTTTATTCCTTGTTGTATGGAGTTGTTTCGGACTATTTATCGTAATCCTCAACCTACAGTAATCTTCAGTTTCGACGGACGAGCGAGACTGAATCGATAAACGCCAGGTTTCACAAGCTCAACAACCGCGACCTGGACAGCACTCGTCGCGCCTGGGAACCAGATCGAGAACTTCGGCGAGAATGTTGCCAGGACAGAAGCCGGTGCATTGAACGAGATTTCAAATACTAGTGCAGGTTCGTCGACAACCAAAGGTGTTTCCAGATTGTCATACGTAGTTCCAGCAGGAATCGTTGTCGGCAATGGCGGCATCGAGCCAGAATACATGATGACGGTGTTTTCGTCGAGTTGATCCAGAAGTCCGATGTCGAAGTTGTTCACTTCCAACGCATTGCCTTTGCCAACAGCCCGCACGGTCATGGCTTCAACGATACTTGCCGACGCAGCATTTTCTGGGTTGGTCACGATGTCCATACCCATACCAACGTTCGGGAAACCGAAATCGTTTGTTACAAATCCAGGATTCGGGTCACCGGCAATAGCTGCACGGAGGAAAGCCCACTGTGCCTCGGTCGTTGGAATCGTAGGCGATTCAAGATAGTTGTTCCACTGTCCAATGATGTCTGCACGTTCAACATCTGTCATGCTGTATTTTGACAACATCGACTGAAGATCAGGCGGCTGACTGGTATCATAGCCCTCGGTATCGTAAGGCACGTTGTCGTAACCCGTCAGAAATCCACCGAACGGACCGTCCTCGATATTGACGTTGATCGAGTCACCATCGCTTGTAGTTGGCGACATGCCACCGAGTGTCAGTGGTCGACCTTTCGAATCGCGGGTGATGATCTTCGCTTTGTCGTAGTATTCTTTCGTGAACAGCAGCTTCGTGTCGATCTTGTTGTATTCGTCGATCGTCACGTGAATGTCGTCATGGAACATCCAGTCTTCTGTCAGCGGTCCCCCACCGAGCAGGAACTTGATCGACTCTGTGATGCGGGCCGAGACGCGATCGTTCCAGCCAGTTCCCTGAATCATCAGGTTCGCTTCCGCGTTCAGCGGGAGATATTGGCCGTAGAACGTAGGGTCCCACTCGAAGACATTGTTCTTCAGTGTGCCGACAGTTTGATTGTTGGATGATGCCTTGAATACAAAACTCGTCGCCGAATCCGAGAACTCAGCAACTGAAGTTGTGCTGTCCATCCTGGTCGTGGTGAGTGGCACCCAACCCTGGAGCACAGCGGTCTCTGGGCTGGTTTGCGCCAGCGGAACACGTTTCTCACCGCGCGTATTTGTATCAATGAAACGTTGGTCAATCGTAACAGGATTCAGAGCCGAAACATTTGCGGTGCCTGGAACCAGGTTCAGGCTGAATCGACCCTCTTCCGTCTTCTCGATGACGACAGCTTCACCATTCGCAGGGAGTCGCGAACGGAGTTTCGGGTTGATGATGACAACGTCGGCCGTGTTCCACAGTGGATAGTCGTGTGCATCGACTGTCAGCAGGAACTCAGGCACGGTGACGCCGGCCAGATCGATCGTCAGGTATTTGTCCTGGTACGGAACCGTCGCAGAACCGAATCCGCTTTCTCCAGTATCAGAACGCGTGATCTGGTATCCGGTTGCGTTCTTCACGAACCGGTAAATGAGCGATGGACAATCCTCACGAACTTTGTATTGACCGTATGCAACGCGAACTTCCTGGCCACCAACGTAGGTCGTGATGTACGGAGCACGAATCTTGAAACCGATCTTGCCATTCCAGTAATACTTTCCAACAGTAGCTGGCTCAGTGAATCCTGTTACGGAACCGTGCACCAGATACGAAGGCTTCTCGTCGAATGTGTGGAAGACAAACTTGTCGCCAGCACCAAGTCCGCCAGTCGGTACGATGGTGAAGTGCAAACCAAGGTCCTTGAAGCTGAGACCTTCTCGCGTATCTTGTCCAGCTGTCGCAATCTTCCCGGTGATCGGTCCATAGGTCGTGTCGCCATTGACACCGGTCACAGTGTACGTATTGGCATCGGTGAATGCAACAGTCCATGTTGCTTCTTTGACATCGAAGAACGAATCGCTGTGCATAATCAGGCGAGGCGTATGAATCGAGGAAAGACCAACAGGGCTTTCAACCAGGCGAGGAGCTGGGTTGACGACTTCGAAACTGAAGATGTCACCACCTTCGATGCGGGGTCCACCAGAACCGTCCGGTGCATTGACTGCTACGAATGGACGCGATGCTTCTGCAATTGTGAAGCTGATGCCATGAACACTTGACGAATACGATGACCCAATAGATATGGTCAAATCTTTTTCGGCTGGTTTCCAACTTGTCAGGTCATCGGACCATTCCAAAGCGAAAGATGCCGCGTAGTAAATGCGCAGGTCCTCCGCCGGGGTTGGTAGACCAGGGACCGTTGAAATAGGGCGGGTGTAATCCGGCAGAGCGCGGAGACGCCACTTGCGCCCGTTCACAGCGTTCTCTGCAATTTTCAGGTTCAGCGAGGTAAGATCGTAATCCGTGAAGCGACCGTCGTAGTAGAATCCGACATTCGTTCCGTCCGGATACTTCGTGATCGTGTCATCGTCGTACGGGTCCAAGTCATATCCAAAGCCGAGTTCCAGATTCTCTGCACGAGCTGGATTGTTCTCGATGGAAATGTAGAAGCGATCGCCCTTCGGAAAATCTGTTGGTCCTTTGACAATGGTGAATCCAAGACGTCCGTCATTGAACTTCTCGCCAACGGTGACAACTGATGTGTATGTTGGATCGACCAGGCTTACCAGGTCGAAGAAGATACCATCGCCACGCGACGTCAGAACGATGTCGCCAGTTGGAAGTGTCGGGTCGAGAAGCGATACGCCTCCGATGTTTCCGGACAAATCTTCGATGTGGCCAAAGCGAGCCGAGGTAAACTGTGGACGATCGTGTGCGATCGGATTGACCTTGATGATGTTCCAGGTTTCCAGTGGTGCATCAGCGCCAATAACGATCTTGCGAGTCGGTGTGATCGACAACGTGTCGCCTGGGACAAAGTCACCAACCGGCGAAGTGTTGAATGAGACGCGTCCGTTATCAAACGAATCGCCAGGCGAAACGAACCCGATGAATCCGCTCGATGATCCATTGACCCGGTACAAACCAGGAATGTCTGTGCCAACGAATGTCCACTCTTCGATTTCTTTACCGGTGGTAACTTTCAGGTTCGTGACACGGATGCCAGCACTTTGCCCGTTCGCATACTCGATCCGGCCGCTTTCACGGACACCGAGGTCGGTGAACATGCCGAAGAACAATGGCGAACTGTAGTGTGAAAAACGTTGCTCGTAGTATTCACGATCCTTTGGTGCATCGAGCGGAACCAGGATACCACGGTCATTCGGAATCGCCAACCAAGCCAGCAGTGCTTCATAGCTCTGCGGCAGATCGTTGTTGTTCACGATGGCGAAAAGATCATTCAGTTCTCGTTGAACGTCAGCGTGTCCGCCAATCGACTTGACAGCTGCATTGATTTCCAGCAAGAAACCTGAGATGCGGTTGATCGCGCTGTTCGGGTTGTTACGGTCCAGCGCGTTGGCACGGGTCGTGCGACGGGCTTCCGTAATCAGGTCATCATCGGGCGTCGAGGACCAGAGCGGATCGAGGTCGCCATTCGCGTTCTTCGTTTGCTTGATCTGAAATTGGAATGACCCGTGACTCTGGAAATAGTCCGCCGATTCTGTCAGGGCTTCGGTGAAATCCTTGTGACGCACGTACACAGCATTGACACCAACACCGTCGAATGCTTTCTTCGAATAGACGTATGGCACCAATGCCAGGTCAGTGTTCTCGTCCTTGCCAACGATACGGGTTTCAGCACGGAATGTCGGAGATGTCAGCGCGTGAGCCGGCATCGTCCTGAACATTGGATTTGCTGAAGAGAAATAGTTGTACATCCAGGTCGAATCGATCTTCATCTTCGACGAGAAGCGTTCGTCAATCTTGACCTTGACATCGTCGAAGAATCGGTACTCTTCGACAATCTCCGTCAGCTTCACGTGATACGGCTTCGTATCGAGAATGAAATCCACGAGACTCTGAACGTACAGGCTATTCTTGTTCAGCGCGTTCTTATTTGCCATCTTTTATCATTCAAATGTAGGTGCAATCGGTGAACCGGTTACTACCTTAATACTATATGCGGAAATACGAGATGTCTTAAAAATATCAGACAATTCGTAGTTGCTTGCCAATATGTCATCAAGCGCGGCGAAGAAAATCTCATTCACCTGTGCCACTGATGCCTGGTTCCAGATGTCCGTCATGGTCTTACGCGATGCCACAGCATCCTCGAACCACTTGTCACTTTCATCGAGGTCGAGGAACGTGATGTAATCTGGTGCGCCTGTTGGTGAGCTTTCGTTGATCAGCCTGGTATTTAAGATAGTATGGGCAATTGACGATTTGAGCAATTCCGATGGCGCCAACGTTTGTTCTGGTCCGAAGCCGAACTGTGTGCGGGTTCCATTGCGTTCATCGTAGAGAACACGGCGGATCGCAGGCACAGTGTTGCCTGCCTGATCGATACCAACAACAGAATCCACCAGCTTGTTCCACAGCGTTTCCGGAATCCTGCTCTTCTGGCCGAAGCGCATCAGCGCCCATTCAGTGTGAACATTCTTCAGGTTCAGCTCTTCCGGATCATCACGGAGCGTGAAGTTCCTGGTGAAACGCAGCTTGAACGTGTTGTCCTTCGTCACGATGTACGACAGGCCAGAGATAGTGATGGCATCGTAGAAGTACGGAGCCGAATCAGAAATGTTCTGGAATGTCAGGAAGTTCTCTGGACCCTCACGGAGTTCTTGTGCAATTGCTTGCACAGATTGCTTCTTGCCAACTGCAGGCGTCGTCTTGTTCTTGACCCAGAAGTAATACAGGGTCGTTGTCAGCGCGCCTTCACGGTCGCGGACAGGGACTGCCACGTATTCGTAGTCTTGCTGGTATTGTTTCTGGAACGTGAGGTCTTCTGCAACGTCAGGATCGAATGCGAGCTCTTTGATCGTCGGCTCATATTTACGAATGATTACGGTCGCTTCTGAACCAGCTGGAACGCTGTTCACGGTCAGGACTTTGCCATTGATGGTGAACGCAGCTTTCAGCTGGGCAATACCGTTGACGTACACCGAGACGCGCGATGGTTCCATTGCCACATCGTGTGTGAATGTGACAGGACCCGTTACCTCTGCTGTTGCAGAAAGAACAACGTTTTGCAGGACAGACCACTCGGTCCAGGTCGTCTGGAATCGCTCGATGACTTCGCCATTACGAAGAGTCAACGGTGCTTTCGCATACTCAACTGCTTCCTGGATCATTGCAAGGCCCACGGTTGTCGGCTCGGTGAAGTCACCAACGTACGGTTTCCAGGACGAGAACGGAGGTTCCGCATCGCGGTTCAGTTCAGCCTGGGTCGGAACATTCCAAACCCTCCAGCCGTAACGAGAATTCTGTGTCTCTTCCAGGTCTTGGTGAACCACGAAATCGACCTTGGCATTGACTGGAGCCGGCACGGTCAACGTATTCCCGTTGATGGTATACGCAGTTGTGACTTTGTCATCAACAAACACCGTGATAGTTCCCGGGACAATCGTCGAGGTAGCAGTGAACGTTGCACCAGTCTTACCAGCAATCTTCGTTTGCAGCACAACATCATTCGACAAATCGACGTCAGCTGATGGTACAATAGGAGTCACAGTCGCTGCATCGAGCAGCGTGATGTGATCTGCCAGACCCTGGACAATCGCTGCCAGCATGTCTGTCGATGGACGAATACCCTTCGATGCAACATTGACACGGATGCCGAATGCCGGGAACATGATCGTGTATTGACCAGCATCGAAGTTGATGTCGTCCGCAGTCACCAGCTCGGTGTCCGCAGTGTCGGTATCGATGTGCGTCATCGTGATCGTTGGAAGTTCTCCTTCGGTCAGGACGGTCACAGCCGAGAAATCAAACTGTCCGGCATATTCTGTATGCGCCAGCAGATCGATCGTTATGGTGTAGTCGTTGACATTAGCCTGAGAGAACTGTCCGCCGTTTTCGCCCATGATGAGTTTCAAGAAACGATCCTCGATCAGGTATTCGCTCAGCGGTTTCGGATTTGCCGGATCATTGTTCCACGCACCGAGGTGCATACCAGCCGTGATGCCGTAACCTGCAAATGTACCGCGATCCAGGATAGCAAGACCGCTGGCAAGTGTCAGGTTCGCATTGGTCGAACCGCCCGCCATTGGTGGCGTAGCTTCCCAGTCGACATCGGTTGGAACTGAGGAATATGACCAAGCAATCGGGCGAACTCCCCAACGACGTTCACGCGAATACGTTTGCTTCTGCGCAACTTGTCCTGCCGCTTTCGTCTGAGGATCGAGCGCAGCATCACCTGCTTGCTTCTGAGCCAGCGCATCGAACTCGCTTGGCGGAACACTGGATTGTGTCCACTCATACACATCGACGGTTGCATAGTCAGCCAGCGTACCCCAACGGGACAGGCGTTCGTCCAGGTTCGGGAAGATAGTTGCATCGTAGTAAGGAACGTAAGCGAGGTTACGGGTATCGAACCAGACGCGACCAACCTCGTTCTTACCCCAGGCACGGAGTGGATCGTAGGTGTTGTTGTTCACAACCTGCTTCGAGTAGTTGTACTTCGCAGGGTTCAGGTCGGAAATGATGTTGATGCCTTCCATTGCACCAGGCGTGTGGATGCCTGCGGCAGGATGCCACACAGGGATTTCTGCCACCAGTTCATTGTCAACATAGTTGAACAGTTTCACCGGGTTGAAGCGAGGACGTGCAGGACCCTTGCCAAGAACAGTCAGGACCCCGTCGGTCGTCGACTTGATGGTGGTTGCATTGATCTTGGTAAACTGTCCCGGTACCAGTTCATCTGCCACGAACGGAAGTTTGTAGACCTTGCCGACTTCCGCATCGATGGTGAATGTACCAGCATCTGCTGCCTCAAAGTGCACAGCCTGGTTCATGTCATCGATACTGAACCAACGTTCCTCGTCGAAGACATCGACCTGGGTAAAGTCTGGCTCAGGAACTTTCGCATCGAACTGGAGGCGCGTGAATTGCGTCAGCGCATCATTGACAGACAGTTTCAGTTCCGGGTAAACACGAGGACGCGCGTCACCGTACTCTGCCAGCTTGTAAGCCCAGTATTCGTCGATCTTCGCATCGTCGAAACGATTGTTGTTCAGGTACGCATCGATGGAAAGGTTTGTGCCCTTTGCCTGGATGAGACCGCGCCAGAAGTTGAACTGGGTGCGTTCAGAAATATCCAGGTCATCGAAGTATTCCTTGCGGTTGAAGCCGAGCAGCGCCAGCGCATGACGAGTGGTCAGTTCATTCTCGAATGCATGGTTCGCATCGTACAGGTTCGCGATGTTATCCGTCGAAGCCTGGAGGTTCTGGTGAACCTCGTTGCCGACCAGGAAGTGTCCGCCAAACTCAGGACGCATCGTGTTGGTAGCTTGTTTACGACCATTGAACTTGTAGGTTACAACGCGTGCGCCACTGAATGGATCGTACAGGAGTCCGGAACCAGTCGAAGGCTGGGAATAGTTGTTGAAGATGAAAACGTGCTCGAAGTCATCGATCTGAATGTGAGCCGAGAACATCGGAGCCGCAGCACCGAAAGAACTTTGTGCATTGGTACGCACAACGTCCAGGTCATCTTTGTGGAACTTCATACCAACAACGTCGAATACACCAGGGTGACCGGTGACATCGAACAGCGAAGTATCAATGAACTCGGACAGGAGACCAGTATCCTGGTTAAACCAAGCACGGTCGATGAACGGGTTGACCACGTGACCCTGGCCAAGTTCAATACCAGCGTAGCAACGGTCGATGAACTTCTCGATTTCCAGCTGGAAGTTACGAGTGCGACCGGTCTCTGCATCAGTCTTGTATTCCCAATCCTGGTTGAATTCCCAGCCACGCGATTCCAGGTACTTCGAGTAACCGAAGAGGAAGTTGACAACGTTCTGGACACCGGTGATTGTCAATGGCAGATCAGTTGTGACCGTACCCTTGATATGCGTTGGGTGATACCATTCGCGTTGGCTGTGTGCTTTTCCAAGCGCATGGAAGTCGATCGGGTTCCCGGCTAGGTCCATGTCGTAGTAGGTGATCGAGGTATAACGCGGGTTGTAACCCTCGATACGGAACACCCAGTCTTCGCCACGTGCAAACGGTGCGAATCCGGTTTCCATCTGGACCTTTTGACCCATGTCAATGGTGCTGATACGAAGAGCTTGAACCCATTCATTGCGGGCAATGTGGTTCTTCTTGAACAACAGATCGTACGCGGACGTCGAAAGAGTTTCTTCGTTGGTGTAAACCTGCAGGTCATCAGTCGCAACCAGGCCACCAGCACGATAACCCATGTTGACTTCCCAGTCACGGAATGCAGATACCGCGAACGAGGATTCGGTATCGATCGAGGTTTCGCGAAGCGCGTGGGTGAATACTTGACCGAAGCCCAGGTATTTGTAGGTCGTCGTTGGAACGAAGATGGCTGAAGTATCGGTAATTTCGAAACGGTCGCCAATACGGAACGGATGACCTTCATCCTTGATGGTGAATGTCAGACCGCCGATGACCGCCTGTGTTCCCACGGTCGCATAACCAAGAACTTTTCCATCACGAGTGACGGTGAAGTTCTGCTTGCGATTCTTATCGTAGGCATTGTACGTCACCACAGCCGTGCCGCTGCCGGTCACGGTCATAGGTGTACGGGCAACCGGAGCGATCAGGTCGCCATGCAGTCGGAACCGTTTGTGTCCTGGCATCGACATGTCGAAGCCATCGTACAGGATACCATCGACCTCAACCCAGTTGAATCCCCAGCAGAATCCGAGGAATGCTAGTGGATCGTAACGGAACAGTGCTCGAGCACGTGCGTAACCGTATTCCAGCGAACGCGACCAGACGGTTTCGATTGGCGACATATCGCCAAAACTGTATCCAAGCGAGGTTCCTTGTGGTACAATGTTCGTCAGTGCATTCTGTGCAGACTGAGCATTCGCGTTGACGTACGGTGGCAGGAGTTCATCCGTCACCGTGTTGACGCTCAGGCGAAGACCAGGACGCGCTGCCTGGATGTCCGACCACAGAAGATTCGACCAGGAACGGGATTGCGCAAAGGTGTTCGTACCGGTATTACCCCAGACTCCGCCACGTTGTGTGCCAGCCGTCACAGTCACCAGGTATTTTGCCGGGAGTCCCATAGCACGTTGCCAGCCGCTTGCAGCCGCAACCCAGATGCCATTGTTCTCTGGCGCGGTTTCATTTGTCAGAAGCACGCGATCGCCTGCAACGAGTTGCACGCCATCAATTGTTTGAAGACCGAAGAGAGGCGTGATGCCTGGCGTGGTATCCACAGCCTTGACAGCGCCAGCAGATACCCAGGAATTATCGAACTTCGTGCCAACGTATGCCGCACGTTTCTCAGCAGGAACAGTTGCCCACCATGCATCGTACGTTGGATAACCCATCAGCTTCCACGGTTCCAGGTTCGGACGTTCTGTCGGAATCACGCCTTGAATCATTGCCTGATGTGACTTCAGGAGTTCGTGCCAACGACCTGGAATCTTTTCAGGCATTGCAGCCGGGAGTCCAGTCGCTTTCGAATAGTTCCAGGTGAATGGATCGGTCGCAACATAGTCCGAACCCAGTGGATCAAGGCCGTTCATTGCTGCAAACGCAAACAGTTCTTTCTTCAGCTGATCCTGGTATTCCGGATCGTTCTTCAGCTGAGTGAAGTCGTACTTGCGAGCATTCGGGTTGATGCCTTCATAGAGTCGGGTTTCGACCAGGAGCATCAGGGAATTCAGGGTGTCATCGGTTTCAACCAGGGATTTGTGGCCATCGTGATGCACCAGGACCATGCGGCCAAGGACAGTATCGAAGTCCAATGTCGGTTGAACGAGTTCAGCCAGTCCCAGCTGCGGCAGCGTTGCTGGGAAACCAACCAAAGGCGAGGTCGAATCGTACAGGACCGAGCGGACATCATTGTCCTTTGCACGGATGCTCTGGATCAGGTCAAAGAGTTTCACCAGATCATCGTACGTTTTGACAGGTCCGAACTTGGCTTTCTGCTGGTTGTAAATGTCTTTGACGGTGTTCAGAGCGGTTTCGTACTGGCGCTGTGCCAAATCGATCACAGAGACAGGCGTCATGTCGCGTTGCATCAACAACGAAGCCAACAGAGTTTGCTGTTCGCTCCAGAGCTTGATGCTGCCGCCGAATGCATAATCGATAGGTTGACCTTCAACCTGGTTCGTCAGGATACCACGGAAGTGGGAGTACAGTGAACCTTCTGGTGCAGGCGAACGGGAATCGTTGTACGGGTTGTTGTAGAATGTGCGTGGAATCTGCCATGCGCCTTCGCCGTTCGGGTCCATTGCAGGTCCACCGAGACGGTCGTAGATGCCATCGTTCTCGTCACGGTATACGTAGCGAGGAGATTCCATATTGGCAACACGGATCACAAAGCTGTCACCAGGCGTGAATGCAATGTTACCAGGCTGAATGGTGAATTCGAGTTCGCCGTTCTTGTAGAGTGTGCCAACAGTTACCTTGTTGTAAGGCGATGGCAGCACAGGCATCTTCGAGCCGGAGATTGTGAATGTAGTTGGTGTTTCAGCAACCATTGTCCAGACTTGTTGCTGAGCAAACCCGATTGCTTTCAAGCCATCGAGAGTTCCGTTACCAGCGCCACCATACGTTACATCAACGATTGTTGGCTCATAGTAACCAGCATGCCAGATAGTTTTCAGTTTGCCAGAACGTTTGACGAACAGCAACTGTCCATCAGCATCGGCCATACCGTGGTTGAAGATGAAGTCTGCGGAATCGTTTGTGGACTTCTTGACACGCTTCTGCAGTTTCAAATCGAGTTCCGCAGTCAGGTCTTCTTCGTAGTAGAATACAGAAGAGACGAGACCCGAGTGCGAACCATCGTAACGGAACAGGTCGAACATCGGAAGCTGGTTGAATTCAGTCTTGATTTGTTTGTAAGACGAACCGGAATCCGATGGTACACCGTTCTTCACGTAGCTGTTCAGCTGAAGGTCACCAGCGTATTCGATGATTGGGCGCACCGCCTGGACCACGTCCGAGCGTGCAAGGCCCATGTCAGCCAGCTTCTCACCGGAAACCCAGTAGTTGCCTTCTTGCCATTGATTCGTATTTGACACAGCTTCACCAGCGGTACCTTCGACTTTGAAACCAAGCCCACCGCCACCGACGATCGAGACGTACATCGTGTTACGGTTCTTGTCGAACACACGAGCGCCAGCAACGCGGGTTTCGCCATCGAAGTCTGGTGCACGTTTCCATTCACCAGCGGAAACAATGTAGATACCGTCTTCAGTGACCGAATTGCTCTTGATGAGTACACGGTCGCCAGCAGATACGCGAACATTGTCGATGATCTGGTATTCGTTCAGCGTCTTGATGTGGGTCAACTTGCCCTTGACACCAGGCGCACCATTGAAGGTCAGCGTGTAGTTGCGGGTGAGGAACTGCACATCGATGTAGAATTCATCTCCGGTTTCGAATCCGGAAAGTCCAATGCTGTTGCCGAACTGGTCAAACACTTCATCACGGGTGATGTCGAACTCCAGAAGAGTTTTCACATCTGTGCCTTGTTGTACACGGTATGCGAAGTGATCGTTGTTCGTTGTCAGGTTGAATGACGACGCGATAGGCGTATATGCGCCCAGCGTACCGATCGGTGTAATGGTGAACGCAGTTGGCGACGTGAATGTGATACGGAACGACAGCTTACCGAAACCAGTACCAGTCAGCACAGTGTTCTTTGTTGATGCTGCAACAACGTTCAGCTTGTTCAGGTCTGCTGGAAGTGGTGCAGCGATCGTGTAGTATTCCGGCGCGAGTGTAGGATTCCAGGACAATGATGGAACAGCCGGCAATGCTTTGGCAACCCAGTAATAGTTGAAGAAGTTCGTGAACTTGTCCAGGTCGATCGGCGGCAGATAGTTGTTACCCTGGGAATACATCCAAGACAATGAGCCAGGCGAGATGCCGATGGCTTCTGCCTTCGCGATCAGGTCTTCGATTGTGAATGCGTAACGATCTGGACCCAACTTGAAGTTGAGCACAGGCACGATGGAATTGATGTCGCGCTCAACGCTTGGTTGCGGAACGCGTGGTGAACGATCGTCAGGTGAGGCAGGCTTGCGGCCAACATAACCGTACAGCGGCACACTCTCGTCATGAGTCATGAACCGATTGAAAAGGTTATCGATCAAAGACGAAATGACAGGGTTCCGCAAATTCTGCGGAACGTAGTTTGTCAGGTCATTGAAAGGCAAGCGGAAGTCTGTGTTCTTTGTCATAATCTTAGCTAATCGGTGGATCAGCTATTTATGACATTGCAGGTTTCCGCGTTTTGGCGTTACTCAGCAGCAAACGCAATTATTATAGCATTAGCTGACAAATAAGAAATTACGCGGGAATGACCTTGTTCGTTTTCTTGTTCGTGCCTTCCATGTGGTGGTCGATGATGAACTGCTTGGCTTCGCCGGCGGTCGGGAACTTCTTCGCTTCAGCGATGTTGTTGGTGACGCTGCAGTTACGGAACTGAGGCATGAAATCTTTAATCATGAAGCCACCGTGGATTTGGATCGCGAACATTTGTATTCTCCGTGGTTGATGGGTTCATTATACCCAACACCACTGAGAATGCACAGCGTTTAATGCTTGTGAATTGAAACCACATGCGGCGAACATGCGCTGGTGATTGGTCCGCCTTGTGTGCGGCGGAAACCCCAGCATTGCTGGGTAACAAGCTTTTCGGCCTGCTCGAGGTTTTCTGCGATGACGGTGGCGTAGACGTCTTGTGTGCCGTCTTTGCCAACGAGCTTGAAGACTTGGAGTCCGCGAACTGGTGGCACGTTCATTTGCTGCGTCCCATTGCACGCAGTTCAGCGTCGGCCGCGCATTCGCCCTCGTTGTAGTTGCAGCACTTGTCGCTCTTGCCATGGTCGCAACACGGCGGACGATAGCCCAGTGCATTTTCGTCGGTAATTTCTTCTTCGACGGTGGCGCCGATACGGAGGACCGTCGCTTCGAGCAGCGCGATGTGCTCGTCTTGATTGCTGATGCGTTGCTTCAGCTGTTCGATCGTCAGTCTGGCGAGACCCAGTTCTTGCTCGCTTTCGGCAAGCCCGTGACGGTAGCCGGTCTTGTAGGAATCCACACCATTGGCGGCACGGAGGCGAAGTTCTTCTTGGGTTGGTTCATTGATGCTCATTGAAATTCCTCGTTTGGAAACATTTGTTTTGCGGTGGCGAGAATCGCCTTCATGCGCTTCTGCTCTTCCGATTCCTCGTAAGCTGCAGCGGCGAGATGCATCATCTTGTTGCGCTTGATGGCCAACAGGTCTGCATCGTTGTACGGGCGGACGGTCTTGGTGAACGCATTGCCGGAGCCCATCACGTAACCTTCGTCGAAGGAATACCACACACGGAGTTCGACGTCGCCGGATTCGAGTACATTGGCGGAGAACTCGTACCGGTAACTGTGAGAATGGTAACGGGTATTTTCTTCGTATTCCGCGTGTGCAAACCGTTGCACAAGATCACGAGCCGTACGGTCCGGCAGATAGATTGGATAGATGTTCTTCATAAATACTGGATTCTTAAAAAGGAACGTTATGAAACTGTATGAAATCCTCAACGAGGCTGGTGGTAATTATAACATGGTTCAGAGGTTTGTGATCCAAGCATGGGGCAGACTTCTGTACTTAAATTATGAATACCTCCAGATCGGTATGAAGGACTGGTCAGATGATCCAGTGTTTCTTGAAGGCGTGAAACGGTACATGAACGCCAGTGAAGAGGAACGGGAAGAAGAACTTGACGAATGGGTTTCCGATGGCATGAAAGGCCCTGATGGAAAATACCGTCTCAACTGTGACACAATCGATTCCGTGCTGCACAGCTGCGAAACACCATTGGAAAAAGATACTACCCTTTACCGTTTCACGAACGAACCTTACCCGCGTTCTGACACGCGATTCAAATGGATGTCAATGACCACCAAAGGTGACGAAAACGAATCGTCCTACAGTAACAATGGCGCCCGCGAAAAGCATGTGTTCAATCTGCCAAAGGGAACCAAGGTTGTTCTTACCCACGGTCTTGCCGACCATGGGGAAGTCATTGCCTCCACCGAAGTTTTGAGACACCGCCAGCGTTAAGCTTTTCCCTTGTATGCGTGGCTGAAGTTCTCGCGAAGATTCTTTTCCCAGTTGCAATTCGTGCAACAAGGTTCTGCATTCTCGATGGCATCTGCACCACCTTTGGCACGGTCGATGACGTGATCGTGCGTGAATAACATTGGTTTACCATCCTTCTCGCCCCACAGGTTCATGTGAGGTTGACGGCCGTTCGGCATGTCATCGATCGAGAACTGTGTGGCTTCCAGCCCACAGAGATAGCAACAGATGCCTTTGATGGCGAAGACACGAAGGCGTAGACCGGTGGTGTGAACCTCGTAATCGCCAACACGGTGACGTTTCGCTTTCGGCTTCTCGTGAAGGGTTGCATTGACTGCAGCAAGACCCTCTTCCAGCGAGATGTATTGGTAGTGTACGTACAAACCTTTACGACGGCCCATCACGCCTCCTTGATGTTCGGAGTTTCCACCTTGATGCCGCGCATCACGAGGAACATGCTGACATCGTTCCACAGCTTCGCGGAGATGGCGTCGAAGTTCTTTTCGTCCAGCACATCTTCGAGATGGTTCAGCAGCTTCGTTGCTGCTTCATGCAGCTCGATCACATCCTTGTGCGTATCTTCCATGTTGACTGCTCCGTAGTTGATGGATGCATTATACCGGCAACTACGGAGTTTGTACAGGGTTTTATACCTCGAAGTGGAACGTGGTGAATGCTTCCATGAACGGGTTGAAGTCGCAGGCGAACCATGCGGCATCGTAGTTCGTGCCGCCGGTGCAGGACTTGACGATGTAATCGTTCATAGCATCATGAATCGATTCGTCAGCCGAGAAGTCGTCGCGCTCGTCGTCCGTGAGCGGATTCTCGACATAGGTACCGTCTGCGTTCTTCTTCAGAACGGTGCCGTTGTCGAACTCGGCGAGCGCTTCCGGCAGTGGGATGAAGGTCTTGGTTTCGAGGGAGAACAGCTGGGGATTTTTCTCAACCATGCAATTACGGCTGAAGACAACGTGCAGATCGTTCATTTTATTCTCGGGTTGGGTTAGATGTGTGTATTCTACGCACCAACCCGAGAATTGCATGCCATTATTTCGACTGGCGAAGAACGTTGGAGGTCAATGCTTCGACCACTTCAATGTCGGACAGTTCTGCAGCTGACTGAAGAATCTCGTCGAAGCCGGATTCCACCGTGAACAATGAACCGAAAGAGTTCGTCGAGTATACCGGCACGAGCACAACGGATGCAATGTCCGCTGGCAAACGCTGGTGAATCAACGAAATCAGTTTCGTAGCATAGAAGGTATCTCCGAAGTCCCAACCATCGATGTCGAAGAACGTGTTGATAACGTTCAACACTTCTTCCTTGATCCGTTCATTGGTGAGCGTACCGGTCTGGCTACGCACAACCTTGAACCTTGCACGGAGTTGCGGTTCAGCCAATCCACCGAAGAGCAGACGAATCTTGCCAGGATGCAGGACGACCGTGTCGGACAGCATCTTGTTGTTCAGCAAGTATCCGTACGCATTGCGGAGTTCCAGCGGAGTAGGTGCAGTCGGGGCATACGGGGAGAGACCACGGACAAAGTTGATTACGTTGTCATAGTAACCACGTGTCATTACATACACATCGTGGATATTGGTGACGGACGGGTCGATGATGTTCGTGTATGGCGAGAAGTGTTGCCACATGAAATCAAGTCCGGTATCCGCTGATCCAACCGCCGGCATACGCTGGCGTCGTCCGTACGTGAGCGAACGATCCACGAAGGAACCCGGTGTCCAACTTGCCGCCTTTGCTTGACCGATCAATGCGGTATCGGTTGCCTTGAAGATGTAGGTAGGATTATCCAGACGGAAATATTCGTACGATGGTGTAGCACCGCCGGAGAATGTTTCATATTGTAGCAGACGGTCTGGAACCAAGTCACCACTCTCGTCTTCCTGCAGAAGATCTGTTGGCACAACTTCAAGCGAATGCAGGTCAACAATACCGTCTTTGTCCTTGACAGCACCAATGACGTCGTACTTCTGAGCCTGCTTCAGCAGCTCGCCCGATGCATTGAAGTTCGATCCGAGGATACGAATGTTGTCATACACCCGGTTCTTCGTGTCGTTGTCCAGAATCTGGTTCACGGAATTATACCAGAACTTCGTGTTTGGCGAAGTGACTGACAGTTTCAGTGTACGGTTATGCACTTCGTACCCGATGATATTGTTCGATGGCGCTTGACGGAGCTTGTGGACGAAGATGATCCAGCCATGTTGGCGCAGGTCATCAGATGAATCGTCGGTCGTGAACAGGAGTTCATCGCCTTCTTTCAGCTGTCCGCCCTCGTAATACTTCAGCTTACCAGTGCCGAGAACTTCCCACCAACCATTCAGGTTCACCTTGCAGCGAAGCTTCGGATAGGTTGCCGTGCCATTCGTTTCCAGAATGAAAGAGTCGCCTGCTTCGAGTGACGTAGAAGTCACAGTGAAGAAGAGCGTCGAGTCCGAGGATGTGCTGGACTTCAGCTGGTACGCATCACCGATTGAACCCGTTGGCAATGTGCCACGGAGATTCGATCGTACGTACAGGGTCCTACCATCCGCTGCTACCTCGATTGTCCAGACTTCATTCGGCAGGATTGTGGCGAATGCTGGATTGGTATTGATGACAATATTGCCGTCACCGATCATTGCCGTGTAGCGATGGTAACGAAGTGCGAAGTCATCTTGTTCTGCGATTGGTTGGAGTCCCGAACCGATGTCGCCTGGTGGGAACTTATTCACACCATCGATAGTGCGGGGAACTGTTGCCGCATAGATGCGCGAGTCATCTTTCGGATTCAGGTCTGGGTCTGGAATGCGAGCCATCACCTGGCCATTCGCATCGAGCACGTACTCAAGAGGTTCGCCATACCAGTGACGGTCGATCAAACCTTGAATCGTGGTCTTTTCCTTCAGGGAGCCATCGGCTGTTGAGCCGAGAATTGTTGATACGAAAGAACCGCCGTAAGCATTGTACTTGCCACCGCGGTTATCCTCGATGAACTTACGACGAGGAGACGATACAACGCCCTGCATCAGCGGATCGGATGCAGAGATGTGAAGCATCATGTTGATGACGCCGGACGAGCTGAGCAGGGGTTCGATGACGGAGTCGATCAGTGCCTGTCCAGACACACTGGTTGTCTGGGATTCAAGACCGAGGCTGTAACGCATCGAGGCGTCATCACCAAACAGTTTGATATTCTCGTACGTACCGGATGCGTCATTCCAGTCAATGTGTTTCGGTTGTCCAGCGAATGTGCGGTTGATTGCCTTCTCGCGGATAATCGATGGGTCTTTCAGCAGGTACGTGTTGTAATCCTGACCATTGACCATACGATTCTGGGCGTAGTATGTTGCTGGCGCAGAACGACGGATGTGCTCGATTGTTTCTGTACCAGAACCATTTTGCAGGGTCGTGGTCAGGCTGAAGGTCATCGAGCAGGATTCGGTGTTACCAGCAGTCGAGGTGTAGGTGAAACCAAAGGTTTGACCCTGCACTTTGTTCTTCTGGATAACGATCGAACGGTTTGCCGACTGACGCATCCAGAAGCGAAAGAGACCCTGCGGCATATCCGAGAAGTCGCCATCGCCGAAGATAACCGTGATGGCGTCCGATTCACGTGTGTCGACCTCGAACTTCTTGCGGGTATCGCGGAGTTCATTGAAGACGAGATTCTGTTCGGAGATTGTGTCAACCTGTGTCCAACGTTCCGCAATGCGATCGTTCTCGATCTTCTGCACCCAGACGTCGGTGTGGTTGATGTTCAGCGGGTCGAAGTCGATGCGGCGATCCGGCAGACGGTCTTCAATGTTGTAGTCGATGCGGGTGAGCGAACCCTGCTTGACATAACCCAGGAATCCGGTGTAGTCCGAGCCGTCGCCAATACCGTCGTTGGCATAGATCAGGGACATCGGTGACGTCAGGTCTGGTTCACGTTCGAACGGGCCGTTTGCATCCAGGTCGGCCGGTACGATTTCCATCGGGTAAGTATCTTGGCCTGCAGCAGCTGTGAACGGGAAGACACCATTCCTTGCGGATGCTGGGGAATTCTTCAGGGAGTACAGGTCCATGACGACGTCACCAATCTGGAATGTCTTCGATGGTTGGCCGAAGCGGTTGTTCAGTACCCGGTTCATCACCAGGATGAACTGCTCTTTCCAATTGACATTGTTCGGATCGTTCCAGACAATTGTCAAACCGGCAAGGTCGGTACCACGGGAATCCAGGACGCGTTCGGACGTGGTGACGGAATTGATCTTGACGAGACCGCGTACAGGAATGTTACGCGTTGCCTTGTAGGAAATCAGCTTTGCCAGGCGCAGGATCGATTGCTTACGCTGGGCAGTTGTGATGAAGTTTTCGTGTGCGACCATATCGACACGGTACGCCAGCTGTTCTGCGATGTACGCAAACATTTCAAGCATGGCGATGTATTCAGACGACTCGATGTAGTCATTGAAAACTTCCGGGTAGTAGGTCCTGGTATAATCTATCAGCGACTGCTTGATGCTGTCGAAGTCATACGAAACGAAGCTGACTTCAGAAAAGGCCTGGTAAATCTTTTCCCAGGTCTCTGCAGAATATGTTGTGCGAAGTGCCATTAAATGTCCTGTTGCGTTAGTGGTCTATTTACACGTTATGAGCCAACGGGAAATTCGAGACGTAGGGTCTCAACTGGGCCACCGAGTTCCACATAGCTGAGGTCAAGTAGCGCGACGATTGCGTTATTGTCCGGCAAAGCCAGCACAGCGATGTCCATCAGTTCAACGCGGGGATCATATTCAATGACCGCGCGCAAGTCTTCTTCGACCGCTGCCAAGGTCAATTGGTCCAGCGGTTCGAATGCCATCAGCGGAATCCTGGTGCCGAAGTCAGGCAGCATGACCCGTTCGCCCTTCAGCGTGTAGATGTGATTCAACAGGTCGCGGACAATCAGCTCTTTGCCGTGGAGCTGAAAGCTTTTGCTGTCCTTTCCGAATGTAGAGAATCCGACGTAGGGTGTTGTTGCCATTATTTCTTCCAATTTTTACCGCGGGTTCCCTTGGTTGCCGGGCGTTCCCATGGTTCATGATTCGGTGTGATGCTCGGTTTGTCTGCGCATTCTGCATTCGAGGCTTTCGCGCCATTGATCGAGATGGTTGGCGCAGTCAGTGCCATCGGTGCAGCGGCCAGGAAGTTCATCTTCCCAGTGCTTTCGATATTTACAACCTTGCCGGAAATGGAAACATCGTCACATGCGGACATCCTTGCGTGACCTGAAGCAGAGATGTTGACATCCTTGCCTGCAATATTCACATTGCCGCCTGCGGAGAGGTTGATGTCTTCGCCTGCAGAAACGGAAACGGATGCGCCACCATAGACGTGGATGTGCCCGTCCTTATCCATTTCGATCCAGGAATTTCCGTGCGAAGTCGACATATAGATGCGTTCATTGGCATCGTCGAAAATGATCTGGTGACCATCAGCCGTTTTGAGACGGAGCCTGCCAGTCGCAGGATTATCCTGGAAGATAATCGCATGGCGTCCTGGTGTTGTCAGGCAATACGTCTGTGGGTCGAGGTCTGGGCCGATAGTTGCTTGCTGGTAACCCTGCGAACCATTTCGATTGTCTTCACCCTGTGCAACGGACCGTTCATACACGCCTCGAGTTTGCGCTTCAGGCGCATCGACTTTCCCATCGAACTGGGTACGAAGGTGCGAGGCTTGTGGTTGCACCGGATCGAGCGTATCGGTCAAAGGCATCGGGCCAATGTCAGGACGCATGCGGCCAACAGGGAGAGAACGGTTGCCGTGGTCGGAAAAGATTGATCCCATGTAAACGCGTTGGTTCACGTCACCATACAGCATGGCAACGATGACCCTGGCTCCGATCTTTGGAATCGCCCAGAACCCGTACGAGTGAAGTCCTTCCGCCGGCATACCTGATGCACCGGCTGGATAGGTGTTCGTTTGCCCGGCAAATGGCGAGAGGTACGTCGCCCATGGGAGAAGATCAATGTTGTAATCTTCTCCGTCGATTGCTGGGCACCAGACTTTGACACGACCCATTTGCTGTGGGTCGTTGGTAGAGAGGACTGTTCCTTCAACGATATTGTATTGCATCATGACCCCGTAGTTGGAATGACAGCTTTTGTAGCTCCAGCGCTGAAGATGTTGTGCGAATACAATTCAAGTTCCTGCGTGAAGATGTTGCCTTCGATCTTGTTCTTGACCCGGAACACAACGTAGTAGTTGTCCGTCAGCAGCTTCCGGGCGAAATCGCCTTCAACAATGGATTGACCAGGATAATCCTTGACGTTCGGGCCATTCACATTGACCGTGACAAATACCGGGGACGTCGCATAGTTCGCGGAGCCCAGGGTTTTTACCAGCTCGAACGTGCCACCATTGTTATTGAACTGCTGTTCGTTTGTTCCATCGATGTAGTTCTGATCCAGGATGCGACGCTCAAACTCGATCCGGTAGTTGCTATGCGGGCCGTAGTCTGCAACAGGACGGCTGGTCGTGTTCGATGTGGTAGTGGAAGTCGCGGCACGTGGTTCAGGCTCCGAGCCAGGATGGTCCAGCAAACTGTTCTGGTTGAACTTCGTCATGATGTCCGGGTTCCCGCGGATCGTCATCATGGCCGTGATTGGTGCCATCGCGTAATACATCGACAGATTCTTCATGTAGTCGTTGGACGTTTTGATCGCGCGCAGCTGGTCATCCTTGCTGAGGAGACTGGTGTAATCGCTGAAGTTCTTCAGTTCTTTGTCGGTTTGCTTCGGCATCAGGATCGCATCGTACGGGCGAGTCAGGACGAGTTCAGCTCGTTCCTGGACTTTCGTCGTTCCGTCTTCGACAGGCTTGGTACCGGTCGGCTGGTTTTCTACCACCCCGCCTACACCCAGGCCCATGTTCAGCTGGCTCGCCAGCATCCACTGCAAGTCCTGGAACTTCAGGTCAAACGCCAATACGTCCTTGTTCTTCCCGGTGAAAATGTAATCGAACTCCATGTAGTTGCGTGGACGGCGAGCACGGTCCTTACCAACCTCCTGGTAGAACTGGTCATCGTCTTTCGCGACCGGAGCCGAGGTATTGTTGTCGGTCTTGTTTCCGCCTGTGCCGTTGACCAGGAGGTTCGGAACACGGAACGGCACAACGTCAACGTGGACGCAGATTTCCTGGTTGTTGCTGGTGATACCGACGAAGTGTTTGTAGAAAGTAACTGAGCTGGCGTCTTTCTTGCCAGCACCAAGATCAGCAATCTCCGGGACTTGCCTGAAGATGAAGTCCAGTACTTCCGTAATCTGACGATCGGTCTCCACGGAAACGTGGGTATTCAGTGGCGTACCAGCCACCTTGACAACCCCGCCATTTTCTTTCGCAGCCTTCTGCGCGGCTTCGAGTCGTTGCTTCTCTGCTTCATCAGCTTGTTTCTGTGCGTCAGCCTGCTTCTTCGCATCCTGGTCCTCGAACATCTTCTTGAAGTTGATTTCCGTCGCGTTACCAGTACTCGAACCCTTGACCTTCATCGGACGCCAGTCAGCAGGAATCGTGATCTGGTACGTTACCTTTCGGCCATATTGGCCATCACCTGTAACGCGGCCGGCATCGACCATCGCTTTGTGGACGGTGTTGTAATACTCTTCGGAAACTCTGTTCAGCTGGGTTTCAAACGAATCGATGATTTCACCGAGGGTATTGGTCGACTTGTCACCCGTGAAGTAATTCGATGCCTTGTGGATGTTCAGCCAACGATGGTGCGCCTTCACGTCGAAATTCATGTTTGGCATGAACTTCATCGTGTAGGTTCCCTTGAGTGCTTCAAGGTTTAGTTCCATGTTGAACAGGTGCATCGGGATCGTAACGGACTGGACGGTTTCAGTCGAGCCATCAGGATTGTGGCCGACGAATACCATGCGGTGCATGAATACCATGCCATCGAAGTTCGTCTGCATCTTCTCGTTCATCAGCCACTGGATGAAGTTGATGAATGAAATGCCAACAGAATCGGTGACAACCATGTCCAGGTTCGTGGCGAGGTTGCCATGCGATCCTGCCTTTTCGACACCGTTGATGAAGACTTCGTACTCCAGCTTATCGACCGAGAACTGGGAGAAACGCCTGGTGTCAATCACCAGATAGGCCACATTGCCTTCACCAATAGGTACAGGATCGCCGAGTTGTTTGACTCGCTCGATTGCATCGAGGGTTTCTCGCTGGACAGTTATGTTGTCGTCGACAAACACTTTTGCCGATTCAGTCGTACGGCATGCCAATAAAATGTGATGAATAGAATACGACGCGAACTTGTCGAGGGGATTATAAAGTTTGTATGCTGGCATATTAGACTAGTGGAAGAATCGATACCTTCGTTTCGCGGGTCGATGGCGTACCACCTAGACGACCGTTAAGCAAAGCATCTACTCTTTCTGGGGATGGAATATAGATTTGAGCGCCTGCAACGATTTCTGCAAACGGATCGAGGATTTTGTTATACTGGGCAATGACCCACCATAGGCGCGGTTCGCCCAGGAACATCGCAGCAATCAGGTCGATACGACCCTGAGTGCGCTGGTCGATTGTGTACAATGTGTCATTGTCGCCTGAGGTGAAAACGTTTCGTTCCCACCATTCCAGGCGATTCGTGCTGACTTCGGTTACGCCGCCGCTGACGTAACGGGTCTTGCGTCGGAAGACGCTGTTCTTGTTTTCGCTCATGATTGCGGACCTCCAGGCATACCGTCAGCAATCGCCTTGGCTTCTGCCGCGCGCGCAGGTTGCATAATCTCTTCAGGCAATTCAACACTTGCATCCTGGTTGAATGCAGCCGTCATGCGGCCTGCGCGGTAGTCGTTGAGACTGAAGTTGTTGAACTGGTCGATCGAATAGGATTCAACGAGCTGGATTGGAACCGACAGGATCGTCGGGAATGGGACGTAGTTTCCATCCGAACCTTTGACAGTCGTTGGAATATAGTCAACATCTTTCGGCCAAGTCCAGTTCAGGGACGTGATGACGACAGGGACAGGACCAACTAGGTCACGCAAGCCCCTCATCGTCAGGACAGGTGGAGGTGCACCTAGCTTTTTATCAAACTGTCCAGCAGTGCGTTCGCCGAAGTACGGTTTCGTCCAGCCGCGAAGCATCATCAGGAAGTTGTAATTGGTCGTTGCCTCCTGTGCATTGCGGGAGATGAACGTTGCGTTCAACTGCCAGGAGGTCGAGGAATTGCCCTTGTACTTCTGGAAAGCACCAGGGAATTGTGGAGGCGCAACGCCTTCGTATTCAACAGTATGCTGCTCTACAATTTCCGGCATGACTTCGAACACAACGGTATTCTTCGTCCCGTTCTCTGACAGCATCACCTTGTGCAGGCTTCGCTCGCTCGTCATGCCAGTTGCGGATTTGACTTGAGAAGCGGTCGCAGCGGGTTCGCCACTCGACGTATTTGCATTGGCTACGGCAGAAACAGCTGAGTTCGTTGAGGTTCCTTTCAGAACCTCATCAGCTTGCATTTGCTTGAATGTTTTTGCTTGAGCGGCAATCTTGTCCATCTTGCCAGCACCACCAAAGGTGCCGAACAAGGACGATGCCGCCTCGGAAACTTTCGTCGAAACGTTGGTCGCCAGATAACTTGTAGCCGACGAAATTCCGCTGTCAAGTGCCTTTATCAGTGACATCAGGTTCTCCCATTGAAGCTTTGACCTTATCGAACATCATCTTGGCCAGCTTCGGTTTATTTCCCAGACCTACGATCTGGGCGAATTCTTCTTCGTATCCCAGCTCGACAGCACGCCTCGCCATCGATCCAGATACTTCGGACACGTCTAGCTCCGAACCGCTCTTCAGCGAATCCAGTGCCTTTTCCATCGCGCCACCCTTCTTGGTCCCGGAATTCTCTTCCGCACGCTCAAGACCGATCGCAACGTGTTTGATTTTCGATCCATCGGCCTTGGTGTAGTATTTGTCCAGGAGCCCGACGTATTTCGTAATGCGGTCCGATCCTGCAGCGACTGCGATCGGTTCGTATCCTGCTTTCCGAACTTCTTCGAAAGCGGCGAAAGCCGAAGGCGCAGTGATGAAGATCACACCGTTGGCACGACCGGAACTGCTCATGAACTTGATGCGTTCTTCAGCCGTGAGCGGATTGTGTTTCTTGTCTTGCGAGGTTTTCTCGCCGTCAACGATGACGACGATCGGAGTCGCAGAGAGTTGAAGGTCCGGGTTCTTCCGGATGAAGCCCTTCATGGTGTCGATCACCTTGTAGTGTCCAGCAGTTGGCGGGTTCATACGACCGACCATCACAGCTGCGCGGGTCTTCTGCTCCCCAACGGTTGTTGCTTCCGAAATTTGTTCCATGTCTTGCCTCTACGTTAGTTGGATATTTATGGATACGGGCTGAACCCGCTGATTCACAAAAAAGTTTGCAAAGTGTCAATAATTCTGGTATAGTAGCATTACGTCGTTGATAACACCTGCATTGCAGGAAAGGAAATACCATGACGACGAAACCAACTGTCCATCAAAAAACCACGCCCGCTAAGCGAGCAAAATCGACCGGTAGTACAAAAACACACTACGTTACAAATGCCCAGCTGATGGAAGCCATCGCGAAAGACAAGGCAAATGGTAACAAGTTGAGCCCTGAGTTAGCCCGAATGCTTTACATGATTGCCGAACGTTATTCGTTCATTCCATCATTCGGTCAATACACTTTCCGAGAAGATATGGTATCCTTCGCGGTGGTTAACCTCTGCGCCAATTGGCACAAGTTCGATCCCGAGAAATCCGATAATCCATTTGCCTTCTACACGACTGCGGCTTACAGGTCATTCTTGCAATATCTTGCAGACGAGAAAAAGCAGCGCGATATTCGCGATCAAATGTTGGTTGATGCCGGCGCAAACCCATCATTCTCTTTCCAGGAACGTAACAGGTCCTCGTTGAATTCTGATGACACCGCATTCCGTACCACGTCCAGGGACGAGTAAATGAAAGTGACTTCTACATTATCTAAATTTAACAAGATCACCAAGCTGGCCATGTTCACGGACATCCACTTCGGTGCACGTAATAACTCTGACCAACACAATCTCGATTGCCTCGAATATATCGATTGGTTTATCGAAAAGGTGAAAGAAGAGAAGCCATCACACATCGCGTTCCTGGGCGACTTCTTCGAGAACCGCAATGCGATCAACGTGCGAACAATGGACCGCGCAGCAGAAGGTTGCCGTAAGCTGAATGCCCTTGGCATCCCGATTATCTGGATCGTCGGAAATCACGATCTGTATCACCGCCAAGATCGTACCATTTTCTCGACTGACATCTTCCGCGATCTTGAGAACTTCCTTCTGGTTTCCGAACCGATTGAATTGAACAAGGATTGGTTCGTGGCCCCGTACATGTTCAGGGCAGAATATCCAGGTCTGGTGAAAGACATCAACGACCACAAGTATGTGATGGGTCACTTCGAGTTCCGTAACTTCGTCGTCACTGGCGACACGCGTGTGATGGAACACGGTCCGGATGCTTCTGACTTCGCGGCTCCGAAGTACATCTTCTCTGGTCACTACCACAAACGTCAGGTGAATGGAAACATTATCTACATCGGCAACACATTCCCGACAAACTTCGGCGATGCTGGTGACGATGCTCGTGGCATGGCAGTCTTCGACGTTGCAAACGATGAAGTCTACTTCCACGACTGGGAAGGCGCACCGCTGTTCTTCAAAACTCGTCTGACACGTGTTGTCGGTGGTGAATCGGAGTTCCCAGCAAAAGCTCGTGTCCGCTGCGTTCTGGACATGGACATTGGTTACTCGGACGTGCAGGCTCTGCGCGACGAGATGATAAAGGGTCTGAATCTCCGGGAGTTCTCGGTTGAAGAGGATCAAGTTGCCCGGAAGGAAATGATTACGGAAGGCCTTGACATCGTTGATGGCGACCTTGATCTTTCGTCCCTGGACAACACAGTACGACAGCTCATCACCGAAGGCGTAAGCCCTTCACCAACAATTGACCCAGCAACATTGATTGAACTATACGAGGAACTATGAAAATCACATCACGTAAAACAGAACGCAAAGTCGGAGACGAAGGAGTCTTCGACTTCAATGGCGTACCATTCGACGAAGCCGTCAATACCCTGTACAGCTATTATGGCTATGGTGAAGACAGCTGCGATTCTGAATCGGATGACGGCCCGGAAATCGTTGCATCAGGTGACGAGTGGCCAGAAGATGATGGCGACTGGGGCGAAGATGCATGCTGCGATGAAGGCGTGTACGATGAACCAGTATGCGTCAATCATGTCAAGATGGACATCGACTATTTCAAAGACGTGTATCCAATCAGTGCAGAGAACTTTCCACCAGCAGCGCCTCTTTCTGACGTTGAAATAAGACAAACTGTTGAGCTAGTGCAACGTGGTATAATTGCTCATAGTCAATTTTACGACCAGTTGCTGTCAAAAGAAATCGTCAATCGCTTGGCGGATGAAATGACAAAAGACTTGGTCGTTGCTCCCTACGTTCATAAATGACACCACTCATCTTCAAAAGTATTTCAATCAGGAACATGCTGTCCTTCGGTAACGTCGAAAGCGTTATCGAACTGGACGGCCAGGGAACCGTTGAAGTCACCGGCCAGAATCTGGACAAAGGTGGCTCCAACGGAGCTGGCAAGACCACGATCATCAACGCGCTTTGCTATGCATTATACAACAAGCCGTTCGACAATATCTCCCTGCAAAGACTGATTAACTCGACCAATGCCACAAAGAATACGCAGATGGAAGTCCGTCTGATATTCGAAAAGGACGGGGTCGAGTATGACATCTATCGCGCACGCGGTGAAGAATACCGCATCGAAGTTCGGCGCGATGGCGAAGACATCACACCTGGCAAAGGAGTCTACGAAACAGACGACATGATCCTGGACATCATCGGGATTTCGTACGAACTGTTTACCAAAACCATTATTTTCTCAGGTAACTCCCCGGCTTTTCTTCAGCTCCCAATTGCAGCACAACGTTCACAGATCGAAGAGTTGTTCAAGATCACCATGCTGTCGGACAAAGCGAAGAACCTGAAAGAAAAGATCAAGACAACCGAAGCCGACATCAAGATCGCCGAAGCTGTCGTCAAGCAACAAGAGGTTGCACTCGACCTGCACAAGAAGCATGTTCGCGAAGCTGCGGCACGCGTCAAACGCTGGGAAGAGAATCGACTTCAGGAAATCGCAGACATCAATGAAACCCTGGCGAAGATTGCCGAGGTGGATTTCGAAGGCGAACAAGCTCTGCATGACGAGAAGAATCAGCTGAGTCAGCGTGGTGCTTACCTCGCGGCGAAACTGTTGCCGGCTCGCAAGGATCGTTCAATCCTGACTTCCGATGTTGCTCGTCTGACAAAGGAAAAGATTCATCTGGAAGATGCCCAGTGTCCGTACTGCACGCAGCCTTTCGTCGATGCTCCGGCCAAACTGATCGGGATTGTATCCGCTCTTGAAGAAAAGTCCTCGCGACTTGCTGAAGTTGAAGAGAACATCTCGACACTGGAAGCTGAAGAAGATATTCGGAAGAATCGTCTGGGCGAGGTCAATAAGCTCATCAAGCACACTGACCTGAACGAACTGATCGATGCGCGCACCAATTCGACCGTGCTCCGCAAGAAAGCCGAAGAGCTATCGCTCGCCAGCAATCCGCACACCGAAGCCCATGAGAAACTGATCGCAGAAGGTTGTGACAACGTTGATACGACGAAAGTCGATAAGCTGCGTCGCCGTCTGGATCACCAGCAATTCCTGCTGAAGTTGCTCACAGACAAGCACTCGTTTGTGCGTCGACGCATCATCAACATGTCGATTCCGTTCCTGAACGAACGGCTCAATTATTACACGAATGCTTTGGGTCTTCCCCACGTGGTAAAATTCGATGCTGATATGTCATGTACGGTTGCTGAATTCGGTCGAGAACTCGACTTCGGAAACCTGTCGGCTGGTGAGAAGAAACGTGTCAATACGGCGATGGCTCTGGCTTTCCGAGACGTCCTCCACCACTTGCACGCCAAAACGAACCTGCTCATGATCGACGAGCTGGACGGCGCACTTGACGTTCAGGGCATCGAATCGATCGTGAAAATCCTGAAGGACAAGTCCAGAACAGAAAACATGTCGGTGTTCGTTATCTCACACAGCCCATCGATTCAGGGCCGTTTGGACCACGATTTGAAGATCGTCAAAGAGAATGGATTTAGTTCTGTAGTTTCCGAGTAAATAGAGGATCATTTACTGGAGGAACAATATGAAACTGTTACAAGAACTTCTCGAAGCACTGAGCGGCCAAGAACGCAAAGCAATGGACCTTGGCCGTTCTACCGGCCGTGCTGGTAAGCCAATCGCGAAACGTGAGACCATCGAAAAGAATCTGGGCCCTCAAGCATGGGGTCCATATTCCGAAGGCTACAAAGAAGGCAAGCGCGAGTTCGATGGCAAAGATGCAGAAGGCGATGATCGTCGTTCCCGCATTGCCCAGAAAACGGCCGCGATGAAAGAAGATCAAGACCTGAACGAAGCCGGTGGTGCTGATCGTGCTGCGATCAAGCTGGCGAAGTCGGCAGGTTCAAAGGGACATCCAGCATTGTCCAAAGCACAGATCGAAAAGTCGTTCGGCAAGGACAGCGTCAAGCCGTACATGGATGCATACAAAGAAGCGCGAGACATTTTCGACAACAAGGACGCAGGCGAAGCTTGGCGTGAAAAGAATGCTGCTCGTCGTGAAGGCAGGAAATACCACGAATGAAATTATCCGAAATCAAGCTGTTTGAAGAACCCATTCCGACTCGGACCGCAGAAGAACTGTGGTCTGAGAACGAAGGCGATTCTGCACAGTTCATCACGACAACCGTCTACTACGTTCGCCCGATCGAAGGCAAGCGTGGAACGTACGAGGTGTTGTATGATGATCGAGGGAAACGCAAGACTTATGGTACAATGAGTCAAGAAGACCTTGATGCGTCTTTCGCTCCGATGCGTCCGAATCAGCAGCCTGATGCCGAAGGTTTTGTGACATACCGTTCTGGCGACGTCTACGATGCGTTCCGGTACAATGGCGATCCTGTCAAAGTTACGCTGAGCGCAACAGCTGACCCTGATGCAGCCGGTGGACAAACTGTCAAGTTGTCCAAAGGCGACTTCATGCTCCGTCAGGACAATGGCGACGAATTTACGTACACAGTCGAGAAGGCAAACTACTTCGCGAATCAGTATGTGAAAAAGACTGGATCATGATATGCCTCTTATTTGTGTTCAATCCAATGCTATAAAATCAACTGGGAATGTTGTAACTGCTTCTTGGCAGGGCGCTTCGGGAAGCAGCCGCGTTGCTTCACCAGTACAAAATCAACGCGTGAACACTACGCCGATTCAAAGTTCGGGTGTTCTCACTGGAACCCCAAATCTAATGCTGGTTACTACAAAAGCTGCGGGTCCAATTACAGTACGAGTTCGCGGTGGTTGTGGCACAACAGGTAACGGTGGCTCTTTGCCAGGTGTGCCAACAGAGTTAAGCAATGTTGTCTCACCAGCCTTGCCAGCAGGAACTGACGTTGTATTCTATGCCGGAAATGGCGGATACATCGATTATACAACAGTTGCCGGCGACGGAACAGCTGGCGGTGGCGGAGGATTTTCGCTTGTGATGTATGCAGACGCGGCGGGCAAGGTCACATGGAACAGCCGTAAATGGACAGTGCTGGCTCTTGCAAACGGTAGTGGCGGTGGTAATGACTCGATTTATCAAGGTAAAAAGACAACAGGTACCACATATTCTACAACCTATGCGCCACGAAGCACATCGCCATCTGGTATTGAAGGATGGCTGACAACAGGATTTCAAAATAACACCGGCATCGCAACCACAAGTTTTACAAGGGTTGGTAAAAACGTGTATGGCGGTTGGCCTGGTGGTCTTGCGGCGGATGATGCAGTTTCGCCTGGTGGTGGACCTGGATACAATTATTCAGCGTCTGATGCATTCAACGCAGTGTCTGTGACAAGTGCTGCTTCTGGATCGCCTGGAATTGTTGAAATTACCGGAGCAATCTAAGCAATGAACGTGTAGGGCCTAGACGACTGACAATCTGACAACAGTAAATAGAGGATCACCATACGGAGGTCCTTTATATGCCAGACGCAAAACCAAAACGCACGCTCAAACCAGGAATGGGTAAGAGCAAGGGTAACGCATTCGAATCCCTGATCGCGAAGAAACTCTCAGCAGCACTCCCAATCAACTTCATTCGTTCCCCAGGTTCCGGCGCTCGTGTCGGCGGGAAGAACATGGCGACCATCGGTGCCATGATGGGCGAAGAAGCGCTCAAGCTATTCAATGCCGACGTCGTTCCAGTCAATGAGAACGTGGTCGGCTATCGTTTCCATTACTCGATCGAGTGCAAATCGTATGCGACCACGGACAACTTCACGTCCCTCGTATCGGGTGCGGCAAACGTATTCAAATGGTTCGAAGAATCAGTCGTCGACTCGGCAAAGATCGGTCGCGAACCTGTCCTCATCTTCAAGTGGAACCACACACCAATCTTCGTTGCAGTCCTGGCTCGCACCATGGAAGGCATCGCACAGCCGTCATTGACGCTCTGCAAACCTGGCAGGCACATTGACATCTACGAGTTCGAAGAACTTATCAAGCATCCAGAGTTCTGGGTATCACCGAAATAAAATCATGACTGACACACTACCACGCTGGAGTGTGCGCCTCGACGCGCGCCGTCCAGCCAATTCCAAAGATTACAGCGACCTGGAAAGCATGGTCGCAGCACACTTCAGGGTTCATCAAGCACTCGACAATTTCCTGGGTCCGTACAACGCCAGGCAACGAAACGCGGGCAATGGCTATCATGTGCCAGACCGTGAAACTATCAAACAGCTCGTCAAGCAAGGCGGAATGAATGATTTCTCGTACAACGCGATGTTGCATGCGGTCATGAGATTCTGCGAGACGCACAAGGGCCAACGGTCGTTGCCAGCTCCGCACCCGTCCACGATCCATTCGATCCAGTTACCTGCTCCGGCCTTTGAACTGAAGCAGTTTGGACCGGAGACCGAAGTTCGGATCATCGGGCTCGACATGCCGATCATCGTGAAGGGTTTGAATGATCCTGAAACGGTCAAGTTCATCATCGTCCGCCCGAAGCTGAGCAAGCTCGGAACCGCATCAGCATCGAACTGGGAAGTTCTGTTCTTCCGATCCAATCTCGGCTTTATTCCTGAGTGGGCCGACTCGCAGTTGAATCCACGATACTCAGGCATAATTCAATAAGGAAACACTATGGCATCTATATCAAATTTTGGTATTCCAGGCACAGCAGCAGGCATCTTGATGCCATTGCTTGAAAACAAGTTTCGTGTTCTATTCAGTTCGTCTGATTTCGGGATCGAAGACAATCTTGAGTTGACGGCACAAATCGTCAGCATCGATACTGATTTCAAGAACAAGCAACTGGCATTCACGATTGAACAACCAGCCACAGGTGAAGTCCTGGAACTGTTGCAGTCCCTGGTTCAACGCCCTACAGCGATTATCATTCAGGCAATGGATGGTGGCGAAGGCGTCATTTCTCAGATGCAATTTACCTGTCTGGAAACCAAGTCGCATCTGTTCTCACTTGACTACGCATCACCGAGTCGCGCTGCATCCCACAAGGTCGTTGTGGGATATAAGCATCTTGCAATCAAGTCGTCACAACCTGCGCTGCCGCCAGGATCATATCAATTTTCAGACATATCAGCGTCAACTGAAAGGAAATAACATGCTCGTAGAATACACACCAATCTCGTCCCTGACACCAGGCGAACTCGAAGCGCTGAAGGCATCCGTGCGCGGACTCACACTCGAAGGACGTGGAAGCCATTGGGTTTTCAATGGCAAAACATTCAAGATGTCAGAACTGATTTCCGCACAACGCATGTGGGAAAATCAATCGAGGACAGCGGGTAAGCAGCAACTAAACGGATAACGCAGAAAATTATAGCATTAGCTGCTAAATAAGAAATTGCTCTATCACCCTGGAATTCCATGAACTATCCGACATTCAAAGAACATCTCGTCTTACTCGAGGCTCGCAAAGACAGCGCGAAGTACACTGAGAAGCAAGTCAAAGGCGCACTTGACCGTGTGACCGCAAAGCTGAGCGGAACCGAATCCGCCAGCATGACAAAGCTCGCCCGGCGTTACGCTCGCCTGGACGCCAGCATCAAGAAGATGAAGGAAGAGCACGATGCGCTCAACACTCGTCTGAAGGGCGACATCCAAGACTACTTCAATGCCGAAGACGTTGTACTTACACGTGTCGTTGAAACAGCGCAGTTCACGCTGACGATGGCCAAGGAAGTCCAGAAGGGTGAACCGACAAAACAGATTGACTATGAGAAAGTCATCGCTGCTTTGTCAGCACTCATTCCAGACGAGCTGCAAAGCCGCGTCGACATGATTACTGAAAAGTATACGACGATCGTACCACCGAAGCCGCCGATCAAACGCCTGACTGTTTCGAAAGAAGTCAACGAGGAAGTTCTCGAAGAAGGTATCATTGAACGTGCGAAAGCTTTCTTCAAGTCAATCATGTCCTGGGCAACCCGTTTCGACAGCAAGCTTGACAAGATCAAGAAGATGGCCGGCATGGTCAACGAAGCTACCATCGCTCACTATGACGAGAAGTCTCGCCAGCGTAATGCGAATGCACTGACTGTGGCCAACATCGTCAAGAAGCTGAACGCCAGCACACTGCCTCAAGCTGTCGTGAACGCGATCCAAACCACCGGCAAAGAATACAGTGGTGAACTTACGAAGGCAGACTTGAAAGCCCTCGTCAAGAAAGCCAAAGTAGAAGGAATCGACGCGGACGAAATTTTCGACGTTCTCGGTATCTAAACGTGCTACAATAGCTCCGTCGTCCTTTCAATAACCACGGAGCTTTTATGAACGCAAAACACGCAAAACAACTTCGCCGCGAAGCAGTCAAGATGGCTGCATACATGATCGATGCCGGTCGCTCGGTTTCCCTCGACCGCGTCTACGCACCGCAATCGCATCTGTCCAGCACGATCATCAATCGTCCGGATTCGCTGCGCGGTATCTACCGTCACCTGAAGAAACACGAACGCCAAACCTCGGTGAAGTAATTCGACATGACGATCATCTATCGTGTGAGCAGCCCTGAGCAGCTGCACGCACTTGACCCGTTGAACGTCAACAACTTTTATCCCGACATTGACCGCCGTCATCCACGAATGATGCGAGACAGGCAAGACCTGATCTTGTATCTCGCAAACATTCATCGTGCGGCAATCAGGTCTGGTCACCCACTGGGATTCTGCCGAATTCCTTTGCGTCTGATGTCTCTGCGGGAATGGGTCTATGATTACAAAACCGTCTTCGACTATTTCTTCGAAATCGTCCAGACCGGCTTTCATGTAGGCGATCGTCACGAAATCAGTACCGTCATCCCACGCAAACTTCCAACCGAAGTCATTGCACCAATCGTTGCTCGAAAACTCGTATACGTTCCTCCGCCTTTGCCGGCGGAAGGAACCGTGTCGAAGGTTTACGTCCAGCAGCAGAACAAAGCCGCAATCCTCGCAAGGCTGACAAAGTCTGGTCGGCTCGATCTGCTTGCTCCAGTAGAATGGTTGTTGAATCGTCCAAGCCCGGAGGTCAACTTCTATTTCGTTCCGGCAGGAAAGCTTCAACTCCGCGACACGTCAGTGTGGCCTGTTGCCGCAGTTGAAACGTGGCCATCATGGCTGCGTGAAGCTTTGTTCGGTGAAGGCATCGATATTGAATCAGCGTATACCCAATACTTGATGGAGCATGTGCACGAAGCATACGGCCGTCAAGTAGACATGGTGCAGCTTCTATTCCCGGACTTGCTTCGCTCGTTGAGCGACAAGAAACAATGGCGGAAAGAAATCTGCATGGACATCCTCGGTCTGGAATACAACGACGAAAATATCGGGGTTGTGAAGAAAATCTGCATGAGCCTTGCCAATGGATCGAAGATTTCTCCGGGCATTCTGGTTGGGCCGAGCAGCTACTCAATCACACGAGACATCATCATCAAAGCAGCTGAGGACATTACACCATCGAATCTGATTCGCATTGGTGAACGGTTGTCAGCGATCGCAAAGCAGTATGCACGTGCTCGCAAGATCGTGTGCATGAGCGAACTTGGATTCAACCCGTCACGGGCGAACCAGAAGCAAGTGTTCTCGTCGTATTTCGAATGGGAACGTGAGGCGAGGTATAAAATCTGGGAGGCTGTCGATCGCCATGGTGTAATGGTTCACGACGGTATTGACGGAATCCCTGCAGAGTACCTGCAGGATATTCCAGGGCTGATTAAGAGTTTGAATCTGAGACTTACCAAGTCTTAAGCTGCAGCGAACGGATTTCCGTGAAGTTCTGCATGCAGGTGTAGTACTCGATCGTGGAGTTCGATCCGTTGCCAATGCGCTTCGGTTTGCAACGAGCATCACGACGCTTTATCCACTCGCGCTGTTCTGCGCGAAGCTTATCTCGACCAGGATCATCAAGACGTTCCAACGTTTTCTGATATTCCTGGTTGAGCACCGAATCTGCTGCGTTGTAATCCCACACAGCGCACGCATTCATCTCGATCTGACTCCCATCATATTTGCAGGTAATCATGTCCTGAGCCATTGCGGCTGAAGACATGAGCATCAACGATAGAAGCAAGGCCTTCATGAGAACTGCGCTTCTTTCTTCAGGTAATCGAAGAACTTCTTCAAGCCAGCAAATTTCTTGCTGTCAGAGAATGTCGACGGATAACCGAAGTGGAATGACACGGATTTGAAATCGCGACGATCGTCGGATTGTACTTTCATGAAGTAGACGCCCGGCAACAGTTCTTTCATTTTCGCCAGTGCTGCATTCTTCTGGTCGCGCGACATGTCGACATCATACAGCGAGAGGACAAGATCGTCGTAACGACCGGCCACCCACAACGTTGCTTCAGCTGCACCAGCATTCGTCTTGAACTTGGCCTTCGCTGCTCCACCCTTGTGATCCGGCATGATGAACGTGCCGACGATCGACGAACTCGTTCCGACTTTCCAGCCGCCACCGAGTTTGTATTTCGACACGAGTTTGTTCAGATTCTCGACTGCGGCTTCTTGATCGCTCTTGCCTTTTGCACGCGCTGCGGCTTCACGATCAACAGCTCCAGGCGCATCGTCTGGGTCGCGCAGGTCGACAATGCGACTGGTTGCTTCGAGTAGTTCAGTTACTTTCATTTGTTGTTCTCGCTGTGAGGGTTTCTAATTGTACCAGCATATTTATCATCAGTACACCGGGTACATAGATTTTGACGCAGCCTCAAGGCGTTTGTTGATGAACTCAACGGCGAGGTCCCGTTCAATCGGGGACATGTTCAATACGGTTTCGTACTGCCATCCTCCTCGGGAGAAGTACGAAATCTCCAATGCAGCTTTGAGCAGATTTCTTGTGTCCAATGCAAGGGAGTTGATCATTTCGTCGCGCCTACGCACGTCGCCGGACAAGATCACTCTGTGAAAAAAGAGATTGGGTTGAGCGGCAGTTCAACAGGCATTTCGTGCTTGCAATCCTTGCAAATGAGGTTCGTGGTCTGTTCTGGGCCCCAGTCATTTGTTTTCTCAATCACTTCGGTGATTCGATTCTGATACGGGGTCGTGATGCTAGACACCCACTCACTAATCAACTTCTTGTCAGTGATGCCATCAACCGATTCAATCAGGTTGACGAGGTTGAACACCACGTTGCGCTTGATGTCATCAGCCGTGAATTCCTGTTTGCCCATGTTCATCTGGAACAGCTTAATCATGTGCTCGAACTTCACCGGGTGAACCTTCACAACCTGGCCGTTCGGCATGGTGCATTGAAACTCTTCAGTTTGTGTTGGGTCGAGGAAACGAATGCGTTGCACCATTTCTTCAATGTTCACGATGTACGAATGCTCACGGTGAATTGGTTCACCTTCTTTGTCAACACGTGGTTGACCAGCATCATCGAGCAGTTTTGATTCTTCGCAATCGTGGCGAACACGAATCTCGAACTCTGGGCCGTATGTAACCAAGCGCAGATAGAACATGATCGCGTCGATGTCACGGCCGTACAGTTCTGTTGGCTTCTTGATTTCTGGAATGCATTCAGCGAATACTGAATTCAGTGCTTTGCCGTTGAACAGCAAGTCTGGATTCTTCAGAGAAATTTCTGCCAGTGCTGACATCGGGTGAACGTGCACTTCACCTTCAGCGCTTGCCACTTCACCATTTTGATACAGTGCGCCACGTGATGGCAGTTGGAACGTGCGGCCAGGAAGTTTGATCTTGGCAAGCAACGGATTTGTTTGGTTTTCCATATTTTCTCCATGCGATAAATATACATCAGTATTTATCATATTATGGAAAGCCGAAAAATGGCAGTTGAAGACGACATCCTCGCTACCCTCAAACGGATCGAGAAGGCACTGGCAAACGGAAGCGTGACCTCTGGTCTTGGCCGTGCACCGACCGTTGCGGGTGGAGCAAACGCTGGCAGCGGAAGCGGTCGGCGTGGAGGTTCGCGTGGACCAATTGACCGTGATGCGAGCGACCAAAAGAAAGTATTCCGTGCGGCAACTGCTGCGCTGAAGGAAATCACGAACTCAACACAGACGTTGAACCGTGGTTTCAATGACCTGAACAAAACGATTTTCTCGACGCGTGGTCACTTCGTCTCGATGAATCGAACCATGCGTTCGATGCCACGGACACTGCCTGCACCTACGCCAACTCCACCGCCTGCACCAGTACCGCCAGCGCGTCCGGCTGCTCCGCCAGCTCCACCGACACCGCCTCGTACACCGACTCCTCCGCGTCCACGTTACAACACTGATCCATGGGCTGCACTGCCGAAGTTCCTTCGTGACCTGGGACCAGGACTCACTGGAACGATTGGCCAGGCAATTCGCGATGCACGTGAAGCTGCTCGTCCAATTGGTGGCGGTGTTGGAGGACCCGATGCGCGTATCAACGGGCCAGCAGACTTCGGTCCAAGGCCACAGCGTGGTCGTTTGGCCAATGCGGTCTCCGACCTGACAAATCGTCTTGGTGGTGCATCGAAAGCGCTGATCGGTTTCACCGTTGCGCTTTCAACTGCGATCGTTCCAGTTGTACAAGATATTCTTTACCTGCAATCTGCTGGTATTCAAGCATCGTCTGCTTTGGGTGGGCTGTACATCGATGCTGCTCGCTCCGGCATGTCGCTGAGGGAATATACTGCCGTTCTTCAAGCATCGAGCGTTGCCGTAACCCGTTCCGGGTCGATGGCTGAATTCAATAAGACGCTTCAGGTTTCTCGTGATCGTCTGGAAAACCTCGGCATCTTCGGTGCTGAAGCCACGAAGCTTTCGGCGTCGCTTGCAAGTTCAACAACTGCACTCGGCATTCCGCAAGAACGCCTGACCGACGCAACGAACGCGCAGATCGATACATTCGAACGTCTGCGTAAAACGTCGCTGCTGACTGCTGGACAATTCCAGGCACTGACAGAAAGTCTGGCAACCAATCAGACCGTTCAATCCCAGCTGTTGGGTATGGCGCCAGCACAGCGTGCTGCTCGCCTGAATGAACTGGTTCAAACAAAGTCCATCGGTCTCTCGATGGGTTCGACGAAAGCTGCGTCCGATGCTCTTGGCGATGCGCTGATCGCAACCCGTAACCTTACCGCACCGAAACGTTTCGAAGCCGCAGGCCGTATCAATCAGGCTGGTGCATTGTTTGGCATGGACCCAGCAGCTACATCGCGTCTTGCTGATCTGTCTCGCCGGAAGATTCGCACTGCTGACGAGGATCGAGAAGTCGTAGCACTTGCAGGCCCACTTCAAGCCGCGATGCAGCGTGCCATGCAATCTGGCAACATCGCCCAGGAAAACATCGCAGAGCAAATGCAGGCTGCACTTGATTCGTCTGGCATCGGTGATGTTCTAAAGAAGGCAGGTAATGTTGCACTGACCGCTGACTCTGGTCCAGCCGGCGTTAATCGAGACTTTGCAAAAGGCACAAGTGACCTGCTGAAAGCAACGGGTCGCCTAAATGCATGGCTTGAAGGTCTGGAAAAGAATACAATCATCAAGGCTCTTGGTGTTGGCGCAATTGGTGGGCTGATCGGTGAATTGACTGCGGCGGTTATTCGTCGTGTCATCCCTGCGGCTGTTCCTGGTGCCGGTGCTGGCGGAGCAGCCGGTGGTGTGTTGTCGCGTCTCTTCCCAACATTCAGCCGAATCATTTCCGGTACAGTTGGAATGTTGACAAGCGGAATTAGTCGTCTGTCCGCATTCATCCGCGGCGGCGGACCGTTGAGCGGAACGCTTTCGCTCTTTGACCGAATCAGCATTGCATTCAGCAACTTCGCAACTACGATGCGAGGCGTTCCTGCATTCATCTCAAACGCGGCTGCAACTGTTCGCGGATTCTTCTCTGGTCCATTGTCAATCTTCGACAGGATCAGCATTGGTCTTAGCAACTTCGCAACCACAATGCGAGGCATTGCGCCAACTGTCATGAACGCAATCAGCACAGTCGGTGGATGGTTCTCGAACCTCATCCCAACAATTCGCGGAGCTGTCCCAAGTATCTCTGGAGCACTGGGTGGTGTTAGCCGCATCTTCGGATCGGTCGGCTCGACTGTCGGTGGATGGCTGAGTTCTCTTGGCAACACATTCGGTGGTTTCTTCAACGCAATGGGTAGTGGCATCATCGGCGGATTGCTCCGTCGTATTCCGGTTCTGATGGCGATATGGGATGCTGTCAGCGAACTGTTCACAGGCACAATCACAGCTGCATTCAACCCGAGTGGCAATGCGACCTGGGGCGAAATGATTGGTAACGCTGCGTTCGCGATCTTCAACGGATTCATCGGCGGTGTTGGTAAAGCAGTCGACTGGCTGTTCAGCTTCTTCTCTAACGATGGACTCCACGTTGAGAACGCGCTGAACGTTGTTGGCGTTATGCTGAAGACTGGCCTGCTGAAAATGTTTGCCTGGGCAACCGACTGGATTCCTGGCTTCAGCAAGAAGACGACAGAGTATTTCGAAAAGGCTGCAGGTGATAGCAACGGTGTGCTGGATAAACTCTTGTCCGACAACAAAGCGACCGTCGCTTCGATCGGTGCGAAGAGCAAAGAGGAAATCGACAAGAAGACAGAAGTTGCCAACGCATCCAAAGCGCAGGCTGATAAGACTGTTGCTGCTCAACAAACAATCAACACGGCAAACGCAGGCATCCTCAGCAGCACACAAGGCATTGCGACGAATATTCTTTCAACTGCGCAAACAATTGCAGCTCCTGCACCATCTCCTGTAAAAAACGTCACTCAACCAACTGTAAATAGTCCAGAAACGCAAGCTGCAACCCAAGCAGCTGCTGCAAATACTGCGGCAACCACTGCGGCTACAACCACAGGCAATGACGCGATTATCGCGCAACTCGTTGCGATGAATCAAGTGCTTACAAGCATGCTGACATCGGAACAAGCTCAAGCTGTTGGCATTGCTGCCATCGCTGCTGCATCTGGACGTCCAGTGTTTCCATTGAATAATGAAGTGAAATTCGATTTGCTCCAAGGCGGTCGATATACAGGATAAAGCTAAAGGAGAGCGATCATCGCACAACTAACAAATTGGTGGAGGATCATCACTCCGGCGTCGCGTAAGCAACTTTACACGACGCTGTCGATTGATGCATACGATCCCCGCACCACCGACTTGTCATCGATGACATCAGTCCAGTGGTACTCACAAGTTCTTCGTGGTCTCGGTTCGCGTCAGGCTTCGTACAAACAATACGACGCAATGGACGCGGACATCGATATTTTCCGTTCGCTTGACATCATCGCAGAAGAAATGTCAGGCAAGGACGAGAAGACAGGACTGCCATTCGAGATTGTATACCAGAAAGAAGACAACCAGGAAATCAGTGACACAACTGCCGTGACGCTTCGTCAGGCTGTTCGTCAGTGGTCGAACACCCAGCAATTCAACAAGCGCATCTTCTCGATCGCGCGCCAGATGATTAAGTACGGCGACTGTTTCTTCCGCAAGCTGTCGGACACGAAGCAATGGACTGCTGTCGACCCGTCGCTCGTTCACGGTATCGAAATCGACCAGCTCGGCAACAAGATTGCGTATCACTTGAAACGCCCAGGCAATGCTTCGAGCGGATACGGCATGAAGACTGAAACGTTGGAAATCGTCCCGGCCGCAGCGATGATTCACTTCACGCTGTCGGACGACATGGGCGACTCGGCTCCGTTCGGTAACTCTGTCCTGCGTCCAATCCACCGCGTCTACCGCCAGCTGGCTATGCTGGAAGACGCTGTCATCATTTACCGTATCGTCCGTGCACCTGAACGTCGCGTCTTCTACGTCGACGTTGGTAACATGCCACCACAGCGTGTCAAGCAATACCTGGAGCAGATCAAGAATGAGATGCGCCAGAAGCGTACGCCAGGACAGAACAACGGCAAGGAAATTGTCGACGGCCAATACGATGCAACCTCAATCCAGGAAGACCTGTTCTTCCCGGTAACGGCTGCTGGTCGCGGTTCCCGTGTAGAAACTCTGCCGGGCGGTACTGAGGACTTCGGTACTGGCCTTATCAAACTGTTCCAGGACAAAATCTTCCGCGGTCTTCGTATCCCGACCTCGTACATGACAGGTACAGACGGAGCCGGTGCACAGTACAACGACGGCAAGGTTGGTATCGCGTACATCGAAGAACTTCGCTTCGCGCAGTTCATTCGTCGTCTCCAGGATCGCCTGGACGAAATCTTCGACGAAGAGTTCAAGATTTATTTGAAGGTTGTTGGCCTGAAGATCGATGACGAAATCTTCAAGATCAAACTTCCTGACCCAGCTAACTTCGCACTGTATCGTCAGGCAGCGCTTGACGCCGACCTGATCAGCTCGTACAACAACATTGCTGCAGAGAAAACTCTGTCCCGTCGCTTCATCCAGAAACGTTACCTCGGCCTGACCGACGACGAAATCCAGATGAACGAAGTCATGCTCAAAGAAGAACGCGGCATCCTCGAGAACGCCAACGTTCCACCACTGCAACAGATGTATGACCCTGCTGTTTACGACAACCGTGAAGCAATCACGGTTGATGGCGGAACTGCTAGCGGCACGGATAGTGGCGGTGGTATGGACGACATGGGAGGCGATGACGATATGGGCGACACGGCTGATACCGGTGGCGGATTCTTTGGTGGAGCAGGTGATACTGCTCCGGCAGCAGCGGATGATGACGTATCGCCTACGGCAACTCCAGCGCCAGAAACGCCAGCTCCAGCAGCAACTTGATATAAATATGGGACAAAGCCTCTAACAAAAGGATCATAAACATGAAGTTCCAACTTCTCTCTGAACACCTTAGCCCAGCTCAATCCCACCTGACAGAGATGAAGACCGCCAGCGGCGATCTTTATCTCAACGGTATCATGATGCAGGCTGAACTTGTGAACGGCAACGGCCGTTCATATCCACTTTCCGAAATCTCGAAAGCTGTTGACGAGGCTGCAAAGCGTATCGCTTCAGGTCACTACATTCTGGGCGAGCTGAATCACCCGGACGTCCTGTCGATCAACCTGGCAAACGTGTCCCACGCGATTACTGAAGTTCGCATGGATGGCAACAATGCAATCGGCAAGATGAAACTCCTCAACACGCCATCAGGCAACATCGCGAAGGGTCTGATCGAAGGCGGTGTCCGTCTCGGTGTTTCGTCCCGCGGTACCGGTAACGTCAACGAGTCGGGCAAGGTTGCTGACTTCGCTTTCGTCACGGTCGACATCGTCTCGCAGCCATCGGCTCCTGACGCGTATCCAAACGTTGTTCAAGAAGCAATGAACAATAACAAGGTTCTGACCCTGGCCGAAGCAATGGTCCACGATCCGAAAGCGCAGGAATACTTCAAGAAAGAAATGAAGGCGTTCTTGGACGTGCTCGCATCTAAAGGGAAACAGAAATAATGCTCTCACTCAACGAAGCCCTCAAGGCAGCAGGTCTGCCAACGCAACAACTCAACGAAGCCAGTGCTGTGTCACGTGTTCGCGAAGCAATGGGCAAAATCGAAACCCTGCAAAAGGTTTTCACTGGCAATTTGCGCGATGCAATTGAACGTGAAGGCGGTGACGCTTCTTACGTTGATGACATCGTCAAGAGTCTGAATAAAATCGAGGACGACATCGGCGAACTCCAACGTTCAATGGACCGCGGAGAAGAGTAATGCTTTCACTCAATGAAGCCCTCAAATATGCCGGACTCACAACGTCTGGCAGCTTCGACAAACTTCTGGAAGCATCCAGCAAGTTGAATATGTCGAAGGCAACAGTTGTCAAACTGACATCTGACAGCGGCATTGAACTCAAGGGCGAAGTCTTCGGTATCAAGAATGATAACCCAATCGTTGCGTTCATGCTTGAAGCTATGGGCGTACCGATGGATGGCCTCGCAATCAAAATCCGTTCCGGCTTTATGCAGTATGACGAGCGCAGCAAGATGTTGTTCATCGCCCGCTTCAAGAGTGACCTACCAAACAAACGAGGACAAAATGCTGACACTGAATGAAGCACTCAAGGCAGCAGGGCTGCCACAACGTAAACTTGACGAAGTGAAAGTCACTGTGCAGTTCAATGGCTACAAGTCAGAACTTGCAAACCTCGAAAAGGCTGGCATCAAACTCAGCAACCCAGGTAAAGGCGGTGGCGGTAACGACAGCGTGACGCTGTCAGGCGAAGAAAAGTCGATTCGCAAGTATCTGGCAAAGCTTTGGAACCTCGATGCAGACTCGGATGAAATCAACGAGCTGTTTGAAAAAGATTGATGTTGGATTGTGAAAAATTGCAATTCAAAATGCAATAAATAATCCCATCATCAACAGAACATAAGGAGACTCAAATGGCCGATCATACAGAACTGCTCAAGAGCATGTTGCAAGACATCATCAACGACCGCCAGGAAAATGCCACGGTTACCATGCACGACTACTTCGTTTCGAAAACACGTGAAGTGTCAGGCTTGGCTCAACCTGAAGTTGCCCCGAATTTTGGCAACGATGATGACGAAGACCAGAACAACGACGAATAAGGTTCTAACAGACCCGAAGCGGTGAAAATCATACGATTTTTCGCCGCTTTTTTACGCAACGGCCCTATATATCTTAATGATGTATAGAGTTCACGATGTGGAATTTACATCTGCCACAAAATTCCAGTGACACGCTCCCAGTAGCGCTGTTATACCCATCAACCAAAAGGAGAAATGCATGGATGAAATTCTGAAAAAGTTGCTTCAGTCCGAGCTACTCAGCGAAGAAACCAAGGCTGAAATCTCTGAGCAATGGAATACTTCCGTTGAGGCTTTCAAAGCGCAAGTGCGCGAAGAAGTTTCGGGCGAAGTACGTTCAGAGCTTGCTGGACAATGGATTACCGAACGCGACGAACTCATCAGCAAGGTTGATGGTTTTGTAGCGAAGGCCCTGTCCGAAGAGATTGAAGAACTCAAGGGAGACATCGAACGTTTCCGTGACCTCGAAGCCGAATACGCTGAAAAGCTTGTTGAAGAGAAGCACAAACTCGCAGGCACTGTCGCTGAAGAACTCGATTCGCTCGTTGACAAGATCGACGCATTCTTTGAAATGCGCCTGGCTGCAGAGCTCGATGAACTCAAAGAAGACATCGCAGTTGTACGCGAAAACGATTTCGGTCGCAAGATGTTTGAAGCATTCGCTTCGACGTATGCGGCACACTATGTTGACGAAGATGCAGTCCAGTCCCAGCTCGTCGTAGCTGAAAGCAAACTGGCAGATGCAGAAGCGCAACTGGCAAAGCTCGAAGAAGAGCGCAACACAATGATCCGTGAAGCAAAGATGGAACAAGTTCTGTCGCCGCTTACCGGCAAAAAGCGTGAACAGATGGCAATGGTTCTGAAGAACGTTGACACCGCACGTCTCGAAGAAAGCTACAAATTCTTCATCGGTCGTATCCTGAAAGAAGACGACGCAGCTCCGGTTGCGAAGCCTCTGTCCGAGTCGACTACCCCGGCCAATAAACTGGTCACAGGTGACGACAAGCCAGCACCAGCAGCAAAGCCAGCTGAGAACAACCAGCTCGCCGAGATGCGCAAGCTCGCCGGCCTGAAATAACACCTGCCATCCAAAACAAGGAGATTAAAACCATGCAATTGATTGAAAACTGGGTAGACACCAAAGAGGCGCTGCTCGAAGGACTTACCGGTTCCAAGCGTCAGATCGTTTCGACCCTGATGGAAAACCAAATGAACATGCTGAAGGAAACCGCACCGGCTAACGCTGTCGTGTCGGCTGACGTCGCAACGTTCCAAAAGATCATGATCCCAATGATCCGTCGTATCATCCCAGGCACCATCGGCGGTGAACTCGTTGGCGTTCAGCCAATGACCGGACCAACTGGCCTGATCTACTCGATGCGCTTCGCGTTCGCTGAAGCTGCAGATGCTCCAGGCACTCTGCACGACATCCTCCCAGGCGATGAAGCATTCGTCTACAACGGCAAGATGAAGCGTTTCTACTCTTCAGCTGTTGCTGGTACTGGCCGTGAAACTCTGCCAGGTTCCGCTCACCCAGGTGACGGACAGCCAGTCACTTACCCACCAGTTCTCGCTTCGACCATGTCCGACGGCTTCGCTGCTCGTACCGAAGACTACGAAGGCTACGGTGGTCGCTCGATGCGTCTGAGCGTCATGAAGCAAGCGGTTACCGTTGGTTCCCGTAAGCTGCAAGCTCGCTGGACCATGGAAGCTGCACAAGACATGCAAGTCACCCACGGTATCGACATCGAAGGCGAACTGACCGCAGCACTGGCAGCAGAAATCGCTCACGAAATCGACAACGAAATTCTGACCGACCTTCTGGCTCTGGCAGCAACCACAGCAACGTTCGACTTCGCGTCGCCACCAGCTGGTTTCTCCCCGAACTACATCGGTGACCGTTATGCTGAACTCGGCATCCTGGTCAACAAGATGGCAAACGAAATTGGTGCTCGCACCAAGCGCGGTCCAGCAAACTGGATCGTCGGTGGTCACCTGATCACTTCGATCCTGCAATCGGGTTCCCGCTCGGTCTTCGCACCAGCAATCCAGGGTAACTTCGACGCTCCAACCGGTAACCGCCTCGTCGGTACGCTGAACGGTGCGATCAAGGTCTACACCTACAACTGGGGTCTGAATGACAACTACGACCTGCTCGCAGGTGCAAACAACGCAGCAGGCGCAAACGGCGAAGACATCCTGATGGGCTTCAAAGGCGGCAACAGCGAACTGGACGCAGGTTACTTCTACTGCCCATACGTTCCACTGATGTCGACCGGCGTTGTGATGGACGCGAACACCTTCATGCCGGCAGTATCCCTGTCGACACGTTACGGCAAAGCAACCTTCACGAACCAGCAGACTTCGTTCGGGAATAGTGCAGATTACTACGCTCGCATACTTGTAAAGAACGTCGCGTTCTCCTAATCGGAAAACGAAAGAATAAGCCGGCGTCAAGATCGGCATTCTATAAAGAAACCCGCTTCGGCGGGTTTTTTATTTCCAGAACACGAAATAAACAAAACTCAGCGGACTATTACGTAGTAGAATATTCGAGTGAAATTTCGTTTATGATTTTCTTGCGTGATCGCTTTACTGCGATGCTATAATCATTCCGTTGTCAACCACAAAGGAGTGTTAAAATGAAAGCAAGAGAACGTAAATGTGAAAAATGCGGTGACGTTGAAGTCACAGCAAGCAAAGCAACTGTATGCGCAGCATGCACCGTAGCAGAAAAGAATGCTGGAAAACGATTGGAGGAATTCCAATTGTTGGAAGACCTCGGTTACCTAAACGTTCGACAGATCGAAAATAGCTCGCACGGTAAACCACAATGGACATTCGTTCATGCGGATTGTGGAACAGAGCAGACATGGGTATTCAATAACTTCCAAACAAGATTGAAAGCTGAGCCAAACTATTTGCCATGTGTAACATGCGGCGGAAAACGCCGCGTTGGTAAAGCAATGGCCGGTTATATGGAAAAGCATGGTCGCAAGTATAATCTTGCAGAATTTGAAGACTACCGATATAAAGTCCGCGTACTAACTGAGAAAACGTATAACGCAAACAAAGAAACAATCAACCCAGAAAACCATAAGCGAACACTTGGAAATCAAGGTTATCACCTGGATCATATCATTCCAATCATCGCATGCTTCAACCATGAGATTTCAGTAGAAGCTGCATCGTCGATAAAGAATCTGAGAATCATTCCCGCTTATGATAATATCGCAAAAGGTAGATGGGGAAACAACATGAAACTTTTAAACGAACTATTGGAAATGAAATGAAAATTCTAATCGTAGCTATTGCGATTGCGCTTTCCGGCTGTGCAACTTCAAAAACAATCGCGGTTGGTCCTAGCGGAAAGCCAATGCACTTCATCACTTGCGGTTCTGCTGGCTTGCAGTTCTGCTATGAGAAAGCTGCAGAAGTCTGTCCAGGCGGTTATCAATTCGTGGACCACCAGAACTCCCAAAACGCTGGATTCTTTTCTCCACAGCGTGGCGTTGCATTCGCAATGATGGGTCCGCAAACTATGGCAGTGGAATGCAAATGACAACTCAAGCACACATTCACGAGCTGCATCAAATCAATGGACAGCTCGAACACACACTCGCGCAACTTCGCGATCAGCTCAAAATCGAAGAATGGTTCGAACTGATCCGCCGCGACATGGAAGCCGACCTGCTTCGCCGGCAGAACATGTTGCAAGAGCATATCCGCCACGCAACACAAATCCTCGCTGAACGTCCTGCCCCTGCCCCTGCCCCTGCACTTGAGCGAGCAGCTGAACGACATCAACAGCTTATCGAAGACGACGAAGAGTGGTGCGCCAAGCACAAACACGGAACGTTTATGGGTCGCTGTGCATCGTGCAGCGACGAATACTGGGCATCACGTGGAGGGAAACCGAAATGATTCGTATTTCGCTGTGCACATCTCCGTGCTTTCCAAAGTGCACGAATCCAGCAACTACTGAATTGCTGTCACTCACTGGTGGACATCTGGGTTTCAACTGCGACGAGCATATAGCGCCACTCAGGTTCGAGAAGACTGTTGCCAACGGCAACACGTTGAATCCGGAATACAAGAAAGCACCGCTATGAAAATAACTAAATCATCCGGAAATGTTTTTCTCGATATAGGTTTTCCGCCTATTGAAGCTGAACGCTTGCTAAATGATTCGCGGCGGAAAGTTGCAATCCAACTCCTTCGCGAAGTGTTCGATACGCTTGGCGGTAAGGTCGATGCTGGCAGAGATGTCATGAAAGCAGTTTCTCTGTTGGAAGAGATAAATCTGCCGCAACTTGACGAAGAAGAAATGCGGCTCATCACCGAGTACCGCGAGAAAAAAGCAGAGCGCAAAGCATTGGCAGATAAGCAGGCTGCTTGCGCTCACGAGTGGTTGGATAACTCTGCACCATGGGATCGTGATTATTCCTACCGCTGTCCGAAATGCGGTGCCAACAAATGATCGATGCAGAACGCACCGCATTTGAAGCGTGGGCAGCAGAAGACCTCGGCCAAGGTTATTCCATGGAAATGGAAGAAGGCGTCTACGTAGATCGCGTTACCCGCTGGGCATTCACTGCCTGGAAAGCTGGGCGACGTGCGCTGATAACGGAAATCACTGCCGAATACAAGTAGGACTAAAAATGATCCACACTCTGATTCGCTTTTATAAGTGGTACAAGAACCTCAAAACAGGGTACTATGTAGCGATATATGATTGCGATCTTGACACGTGGCTCCGTGCATGTCACACTGGTGGCGACCGCTACATTGTGACACAGGGCAACTGGGAGTATCGCACCACAAGTCAATCTGGCTACAACGCCTGCGTCGAAGCAGGCGAGTGGTTCAACTCAATAAAGGTAAAGTGATGGGCGTAGATTATACCGCAGTGCTGGCAGTCGGCAAAGAGTTCACCAGCGTGACCAAAGCAGAACGATTCATGCGTGAGCATGGTCTGTTGACCGAATTCACTGAAGACGAAGTCGAAGACATGGGTCTCGCTGAATGCGTCGACGGTAGTGGCCGCAGCCTCAAGTTCCAAAGTCTCGACCTGTATTCGGGCGGGTACTACTACCTCGGCTTTACGCTCGACCCGCGAAGCGTCGATAGTTTCCGCAAAGATTTCGAAGAGGCGGTCGAGAAATGGGACAAGCTGTTCCCCGATTCGCCGCCGGATATGATTCACACCGTGAGGTATTCATGACACTAGAAGAACTACAATATCTTGTCAAAGAGGCGTGTGACACCTACGGCTGCGGCAACATCACAATCGACAACCTGCCACCACAGATGACCGAAGCAGAAACCGGTGAGTGGGAAGATGACGGCAAATATCAACATCGCAGCGATGTGTATGTGGACGATCAGACTCCGCCGAATCACTTCATGATTCTGAACACGCGCAGCGGAAGTTACTTCACCGACTATCAGTATGGTGAACCAGCAGTCATGGCCGTAAAGCCTGTTGTTGAAACCATCACACGCGTCGTCTGGAAACGTCTATGACAAAAATCGAAGCATACAAAACCAACCTCGGTTTATTCGTCCGTGTCATCAACGGGCGATACATCAGCCCGAACGTGAAAGTGAATGGAATTCCCGGCGACAAGTTCAGAGAGATTCGCATTCAGCCAAACAGTTACACCACGAATGCATGGGTGTTCCTCGAAGGCATCGATGAAATTTCATCGTACGAATACTTGAAACCAGGTTCGGATATTCTGACTGGCTTCATCTTGAAGATTGCGTCGATTGCAAACGACGAAATTCCTCTTGAGTTGTCAATCGACCAAGTCGCACCGTACACTGATGACGACGGCGATTACCGCTGGCGGAACTACAGTGATCTGCAACAGCTGTATAAGCCGTTGCATGTCAAGTCCGAAGACACGTGGCAGCAAGAAGAAATCGAAGTGATCGTGCTCCGCGCGCTGACAATCGATTCCTACGAGTCACCAATACAAATGAAGGTGACACGGGACTTCACGAGCACGTGGACAGACAAGCCGAGCGAAGTTGATCTGTCGTCGATCGTCGTGTACGAAGACATCGAGCGTTTGCTCACGCCGGAATTTCTGTTGCACGAACGCCCATGCGTGTTGACATCGGGCCAAGTGTATGGCATCGTGCGTCATCACATCAAGACCAACATCAATTCCAGGTACGCTCGCGTCACCAGCGATTACGACTTCTGCTTCACGGTGAAGAGAAAGATCGCAGTCAAGCCGATCACGACCCGCACGGAAATCAAGAACGCACGCGGTCGCAGCTTTGCTCGGCCGAAGTTCAAGACGACCACGACTGACTTCCGCGAAGTCGAAATCTTCGAGATGACGCCTGCCGACAAACGGTACAGCGGATACACACCAATTGCTGGATGGCAAGCTAACAATCTGCAGGAAATGAAAGAGCAGATTGAAGCATACCTGAAAGAGCTGATGGAAGAAATCAACAGGCCGGTGCAAGAATGCCCGCATTGCAACGGCACCGGGCATTTGCTCGATGGCAAAATTCAAACGAACGATCGGGAGTAACATGGCACTGACCAAACAACAGAAACGGAATGAACTCATTCTGCAACGTCTGATCGCGTTCAACGCTGACGACAAGAACGGAGCAAAGAGTCTCGGCGAATCGCTGGACATGATGCTCGATGACCTGTGTCAAGAAGATTTCTTCGGCACAGAAACCCAATGCGACCCGCGTGGCGATGGTCGCGACGGACCATGGTCGGCCGTGAAAAGGGTCGAAGGAATTGACAAATGAGAACGAAAGTTGCTTCGCGACAAATATCGTTTGTCCACACGGCCTACATCTATTTCCACCTCGATGACGAGGCTGGCTGGTACGTGATGAAAGAACCAGACGGCACAGAGCGAACCTGGCCAAATGCTTCGGACGCATTCAAGTACGCTCGCTCGCGAGGCTGGCGCATCGAATGGCTCGGTGACGACACGTACAAACCATACGAACTGGACTTCGACAAATGAATCAGAGCTTCTTCGAATATTTCAAAGAGCATTTCACGGTCCACGGATTCACGGAATATCTTGCTGGGCAGTTTAGCAATCCAATGTTCTGGGTGATGGTCGTCCTTTACGTTGTCGTGTATTCTGTCATTAAGGCCACGGTCGATCATGTCAGAAAATAAACCACGATTCCTCAAGGGCATCGGCAAAATCAACGGTGACGGTTGGAAAGACACAACTGTCATCGGCGAAGTTGTCTTCGTTCACAACGAAGAAAAGCCGCGACCATACAAAGCCGGCCAGTATCCACGGGTCGGGAATGAAGGCTGGTCCGCAAGCACTGACCAGTACGATTTCACTCCGGCAACAGAAGCTGAAGAAGCTCTAATCGAAATGATTTTCGGCAAATGAACATGACACCGATTGAACAACACTACGACGATATTCGCATGCTGGCAGCTTTCAAGAAGCAAATGACTGGCGTGCAATATGGCGAAGAAGAAACAGCAGACGCGCTCGCGTGGTTCCATGCTGGTTGGCTGGCTGCACGCGAAAGTGTTCCCGACAAGAAAGAATATCAGCACGGCCGCGACTTCTTCCAAGGCGAAGGGCAAGACATTGCGAACGCAAAGGTCGACGGCTGGAATGAGTGCCGAGCGGAGACGCTGAAATGAAATGGTTCCATCGACACCACTGGTCGCGTTGGGAAAGCTACGCAAAGACCAACATCATTCAACCTATAACCGGTGGTGTGTTGGGCTATATCTTCATCCAGAAACGTACTTGCTATAAGTGCGGACTGGTTCAATATCAACAAGATCGAATAATGGCGGAGGACGAATGATCTTTCATATTTTGGTGGGGCAACGCAAATGCGACTACCCAGGCCAGTACGCACCTGAAGCATTGGAAGTTATGGATGACAATGCAATGGGCGACAACGAAGAATGGATGCTCAGTGCGATGAAAGAATATCGCGACAGTGACGAGTTCACGCATCTCGCGATCGTGAAAGTAAAAGTGGGAGATGCTGCAATCGATGCGGTATTGTTTCCACGAAACACGACGGTTGAAGGGTTGGTGTTATGACTGACCGTGTACGACAACTCGTCAAGGAACTTGACCAATGGTCTCCGTGCATGAGCTACAATGATAGCTACTTCGGCGAACCGCCGGGCATGCTGAAGCAGACAATCCGTCAGCTCGTGAAAGAACTCGACGCAACCAAAGACATCACCGACATGTCGACGGAAGAACTGCAACAACGAGCAATCAACATCATCCGCAATTCGGCCGCCAACAAAATCGAAGAACGCATTCGCATCATGGAAATGGTAAATCAAATTACCGATCCCAACGTTCGTCTGCCGCTTAAATACATTCTGGAAAATTTGCCGTGAGGGGAAAATGTTTACGCGTGAGTGGTTCATGTGTCTGAGAGGATTTCATGAATTCAAGTTCATTCGAAATCTCTACGGAGACGAGATAAACAAATGGGAAGCGCGTAGCGTCTGGAGATGCGGTAATTGTGGTAAGATGGAAGGACGCGACTATCTTTTCAAATGTAAATCGGAAATGAAACATGATTGAAAACCACAATGACATCGTAGCCCGTTGTCTCCAACTCGACAGGATCAGTGATGACAAAGGTCTGATCGTTTATTTTCTCGACTGCAACAGGCATACGTTCAGGCTTGGTGTTTCGTCAATGTACTGGTCGCATCTCGCAGAGAATGAACGTTACTGCATGGTGAAGTACGGAAACTACTTCTTGAACAAAGAAGATGCAGAATCGGCAGTAGCACGAGCCATGTCGAAATAATTGTGCAAACTCGCTTGGTTGAGTTATAATCGACACATCAACTAAGCGAGACACAAAATGAACTTCGACGATTACAAGCCAAAGCTGAAATACCCGACCAAACACGATTTCACGACGACGTACTTCTACCGTCACGGCGAGTGCATCGCCACGGTGCGCCCTGGCGAACAAACGCCAGAGATTGGTCAGGGTGCACTGATCGAGCGCGTCGTTAACGAAGATGCATTCCGCGCCGCACGTAACGAATACAACAAGCACGTCAAGGCGCTCGAAGAGCAATTCGTGATCGATCTGTTCGAGGATGCCGGCGTGCCCGACAATGAGTTCACGCGCAAGATTTACAGCATCGCGTACGATCAGACTCATTCCGGCGGTCTCAGCAGTGTCGCATCGTGCTTCGACGATCTGTCCGGCCTGGATACCCTCGCACGAAAAGTCTACGACAAATGAGCTATCGCACAACTCACATGGGCATCGACTTCGATCTTGTGCGTCGAGTCGATGGCGGACCTGTCGACATCAACATTTCGTCGGCATTCGTCGCACCAGTTCCTGGATGGGAAAAGGCGAAGATCGGTACCGTGTACGTCAACGGCAATCCGGTGACTGCACTCGAAGTGCACGAAGACTACGACGTCCAAGCACTCGAGAAGTTGCGAACGACACTCGAGCTGGATACCGCCATTCCGTCGACGATCTACAACTTCGCCGACCTGCGGCTGCGTCGCTACGAATCCGAACTCGCCGAAGCGCGTGCGGCTCTGAAGTTGGCACGCGACTCGTTGAAGGAAATCACCGTCGATCCGACGCAGTTCGACTTCGGACCTGCGTATGCTGGTGCCGAGCAACGACAGAAAGACGCGATCAAAGCCATCAACAAAGCGCTGAAGAATCGCGAGTAAAGCTGTGCATATTGCCGGCGTTCGTGTATAATCTTTTCATCGACACTGAAAGGATAAAACATGTTCACGATGATCCGCCCGCTCGAATACTTCTACGGTGATCTGCACTACAGCTGGAACATCGACAAAGTCGTGGAGCCGACCGAAGCCGAGAAGAAGCGTCGTCGGTTCGGCACGATGTTCATGCTGCATGCGCTGCTCAATCGCGCCGGTATCGACCACGAGAACAAACATACTCTGATCTGTTCGGGGTATGTCAAAACGAAAGACCGCTTTTAATACTGCCGGAGGTCTAAATAAACCTCCACCACTTCATTGGTCGAAGAATCATGTCTAAGAAGCTCATTGTCGGGTGCGCCCTGGTCTCCGCTATTGTTAGCGCTAGCGTGGGCATGATTTTTGCTGCCCGCACTCCAGTCGTCGGCCATCTACCTGACTTCAGCGCGCTCATCGAGAAAGATGGGCCGGGTGTTGTTAACATCCGAACAGTTCAAAAAGTTACTCCAATACAAACAGGCAGTGCAACTGAGTTGCAAGAACTGCTGCACAGCTATTTCTCTCCACCTGTAATTTCAAAACGCATTGATCCAGACAGCGGAATTGGGTCCGGATTTTTCATTTCCAAGGATGGTTATTTGCTGACTAATGCCCATGTTGTCGATTCGGCATCAGAGGTCATTGTCACGCTTGCAGATCATCGTGAGTATACCGCAAAGATCATTGGCTTCGACTCACGCACTGACGTTGCTCTGTTGAAAGTCGATGCTGACGAAGACCTGCCATACTTACCGATCGGCAAGTCCAGCAAAACAAAAGTTGGTGAATGGGCATTTGCTATTGGTTCGCCATTCAATCTCGAGAACACTGCGACTGCTGGTATCATCTCTGCAACCGCACGTGATGCTGGTGAATATCTGCCGCTGATTCAAAGCGACGTGTCGATCAATCCCGGAAACTCCGGTGGACCGTTGATGAATATCCATGGAGACGTGATCGGTATCAACTCGCAAATTCTGCAAAATCTGAGTGGCGGAACTGCTGGCATTTCATTTGCAATTCCGATTGATGCGGCAATGCGCATTGCCGAACAGCTTAAGCAGAATGGCAAAGTCGTTCGCGGAAGACTGGGTGCGCAGATTGCAGAACCACCGGGCAACATGACGTTGTTCTTCGGAACTTCCGGCACACGAGTTGTCATTGTGCAACGTGTCGTCAAAGATAGTTCAGCAGAGAAAGCCGGCATGAAAGCTGGCGACATCATTCTGAAAGTCAACGACGAAGCTATCAATGGCGCAAACGATTTGCCATGGCGTATTGGCAATGCGTCTATTGGTAGCATTGTGAAAGTCACAGTACTGCGTGACGACGAGCAAGTCGATTTGAAGGTGAGAGTCGATGCGATGGACGAAAACAAAATCGAAGCCTCGCAAGATGTAAACATCACATAACAGTGTGCAGGTGAGTAGGTTCCATGTATAATGACTCCATCGACAAGCAATCACGGAGATTACGAACATGGGAACCTACGTCTACGCACTGAACACCAACGTCCGCACCATTTCGAACGTCACCGTCGGCGTTGCCGAGTATCGCTACAAAGAACATCTGACTGCGCACGATGCTGACGAGCTGAACCTCGCCATGTACAACCGTCTGTGCAAGCGTCGTGTCAAGCACTTCGAAACCAACAAGCTCCCTTTCTTCTTCGTTCGTGGTAAAATCGAAGTCGGTGCTGCTGTGTACGGTCACCTGTCGGCAAAGGGCCGACTGGTCGGTGCCTGCTTTGATGATAGCGTCCCGCTGGTGCAAGCTGGCACCATCATCAAAGTTGGCCGCAGCTACGAAATCAACTGGAACTAATATGGCAACCATCAAAGACCTCAAGCAGCTTGCGAACTTTCTCTTCGCACCGAACTACTACGCCAAGCAGGCGAAGCCGCCGCGTAAGGTGTACGATCCGAAGAAGCTGACGGAGGAGGACCGCGTCGAGCTGCTGGCCGTCGTCACCGAAGCCCTGCGTCCTGAAAAGCTGACGTGCAACTTCCAGCTGACCGGCGAAACCCTGCGTCTCAAGACCGAGATGCTCGAAGGCGCCAAGCGTGCATTGGAGAAGTATTTCAAATGATCGAGCCAGAAATCGTCATCAACGGAGTTCCGTTGACTCATGCGCAAGCCATGATGGTTCGTTGCGCAATTGAAAGTCTCTCGTTCGCCTGTCACAATACGGGTAACGAGATTGATCAAATGTACATGCAGCGGATTCAAGAAGTTCGTCCGATCATGTACGCCAACAATCCACATTACAAAAAATGACCGTCTACATTATTATCTGTGCCTGCATCTTTCTGTATGCCGCGCACACCGCGTTCGAAGACGTGACGCTCATGCGTCACTCCGGCGAAACCGATTATCCAAATCCACCGGTGCTGTTTCTCGCCGGACTGTTCATCGTGTCGTTCATTCCAGTGCTGAACCTCGCGTTGATCGGCTTCACGGTGCTGTACCGCAAAGGCGCGTTATGACTGATATAGTTTTCTGCGCGTGCACAAAGTGTGGTAGGATAGTTGATCTTGACGCGAGCGATCTGGCTTACACGCAGAGCAAACGCCACAACTATTTCTGGAACAAACCGGGTGACCTGGTTGCCGCGCGTTGCGAAGGCTATTTCACTGCACCTGGCAGCCAACAAGCCTGGGAACTCCAGGAAGGTCGACCGTACCCAAAAATCTAATATTCCCGAAGGAATCCAATGAGCCATCCCCTCGTACCACAACTGATCGCAATGCTGGAAGAAGCGAAGGAGTTCGACTTCTCGCAAACACCTGCAGTCAAATTCATCGCAAGCCTCCGCGATAAGCTGGTGTTCACTGGCTTCAGCCAGGACGACGCAGAAGTCATCGTCAGCTCGATGGAAGTCGATCTGCCGCCTGGTTCGGTCGAAGAAGAAGACCTCGAACGTCTCGCAGTCCTGTACTGCGAAATCCTGAACAAGGCACATCAAGCCTTGATTGACAACGGCTTTCAAAATCCAATCACTGCGCTGCTGGAGATGGCCAAGAAGTTCACGCTGAAGCTGTCGTGAAGACCGCCAACTTCCCGCGGGCCACTATTGAAGGCACTCGCGGATGGAACTTTCCGTTCGGCACAACCGAGGAAGACTGGCTCATTTCGATCACCGACGCAAACGGTTCGGATGCAGACGTCGAGTTCCGATTTGACCGCATTCTGTTCATGAAGTTCAACGACACGAACAAGATCGGCGAAGGCGAGTTGTCTTTCGAGCAAGCTGAAGAGATTGCGCGCTTCATCAAGGAAGCACGTGAGAAGAAAAAGAACGTGTGGGCGAACTGTCACGCCGGTATCTGTCGCAGTGGCGCGATCGTGTCGTTGTTGATCGACCTTGGCTGGGAGTACGCAGATTCTCGTGCTTCGCCTGGTCGTATTCCGAATCACCTGGTTTATGACCGCGTGCGAAAACATTTTCCGGAACTGAAGCAGTCGTGGGACAAACCTGATATAATCCTGCCATCTTCGGGTTCTGACCCGAACATCTGGATACCTGCAAAGGATTGGAAATGAGAGTAACGAAAACTTACATCGCATTCGATGACACACCGTTTCAAGATCGATTCGCATGCGCTCGCTGGGACTTTCATGTCCGGCCGGATATGCTGGAACGACTGGCTGAAGCATTCGGCAAGCGGCACATTAGCGAACAAGGTCGATGGTGCGGTGGCGATCCTGAACTCGGCCAAGGTGGATATGCGTGTGGGTGCATGGGCTGTGCGAATCACACGTTCTACGACCTCGACCTCCAGTACGAACACTGGCAGGTCTGGTTCCACGAACTGCGACTGCCGCAAACGACCGATAATATTCCAGACGTGCACTCCGATGTCGACGTGATTCTGACGGACATCGGCCCGAATCGCGTGGAAGTTTTCAAGGTTGTCCGCGCACTGACTGGCCTCGGCCTACTCGAAACCAAGAAGCTCATGGAAACGCCGAATGCCGTACTGAAGACGGCTGTGCAATTCTACGACGGCAACTACACGCTGGAGCAGTTGGAAAACGTCGGTGCCACTGTGAAGCTGGAAGTTTCCGATAAACAACGCTGGACAAGGATTTCATAATGACATGTAAATGCGGATCGAATCGCATTGCTGGTATTCACGGCAAGTGTTCAGACTTGGGAAGCGTGTCGATCCCACATCTGGACTTCGAGCATCAAGGCTATCAAATGGACCTTGGTGTTGGCAGCGGCGACTACATCGACTTCGAGTTGTGTCTTGACTGTGGTCAAGTTCAAGACTTCGTGCCAATCAGCGACGAGGAAATCAAGGCGTCTGAAGAATGGGAGATGGTGAAGGGCACGGAAGAAGAGCAAGAGCGAGAAGCAGAGCTTGACGCGTCTGAGCCAGCCGTGTTCTCGATGGCGGAAGTCGAGTATCGAAAGATCAATCAACTGCTGAACGCGAACTTCGGAAACAACTGGCGTTTCGATAAAATGAACCAGCAACAGATTCGCGAGATTCTGACGAATTCGTTGGAAACCGATGACTGCAGCGATGCACTGCGCAAAGCAATTTTCAAGTGCCTGGGAGAACTGAAATGACCGTTGAAGTAATTCACGCCTTCGGCCAGTACATCATCATGCCGATCTGCGGTGCTGTCGCGTTCGTCGCATTCTGCTATTACGTGCTCAATCAGCGCGATTAACACTGTACATTTTTCGTGGACAGTGTATAATGAACTCATCGACAAACACTACGGAGTAAGCAAATGGCCAAGCCGATCAAACCCGGTTTCTTCACGATGGACGTCGTGACCGAAGTCTGCGCACAGAAAGACCTGGCCACTGCTCGCGAAATCGCGATGAAAAGCGTGGACAAGATGAAGAACTACGCTACTCCGGAAAACATCGCCAAGGCGACCAAGATGATCGAAAAGGCGAAGGACGTTCGCAAGCTCGGTCTGGACATCACCAACTTCATGCTCGCCCATCCGAGCGAAGGCCTGAAGACGATTCGCTCCCGCACCTAATCCGCGCCGCCTGAAGCCCGACAGCAGAAATGCGTCGGGCTTCTTTGTATCTGTGATACTATTGCATCTAATCAATATTTCACGGGTGCAATATGTTCCAAGAAGTAATTCCTCTTCCAGACGACTTCCACCGTCTTACAATGAGCGAACGTGGTCTCACGTTCGACAAGATGTTCAAGCAGCTGATGTCAGCATATTCCGACGTCAACGTCCCAGCAGAGCGTGACAGCCCGTTCGATATTCAAATCAACGACGAAGCGTTCTACGATCTGAAGCTGATCACCGACAAAAACGTCCAGCGAGACACGGACTACGTTTACCTGTCTCACAACGAATACCTGTTTGCAAAGCAGCAAAAGCATTTCTTCTACATCGTCTATCGCGAGATTGGCCTGTTTGAAGAAGCGCACTTGACATGTGTCTTCAGCTTTGACTACGCGAAAGAAGTCGGCGCACTCGAAGTATTTCCGAATGGCAAGAAAGTATTTTGTCATGCAACTGGTAAACCTGAAATGCCGTGGTCGATCAACATTACTCGACTTCAACAGTTCTTGTCGAACGACATCGAAAAATTTAGATCGTTCACGAAGCCATGGTATAATAGCAACACTCTCCTAAAGCAACAGCAATTCAAGGAGAGAGAAATGGGACAACCCGCACCAAGTTTTGAAACAGCAGCACCACGTGAGCCAGTCAGCTGGGTCAACGACATCGCAGACATGCACACCAAGTTCGGTGTGAATCCAGTGATTCGTACTCTGGACCAGGAAAAGCTTCGCACATTCCTCAAGTTCCGTATCGACTTCCTACAGGAAGAACTGGACGAGATGCGTGACGCGATGGACAATCCGGAGTTCAAGAAGGACCGGGCTGACGAAACCGTCGACGCACTGATCGATCTGTGTGTCGTGGCGATCGGTACGCTGAACGCATTTGATGTCGATGCTGATGAAGCATGGACACGTGTGCATGAGAAAAACATGCAAAAGAATCCAGGCATCAACGCAAACCGTCCGAACCCGCTCGGTTTGCCTGACCTGATCAAGCCGGAAGGCTGGACACCGCCGACACACAAAGATAATGTCGGTTTACTTTCAAGGGTATTCAATGTCTGACAACAAACAAGTAGTAGCAATCGATGGCGTCTCCACCAGGGAACTAGTGAATGACGTCGTGGCCATCACGTTCGAATCGACCAAAGAAGGCAAGATCGCCGACACGGTTCAGCAAGAACTGCGCGAATCTGTTCGCGCAGCAATCGAGCTGGTAACACCGCACATCAAGACTGACGAAGTCGATGTCTCGACAGACAGCTTCCAAGTACAACCGCGCTATAACAAGGCGGGCAAAATGGATGGCTATCTCGGCATCGCGCAAGTTACCGTAAAAGGTACCGACACTGCTACGATCGCTCAACTCGCTTCGGACATCAAGACGATGGTCGTATCGAGTTCCAAGAACTCAATGAGCCGCAAGCTGAAGCAAAGCGTCGAAACCGATCTGATGAAAGACGCGATCGCAGACTTTTCCATGAAGGCAGACGCAGTGGCTCAAGCGTTCGGATACAAGTCGTGGGAACTCGGTCAAGTCAGCGTCGGCGTTCAAGCAGAACGTAGTTACGGTGGCGGCGGCAAGGTTATGGCGTTGTCAGCGTCAGCAGGAATGGAATCGGCACCAATGTCGGTTGAAAGCGGTAAGTCGACTATGAACGGTTACGTTCGCGGAAATATCGTTCTGTCGCGTTCGAAAAAGGCGTAAAATGGGAACCAAGAAAATCGCTTTCGAACTCACGGTCGGTATTCCACAGGCTACCGTGAAGCAACTGATCGCTGAACTCCAAGAGCACATGGAGAATCAGCACGACGTCAAGCTGAAACTGAAAGACAACGAAGCAGTTATGGAACTGCTGAAGAAGGGCGTCAAGGACAATCTCAACTACGGGTTGGACTGCCTGTACGCTGACGAAGTGTTCGACATGACCGCAATGGAAAAGCTCTTCAAGAAAGAAATTCAAGAGGCTGAAGATAAATACGAGGCGCAACGTCTGGCTGAAGAAGAAGTTGAACGAGCCAAACGTATCAAGACAGCTGGCGTGCTGCGTATGCGCCCTGATCAACTTGCAGCTGCACAGAAGCTGTTGAAAGAGGCGGGGATCGAAGCAACTGTTTAAGGGCTGAATTATGCCAACAATAAGTTCACGACCACAAGTTGAGGACGAGGACGACGGTGGTGCATACACGGTAAATGAAATTGCCGGTATCATCACCGATGGAGTTCTGTATGTCATGCCGAAGGGCTTGCCGGAACTTCGTCTTACGCTTCACACAATTTGCCGCACAATGTGGAACACCGAAGCCATCGCGGACTTTTTCATATACGATAGCGCCCAAGGCGGGTGCGACGTAGGCTTCAAACTTTATGACGACCCACACTATCACGTAATCACAATCAAATGAAAATCCAATCGCGCCCACCAGAGAAGCACAAGGCAGAAATGACCATTCCAGAAATGGTCTGCTTTCTGCGAGACATCATGGAAACTGAAGGTCATCGTGAAGGTGACATGTATCGAAAGGTTCTGACCCTCGGCGCACTGTCCATGCTGAAACAGCAGGGCGTGATTATGGATTATCAAGTGCGCAGCGATTACTGCGGATTCTACAACCTGTGGGCTCAAGTCCGAACACCGGATTTCGAGTGTCATACCCTGGCAATATGAAAACGTCGTACTTCGGAAACCTCAAGAACATCGAGGTTCCGCTCAGCATTTCCCAGTATCCGCCGAAGTGGTACACCGGACCCCAACTGAAAATGTTGGCACCACCGCGTGAGCTTCTTCTGGATACGAAGAAAGGCTTGGTGACTCATGAAGAATACACCAAGATATTCAATGAGCATCTGAAACAGTTTGACCCTCGAGAAATGTACGAAGCAATTGTCGAGGAGTATGGTGAGAATGTTACATTGTTGTGTTTCGAAAAGCCAGGTGATTTCTGCCATCGCCGACTGGTCGCAGCTTGGTTCGAGCAGGCAATGGAAGTCGAAGTTCCGGAATGGGTCAAGCCAGTTCCGAAGCGAAAGACGACTCTGGTCTTTTGACATAAATACCTGATCAAACCCTCTCAGGTAAACAAATGCGCAAGATCAAGATTCTCAACATCAATGCATCATCTGGACCTCCAGGCTCCATCGAGATTGCAACGGACTTCTCTCAGGTTTTCCAAGGGAAGTTCTATCGTCATCCTACCACGGGTGCAACTTCCCCGTCGTATACCTCGCCTGCACCAACAGATTACGCGCTGATCAAAGCAACGACCTTCGACATTGTTGAAAATACAAAGTATGCGGGTCGTTACACCGTCTACACGCCCGTATCTGCGGCTGACACCAAATCAAGTGTGTTCACAGCTGCGACAAACCGCACTGTCATCAACGTCAACGAGGTTATTCCACCGTTGACAACCAGCGATGCAACAGCATTGTCTTCTGCCGGTTACATCACCAACATCAGCACGTATTTGCTTTACACTGGAACAAGCAACATTGTTGTTCCGCCAACTGTCGACATCACCACGTATCCGATCGAAATCATGGGTCGTGACGCGTCCGGTTGGGGTGAAGCATTCACGCAGAACTTCGTGAACCTGACAAGGAACTTCGCGAACGCAACTGCACCAGCAAATCCATTCGTCGGCCAAACCTGGTTTGATACAGACGACAGTCAGATGCGCGTCTGGAACGGTTCGACCTGGGACCTGCTGAACCGTGCCTCATTCGGTGTTACCTTCCGCCATACTCAAGGAACTGCCGCTGCCATTTGGACCGTCAATCACGGTTTGAACTTGGCTGCACCGTACATTGCATTCTGTCAATTCTACGTTGATCGTGGCAATGGCCCACAGATCATCATTCCGTCGGACGTCCAATTCGTTTCTGCTACGCAACTGAAGGTAACGTTCTCTAATCCTGAAATCGGCTATGTGTTGGTGCGTCAATGAAACTCGATGAACTCCTAGATAACGCTCTGCCGTACAAGATTGTCAAGAATTCTGACGGGGTATTCGCGGCTCAGTTCACCGCAGGCGATCGCGAAATTTATTTCAGTGCAGAGAATGAAGGTGCGATGGATGACTTTGACGAGGGTGAATGGCACATTGTCTTTGGTGAAATCCAAATCAAGAAGCGCACTACACTGAAATTGAAGAGCACTGACCCTGATACCGTTAAGACATTGGCTTTCAACAAGACTGGAAGTGGAAATGAGATTCAGGTATTCTCGACGCTCAAAAGCATTATATCCAAGCTAATCAAAGAACACAATCCGAAGCGATTGCTGTTCTCGGCTGACAAGGATGTGAAGAACAATCGTGCGCGCCTATACGCGAAGCTCTTCAAGAAGAATATGCCGAGTGGTTGGAAAGTCTTGACAGGTGACAATGAAGTCGATCATGAGCCAGTGCTGTTCTCGATCGTTAAGGAAGGCATGATGAAGCGTTCAGACCCGTACATCTCTGGCGAGAAGTCTGGACCACGTCCTCCAGAAATGAAACTGGCGCCTCAGCCAGTGTCAGCTCACAAATCTAAACTACAAACGCTCATGCGAAAGTCCGGCAAGTCGATGGAGAAAGTCGAAGCCGCATGGAACAAAGCAGTGCGTGAAACTCCAGACGGTCCAGCCAAGTGGGCCAACGTCATGAAGCGCGCGAAGGCCGATCTAGGAATTAGTGTCTGAACACCCGGGTTCATGGTATAATCTTTCCATGAACCTATTCTTTCTTTCCCGCGATCCAAGCATCTGTGCACAACAACACTGCGATAAACACGTGGTGAAAATGATCTTGGAGTATGCACAGCTCCTCAGCACAGCACATCGTCTTCTCGATGGCAAGCCGCAAACGTTCGACTTCGATCTGCCGAATGGCAAGGTCAAACGTCTTACGCACTGGGCTCTGCCTGGCGAGACCGTTACGCCTATGCTGATGGAGGGCAAACCGTTCCTGACGATCGGCAACTCCCAAGCCTACAAGGTAGCGCATCAACATCATCCACTCAGCTTCTGGTCGCGCGAGAGTTCCGGCAACTACCAGTATTTGTTCGAGCTGTTCGTCAACTGTTTGGCCGAATACACGCATCGCTATGGCAAAAAACACAGCGCCGAAGCATTGCTAAATACCCTGTCAAACTGGCCGCTCAACATTCGCTTCGCCGAATTCGTTGATCCGCCTCTCTCGATGCCAGACGAATACAGGACCGACGATGCCGTCATTTCTTACCAAAATCTATACGTGGGTAGCAAGGCGCGGTTCGCGAAGTGGACCAACCGTCGACCACCTGAATGGTTTATCCAAAGGACTCCGAACTATGACCAAACCCATTTCGAACGAACGCGTTGAATGGCTGAAAGAACGTGCTACAATACTCGATGAATGCATTCGCATTTCATCGACTCAGATGCATGCGCTTACCAGCGGTGGCGCACAGCGCGATGATCTGCTGACTGCGTTGCGCGGCTTCAATGCCGAACGCATGGCCATCGCCATTGAACTGTCAGCACTGAAGAAGTTCGGTGTAACACCGTGAGCCGTTTGTACGAGCTGGTTCCGACATCAGAGAATGTCGTAGTGTACAACGAGAAGTCTGGTCATGTTCAAGTGCTGACGCCTGAAGGCGCGGTGTTTGATCGACCAGACACAACCGATGTTCGCAACATGTCGATTGCATTCGGTTTGTTGTTGACATCGAATCAATGGCGCATGGCAACCGAAGAAGAAATTGCTGAATGGCAAGCGCATCCACCAGTGCCGATGTTGGCTCTGAACTGGACCGTGCCGCCGCCGCGGCCACGACCAAAACTCACAATTGTAACGAAAGAATAACATGGGTGCAAAATTAGACGTTGGCTTCGTCGTAGACATCGAAGCCACCTGCTGGAAGACGCGGGACGAACAGGGCACGAAGCCGAACGAAATCATCGAAATCGGCTTCTGCAAACTGAACTACGAAACCGGCGAAGTCACGAAGTTCCCTTCGTACGTAATCCGACCACGCTTCACGCACATCACTCCGTTCTGCACGGAACTGACCGGCTGGACTGAAGAAGCCATCATCGAGCAAGGCAAGGACATTGCTCGCGTGTTGCGTGACATCAAGGCCGAACACGACATCCAACCGGAACACATCTGGTATTCGTGCGGTAACTATGATCGCAACATGCTCAGCTCCAAGACCCAGAAAGGTGTTGGCGCACTGTACGGCATTCGCGCTGATGTGAATCCGTTCGACATCATGCAACAGCACGTCAACGTGAAGACTCTCTTCGCGCTGAAGCACAAGCTGAAGAAAGAAATCGGCATGGACGCAATGTTGAAGATGATGGGCGAAACCCTGGAAGGCCGTCACCACAATGGCGCCGACGACGCGTACAACATCGCCAAGATCGTCAAACACGTTTTATAACTAGGAAATTTTATGATCGAAGAAATCGCACCACAAATCACCATCGACGACCTGGCAAAGATCGACCTGCGCATCGGCAAGATCATCGCTGCATCGCACGTCGAAGGTGCCGACAAGATGATTCAGCTGACCGTCGACATCGGCGAAGCAGAACCGCGCAACGTCCTGGCCGGCATCAAATCCGCCTACAACCCGGAAGATTTGGTCGGCAAGCTGACCGTTGTCGTGGCCAACCTTGCCCCGCGCAAGATGAAGTTCGGCGTTTCCAACGGAATGATTATGGCCGCGTCCGCAGCTGATCGTGCCGAAAATCCTGGCATCTACATTCTGCAGCCGGTCGATGGCGCAACACCGGGTATGCGTATCCGCTGATCAAAAATTATGCTGATGAAGTTGCCTAGCTTTTTTGACATCATCTGCATTCTCGTGACCAAAGCGTGGGGTCACATGCTGATACCCACGCTCCTCGGTTCAATCTTCTGGGCGATCGCCGGATTCTGGCAAGGATGGGAGTTCTTCCCGTGGATCGTCTGGATTGCCTGCTTCTTGGTCATCGGTTGGCTGCTGACCATTTCCTTCTGGGTCCGATACTACTGGGCCATCTACTATCGTGGGGAAGAGGATTGACTCTTCCAGCGGTATCTTGAAAACTTGTCCCGGCCTTGGGACAATCAATCCGTTCATCTCATTAAAGCGTTGCCGAAGAACAATGATTTCTTCGCGGGTATAGTTGTGCCTGCCTTTCAGGCGGATCACAGCATCAATTGTTTCCGACGGGCGGAATGTGTGGAGGATATAGTTCATGCAACTATTTACCTGAACACGAACGCAATATTAGAGCATTAGCTGACAAATAAGAATCAGGTTGTCCATCTCCATAAATAGCTCGATAGCTTACGTGGAAAACGATATGACGAGCACACCTACAGACATTTCAGCAAAAACAACCCACGATCTATGGATTGACGCCCGTCAGTTTACGATCGAAGTAACACGCGACCCACAAGTACCAACGAACCTCATCCTGACAGTCAAGCGTCCTGCTTCGCTGTCTGTGACTGATGGTGCAGTCGTACTTCTCAGTGACAAGCCAATCGGCCCAACAAATTATCCGGAAGACGGTACGGCCTATGCGGCTGACATCAATCCTGATTGGAACAGCCCAATACAGAAGATTGGTGACGCACAAGTTGTTGGCGCTTTTTACGCTGCACTGTCCAAACCATTTCCAAGCACTGAAGCGCTGGAAGTGAATGCAACGACGACCGGATTCCCAAGCACCATCAAAGACTTCACGATCACTGTGAGCAACACTGATCCGAAGAAAATCTACTACGCATCCGTTCACGCTTCGTCGAACATCATGCAGTACTATCCGATCGGTGTTCAATCGTATCCGCTGATCGGTGTTGTGTCTGGCCCAGTCAGTGGTTCGACATACACCGGCAACATTCCTTCGTACCCAACTGCTCCAACAGCGCCGACTCCAGGCATGGTCTACTATGACCAGGTGTTGAACATCGTCCAGTACTTTGACGCAAGCTCTGGCTCGTGGATTCCGACCGAAGCGAACTCGATTCTTTCAGGTCCATACAATCCTGGCATTCAGGGTCAAGTCTATCTGATGGGCGGACAGCTCCGTATTTTCGACGGTGTTCGCTGGGTTGATCTGCTGCCAACAAATCTGAAGCTGCGTACATCAATTGGTGAACCATGGGTTCAGATGGGAATCTTCACGACGGAAATCTATACACCAAACGAAGCACCAGTCGCTGGTCGTATGTACTACGACTTCACGCTCGGCCGCATGTACTACTACGACGGAAACGCCTGGGTCGTCCCGAATGCAACGAACACGCTGTTCAATCTCGGCACATCCTTCATTCCTGCGTTTGTTGCCCCGATCACTGTCGAAACAGAACTACTGCGTAATCCGTACATCGGCCAACTGTTCTACAACACGACGACTCAGAACCTGAACGCGTGGAACGGGAAATCGTGGAACAAAGTCAACGACGACCAGATGGGTTCGCCGTCGACTGACAAGGTTTCAATCGGAACTGACGGATCGTACGACAGCCGCATCAAGCTCATCAAGGTGTTGAACGCACAGCTCGGATGGCCACAGATGTGCGTAGAGCTGCAAGAAGAACAATTTAATGTGGCGATCGACAATGCGCTGCAGAACTATCGTCAGATGTCAAGTGGTGCTTACAAACGCGGCTTCGTGCTCTTCAAGCTAATCCCAGGACAGCAGAAGTATTACCTGAACTCGCCGATCGACAAGACGGACCACATCGTCGACATTCACAAGATTCACCGCATGGGACCACTTGGCGTCTATGGCGGTGGGCCGAATGATGTCTGGGCGCAAGCATTCGCACAGCAATACTACAGCCTGGTTGGTGGAGCTGGTGACTTGCTCAGCACGCACCTGGTCGCAGCATACGGTGAAGAACTCAATCGACTCTTTGCTGGTGATCTGGCATTCCAGTGGGATGAAGCATCGCACGAACTCCTGATCCTCCGCGCAATCCGTGGATACGAAACCGTTGTCATCGAAGCAATGCTTGAACGCAACGAGCAGGAAATCCTCAATGACCGTTGGTGCGAACAGTACATTCAGAACTGGGCACTGGCTGAACTCAAGATGATGCTTGGCCTCATCCGCTCGAAGTTCTCGTCTGGTACTCCAGGACCTGCTGGCTCGATCAACCTGAACGGCGAACTCCTGGTTTCCGAAGCACGCCAAGACATGGCTGAACTGACGGAATCGCTTTTGAACTACGAATATGGTGGACACATTGGACATGGCAACGTGTCGTTCCTGATCGGATAACATGCAAACATTCAAACAATTCCTTCTTGACGACACTCGCAAATCTCGTACGCAGGTAGTTGACGTCGATACGTTCATCAAGTGGGCAACCAAAAACTCGCTCCGATATTTGTCGGGCAAACAATTCCTGTATCGCGGCGGATCGGGTGATGCAGCAAGAGGCTTGCGTCTGGGTAACGCTGCAGGCGAGGGCATCACACCTCGCGAGAGCGCGAACACCCACAACAACTATACATTGTGGATTGACAATCATCCATCATTTGATGGTTGGCCTAAACGCTCCCTGTCTTTCATCGGAACAGACGACCGCGACGTTGCTGATGGTTTTGGCGGTGCAGCGCTGTTGGTTCTTTCCGATAACGCAAAGGTTGGTTACTGCGGTGTGAACGATCTGTGGGAAACTGAACTGGCTCCGATTGGTATCACGATCGAAGAACTCAACGGCATGACGCAGAGCATCATTGACAAGCGAATCAAGACGTATGACGAACTGGTTGATACCATGAAGCAATATGACCTTGACGACGTTCGTGCCGAAGTCAGTGACTGGCATGGCGGCGAAGAGCTGGTTGAAACAATGCACAAGCGCGGTCTTGAAACGCTGTATGACGTATGGGAATTCCTTGTCAAGCCTGACATCTTTGCCGGTCAATCGCGTGGTGCTGACGCAAGTAAACAACACGCAAACGGCGAAGTCTGGATTCAAGGCGAAGTGGGATTCATTCCTCACGGCAGCCGGCTTTCTGAAGACGATAAGAAACGCCTGATGGAATGGGCTGAACAGTTCGATAATTTCCCAGAAGAAATCGAGCATCACTGGGGACAGGACGCGTATGACTACTGATAAACTCCCACAACCACGCACGACCATTGCAGAATGTGTTGACGCGGCAGGTTCATTCAACAGCCCAATCACGCCGAACTCTGGCTTACCGTACATTCCGCCGCTGAATCCTGGTACAATTACCAATCCGCCTCAAGGCGGTGGAACGTACGTGCCTCCGGAATTCTGTGGTGGTACATTCCGCATCACGCAGGATGCTTGCTTCGGAATCGAAAACGTTTATCAGGATGCACTGGCCTCTGAGTCCCTGAATATCTCTGGCGCACCGCTCAACGTGTTCAAGCTGCTCGGCAACCACGAACAAGGCAAGCTGATCGACTTGGTTGGCGCTGGTCGTGCAATCGGTTCGAGTATTGGCGTCGCAAACATCTTCGACGAACTGGCCGAAGGCTGGACGAGTAGCTTCAAGGGCCTTGAGGTTCTTCAGAAGCCTGCGTTCATTGGTTACGACTTTGGCATTCGCATGACCTCGTTCGGTCAACCAGAGAATGCACCAGGCGCGCCGGACGCGCAGCACATCACGAGTTTCCGAATCAAACAGGGTTCGGACCCGAACACTCGCGCTCTGCAGGTTCGTGTCGATCGTTCCGATGGTAACTTCAGCGTCGATCCACTGAAGATCATTGCGAATCCTCCTCGCACCAGTGGCGGTGTCGGCGGGTTCCATCAGGGCATAAACTCGCGTCACGGTGCCTTTATGCTATTCGCTGAATCCGCAACCAAGTTTACCGTTATGTTTGCTGGGAGCAGCACATCCACGATTCTTGGCGAAGCAACGGTTGGCGTACAGTTCAACTCGCCTGAAGGTTCATTCACGATTAACCCAAGCTCTGTCCCGTACAAACCAGGTGACTCGTTCATGGTGCCGGTCGACATGGAATGGAAACGGGTTGACGTCGTCAATCTGCCAAACATCGATGCACCGGCTCTGATCCGCATCAAACAGTCTGCTGCTTCGCGCTACTGGAGGATTGTGCCAACGTCGTTTGCTGGTGCCGCAAAAGATCAGCCATGGGTCGTCGACAAGCTCGAGCTGTTTGACTTCCAGGCAACGAGGCTGGATGACATCCAGGACCCGCTGTTCATGGAAAATCGCGATCGCGACTACGCAAAAGCATCGATCCAGATTCGTGCCGCATATACACCGTTCGACGCTGTGTCCGATCTGTCCAAGTTCGGATTCCAGATGGCCGACATCTATTCGTTCACGGTCTCGTTCGCTGACATGGTTCGCGCACTTGGCCGTCCAATCGTAATTGGTGACGTCCTCGAAGTTCCATCAGAAATGCAATGGGACCAGAACCTGCGTCCGGTTCGTAAGTTTCTTGAGGTCATCGATACCGGTTGGGCAGCAGACGGATTCACATCTGGCTGGCAACCTGTCATCTTCCGCTTCCAGGCACAGCAGCTGATTCCTGGTCAAGAGCACCGTGATCTGCTCGGAACCGTTGACACGCAGAAATACATCACTGACGACTTCCGATTCTTTGAAGGCACTGAACAGATTCAAACCGCTCCGCTCACTGTCACTGAAGCGAACGAAGCCGAAGCAGTTCGCGCTGTTCCAGAAAAAGGAACCAACATTCGTGAGCAAGCATCCGGCACTAACCGCTTCAACCAGCCTGGGTCCTATGACGGGGTCGGCCTGTACGTTGAGGACGGCCTGCCACCAGATGGTGCACCGTACGAATCTGGATTCAAACTGCCTGACGTTGCCGGACGTAAAGATGGTGAGTTTTTCCGTCTCGAGTATCCACCACAGCAAAATATCGCTGCACGCCTTTACAAGTTCTCGATTGTGAAGAATGCATGGCAGTATGTTGAAACAGATCGTCGTGCTCAACGTTCAGCACACCGACCAAGCCAGCTGGCCATCCTGAATCTGGATACCACATTACCACCAGGAAGCAAAAAGATTCCATGATTACATTTAAGCAATTTCTCAGTGAACAAGAAGCATTATCGTTTGCAGTCCTCATTCGCAGGGACTGCAAACAATTCCTCGAAGAATCAGAGTACGGAGGATTCATTCTCCGTGGTGTGAAAGGCCTGTCTGATATTGAATCGCATACTGCGCTCGATGCGGAAGGCAATGAGATGGAATATGGAATCAAAACTGTTCGCCAGGATCGTAAGCCTCTTGACTTCACGCTCCTACGTTCTGAAATTCTGGATGAATGGTTCAACGATAAGTTCGGCATTCGTGCACGCTCGCAGTGCATGTTTGCTGGCGGCAACAGGATAACGACTGCGGAACTGAAACACTACGGAACTCCGTGCGTTGTCTTCCCAATCGGTGCATTCAAGTATGTGTGGTCGCCAGAAGTTGGTGACCTGTACGGCAAGATGAATATTCCATGGGGTGATAAGACCTCAGAGCAATGGACAGAAGAAGCACGTGCATGGCTTGACAAACAGCATTATCAGACAGATGGTCTGGCACAGGCTGTCAAGACCAACAACGAAATCATGATTAAGTGCGATCGTTATTACGCGTTCCCAATCGAATACCAGGAACAAATGAAGCAAGCACTCGGCTTTGCCTAATAAATAGCTGGATTCTGAGGAGAAACTAAAATTATAAACCATTACTTTTATCACGGCCAGCTGCGTGCGTACATTCTGCAATTCGTTTCGCTTTTCCACGGACTGCAAGTACAGACCGGTGTAGGCGAATGCGGCGATCCTGAATTTATCAGCGTGCCTACTGTCGTCGGTAACAAGGACCGTGTCGTCGCAGGCATCATGTCCGGCAACACACAGAACCGCGTTTTCTCTCTGCCAACTATGTCTGCGTACATGACAGGCCTTGCACCAAACGATGAACGTCGTCGTGCCTCGGGATTCGTCCGTCAAGATGTTACAATGAAGACGGGCGGAATATTTCCGGATGACTTGACCGTTGTCAAACGCGTCATGCCTGTGCCGTATGATATGACACTTGAGCTTTCGATCTGGGCGTCGAACACCCAGCAGATGCATCAAATTCTTGAACAGATTCTCGTTCTCTTCAACCCGGACATTCAGATTCAAAAGTCGGATGGACCGTTTGACTGGACTCGTATCACCAACATTACGTTGACCGACATCGGCAACGAAGAGAACTATCCATCAGGCACTGAACGTCGCATGATCGTTTGGACTTTGTCCTTCATCATGCCAATCTATCTTGGAATCCCGATGGGTGTCAAAGACGACTTGGTCCGCAAGGTTATCATTCAGCTTGGCGACCTCAGCACGATGGGAACGCTCGAAGTCGGGGAGGACGGAAACCTCCAGCCATTCGGCGACGCGTACGGTACCATCGAAATTACCGACCGCGATCCAGCGGGACCTATTCCACCCCAACCAAACGAGATGCCATGAAACTGATTCAAGAAATTGTCGAGCAGGTCTATCTTGCCGAAAACAAAACCAGCAAGAACATGACGCGTGCCGAGAAGGATGCGAAGCGCGCTGCGAAGAAAGCTGAAGACCAGAAAGCTTTGCAGGCGGCAAGTGATCGTCTCAAGGCAGAGAAACAGGCGAAGCTGGACAAGCTGTATGACGGCAAGCCAATGACGATCAAGCTGAAAGTCTGGACGGACATTGATCCGAAGACAGGCAAGCGTCGTTCGGAAATGCGTGATTTCACCATCGACAACATTCAGAAAGTTCGTGCCCAGTTCTCGGACGTTGAGCTGGTCGACATGCGCTACCTCGAGAACGCAGCAACCCGTGCAGAGACGTACGCCATCAAGCGGACTGATAAGCACTTCGTTGGTTCCATCCCGGAGTACATCTTCGATCTTCCGAAGCGTACGCAAAAGAAAAAAGGTACTTCGCCACGTGACCTGCGTCGCGAAATGTACGTGACCAAAGATGACAAAAAATAAAACGTTCAGGCAGTTCCTGGAAGAAGTTAAGCCGCTCACATTCGAAGAACTCCTTCACGGGCCTTGCGTCAACTTCTTCAAACAATCCAAGCAGAATGGTTTGCTCGTTCGTGGCATGAGTGGGTATGGCCAGCTTGTTGGTGAGATGTCTGTGGAAGGCAACGATCAGAAGTTCACGGTGTTCCGTAAGACAGTTCGCAAGGATCGTAAACCAATGGACACTGTTGGACCGTTGCACAAGATCATCGATGATTGGTTTGAGGATCACATGGGCATTCGCGCTCGTTCTGAAGCCGTCTTCTGCTTCGGCGAAGCGGCCCGTGAAACTGCATACACTTATGGACAGGTTTGTGTTGTATTGCCAATCGGAAAGTTCACCTATGTTTGGTCGCCAAAAGTAAGTGACCTGTTCAATGATGTCATCATGAACAAAATGCAGGATGGACGGAACATCAAGAAAGAATACATTGGTTCTGATGGCAAGCCAGATGAAGACGTGATCTACGCAGAGCTGGATGAACTCGGCTACACCATCAACGGGCTGGATAAGGCTGTGGCTGACGCAGTAGAAATCATGATCGATTGCGATGACTACTACGTCATCCCAATGCCAAACGATTATGACAACAGGGAAAAGTTCCTGAACATTTTAAAGAAGGCGTTTGTACACGCATGATTACATTCAAACAATTCCTTGACGAAGCGCGCATGACCAAGAGTGTCTTCAGCAGCGCGATCGAACGACTGGGTGACGCGAAGCTGGGTTACGAACTCGAAATGTGGGTTCCAGAAACTTCTGGGTTCCTGATCGTGAAGGACGAAGAATACATTGGTGACTTCAAGAAGACGGCTGAAGAAGCGAAAGCCTCACTTGAAGATTATCTTGGCGTGGACGTTGTCGTTGGTAACTCTGATGACAAATGGAAAATCGTTCCAGACGGTTCTGTTCAGGGCCCAGACAATGGCGTCGGCATCGAAGTCGTATCGCCACCGCTGCCTGTTGCAGATGCACTCGACGATTTGAAGTCGTGCTTCCGCTGGATGGAAAAGAACGATCTGGAAACAAACTCCAGCACCGGCATTCACATTAACCTCTCGATCCCAGGTCTCAAACAAAAACTCGATCCACTCAAGCTGATCCTGTTCATGGGCGAAGCACACGTGCTGAAGAGCTATGCTCGTGAAGCCAATACGTTTGCAACTAAACACTACAACGATTTGATCAGCGGCATTCAGAAATCTGGTCGCCCACCAAAAGACGCGAAGCAGCTTATCGATCTTGCCAGTGAGATGTTGCAGAGCGCAAAGTATCGCACCGTCAACCTTAGCAAACTCAGCCAGGGCTACCTGGAGTTTCGTACTGGTGGTAACGACAATTACCACAAGAAGTACAAGCAGATTGAATCGGACGTTGGCCGTTTTCTGACCGTCCTCGAACTCGCTTGCGACCCTGATGCTGATCGTCAAGAATATCTGAAGAAAGTTGGCAAGTTGTTCGACGCTGCGAAGACTGCGAAAACTCAGCCGCCACCGGGTTACTATGCTGTTAGCAAGCCAGGTAGTTTGGAAGCTCTGATCGGGCCGACAATTCTTAATCTATTCAAAGCCAATATTCACGGTGAAGATTACAAACGAGCAACGGAACGCCTGCGTCAAATCATGGATTCAACAGGACATGCCATTGCATCTGGACAGATTGATGAAGTCTCAGTTAAGGCAATTGCTGAATTCAAAGTATGGTTTTCACGTCTGAACAAAGGAAATCCTGGCGTATTGAAACAGATTCAGGATGACGCGTCTGCCGAGGAAAATGAGAATATCAAAGCATTCGTGAAGGCTTTTAATCTAAAGTGATGCCATAGTTCCATGGAATCTGGCCCATCTTCATAAATATGTTGATGAACAACCAGAGCAGCAGGTTATGCTGCCAATCCATAGGAGAAAAACAATGGCAACACTGGTATCCCCAGGCGTCTCAGTCACTGTTACAAACGAGAGCTATTTCATTCCGGTGTCGGCATCGACAGTTCCGCTTATCTTCCTCGCAACCAATGCAGGGAAGGTTCAGCCAAACGGTATCACACCGGCAGCTGGTACGCTTGAACACTCAGTTGTCCGCACTGTCACTTCCGTGGCGCAGTCGCTCCAGCTTTACGGTGTTCCATCGTTCCGCCGCGATTCCGCAGGTAATGAATTCCACGGCGACGCACGTAACGAATACGGTCTGCTCGCGCTGAACAACTTCCTCGGTGTTGGTAACCGTGCGTATGTCGTTCGCGCAAACATCGACCTCGCAGACGAACCTGAAACCTTCCTCAGCATGGGAACTCCTGCTCTGACAGGTGCAGTTGACTTCCAAGGTCTTGGCACTGGCCAGCTTGAAAATGTAGCTGCAGCAAGTGCAAGCGTTCGCCCACAGATGTTCATGGTACGATTCTCGTCACCATCTTCGTTCTCTGTATCGGGTGACAAGTCGGGCTATATCGGCTCAGGTAGTGTTGGGCTTCCGTTCACATCGAACTTCATCAACTTCGAGCTGACAACGGGCGACGTTCCGTTTGCGTCAAATGACACGTTCATGTTCTACATGGACTATGCAGCAACGGCTCGTGGCGAAATGACTGGTAACGGACGCATCACGAATCTCGAAGCTGGCGCGCTGACTCAACCGCAAACATTCACGATCACATTCACTTCACCAACTTCGTTCGACGTTGATGGTACAGTAGCTGGCCCAATGGGAACTGGTCACGTCGGTGCAGACTTTGCCGACAGCCAAACCAACGGTCAAGTTCTCAGCTTCACCGCAGTGGCTGGAAATACCGCGTTTGCTGCTGGTGACGTATTCGAAATCGTTGCTTCGAGCGTAACTGTTTCGTCGCCACTCGGCGCAAATGATGCTGCACGTCGCGTTGCAATCACAACCGCTCTGCAAGCCGAAATCAACAGCAACGTTGAAGTTCGTTCGTCGATGTACGAATACAACCTGATCCTCTGCCCTGGCTATCCAGAAGTTGTTGACGAGCTGCAAGCACTCTCTGTCGCAATCAAGGACGAAGCACTGGTCATCGCTGATACTCCAGGTAACATGTCGCCAGACCAAGTTGGACAGTGGGCTCTGACCACTGAACGCTTTAACTCGGAATCAATCGCGTACTACTACCCATGGTGCCTGCAGTCGAATATGGACGGTCGTAACGTCCTTGGCGCGCCATCCGGCACTGCACTTCGCACGATCGCCTACAGCGACAATGCGGGTTATGTCTGGACTCCGCCAGCAGGTGTTGCACGTGGTCTCGTATCCGGCGTATCGAAGGTTGGTTACTTCAGCGGAACACCAGGCACTGCAACGACATTCGTCGACTGCAACCTGAACGACGGACAACGCGACTACCTGTACGAACCAGACAAGAACATCAACCCGATCACGTTCTTCCCAGGACGCGGCATGTTGGTTTGGGGACAGAAGACTTCGGCACCAGCTGCTTCGGCAATGGATCGCATCAACGTGGTTCGCCTCGTGATGTACCTGCGTCGCTCGCTGCGTAAGGGCGCACTGCCGTTCGTGTTCGAACCAAACGACCAGGTAACGCGCGACAATCTGAAAGCAGCAGCTGACGCTGTGCTGAATGACATCCTGATCAAACGCGGTTTGACGGACTATGCGACGTACTGCGATGAAAGCAACAACTACGGGGATCGTGTCGACAGGAACGAACTCTGGCTGGACGTTGCAATCAAGCCAACACGAGCAGCAGAATTCCTGTACATCGCGATCCGTGTGGTTGCGACAGACGCAGGCATCTGATAAAGATAAAAGGGACCGAAAGGTCCCTTTTTCGCATTATGCGATGGTGATGTGCGGGTAGTGGATTTTTGCATATTGCACCACACCAGAATGCAGAGTGCACCCTTCTTCAGTGGTGTCGACGCAAGGCATGTATTCTTCGTCAGGGAGTGCCATCAAGAAATCGAAGTATTTGAGGGTTTGTTTTTTCTTGAGGTCGATGTTGGTCATGATTTGTTCTCCGGTTGGTATGGAAAGATTATACACCATCCAGCATAAATATCAAACTGATTCACTTAGGAAAATTATGCCTCTCATTGTTTCACAGCCATATAAGGCAACAACCGCTGTATCGACAGCTGCAGAGCTTTTGTTCGTCGAGGCTTCTGGCGGCCCGATCAACACCGTACTGTACAGCATTGATCCGACTGTAAATAAATTCACGGTCCTAAATAAGGTTCCTTCGCTTCCTAGCTATGCTAGATCGCCTGCATATTCTCCTGATGGTAATTGGTTTGCTTTAGGAACTCGATACGCCCCATTTCTTCAACTCTACCGTAGAAGTTCAACAGGCGATTATACGCAGGTGAATATCGACTACGGAACTTTCCCTGCTCCTTCAACTGAATCTGCACAGAGTCAACCGCTTTCATTTTCAAAAAATGGAAGAATGTGTTACGCAGATTATACTGGTGGTGGCCTTCGCGTATTTGATTTGGCGGCTGATGGTTCTACCTATGTTCAAATAGCTTATATCACCGCGGTTCCCGGTGGAATCTCAAGTGCCTGCATATCGCCTGACGGACAATACATTGCTGTATCAACATCTAGCTCAACTGGTGCATACCTCTTCAAATGGAACGGCACAACGTACGTGAGGCTTACGGCTGGAGCACAATACGGTTCGTCGAACCCTGGCGCAGCCGGCTGGCTGGAATGGTCGAAAGACGGCACCTATCTGTTTGCGACAACAACAGACGCATCTTACAGCATTGTGTGGTGGAGATTTACGAGCGATGTTGCTACGCGTGTTAATTATCTCGCATTCGGTGGTGGCCTGAGAAAGTTTTCTCTTTCGCCTGATAATCAATATCTTGCAGCTTACGGCGCGGCGGCAAACGGAGCACTCATTGCCATATACAAATGGAATGGCTCAACCACTCTGACAAATCTCAATGTACCAAAGCCAGCAGGTGTTTTGTCCGGAATTGCGTTCAGCCCGAATGGCTTGTATGTGGCAATTAGCGGATCAGTTGGAACAGCGAACTATCAAGGCAAAGTATACCAACGTACTGGTGACTCGTTTGCGCTTCTGCCAAACAATCTGCAAACGAACAACTCATTTGGTAGTCACGTGGTCTTCAGGCCAATTTGATAGCCCCTACAAAGTTTAGGGCAGTTTTTTGATGTGATGGCATAAATACCTGTTGAAAGTATCACTGACCACACAAGGAGAATTACAGTGGCAACACTTAGCAATTTCGGTATTCCGGGCGCGGGTGCAGGTATCCTGCACCCACGTCTGAAAAACAAATTCCGTATCACATTCCAGAACATTGGCCAGCTGATTCCTGGTTCGAACTCCCGTAACCTGACAATGCAGGTCACGACGATCACTCTTCCAAACATCACTTGGGAAGAAGTTACCCTGCATCGCTACAACTCGACCGCGTACGTGGCCGGTAAGCACAGCTGGGAACCAATCTCGGTTACGATTGAAGATGACCTCGGCGGTCTCGCAACTCGCGTTATTGAAGCTCAGATGGAAACTCAACAGCGTATCATCGGCTCGGACCTTGACGGTCGTTGGCTGAACACTGCTGCAACTGGTTCTGACTACAAATTCGGTATCCGCATCGACCAGCTCGATGGTGATGAAGGCGTCACGTCTTCGTGGATTCTCGAGGGCTGCTTCATCGTCAACGCAGACTTCGGTGACCGCGATTACTCGGCTTCGGAAGCTGCGACTGTTACGATGTCGATCCGATTCGACCACGCACGTAAAGTTGAATCCGGCGCAGGATACGGTACGGCACTCGGCGGTAACGTCACGACCTAATCAGTCGCGCAATAAACAAAGGCCGCTTCGCGCGGCCTTTTTCATTTCCCGCCGGTATCGAGATAGACAGCCAGTGCGCCAAACAATGCTACGATCGCGATGGCACCGAGCGCGAAAGACAATCCAGGTGCGCCAAAGTCGCTTGCAACGCCGGCGGATATTGCTGATAGGAAACTCAGCAATAGAAATTTGAAAATCATCTTTCTTCCTTCTTCCACTCGAACACCGGCGTGATCGGCTGCGGATTATCCTTCAGCCATTGCTTGGCGTCCTTGGTGCATTTCTTTTCGTTGCCTTTGAAGGTAGCAACTGCCGAACCAGTGATCGGCTTCGAGCCTTCATAGCCCAGCACACGTTTCAGATTCAGAATCATACGAAGTCGAGCTCCTTTGCTTTGGCCATCAGCTTGGCCGGGGTGTCAGTCATGTTCGCGGCCACATGGCGCGCAATGCCGGATGCAACCAATTCTTCAATGACTTCTTCGCGAAGGCTGACGTCAGCTTGTTGTTCTTTGAATTCTTGACGTGCAACTTTGGCTGCAGGCAGATCGGCGAGAGTCAGGGCTTTTTTGAAGAGAGTCATTTTTGTTCCACGATGTAGAGGCGATAGTGGTCGTTGCGATCTTGCCAAACGAGACCGCGCTCGATCAGCTTGCACACGCTGCGACGGTTGACGCCGAACTTCTCCCAGTGCACGATGTTGTGCGCGACCGGATCGGACTTGATCGTGTCCAGAGCAAACTGCTGAGCCGGCGAGAGCGGGCTTTTCTTATTCACTGGCGAGAGGTCGATGATGGCCATTTTCGTATTCCGTTGTGTTCGTCGATGGATTCATTATACACGAATCCACCCAGCATGCAAACACTTAAGCGTAAAAAACGTCAGTGCGCAGTACGAACTTTTTGCCGGAATTGACTTCCTTGCCTTCGTGCAAGATGTGATGCTCGAACATCAGCACGTCGCCTTTCTTCGGTTCGATCACGATCCACTCGTCTCGTGGTGCAGCACGACGCGGACGCAGAACGGTTTCGCCGCCGTCGGTGTCGTTCAGATAAAACAGCACGGTGATTTCGCTCGCGCAGTCGCCGGCATCGAACGAACCGTCGTAGTGCGGCTTGAAGTACTGGCCCGGCACGTACCGGTACAGACGGAAGAACGAACCCAGCTTGACGTATTTGGCGTCCTTGAATTCTTTCGGAATCTCGCCGATGATGGTCTCAGTCAGCTCCAGCGCCATCAGCATGTCGTGGAACGTAACGCGGTCGTTGTTGCGGACGTCCTTGAACATCTGCTGCGAACCATCGCGCATCGTGATCGGTGCTTCTGCGAAGCCATGCTCATTGCCAATCGCGATGATGCGATCGCATTCTTCAGGCGTGAGCACGCCTTTCAGGTGTTTGTAGAACGGCGTCATTTCTTTTTCCGCTTGGTGAACGCTGGTCGCGTAATGTAGAAGCGCAGCCTACGCTGCGCGAAGTCGATGCCGTAGAGAACCATCTCTCCTTTAGAGATGAGTCTCCGGCGCTTGCGCATTTTCATGTTATCCCTTCAGAAGTTTCAGAAAAGCTTGACGACGTTCTTCCTTCGCTTTGAGCGAGGCTTCCCACGCATCTTGCGCGGTACGCCATTCGGCCCACAGCTTGCGGCATTCTTCATCACTGGCACCACGACGTTCTGCGCGGTCGTAGAAACCATACGCAGTGTTGGCGGCGGCTTCCAGTGCTTTGATGTTTGCTTCATGCTGCTCGAAGGTCATCGTCATGTCATTCTCCGTAGTTGATGGGTTCATTATACCCGCGTTTGCGGGTATTGCACACAACTTTTTACAGATGGGTATCGAGACCAGTTTGCTCGGTGAAGACGGATTGCAGCATGTCGGCGTACAGACCTTCATGCTTGCTGATGGTGCGCAGGTTCATTGCGCGATAGAAACAGAATTCCATTCGATACAGATCGTCCGGCGTCAGCGTGATGGTCACGTAGTTGCTCTTGTTCTTCGCGAACTTGGCCGGCAGACGAAACGTCAGCGACGTGCCATGCGACACGAAGTCCTTAGCGCCGGTCATGACTTTGAATTTGTTGCCGCCGAGTTGTTCGAGGATGGTGAGCGCGATCGTCATATTCGTTCCAATGTTCGTTTGATGGAAGAATTATACCAGCAACTACGTCTGATGCAAACAAGTTTGCCCATAAATAGAAGAATCACTATGTGGGTCAATTATGCCAAACCAGTTAACACCAATTCTAAATGGCACCAAGATTGCGCTGGAACGTCAGGCTTCTGAAAAGTTCGGTGCTGCGGTTGAAGAATTTACTCGAGGAACATTGGGTCCTGCGTTAGGCATTTCTGCATCTGATTCGACCGCTACTACCAATCGAAACGATGGGTCTTTCTATTCGTCATCATACGCTGCGGCTCTTGCTGGTGGAACCAGCTTCCGCCCAAAGCTGAAGTTCCTCTTCAAGGTCGAATTTGTATTCACTGAAGAAGCAAAGGCTGCTGCACCAGAGCTGGCACGACAGAACAGCCAGGACTTCACGTTCATGGTCAAATCCGTTGACCGCCCGAAGATCGACTTCGAGTATGAAGACGACGTCAACATGTACAACTTCCGGACGAAGGCACTGAAGAAGATTCGCCACCGCGAACTCACGATGACCTTCATGGACGACACCGGCAACCGCGTGCTGGACTTCTTCCGCATCCTCATGATGCTGCACTCGCCTATTACGCGTCGACAAATGCTCCGCCAGAACGCTGGTTCCGAAGCTGGTCGCCTTGCGCCACCTGACGCGATGTCGATCCGGGAAGGTAACGGTATGAACTTCTCGCAATTGCCTGAGCAAGCGAACGACACGGCTATTCGCGGAACGATCAACTCGAATGTTGGTAACGCAATTCAAACTGTCCGCGTCAAACAGATTTACGTGAACCCAGGTTCTGTCATCGGCAATGCGGTTGAGGAAACGATTTTCGACTTCATGAATGCTAGGCTCGTGTCATTCGACCTTGATGACCTGTCACATGAAGGTTCGGATGCCAACCTGATCACGATGCAGTTCGACTATGACTGGATGGAAATCGTCAACACTGGTCCACTGTCCAAGCCGGACGGCCCAAGCTACAACGTAGCAACACCAGGTGTTCATGGTGCGCCAGTCGACGTCTCGCCTGCTGGTGGCGGTGCAACGAATCCGCAAGGTGCAGGCGGTATATTCGGCAGCATCATTTCGAATTCAATCGGTCGCGCAGGCCAACAGATCACATCGTCAGCCATCAATCGCGCTGTGCAGTCAATCGCTGGTAAAGGACAATTCGCGTCGTTGATTAGCAGCCACGCATCGAACATCGTTGGCGGCCTCGTCGGAGCTGCAAGCCGAAACATCAGCACAAGCATTGTCAATCAGGCAGGTGCAGCCTTCTCCAACATGAACGTCATCAAAGCACCAAGTGAAGCTACAAGTCCTATGGAAAGTGCATCCGGCTCAACGTCCGTTATGGACTCAGCTGTCGGCGGTCGTGCTGATGTTGAAGGTGTGACAACGTATTATCCAGACGGTAGCTGGACCTGGGGTTCCAACACTTATCTGGGTCGCAACACTATTCTTAAGTAAGGACGCGTCATGGCAACAGGAACAAAACGAACGATGCATGGTCGGTTCTTGCCAAAGAACCCACAGAAATATGTTGGCAATTCAAACAACATCATGTTCCGCTCAAGCTGGGAACTGACGTTCATGAAGTGGATGGATTCGAATCCAGCCGTGCTTCGTTGGGGTTCAGAAGAACTCGCGATCCCATACGTCAACCCAGTCAAGGTGGATGTGAACGGTCGACCGAAAGTTTCTCGGTATTTTCCAGACTTCATCATGCTCTACCGCGATGCAGCTGGCAATATCAAGAAGGAAATCATCGAGGTCAAACCGTATCGCGAATCAGTGCTGACGCCTGGTATGACCGAACGCGACAAGATGATGTACGCAGTGAACCAGGCGAAGTGGAAAGCCGCTTCGATCTTCGCTGAATCCCAGGGCGCAACATTCCGTGTTGTCACCGAGAAAACAATTTACAAAACCTCTGCCGCGAAAGCCGGAGCACGAACACCTCTATGAAGCTATACGAAATCGCTGGTCAATACAAGACCGACATCGACACTGAAGACGAAATCATCGCGTTGATAAAAGCCAATTGCAAGGATGCGTTGAAAAGTATCAACACACCTATTGTGCGTGGCATGACCAAAATGAAAAATGGTTTCGGTATTATCCACGGTGAAGCTGGTGGTCGCAAATCTGCGAATACGACAAACCACTATACCGTTATTCTCGATGAAGCATTGCCAGATTATCCTAAACGAAGTGCATCGATTATCTGCGCGAATTGGGAGAATCGCGACTACACATACGGATACGGCAAAATGCATGTCATCATTCCATTTGATGGCGTGAAGATTGGTATCTGCCCAGAACGCGATATGTTTTACAGCGAAGTTAAACTCGGCGATCGCGTACAACGCATTCACCGCTGGAATGATTTTTACGAGAACAACGACATTCGTGACGATTCATTTGCACACCTTGTTGAAGACTTCCAAACGCTACTTGAACGCAGGGACCTGTGGGGAATTGAAGATCACAAAGACCATCTAGCAGAATATCTCAAGCAAGAGTATAGCGTGCCTTTCGATCTGGCAACTACTGCAACCGCACAAAAATACAATCAGGCTGATCAAGAACACGAGCTCTGGATTGGCGGCAAATGCATCGCTATCGAAAGAGATTTATTCGAATCAATGCTGGAAAAACTTGGAGCTGACCATGAAACAGAAATCTGAAAACCCAATCCTGAATCCGCTCGACGAGCTGTTCAACACGGAACCGCAACACCAGCCTGAAGAAGAAAAGATTGAAGGCGGAATCGAAGAGTACGACCAGATCACCGAAGGCGAACTTGCCGAGATGGCTGAACCTCCACGTTCGGAAGAAAAGGACGACGAGGATAAAGAAATCGACGCCAAGCTCGATCAAGTCTATGATGTCGCGCTGGAAACTTTCCAGCAGCAGACTGAATACACGCAGATCATCGAGCCGCGTTATGCAGCTCGCAATGCCGAAGTTGCTGCAACTTATCTGACGATCGCGCTCAACGCAGTTGCAACCAAGGCGAAAGTCAAGGGTGACCGCAAGCGTAATTCTGCTTTCGTCCCGTACGCAAACAAAACGCAGAACAATGTCGTGGTTGCATCACGTGAAGAAATCATGCGCATGATTTCAGTTGATGCCGAGGTAAAGGAAATCAAATGAGGTTTAAGGAATTTCTCCTTGCAGAGGAAGAAGCAGCCAGATACAAGAAGTCTATCCCAGCGCGCGATGTCGAAAAGATGTTGAACGAACATTGCAAGGATGCAATGAAGCTTTTCCATCGCCCAATCTGGCGTGGCATGACATCAGGTTCTGATGCAATGATTATTCACGGTGAAGCGGGCGGTCGTACGTCTGCGAATACCAGCAATTACTACACCGTGATTATGGATAAATTCCTCCCGTATTTCGGATACCCAAAACGTTCGAAGTCAATCATCTGCGCAAACAACGAGAACAAAGATTATACACGCGGGTTCGGTGCGCGCTATGCAATCTTCCCGTATGACGACGTATCAATTGGTGTTTGCCAAAGCTATGACCTTTGGGAAACACCGTCATTCAAAATTGGTAAATGCCCGGATAAACGCAGCATTGAATCCTGGAATAGTTTCTATCGTCGCAATGGTTTATCTCCTGATAGCTGGGAAGAATTCAAAGACTCGCTTGAAGAGAAAATGCAGGGAGATTCTGAGGAAAGCCATAACTTGTTGGAATGGTTCGGACCTATTGAAAAGATCAGTTCCGTATTCGAGCAGGCGTACAGCCCAGAAAATCTCGGACTTGAACTGACCAACTCGGCCAACATCGACAAAATTCGCGGAAGTCACGAGCTATGGATTGGCGGACCCTGCATCGCAATCAGCCAGGATGTGTGGGATGAAATGATGATTGAAATGGGACTCGCACAGAAATGAGATTCAAACAATTCCTCGAAGCAAAAGTGAAGTCATACGATCACGAGCCAGCGGCGACTCACGACCTGGTTGAGTTGCTCGATCGCCATTGCTTGCAGGCACTTCGTTCTGCACAGGCTGGGAATTTCATCTATCGCGGTTCTCGTTCGACCTTGCCTGCTGGCGTATATAATCCTGGATCAGGTGAACGTAAGTCGCAGAACACATCGAATTTCTACACGATATTTCTAGATACCAACCCGCTGAACGATGAGTTTCCAAAGCGAAGCAAATCATTCATTACTACCAACAACAGGTATAAAGCTGAAAACTACGCAAGTGGCCCGATTCTTTATTGTTTCCCATTTGACGATGTGAAGATTGGTTTGGTAGATAGTGACGACTTCTGGGACCTGCGTATTGACTTTGATGTTTTGTTTTCAGCAGGCGATTCGATTGCTGACCTGAACGATTTCTGGGAAGAGTTGATTGGTGATATGCTTCTCAAGAGTTCGGACATCAAGTCACTGGCTGATATGATTTCGGCAATTAAAAGCGAACACCCAGCAACAGTTGCGAATCGTCTCCACCGTAATGGATACCTTTATGGTGTGAATCGGTCGAAGATTTCAGATGAAGAAATCGTCAAGCGGTTTGTTGCCTCTTTGCCAAAGGCATATAGCTACAAACAACTTGATTGCAAATTAACAACGCCAGATGACATACCAGACCCGGACAAAGGCTCGTGTGAAATGTGGTTCTCCGGAAAATGCGTAATGATCCCGGAAAATATACTGGATGAAATACGAGAGGAATTGGGACTGTGATAACGTTCAAACAATTTTTGGCTGAAGCCGGTGCGCACAAGCAGGTTATCACCGTCGATGAAGCAGTCAAGCTGATCAACACACATTGCCGCGATGCATTGAAAAATCGTCGTCAGCTGTATCGCGGTATGACACCTGATGGTGACGCATTTGCCCTGCACGGCGAAGCATCGAAGCGTAGATCAGCTAACACGCAAAATTATTACACTGTTGTCATGGATCATTTCCTCCCAGCATTCGGTTATCCGAAACGAAGCGAATCGATTATCCTGGCGAACAACCTCGACACGGCTCGTGGTTTCGGTCGAGTGTACGCCATCTTCCCATACGATGGCGTGCCAATTGGTGTTTGCTCCAGCGATGACCTTTGGTACACGCCTGAGTTTACGGTTGGTAATGCTGGTGATGAGATGCGCATTCAGAGCTGGAACAAAGTCTGGGACGAGTATGGACTTTCGCCTGCATCGTACGAACAATTTGTCGAGAGTATCAAGACAAAGATGGAAGGCGGTGTTTCACCGAACGCTGAGCGAACAGCTCGCATGCTACGAGACATTTTCGGTTCTCCAGAAAACGTCGAACGTGTCTTGAGGAAAGCATACAGCCCGCAAACCCTCGACCTGCACTTAGCAACAACAAAAACAATTGACGATTACTCAGGCGATCGCGAATTGTGGATTGGCGGTAAATGCATCGCCATTGAAAGAACAATGTGGGAGAAAATGAAGCAAGACGACCACGATGACGAACTGGCGCCAGAGGACGACTAATGATTACATTCAAACAATTTCTCCACGAGGAAGAAGAGACAGACAAAGAGCACGCGTCCGTGATGGAGGCTGCGGCTGAATATCTGAAACACTGTAAACGTTTCAAAAATCTCATGAAGCCATTGTATCGACTGAGTGGCGAGTCATGGATGAGCAACGCCAATCACAAACTCAAAACACGTGTACCACGCACACGTCGTTCAGAATCACGTGGTGGTTCTGCAGCGCAACAGGCATTCCTGTTTTCGCTACCTGGTTGGGAAGAATACCCGCCACGTCGTCAATCGATCTTCTGCTCAACTACAAGAGAATTTGTCGTCGACAGCGTTTCAGATGATGGGTCCAATCTGCTGATGATCTATCCATTCGATGGCGTGAAGATTGCTGTGCTGCCTGAAGAAGACCTGAACACGATGAACATCGCACGCGGGTTTGATGGCAAGCCGTATATGCAGCTCGATGACTTGATCGAACAGATTGCACAGGCGTACGTTGTTTTCCGTAACACCGAATACGAAAATGGTATGGGCGACCCAATGCAGCAGCTCAAACAAATCAAGCACGTGTTCACTAAAAATGGCAAGTTCGATCCAGAGGCAAATGGCAACGATGAACTGGCCGATAAGTTCGCTGAATTGGAAAGAGAAGATTCAGCGTACGCAAGGATACTGCAGCGCGTCGCAACTCAAATGCCAGAGAAGCTTTCACCTGAAGCAATGGGCGTGAAGCTGGTAACGTCCGATCAACTTGATTTGCCTGGTAACCAACGCGAGGTGTGGTTCTCCGGTAAATACCTGTCTGTACCATACCGCTTCCACGACGAGTTCAAACAGGCCGTAATAGAACTCGATAATGGTAACGAAGACGACGAAGACGACGAAGACGACGAATGATTACGTTCAAACAGTTCATTACTGAACAAGAAATAAAAGACCTCGCGGAATTGATTAAACGCGACTGCAAGCCGTTCCTTGAAAAGTCCAGGCACCGTGGTTTGTTATTCCGCGGTGTTAGAAACATTGGACCAGGTAATGAAACTGGAAAAGTATCCGACCCAATCAACGAAGGTAAAGAAATTCTGTACTGGCGCAAAGCCGTACGCACAGATCGTAGGCCGAAGGATACAAACAGAGATGCGCACAAAATAATTGATGACTGGTTCGAAAAAGAATTCGGAATTAGGGCTCGATCGCAAGCACTTTTTGTTTTCGGCCAAGGCATTCGAAAGCATTATCTGAATCAATATGGCGATCCGTGCGTGGTCTTTCCAATTGGCGACTTCAAATACGTTTGGTCCGCACGTGTGCGCGACCTTTACAATTTGATGGATGACGAAGCTGATATGGATGACCTGGATGCAGTTCATACACTCCAATACAAATTGGAAACGTCAGCATATACCGATTCACAACTTGACGCTGCAATCAAGGACGAGAAAGAAATCATGATTGCCTGCGAAGCGTATTACGCATTCCCAATCTCGGCAGAAGAATCAATTCGCGTAGCACTGGACATTTACTGATGATTACATTCAAAGAATACATGATGACCGAGTCGATTAACGACAAGGGCATTCTCAAAGCACTCTTCGTCGTGGGTATCCCTGGCGCAGGTAAATCCTATACGGTTTCGAAACTGCACGGAGCTATTTCACCCCGCGTCGTCAACACTGACCGATCGACTGAGTTTCTGTCGAAGAAGTACAAGATCGTTTCGAACTCGGAAACCTGGAAATCGTTCTTCCGCGATCGCACCAAGCCAATGACCAGTGAATCGTTGTTCAACTATCTGAACTCGATGCTGCCGCTGTTTGTCGACGGAACATCGAACGATGCGTCGAACATCCTGGCTCGTGCCGGTCTTCTGGAATCCTGTGGCTACGACGTTGGTATGGTATTCGTCAACGTCAACCTAGACGTAGCAATCGCTCGCGCAAAAGAACGCGGGGAGAAAATCAATCGCCACGTTGACGAAGACTTCATCAAGAAGGTTCACGAAGAATCGGAAATCAACAAGGAATACTTCAAGGGCAAGTTCAGTTTCTTCCGGGAAGTCTCGAACAATCCAGGCGAATTGGACGACGAAGCAATCCAGAAAATCTACAAACAGGTTTCCGGATTCTATGCAGAGCCAGTCGATAACCCAGTTGGTGTTCGCACGCTGGAACACTTGCGCGAAAACAAAGAAGCATACCTGGTGCCGTCAGTGTTTGAAAAAGCTGACCTGCAGAAAAAAGCCCAAGGATGGTTCCGTTCGTAACCATAAATAGAAACTCACCAAGGAAAACAAATGAAGCTGGATGAACTCTTGAACCCGCCTGTTGCATTGTTGGAAGGCAAACGTCTGGCCATCTACGAAAGCATCTTGCCGATGCTCTTGGTTGAGGAAGGTGAAGGTGGTGGAGGCGAAGGTGCACCGCCTTCGGTTGGTGATAGCACTGGTGGATCGGGCGATATTACTGGCGAACCAGTACAAGCTCCAGACGTCGGTAATCCGCCAACAAATAGCACGGGCGGTTGGGGTCGAGGGCCACTGACCGGTTTTGGTGGAGGTCGTTGGTTCAACGAGCTATATAACACGGTAAGAAACTTGGTCGTGCTGACCAAGCTATCCAAGCGAATGAAAGAAATCGGTATCGGCAAGGAAGGTACGAAGCGCGTACAGGCTGCAGCGAAAACTGCGGCAAAGAATGTTCGCCTGCTTCTGTCGAATCCTGGTGCTACCGCTTATCGCATTCCGCAGTGGACGTTCGACAAACCGAAGACGCCAGTGATTAAACGCTGGAATGAAGGGTTTGCCTACGAGTTCAAGAAGGAACTCGCGAAGCTCGACGAAAACCAAATGTTAGACTAGACGCATTTTGCGCAAATCAAACCACTAAGGAGAAAACCATGGGACCAATGTTTAAGAAAATCTTTGTGAGCGTTATCGGTGCAGTTGCAACCGCGTACGTTACCAAAGTCGTGAATGAAGCTCTTGAGCGCAAGCCACTCAAGACCCGCATCCGCGAAGGTAAAGAGAAAGCAGTTCAGATCAAAGCCGACGCAGCTGTCAAGGCGGCTGACATGAAAGCTGCAGCACAAGCCAAGGCATCGCAAGCAAAAGCTGCTGCACAGGTGAAAGCTGCTGATCTGAAATTCGCGGCTCAAGCAAAAGCTGACGCTGCGAAAGCCAAAGCGAATCGTCTGATCGAAGAACGTGACCAACCAACTGTCACTGTCAAGGATCAAAAGATCGTTCTGGATGACGACTTCAAGAGCGAGTAATGCTTCGTTTGATCGGCAAGGTAATTGCCGCTGCTGCAGCTACTGCGGCAACTACCTATCTCGGAAACAAGTTCATGCATTGGGCAGGAATCATCAAGCCTAAAGCACCGAACAAAAAGAAAGACTAACCAGATAAGGTGGAACGCGAATGAAACACATTGCATATATTCATGGGTTAAACTCGAGTTCCACTTCGTTCAGTTACATCATCTCGAAACTGCCTGAGCATAAGGCATACCGGATTGATTACAACAGTCATCAAAGTCTTGAGACTTCGATTGCTGAAGTGATTTCAAAACTTCCGCGGGATCAGAAGGTAACGTTGGTTGCGCACTCACTGGGTGGCATCATTGCCACCCTTGTTGCGGCTCAAATGCCGAACATGGTTGAGCGCCTGATTTTGATTTCTACCCCATTCAAAGGATCACACGCAGCGTCTACGCTCCGCTGGATTCCTGGATGCTCGCGCGTTCTGCACGACATCATACCAACCGCGCCGCACATCACGCGCTGCCGCGAACTCGCGTTGGATATTCCAACCCTCAACATTATTTCAACCGGCGGTAGTCTCCAGACTTCACCTGTCCCGAATGACGGTGTCGTAACCATTTCAAGCCAGCGTGGCTTGTGCTTCGGAGAACGAGTTGAAATCAATGCAACACACTTTGAAGTGCTGATGAGCGACCGCACAGTTAACACCATCCGCGACTTCATATTCTCAGAAGAAAATGTAGAGCCAATATATGAGTAAAAATCCCCAACTAAAACGCGCGAATGCGACGGATGAATATACGCCGGAAATGATTATGGAACTTGCCCGATGCAAGAAAGATCCAGTCTACTTTATTAGAAACTACATTCGCGTTCAAGACCCGGTTCAAGGTAACGTCGCATTCGACCTGTACGATTATCAGGAACGATTCATTCGCCACATGCAGGATAATCGATTCACGATTACGCTCCAGCCTCGCCAGTGCGGTAAAACTCTTACCGTCGCAATGTACCTGCTTTGGTACGCGATGTTTAATGCCGATGCGCTTCTGCTGATTGCATCGAAGAATCAGAGCCACGCACTTGAAATTGCAAGCCGCGTTCGCTTCGCTTATGAGAATCTTCCGAACTGGATCAAGTGCGGGCTGAAGTATTACAACCGCCACAACATCGAATTCGACAATGGCTCGCGTATCGTTTCGGAAGCGACCACTGAAAAGACCGGTCGTGGTCTCGCTATCACGAAGATTTACCTCGACGAGTTGGCGTTCATTAACCCACGCATTCAGCAGGAACTCTGGAACTCGCTGACACCAACACTTTCGACTGGTGGTTCGGCTATCATTTCGTCAACGCCAAACGGCGACACGGAACTCTTCGCATCCCTGTGGCGCGGTGCATCGAGTGCTGGTGATGGAAAGCCTGGTGCAAACGGCTATGCACCGTTCCGCGTGTACTGGCAAGAACACCCGAAGCGCGACGACAAATACTGGGATACGATGGTATCGCAGCTTGGATTGCTTGCAACCCGTCAAGAGGTTGGATGCGAGTTCCTGTCGTCCGATGCGTTGCTGATCAACTCGCTGAAGTTGATTCAGATCACTGAGTCTGCACCTCACCACGAAGACATGGGCTTCAAGTTCTGGGTGCCTGATGAAGAAGTCGGTGGTGCAGGCAAGACGTACTTGGTCGGGGTCGACCCGGCAACTGGTACCGGCAAAGACTATTCCGTCATCGAAGTATTCGAGTTCCCATCGCTCAACCAAGTTGCGGAATGGCGAAGCAACGAAGTCAACATTCCCCTGCTTTACGCGAAGCTGAAGTGGATGCTGAATCTTCTGTCAATGCCGGTTGGCCGAGGACGTGCTGAGGTTATCTGGACGTTCGAACGAAACGGTATTGGCGAAGCGCTGTCTGTGCTGTATGCAAACGACGAGCGTCAGCCAGAGCATGCTGAGCTGTACTGCGATGAACCGCAGACTGCCAAGCTGGGCGTCTACACTACAGGCAAGAAGAAGATCGTTGCGTGCCTGCAGCTCAAATCACTGGTCGAAAAAGTCAGTGGCGGACTCAATATCAAGTCGGCAATCCTGCTCGAAGAACTGAAAAACTTCGTGGCGAAGGGCGGAACGTACGAAGCAAAGCCTGGTGCAACTGACGATGCTGTTATGGCAACGATCATTGTAACACGCCTGCTGAAGCGTTTGGCTGAGTACAATGAAGAGGCTTTCCAACAGGTCAATGAATACATTGCACCTGATGACAATGACCAATACGGAGATGAGGCAGTTCCTTTCCTAGTTTGAGGACTATAGCATAAATACCAGCAAGTTAATTCACACTTGCTAGGGAACTATTATGTTAACAGACGGCCTTGAGCTTATCGGTCAATCATCAGCAACAAACTTTGCGATCGCGACTGGAACATCGTTTCCAGACGGATCGCCGGGCGAACTCTTCTATTTGAATGGTACTGGCCTGCACATTTACAACGGAACAGCGTGGGAAAAAGTCGCGCCAAACGTTGATACGGGAATTCCAGTTGGTGCGACTCTTCCAGCAGTTGGAAAGATCGGTAGCATGTTCTTCCAAACTGACAATGGCCTGTTCGTTTCGAACGGTACAGCCTGGATAAAAACCACCAGTTACATCAGCACCGCGCATGGAACTAGTTTTCCAGCCACAGCAGCAGTTGGTGACCTGTACTACCATCTGAGTAATGGTCTAACAGTATGGACTGGTTCTGGTTGGGTACCAGTCACGAATCGTTCAGTTATTCCATACGATATTGCTGGTTCCATCTTTGGCAAGCCAACAGCTCCGTCATTGGTATTCCGCTTTATAGCAAACCGCCCGTTCCTGCTTCCTGCAGGACTTGGTGGTTCCGCAGCTTCAACTTCGACTGTTGCAACAGCTGCGACAAGTCTGGCGATCTATCGTAACGGTACCCAAATTGGTTCGATCAACTTTGCTGCCGGCGCGACGAACGGAACGTTCACATTCCTAAATAATCAAAACTTTGTTAAGGGCGACCTTCTGACGATTGGGTATCAAACGGCCGATACGACTTTCGGTGACGCGCAATTTACACTCGAAGCTGTATTGGCATAAGGAAGTTATATGCCACTGATTATTCTGAACCCTTCTAAAGCTGTGGCAGCAGTGGCAAAGCCGATCATTTCCATGATGTCGCACTTTGAAGGTACGAACGGCTCCAAGGTAATCGTTGATGATTCTGGAAATTATCAAAACGTCACCATGTCTGGGTCTGCAACTATCTCAAATCTCCAGAAGAAGTTTGGTAGCACTAGTATAAGATTGTTTGCAACAGATAACATTTTGTTGCCAACAAATTCTAATCTTCTTCTGAATGGCGACTATACGATTGAATTTTGGATGTATCCGACCGCAGCACCGACATCCACTGCTGGCACAAGGTTAATGTCAAAAGGCGCAGACGGATCATATCCAGCGTATGGAATTGAATTCAGAACGGACCGCACAATTGCTGCGTACTTTGGAAATGGTACGAATGCGTCTATTAGTAATGGTGCAGTTGTCGCAGTTTCTACTCCGCTGGCGTTGAATACCTGGTCGCTGATTACGTTGCAACGTTCTGGTGCAGTTTGTCAAGTTTTTGTAAATGGCGTGTTGGGTGCGTCAAATACACCGCCGACGCCGCAATACGATAAGAACAACACTGATCCAATTCAGCTTGCATATCACTTTACTGGTTTCATCGACGAAGTACGAATCACAAAGAATCTAGCTCGTTACTCCGGCAACTTCACACCACCAGCAGCACCGTTTACAAAAGACTTTTGATGGTGTTCGTCCTTGAAAAGTCATGATACTATGTGTTATGACTTTTAAGGAACCATTATGAGTATCGTAGTATTCTCCCTCTTTGCTGACGGTTCGCCCGATGCAACACACTTCACAGACGCTGAGTTGATGGAGGCTTTGGCATATTGTCAAAGTCTCCGCGCCTCGGGCTCCAAGCATGTCTGCATGTCAACTCAACTCGATGGCCAAGTCGGCAACAACGACAAAGGCGGTGCAGTTGAAGAAGGCAAACTTCCCAACGGTGACCCGTATCAATGGTCGAAAGCCCATCGTGCTGGAGCGAGCCGCAAATGAAAGTACGCATCCAAGGCCAACCTGAATTCCTTCTGCCGCTGACGATTGCAGATGTCGAAATGATCCGCAAGGTTTCCGCACAGCATTACGATGCTGTCTGCCGCGAAGCATCCGGCGAAGCATACCAATCCGACAACCGAAACTTCCTCACATCGTGGCGGAACATTCTGCAGTCGTACGAGAAGTATCCGCCGACTGAAGAAGACATCGCCGCAGGCTTCGTTCCGACTGTTTCCGCCACGTGGCGGCAGATCGACACCGTGCTCAAGATTCTCGAGCCGTGCAACACGTTCATGCTGACACCGATCGACACGCTGGCAGCTCGCCATCTGAGCGATGATCTGCTGCAAGTCTTGCGTGCCGCTGGTGATCTGTATGGCAAATGGTCGGCAACAATCGAAACCAAATAACGCTGTGCATGTGCCGGTGAGTTCGATATAATCACTTCATCGGCAATTACTGAGCAAACAAAATGTTTGATAATTTACCAAAGCGTGCTCCGCAAACTCGTGACGAGTATATCGCGGAGCTGTGTTTGAAGAACGGCGTCACGCCGGAAGAAGTTGACGCAGTTCTCACCATCGAACAGTGCAACTGTCCGTATGCAGGCTGCACTGGCTGGATTGCTTGGCCCAAGGGGAAATGATGCCACATCAACAAATCGACTACAAGACACTCAGCATGTTCCGCGCGATCCTGCGCGAGAAGAACGAGAAGTGGTGTCCGGACAAAGCGACTCGTCTGCAAACGCAAATCCAGGCGCACTTCATCGAGCGACTGTACGAGCGTTTCGAAACGACGGCAGACCGTGCACAAGTGCTCATCGACACGATGAAGTGGATGAAGGAAAACTATGCGATGCTCCAGCGTGAGAATACGTGGGGTCGCAAAATCCAACATCGCATTCACTGCTCGAATCGCGCGACCTCGGTCATCATTCTCTTTAACAACGTCGTGACTCTGCGCACGTGCTGGCTGTACGAACCGAAAGGACAAGACTGATGAAAGACGGTGATCTGTATTCGTACGCCAACGTGTACGTTGAGTCGCATGGATTTCTGATCCGCACCAACGAAGACTTCATGTACGAAGTCCTTGTCGATCCGATCCTCGGTCTCGAGCTGCAAATCGGAACTGGCGATGGCGGTTACTCGCTGAACTTCCACGTGAAGCCGGAAGACATCGACAAGCTGATCTACGACCAGCGCGGCAAAGACAAGTACCATGCGTACATGCTGGTGTACCGTTCCGGCAAGTCGCGTGAAGAAGTGCTGAAACTGATTCAGCCACAACTTCGTGAAGTGCTGGAAAAACGTCTCGCAGCATTCGAAGAACTGGTGTTCAATGCGCAAGAAATGCTGATCGTTGTCGACGAGCGCAGCACGCGTTTCACCGGCGACTATCTGTGTTCGACCGTGCCGGGTAACGAACCAACTGCATAAAGTGCTGTGCATGCCGGTGGGTTCCATGTATAATGAATCCATCGACAGACAAACACGGAGCTAAAAATGACGACCCCTCTGCAGACTGAAATGATCAAGGCCATCGCAACGAGCGAATTCACCGAAGTCAACGGTGCCGAGCCGACCAGCGTTTCCGACATCGGTTGGGTGTGGGCCGACATGATTATCGACAACGCCCAGGACAAGGGCGTCTTCACCAGCCTCGTGAATGCTGGTCTGGCTGAACACTCCGGCAACAAAGGCCGTGATGCTTGCGTCACGCTGACCGAAGCCGGTTTCCAAGTTTATAAATCTCTGTAAATCACATCATGAAAAAACGTACCGTGATCGTACCGATCAGCGGCATCGACACCGATGTCACCATCATCGCAAAACGCGGAGCCGTGCTGTACGGCTACTGCGTGACGCCGATGCACTCCATTGCACTGCTTGAACTTCTGGAAATTCCGGCAGGCTCGATGGGTTCGAACTTCGAAATCAAGGAAATGAAGAAGATCACGATTCACGAGCTGCATCGTGAAGAGCACCTGATCAAGAACAACGTGCAGGTGACCGTCAGCTGCTTCGTCGGCAATGCACATCTCGAAGAACAATTTCCGGAACTGAAGGCGAAGCTGACGGCCAAGCTTTTGGAACTGGCCAAGCAAGTCGAACCGGCGCAAGTCTACAATTTCTAAGGAACCAACATGAACAAAATTCTCATCGCGATCATCGCACTCGCAGCACTGACTGGCTGCACCCGCGCCGACGAAGCTCGTCGTGTTCTGGCAGGCGCCGGCTACACGAACATCGAGACCGGTGGTTACGCATTCTTCGGCTGCAGTGAAGACGACACCTTCCACACCAAGTTCAAAGCGCGCGGCCAGAACGGCCAGCAAGTCGAAGGCGTCGTGTGCTCCGGCGTCCTCAAAGGCGCGACCATCCGACTGGACTAATCATGGCAGCCGAACTCTTAAGCGAAATCACCGAGGACTGCGACGTCGAAGTTACCCATGGCAATAACATGGGTCGCAGCTTTGCGATCAAGGTCCGTGACTGCTCGAAGTGGGCAGAGAACTTCCACAAACCGGAAGAAGCGCTGGCGGCATTGATCGCAGTGCGCGAAGCTGGTTACAAGGTTCCACAGCACGTCACGAAGAAGATCGCCGAAACGATCGTGAAAAGAACTTTCAAGACCGGCGACCGGCTATGATTTCGAAAGATCAAGCTGACGAGCTGCGCGCACTGATCTACCAACTGCGCGCTGCGGACGATCTGAACAATCGTTTCGCACAAGGCTGGACAAACAAGGATGCGGCAGAAGTCAAGAAGGAATTTGACGATGCAGCCACCGGCATCGAAAATTTTATCAAATCAATCACGGAGAAATGACATGAGCGAATATTGCGGATTTCTGGACGACTCGCCAAACGGTTTCAAGCTGAAAGCCACGGTGCAAACCTACGAGCTGTCGCTGGCTGATCTGGCGAAACTGTTCTCGCAGCAACTCGGTGTTCCGGAATCGCGGATCACCATCACGCCGAAACAACGTGCGCATGGCGACCCGCTGGATCGTACGCCGACGACCTACTCGTTCGACGGCATCATCGTCACCGTCAAGGCCGGCTAAATACCACTGTGCATTCGTCGCTGATTGGTGTATGATCTATTCATACACTCTTGAAAGGAAATGACATGGCACGCACCATCAGCGAAATTGCAGCAGAAATCAAACGCGTCTGGGCCAAGCCGAACTATGCGGCTGTTCCGTACCTGGACGCGATGACCCAGCTGGAAACCATCAACGACACCTACTACGCCGACGACGCGCGTACGATCGTTTCCTACTTCCTCGCAAACGCCGGAACGTTCCGTGGCGACGACGCCAAGCGGATCAAGGCAGAACTGAAAGCAATGGTGGCATAATGAAAATCGAACAAATTGGAGCGATCATCGCGTTGATCCTGGTCTTCGTGCTCTGTTTCAACGAGCCACGGTTGTTTCCGTACGCTGCCGTGGGTCTCGCAACCGGCATCGGCCTTCGCATGATTATGAACGGCCGCAACAAAGATAAACCCGAGAAGGGAAAGTAAATGGAAGCAGTAGCGTTTTTCAACGCGTTCTGGGAACGCGTAAAGCAAACATCGAACTGGCGTACGATGGAAAACACGGTCGAGAATTCGCCGTGGCATCGTGAAGCCAACGTTGCCGTGCACACCACGATGACGATCGAGAAGTACATGAACATGTTCTTCGTTCGTCGCACCGAGCGTCAACGCGTGTTGACCTTGATGGCACTGTTGTTTCACGACTTCGGAAAGCCGGAGGCGGAAGAAACGCTCGAGAAGAAAGACGAGCCTGGCGTGTTCTATCGTCGCTATGCCGGTCACGAACCGATCAGCGCAAACGAGTTCCTGTCGTTCATGTGCGATCAGCACGAGCTGCGTCAGATGTTCTTCGACCAGGGTTTCACCTGGAAAGATATTCGCATCATCAAAGTGATGATCGAGCATCACTTGCCGTACGGTCTGAAGAACGAGCAGAAGCGCCAGCGGTTGGCTCACATGATCGATGCGACGTTGGGTGAAGACGACGTCTGCTTCTACGACATGTTGCGTTCGGATTGCCATGGCCGTATCTCGGACGATCACGACGCGAAGAAGAAAGCCGTCGAGGATTGGATCGATGAATTCCAGTTGGTTTCCTGGAAGGAACGCGAGGTCGCGAAGAACGCTCCGGAGCTGGTGATGTTGGTCGGTATCTCCGGAGCTGGCAAGTCGACGTTCGTCAACGACATAGACGGCATCTTCGATGTCTTCAGCGAAGACAAGTTGCGGTTGGACTACGCGCATGCCCACATGCCGTACGAGGATTACGTCGAGATGGAAATCATGACGGAAGCTCAGAAGTACCAATACTGCTGGAACTACTGCCACTTGAAAAAGAAGGAGGACAAGACCGAAGCCGAGTTGGCAGCTCCGACCTTCGACCAGTTCTCGGCCAAAGAGTTCTCGAAGATGTTGGAGACTCGCAAGACGATTGTTGTTGATCGAATGAACCAAGGTCGCAAGGCTCGCGGTAAATATATCGAAGCCGCAAAGGCGAAAGGGTATACGGTTCGTTCCATCGAGTTCTTCATCTCGGAGTCCAAGGCAAAAGAACGCCAGAAGACCCGCGGCGACAAGAGCTTGCCAGACCATCGTGTGCATCAGATCGCCATGCAATTGGAAACCCCGTGGTTGGGCGCGGAAGTCGATTCGTGTACGATCTACATCTCATGAAGTGAAATAAAATGCGCGACGCAGCAAAAGTAGTAGCTATCGTCGCGGCTTACAATGAAGGACCTCGAATCCAACGAGTGATCGAGGTCCTTTCGTCGTATCCGCGTTTCGATCAAATCATCATTGTCGACGATGGTTCGACGGATGACACATTCATCACAGCCCTGCGTTCAAGACCGCCTTACCCAGAACCGCACAGCATCGTCATCCACACTGGACCGAACAAAGGCAAAGCTGCCGCAATGCAACGCGCGGTCGAGATGTCCGATCCGGACATCATCTTTTTCTGCGATGCAGATATTCTCGGGCTGACACACGAGATGATCGAGGAAACGTTGGCACCAGTGTTGGCCGGACGACTCGGCATGATGATCGCCATGCGCGATCGTGGATTGTATTGGCATTTGCCTTTCGCAATCAAGGCCGCAGCAAAGTTGGGAGGCGAGCGAGCGCTGACACGTGAACTCTGGGAATCTGTCCCAGCAAAGTACAAACAGGGTTACATGATTGAAACTGCTTTGAACTATAAAGCAGAAGCGACGTCGGGATTCGACTTCAAGATCATGCCGGGTCTTTCGCAAGTCATCAAGGAACAAAAGCGAGGATTCTTCCGCGGCTTATTGCAGAGAATCAAGATGATCGCAGATGTTGTCAAAGCGCACGTGCTGTTGCGTTTTTCGTAAGCAACGTTGTTGTTTTTACAACGTTGAAAAAAGTTTGTAGAGTGGCAAGCTCCGTGCTATAATGATTTCTCTTGATCAACACTGAACGCGATCAAGAAATTGTAAAGCTTCGGGGATTTACCATAAATACCTACGCAACCAAACGGGGTTGCACTTTACAAACATTTGACAACTTTACGAAAGACAACACAATCATGAAAAAATCGCTCGCTGACCTGGCATCCGCATTCGCATCCAAGAACACCAACGACGGTGGTGGCAATCAAACCTGGAAGCTGTTCTTCAACTTCTGGAAGATGGATGTTGACTCCACTACAATCGTACGATTCCTCCCTGACGCTGACGAAGAAAATCCAATGGGTTTCCTCGTTGAGAACCTGTCTCACGAACTGAACATCAACGGCAAGCGCGAAAAAGTCGCATGCTTGAAGATGTACGGCGAAGACTGCCCAATCTGCGCGCTGTCCCAAAAGTACTACGACGAGAAATCGCCGGACCACAACGAAAAACTCGGTAAGAAATACTACCGCAAGAAGTCGTACATCGGCCAAGTGCTGGTGATCGACACAACCATCGACCACGATCAAGAACAACTGGTCAAGCTGATGGAATTCGGTCCGAAGATCTTCAAGCAAATCCAAGCATCGTTCTCGAGCGGTGACCTGGAAGAAGCACCGTACGAACTGAAAGGCGGCTACAACTTCCGTATCAAGAAGTCCAAGTCCGGTGAATACGCCGACTACGGTACTTCCAGCTTCGCACCGAAGCAGTCGGACGTTGCAGATGACATCATCGAATCGATGTCCCTGTACGATCTGAAAGAGTACCGCACTCCGCGCGTCACCCGTGACGTAATGGAAGCGATGCTTCTGGCCGATCAAACCGGTGGCTCGTTCAACGCTGAAAAGGAAGACCAGGACGCTGATCCGGCTCCAGCAAAGCAAGAAGCAAAAGCCGCTCCGAAGTCGGAAGTTCCAGCCGCAAAAGCTGAAGACGCACCGGCCGCTGGTGGTGAAAAGAAACTGTCGGTCGTTGAACAGCTTCGCGCACGCGCTGCTGCCAAAGCCGAGTAATTTCTGAGCTGCCTGGATGATTGTACTTACAGTCATCCAGGTTGCATACCAACTTTCCCACCTGGAGTAAAAAATGACTTTTCAAGCTACTGATGCGCGCGACGCGCGTAATGCAACCATCGCTGCCATTCGTGCAGGCGGTCACCAGGCTGATGCCATCTATCAGGACATCTCCCAGCAAATGGATCAACTGATCCAAACCTCGGCAACACTGGGCAAAGAGTCGATCAACGCACCGATCGAAATCGATGCGAATGCAGTTGCCAACGATCTGGACTCGAGCCTGACAACCATGGCTGTCGCTACTGTCGTGCAAGACCTGTTTGATGCGGGCTACGACATTGAACGCTTCTCGTTCGAAGCCCCGAACATGCTGTATATCGATATGAACTGGATCGCATAATGGGACTCAAATTCCTCGACAAGTTCAAGAAGGAAGTCGCCAAGCTGGAAACCGTCGGTGTCGGTCTCAAAGAGATTACCGAATGGTTGAGCACTGGTAACTATGCCTTGAACCGCGCCCTGTCAGGCGACTACAAGAAGGGTGTTCCACTGAACCGCATCACGCTGTTCGCTGGCCCATCGGGTTCCGGTAAATCGTTCATCGTTTCGAACATCGCTCTGCAAGCACAGAAGCAAGACTACCACGTCCTCATCATCGATACCGAGAATGCGATCGACGTCGACTACCTGAAGAAGATTGGTGTCAACACCGACGAAGAAAAGCTGACGTACCTCCAATGCTCGACCATTGAAGACATGAACGGCATCCTGTCCGAGTTCTTCCAGAACTATCAGAAAGAATACGGCAAGGACAACCCTGATGCACCGAAGACGTTGGTCATCATCGACTCGCTGGCGATGCTGTCGTCCGAGACCGAGATGGAAAACTACAACAAGGGCGTCATCAAAGGTGACCAAGGTCAATTGGCAAAACGTCGTAAAGCGATGCTGCGTCTCGCACTCGGCCGCACTGCACGACTGCCGATCAAGCTGTTGATCACCGACCACGTGTACCCACAGGACATCATGCTTGGCGATGGACCATGGGCAATCACGAACTCAACCAAGTTCTCTTCATCCATCATCGGCATCATCACGAAGCTGAAGTTGAAAGAGGACAGCAAAGTCATCGGCGTACGTATGAAGTTCGAAACGTACAAGTCGCGCTTCGCAAGGTTGGGCACCAAAGTTGAACTCGATGTTCCTTACAACAGCGGCATGGCTTCGACCTCCGGTCTCATCGAGATGCTGGAAGAAGACGGTGTCATCAAGAAAGGTACGCAACCGGGCGAAAAACTGAAGTGGATCGCTGAGTGGGAAGGCAATCGCATTGCTTTCAAGGAAGACGAACTCACCGATGAAATCGCGCTCAAGATTCTGGAACACCCACTCTGCGCACCAATGCTGGCTCGTGACGAACCAGAAATCGACATCGACGCTCTTGAATCCGTCACGGATCAAGACGAATAATAAGGAGGTTCAATCATGGACGACATGGAAACATCAATCAACATTCAGTTGGTACACGGCGGATTCATCTTCACCTCGCCAAACGACGGCACGTACAAAACTGAAGTCTTCACTTCACAGGCAAAACTGATGAAGGCGATTCGTGCAACAATCGAGCAGAACGCGCTCGTGAGCAAGACCGAGAAAGCTGACAAAACAAAGGACGCAGAATGAAGATCATCGACATCGGCCTTGATTACTTCGACGAGGGAAGCAACCAACTCGAAGTGTTCGTGCTGGTAGTCGATGACCAGGGCAATGAGACCAAGCGTCGGCTGTCCGACCTGGTATTGCTGCCCGACCAACCTCTGCCAAAGCTGTAATAACAAAGGGGCTTGCGCCCCTTTTCAATTCCAATGAACGTTTCTCTCTGTGCCAGAGCTAAGATTCTCACGCTCTTAGATGATGGCAAGGCATTTCGCATTCAAGCCAGCGTTGGAGGCGGCTCACACGTTGATCTTATTTTAAATTCGGAAAAGACCGAATTTGATTGTATAATAGCAACTATTCCGCTCATCGTAGCAGACATCTCCACCGTCACTCTCACTGCTGGCCGAAGCATCGACTTCGATTATCGAAGCGGTGAATTTCTCATCTCATCTCAACTTAAGGTAACAACAATGGCAACATTTGCAATCAACATCGAATTCATCGTTGACGCTCCGGATCAGGACAGCGCAGAAAGTGCATCCAAGCAAATCATCGAAGCTGCAAAGATGGAAGACCTGATCGAACGCGGTACCGTCCAAGACATCGAAATGCTGGACGATGACGAGGGCGACCTCGATTTTGACGGGGATGACGAGTGAGTTTCCTCTTCACCCTCGATGAAGACAAGCTAGCTGACCAGCTGCCTGCGATCTTCGAGCGTTATGAGACCCACGTAAAAAACGCCGAACCACTGTTCGAACTCGATGGCATGCGCCTGGAGCTGATTGCTCGGAACCTGGCGCAGCATCAAGTTTCCTACGCACAACGTGCAAACGAAATGAAGCACGTTGTGAAGTGGTTGGAAAACTACAAGGCAAAGCTCGAAGCACGTTTCACGAAGAACTATGCCCAGGGCCAACGTGCACTGGGTCAACGTGAAGCCCAGACGTTTATCAACGGCGAACGAGACATCGTCGAGCTGAATCAGCTAATCATTGAAGCAAGTCTTCTGTATTCCCAACTCAACGAAATCGTTGAAGCATTCAAACAGATGGGCTGGATGTTGGGCCACGTAACTAAACTCCGAGTAGCAGAGCTACAGGAAGCAACTCTATAATGCCAAACACATACACAATCTCGAACGGTGGTGCGATCATCAGTGGTAACATCAACGGCAACATTTCAATCGACGCATACGGCATGCTGCAGTCTTCGCCGATGGTTGAAGACTTGCCTCCGATCACTATGTCAGGTCGCGACGAGAACGGTCGTCCTGTTACAATGACTCTTTCCCCGGAGGCAAGTATTTCGAACAGTGAGCTGACGAAACTCCTGATGCTTTCCATCACGATGGTGAGCGGCAGTGGTCGCAGTCTCAACGCGCTGGCCTACGTCAAGAAACACAACCTCGAACGTCACTTCACTTACTCATGAAAATCACGTCTCGCCAACCGACAGGGCGTCAGCCAACAGCGATCGAAGTTCGCGACATCAAAGTCGACGCTGACGTTCAGTACTCGCACAACATGACTACGCGCATCACCATGAGCAAGCAATTCTTCATCGAACTCGTGATTCGTATCCCATTGTCTGATGCCGACACTTCTGACATCAACGCACTTGGCGAGCGCATGAAGAAACTACGACAAGCTGAACTTTTGGAAAAGCCATGAAGACATGCAACATTACCGTACGTGACGAAGTCCATTGTCACGTCACTGGACTCGAACCACAGGACCACGAATTCCTGATGAAGAAATTCGCCCTGATGGTTGAAGGCGCATTCTTCATGCCGCTTTACAAACTCGGCCGTTGGGACGGCAAGGTCAAGTTCTTCGAACCGAGCGGCAAGGTTTACACCCGCTTGCTGCCTGACATCCTGCCGTTCATCGACGGCTGGGGTTATGAAGTCAACCTGCAAGACTTGCGCAAACCAGTTCCTGTTATCAAAACCCGCATCGACGCAGATCGCTTCATCGGCAAAGAAGGCATGGAGCTGAAAGTAACGATGCGCCCGTACCAGGTTGATGCAGTCAATGCCTGCCTGGATGCTGGTTCAGGTTTCGTTGTCGCTGCCACCGCGTCAGGCAAAACCTGGATGGTTGCAGCTCTGTCCGACGTCATGTCGGAGAACGAACTCCGCACAATCGTCATCGTTCCGTCCGATGACTTGGTGAAACAAACCGTCGCCACGTTCCGCCTTGCAGCGCTTGATGTTGGTACGTACTCGGGCGAAAGCAAAGACCTGTATCACATGGTGGTCGTTGCAACCTGGCAAGCACTGCAGAACAATCCTGCTGTTATGAAAGATTTCCAGTGCGTCATCGTCGACGAAGCGCACGGTGCAAAAGCCAAGGTCGTTGGTGAACTCATCAACGTGCACGGCAAAGACATCGCCTACCGTTACGGCTTCACCGGCACTCTGCCGAAACCACTGATCGACCAGACGACTCTCAAGGGCTGCATCGGCGAAGAGCTGTACGCCATCACCGCTGCCGAACTGATGGAGATGGGTTACGTCGCTGAGCTGGAAATCGAACCAGTCGAAACCGAAGAGGACGTTGAGGAAGAATTCCCGGACTACCAGAGCGAGAAGGCCTACCTGGCAAAGTCGCCTGAACGTCTCGACTTCCTGGCTGACCTCATCATCGCGAAGGCTGAACAGCATGGCAATACGTTTGTTCTCGTCAACTCGATCAAGCAAGGTCAAGCACTGCAGAAGCGTATCAAGAACTCTGTGTTCCTGTACGGTGCTGACGACTCCGATGTCCGTGCTGAATGGTACTCGATGTTTGAAGAACGAGACGACATGATCGTCATCGCAACCTTCGGCATTGCATCCACCGGTATTTCGATCGACCGTATCTTCTGCCTGTTCATGATCGATGCTGGTAAATCGTTCATTCGTGCAATTCAAACCGTTGGCCGTTCACTCCGCAAGGGTCATGACAAAGACAGCGTCGTCTGTGTTGATGTACACTCCAAGTTGAAATGGTCGAAGAAACACTTCCGCGAACGCGTCAAGTATTTCAAAGAAGCCAAGTACAAGATGGCTAAGATCAAGAAGTTCAAACTGTAAAGGAGGTACACATGAAAATTCGTTCACGCCCAGAGGTCAAACAACGCTGCGAACCGATCGTCGAGAATGCCCTGCGTCAACTGCAGTCCAACACTCGCAATGCACTCGGAAACGTAATCACCCTCGACGAGCACGAACGCTCGTTGAAGATGATTATGTCTTCGCTGCAGATGGCCGGTATCATTTGCCACTATCAAATCGGCACGGCAGTTGAAACCAAGCAATCAACCTACGAGAAGAACGAATGGTTGATCCGACTCAAGTTTACTGATGATGCCACACGGAAAACAGGGTATATTGTAGACCTCGTCTTCCACTACTATCACTAAGGCAATACATGCAAATTCTAACAGAAGTCTCCAGGTCATACATCATCGATTCCCTTACTGGGCCGATGGGTGTGACCCACTTCTGGACGCTGAGCGGCCACATGATGGACTTCAAACTCGAACCACTCGAGTACCTGGAAGAAACCATCGGGCCTACCATCCGCGTCCGGGTCCAGAACCTGGAAATCGACTTTCCTGCCAGCTGGAATCTTATCGCGGTTGACCGTGAGACGTACACCATTGATTCAATTCCGATCACGGCCTGTGCCACGTTCGAACACGACATCCTCCTCTTCTCGCCCAACGATTCCAAGCTAGTCACAACGAAACTGACGGTCATCGATTACTTCGAAAAGAAATCGTGCATCCACCCGATGGTTCCGAAGGGCTCTGCGATGATCCATCCAACTGGGCCAGAAATGTCAAACGGCAAATCAATCTTTTACGGGATCGTGTGTGGGCCCCATGACATCGGACGCTACGTGTTCGGAAAAACTGTTGGCGATATTTTGGGCTAACGCTTTCTTTCTTGCAATGGTGGCACGCCTACTTGCCACCCTCTTTGCAATCTGTTCAGGAGTTTGCTTTGTGCCGAGGCGATTCTGTCCCCAGCGCTTTGCATTCTCCTCGTTCCGTGGTACTTTCAATTGCGCTTGACGATTTGCTTCGACATGTTCCGGCGACTTTGGTTTTCCCTTCAATGCTTTCGAAATCTTCGCGCGTTGTTCAGCTGTCAACTTTGTGCCTAACGGACTTCCAGCAAGTTTGCAGGTGTTGTACAGTTTCGTTGATGCATCCATCCAACGCTGTTCGGCGGAAAGCAAAAGTTCTTTCTCTGGTGCAACTGCTTCTACTAGCTCGTAGGTAAATGCGTCAGCTCCGTACTTGTTGTACGCACGTTGCAGATGAGAACACCTATGCACGCCAGCCCTCAATTCTCTCTTGTGTCGAAGCCATCGGCGTTTGATATTCACAGAGCTGCCAACATAGCGTGTTTCGGAATTGATGTGTTTGATGATATAAATGCCTGAATTCATATATTTTCTATGAGTATTTGTTCATAGTTATATATCGACCCAAGTGGGCCTCGTTCAGCGCGCTCGATGTAATCACAACCATAAATAGCCTTCAATCTAGGAGGCTATTCATGGCAACTTACACAAAGGCATTTGAGCGGGCGATCGACCACGCGATGCTCTACGAGGTTGGCGGTTTTTGGAACGTCAATCACCCTGCTGTCGCGCAGGGGCTTATCAATACCGCGGCAAATCGTAAGGCTGTTGGCTATGTCAACGACCCATACGACAGCGGTGGTGAGACCAAATTCGGTGTTGCCAAGAACGCAAATCAAGACCTCAACATCACAAAGCTGACATGGGCTCAGGCGAAATCCGTTTACTTCGTGCGCTACTGGCTCGCCGGTAAGTGCGATCAACTCCCTGCACGCTTGGCAGTACTGCACTTCGACGGCTGTGTCAACCACGGTGTCGCGCGTGCAAACAAATTCCTCCAAACCGCGCTCGGCGTTCCAGCAGATGGAGTAGTCGGGCCTGTCACTATCGCTAAAGCAAAAGCTGCGAATGAGATGAACATTCTCAACAGCGTTTGCAGTCAACGCGAAGCCTTTTATCGTTCCATCGTTAAGAACAACGCCACACAAGCACGGTATCTGACCGGCTGGCTCCGTCGTATCACGGAGGTGCGCGCATTTGTTACCAACAAGAATATCAGCTTCGTCTAAGTATCACCCTCACGCACCGTTGACTAAAATCAACGGTGCGTTGTAGTTTCCGAATCGTAACAACCGAAAAAGATGTTATAATGTCAATCTTGGTTGTTCAGAAGCAACTATCAACCAACTGAAAAATGTAAATGGAAAAGAACTCAGAAATTAACTTCGTCGTTAAACGCGACGGTAGCAAGGTCGCTTGGGACCTTGCTAAATGGCAATCACAGATTGCAAAGGTATGTGAAGGCGTAGCTGACGTTTCACCATCGATGATCGAGATGAATGCTCGTGCTCAGTTTCACGATGGCATGACCACAAAGCGTCTCGACGAGATTGCTCTTCGTTCGATGGTCGACCTGATCGACGAAATCGAACGTCCAGACGTGGGCAACGTCAACTACCAGTATGTTGCTGGTAAGCAGCGCATCACCATGCTGCGCAAAGAGGTTTACGGACAGTACGAAGTGCCGCGTCTTTACGACATCGTGAAAGCGAACGTCGAAAAGAAATTGTACACGCCTGACCTGTTGGCCTGGTACACCGAAGCAGAATGGGATATGTTGGAACGTGCAATCGACCACGAAAAGGACGAGGCACTTCCATACGCAGCAGTTGACCAGCTGTGCGAAAAATATCTGGTGCAGAACCGTGTGACCGGTGAAATCGTTGAGACTCCGCAGATTCGTTACATGGTGGCAGCTGCTACCGCGTTCCATGCAGAGAAGAAAGATCGCCTGAAGTACGTCAAGGAATTCTATGCTTCGGCATCGGATGGACAGTTCACTCTGGCAACGCCTGTGCTCGCTGGTCTTGGAACGAAGACGAAACAGTTCTCGTCTTGCGTGCTCATCAAGTCCGATGATACACTGAAATCGATCTTCGCATCGGGTCAAGTGCTCGCTGACTATGCATCGAAGAAAGCAGGTATCGGTCTGGAAGTTGGGCGCCTCCGTCCGCTCGGTGCTCCGATCCGTAACGGCGAAATCAAGCACACCGGTTACATTCCGTTCCTGAAGAAATGGTTCGCTGACCTGCGCTCGTGCTCGGCCGGTGGTATCCGCAATGCAGCTTGCACGGTGACCTACCCAATCTGGCACTATCAGTTCGAAGACCTGATCGTCTTGAAGAACAACCAGGGTACCGAAGAGAACCGTGTTCGTCACATGGACTACTCCGTCGCAATGTGCTCGTTCTTCTGGAAGCGTTTCAAAGCACAGGGCAACATCACATTCTTCGATCCGAACGAAGTGCCGGACATGTACGAAGCGTACTACCGCGACATCGCCGAATTCGAAAAGCTGTACGTCAAGTACGAGAAGGGTGCCGTTGCAATGGGTCTCCGCGTGAAGACTCTGCCAGCAGAAACCGTCTTCAAAGACATGCTGCTGAAAGAGCGTGGCGACGTTGGCCGCATCTACATTCTGAACGTTGACAACATTCAACGTCAGGGTCCGTTCGATTCGCTGCTGCACCCAGTGTACCAGTCGAACCTGTGCCAGGAAATCATGCAGCACACTCGTCCGTTCCAAACGGTCGATGACACGAACGGTCGTATCGCACTCTGCACGTTGGGTTCGATCAACTACGGTGCATTCCGCCACCCAGAAGAAATGCGTCGCCCGCTTCGTATTCTTCAGCGCATGCTCCACAACCTGCTGCAGTATCAAGACTTCCTGACGATCCAGTCAGAACTGCACAACAAGGAATTCGAACCACTCGGCATCGGTGTTACAAACCTGGCTTACTGGCACGCGAAGCGCAAGCTGAAGTACGGTGAACCAGAAGCACTGGCTGAAGTGAAACGTTGGATGGAACACATGTCGTTCTATGCAACCGAAGGAACTGTTGATCTGGCGCAAGAAAAAGGCAAGTGCCTGGAGTCCGACAACACATGGCCTGGTCGTGGCGTGTTCACCCACGAACGTCGTGCGCCTGGTGTGAATGATCTGACCGACTTCACTCCGAGCCCTGACCTTGACTGGGAAAGCCTGCGTGTTCGCATGAAGACGTATGGTGTTCGCAATGCGACCAACATCGCTCTGCCTCCAGTTGAATCATCGTCTGTCGTCATCAACTCGACGAACGGCATCTCGATGGTCAAGGACCTGATCGTTATCAAGGGTTCGAAAGCTGGTGACTTCGCGCAAGTTGTTCCAGAGTACAAGAAGCTGAAGAACCATTACCAGCTGCTGTGGGATCAACCAGACTGCATCGAGTATCTGAAGACAGTTGCGGTCATGCAAGTTTACACGGACCAAGGTATTTCGAGCGACACGTTCTACTCGCCAAAGTTCTTCCCGGAATACAAGATTCCAGCAACACTGGTCGCACGTAACCTGATGCTGTGTCATCACTGGGGATTCAAGTCGCACTACTACAACTTGGTTGACAAGCAAGCTCTGCTCGATGCACTGAACGCAGAAGCCCTTGCAGCTCTTGAAGATGTGCCGGTCAAGTTCGACCAAGAAGAAACCTCGGTTGAGGAAGAAGAATACTGCGAGGCTTGCGTTCTGTGAACCACTATACGATGGACGTAGTGGTTGACGGCAAAGTGCAATCACGGGACATCGATTACGTAGATACTACGGTGGGCTTCGGCCCACCAAGGTATGTGCCAAAGATGCTCGACAATGAAAGAGCCGTTTACGCGGTAGATGGAACAACATACATTTTTAAGGCGTTTGAATGAGCCAACTAGACTATAGCAAAATTCCCGATTACTCGAATCGACAAATGTTCCTGGACCCTGCTGGTCCAGTGACAATCCAGCGTTATGAAGAGTACGCGTTTCCGAAGCTGGCACAGTTCCTCGCCACGCAGAAGGGTTCGTTCTGGACTCCAAACGAAATCACGCTGATGAAAGACCAGATCGATTTCAAAGAAGCATCGAAGTCGACACGACACATCTACACGTCGAACCTGCTGCGACAGACAATGCTGGACTCGATCCAGGGTCGTTCGCCAGTTCAAATCTTCACGCCTGTTTCTTCAGTGCCTGAACTCGAAGGTTTGGTTCTGTGGTGGTCTGCATTCGAGCAGATTCACAGCGAGTCGTACAGCCACATCATCAAGAACATTTACAACGTGCCAGTCGAACAGTTCAACGCCATTCACGGTATTGACGAAATCACGACGATGGCCAGTGGCATCGACAAGTATTACAATCACCTGCACTTGCTGAATAGCAAGCGCGCATTGTACGACACCTGCACTGACAGCGAAATGAAGAAGTGGCTGTATGTGTCGGAGCACGATTATATCAAGGCCGTGTACATGGCGCTCATCGCGTCTTATGGTCTCGAAGCAATCCGTTTCATGGTATCATTTGCCACCTCCCTTGGCATGGTCGAAAATCGCATCTTCATGGGTTCGGGTAACATCATCTCGCTTATTCTGCAAGATGAAACCCTGCACACCAAGTGGACCGCGTACATCATCAACCAGGTTATCAAGGTCGATCCGCGTTTCCGCGAGGTAGCATTTGAATGCCGTCAAGAAGCCGCAGACGCTTTGCTCGCCGTCATCGACGAAGAAAAGAACTGGGCTAAATACCTATTCAAAGAAGGACCGATGATCGGCATGAACGAAAAGATCATGTGCGACCACGTCGATTATACTGCAGGGATTCGTCTGGGCGAAATTGGTATGAAGCACAATACCAAAATCAAAACAGCTCCGCTGCCATGGTTCAACAAGCACTTCAACACCAACAAAAAGCAGACTGCTCTTCAAGAGAATGAAAGCGTTGCATACGTCATTGGTTCGATGACCGCTTCCATCAACTACGAAGAACTGCCTGACCTCGCATAAAGGAAATCATGTTCACGCTCTACACAAAAGACAATTGCACATACTGCGATCAAGCCAAGAACCTTTTGCAACAGAAAGGTCTTCCATTCCAAACCCTCAAGCTCGGCGCGGACATCAGCCGCGAAGAACTGCTCGCGAAGATTCCAACGGCTCGCACCATGCCGCAGATTCTGAAAGACGGGCAGGTCATCGGCGGATACACTGAGCTGAAACAAATGCTGGCAGCATAATGAACTGGGCCGAAATATTCGCCTTCGACAAATCGCCACTTGAGCTATTCCTTCGGGTTAGCTTCATGTGGTGGTTCATCTTCCTCACGTTGCGATTCATCATGCGGAGGAACGTTGGCGAAGTCGGCCCTGCAGACGTATTGCTCCTGGTGCTCGTAGCTGACGGTGCCCAAAATGGTATGGCCGACGAATACAAAAGTATCACGTCGGCTTTTATCGTTGTGGGCACGTTGTTCTTCTGGAGTTGGTTTCTTGACTGGGGATCGATGCGTTGGAAATGGATGGAGAAACTATCCGAACCGTCTGCAGTGCTAGTCGTCAAGCATGGTGAATACTGTAGGCGCGTCATGAGAAAAGAAAACATCTCGCAAGAAGATATTGAAGCCGAGATTCGAAAAGCCGGGATCGAAAACGTTACTGACGTTAAATATGTCAGATACGAAAGTGATGGAAAGTTTTCCGTCATCCCAAAAGACAAAGGCTGAAATGAAAGTTCATGAAATTCTAAACGAAGTACTGGATAGTAAAGTTGATGTCAAGGTGCATGAAGACAGCAAGTCAACTTACTTCTTCAGTGCCGACATCGCTGGTAGAACTATTCAGTTTCAGGCTGACAAGAAACGCGGCAACAAGTGGTTCATGGATTTCTGGCAGCTGGACAAAAAGACGTACGCCATGAACTACGATTTGACCGGCGCAGGTGGAGAACTCAAAGTGTTCTCCGTCATGAAGGACGCTGTGTTACACCTCATTCAAAAGCACAAGCCTGCGGAGTTGAAGTTCGAAGCTGAGAACAAAACTACGCGGGCGAACTTGTATGAGAAATTCCTGAAGCGGCTCAATATTCCAGGATACAAGTACGAACGTCAGCAAGGCAAGAGCAAAGACATCTTCGTCCTCACGCCAAACGAAAAGCTTGACGAGATTCTGAATCGCAAGGTCGATTACGAAGTCACCAGGAATGGAAAGGACTTCCGTGCCGAAGCAAAGATCGGCGACCGCATCATCCACTTCGCGATTGAAAAAGATGACGATGATAAAGACGGCGACGCATGGGAGGCAGTGTTCTGGCAGACGAACCTCCAGGGTAACGGCATGAACTTCGGAAAGACTGGCGGTGGCAATGAGCTGGAGGTATTCTCCATGGTCTCGGCTGCATTGAAACAGTTCATCGAGGACCGCAAACCGGAGAAGATATTTTTTAGTGCTGACAAGAAAGGTACCGACACAAATCGAGCAGAGCTGTACGATCGACTCGTGAAACGATTCAAGTTGCCTGGATACGAATACAACCGAATTACAAAATCCCACAAGGATACGTTCGTACTCCAGAGAACGCAGAAATAATAGCATTAGCTGACAAATAAGAAAATCCACCTTCGGGTGGATTTTTCATTTCCGGGCCTAAATATCCGATCATCATAAGGAGACCAACATGGCTACCCCTGCTGCAGCACCAGTCGCAACTACCAATGCAATGATCCTCGACGTCTGGGGATACCAACTCAACCTGATGTCGGTACTGATTATCGGTCTCATCTTCATGTTGTTCTATACTTTCTACTCGATCCAAAAGTCCCAGCGTTTGGACTTCGCTGACATGTTCACGAAAGACGGGCGAAAGGTTTCATCGACGAAAGTCCTGCAGTTCATCGCCGGCATTGCCTCGACCTGGTTCATCATCAAGACGGGTTTGCAGGGCACGTTGTCAGTTGAAATCTTCGGTGTCTATCTAGCGTTCATGGCGTCGGTCGAAGGCTTCAGCAAGTTCATCTCTGCAAAGTACAACTACAAAGAAACGTCTGTGGCCGAAGCAACTGAGAAGGTTGAAGAGAAGCGAATGCTGGCGGCACGTCAATCGGCGCCAATCATCGATGCTGTTGATGGCGATGGTCCAGTCGAAGCTGAAATCACAGAAACGACAACACCTGCCGGCGCGAAAACAGTTCAGCAAAAGATTAAAAAAGGCTGACAAAGTACTGTGCTCCATGTTGGGTTTCATGTATAATGAACTCATCGACGAACACTACGGAGCAAACAAAATGACCCTCTTCGCTAAAGCCAAAGCAGTTACCGCCAAGCCGACCGCAGCTGCTAAAAAGACCAAGCAAGAAATCGCAATCTCGGGCATTCAGAAACTTGCAGAAATGAAGGCCATGATGGCCAGCCTCGAAGCTGCGGCTAAGACCCTCGAGGGCGACATCAAGGAAGCCGGCTTCGGCGAGTTCCTGAACATGTCCGGTTCGGTTCGTCCGGAATCGTTCAAGGGCATCGACGGCAAGGCAAGCTGCTCGGTTGAAATGCGCAAGCGCGGCACCAACTCGGCGCTGAACGAAGCAGAAGTCGAAGTGCTCGAAAGCCTCGGTCTGAAGCCGTTCGAACAAGTCATCACGACCGAGATGTACGGCATCAACCCGGCCTACGCCGGCAACGAAGAACTGATGGGCAAGGTTTCGGCAGCACTTGAAGAAATCGTGCCGGAAGACTTCTTCGTCCTGCAAGAAGGTGTGTCGAAGAAAGTCGTCGACGACGCTCTGTGCGACGCAGCGTTCCAGATGCCTGCCGGCGACAACCGCGCCAAGGCCGTCCGCATCGTGACCACGATGGCTCTGAAGCCGAAGCTGAATGCTGACTACAACATGGCTACGCTGGCTTCGACGGTCGCCGGCTACATGGCTCCGGCTGAAGAAGAAGAAATCGCCGAAGCAAACCTGGGCTAATCAAGAACAACGACGGAGAGATTGTGGTATAATCTCTCTGTCACAACCGGAGAACAACATGGATCAAACGATGGAATTCGAGTACGACGACATTGTCGAGGCTTACACCAAAGCTGAAGAGTACACGCTGAAAGGTTACGAAGTAACCAAGCCGCGCCTGATCACCGGCAAGTACTGCATCACCGTGCAATCGTAATGCACGTCGGCCCAGTCACAGCAGTTGCTGTGACACCGCTCCCACGCATTGTGCCACCTGAAACGATGGCACTCATGATGCAGGCGATGGGAACAAATTTGCCCCGGCCAGTGAGCCGGGTTTTACCTTATCCGCGTCTTGAAGAACCAAGAATAAAAGCAATCGCGCCCATTGAGGCGTATCGTGAACAGATGCGCGAACCAACACAGCACTACATCGACGTGTACTGCTAAAGAATTCTTTTCACCTTAGGAGCATCACCATGTCACGAGAACAACAAATCGCCGAACTGCAAAACGATTGGGAAACCAATCCACGCTGGCAAGGCATCAAACGAAACTACACGGCAGAAGATGTCGTGAACCTCCGCGGCTCGCTTCAAATCGAGCACACACTCGCAAAGCGTGGCGCAGAAAAACTCTGGACGCTTCTGCAAGACGAACCGTTCGTCAACGCACTCGGTGCATTGACCGGCAATCAAGCGATGCAGCAAGTCAAAGCTGGTCTCAAAGCAATCTACCTTTCCGGCTGGCAAGTTGCCGGCGACGCCAATCTCGCTGGCGAAATGTATCCGGACCAATCGCTGTATCCAGCGAACTCGGTGCCGATGGTCGTCAAGCGCATCAACAACACGTTCCAACGTGCTGACCAGATTCAATGGGCAGAAGGCAAGAACGACATCGACTTCTTCGCGCCGATCGTCGCCGACGCTGAAGCCGGTTTCGGTGGTGTGCTGAACGCTTTCGAACTGATGAAGTCGATGATCGAAGCTGGTGCATCCGGCGTTCACTTCGAAGACCAGTTGGCATCCGTCAAGAAGTGCGGTCACATGGGCGGCAAAGTCCTGGTGCCGACTCGCGAAGCCATCGAGAAGCTGAACGCTGCTCGACTCGCAGCAGACGTGATGGGAACTCCGACGCTGGTCATCGCACGCACCGACGCAGAAGCTGCTGACCTGTTGACGTCCGACATCGATCCGAACGACCGACCTTTCGTCGATGGTGAACGTACCGTCGAAGGTTTCTTCCGCGTTGCTGCTGGTCTCGAACAAGCAATCTCGCGTGGTCTCGCTTACGCACCGTATGCCGATCTGGTCTGGTGTGAAACCGGCAAGCCTGACCTGGCGTACGCCAAGCAGTTCGCCGATGCAATCCACGAGAAATTCCCGGGCAAGATGCTGGCATACAACTGCTCTCCATCGTTCAACTGGAAGAAAAACCTGGACGACGCGACGATCGCCAAGTTCCAGAAAGAACTCGGCGCGATGGGTTACAAGTTCCAATTCATCACGCTGGCTGGTTTCCACTCGCTGAACTACGGCATGTTCAACCTCGCACACGGCTACGCACGTCGTCAGATGTCTGCGTTCGTCGAACTGCAAGAAGCGGAATTCGCCGCAGCAGACAAAGGCTTCACGGCCGTCAAGCACCAGCGCGAAGTCGGTACTGGTTACTTCGATGCAGTGTCGCAAGCGATCCAGCAGAATCAAAGCTCGACAACTGCCCTGCACGGTTCGACTGAAGAAGAGCAGTTCAAGTAATAAACGCTGTACATTCTCCGTGGTTGCAGGTATAATGAACCCATCAACTACGGAGAATCAAATGGCTGTCAAATATAATAAAGCCTTTTGTGTTGTTCTGATTTTATTGGCCCTCGTTGGAAATGATGGGGACGATGATCCGATACCTCCTGGAAACCGTATTAAAATTCCCTATAAACGAAAGGAAATACAATGAGCCAGCAGACGATGTCGACGCTTTTCCCCATTATTATTGTGGCAGTCATACTTTATTTTGTATTTGCCAGAAAATCAAGTGGAAGTAAAGGCACTTCTTCAAGTGCAGAAGCTTCGCTGTGGACCAATCGTCATATTGAATTTGTCAGCGAGCTGAAGAACCCATTATCTACTGCCCCATTCCGAATGCAGCCCGGCCCAGCGATTCAACGTGGCGTTGTTCTCATGAAAAATGAAGAGCTCATTGTAGACGCCCCAGTAAAAATGTTTCGCACTGTAAAGACTGGTGCACAGTGGAAATCGGGGTCCCGTGGCGTCCGTGTAACGCCTGTGAAGGGTCTCAGCTTTAACGTAGGCGGATCGCGCGGCCGAATGCAAGCAACCTATTCTAGCGATATGGAATTGGGCTATTTCACCATGACGAATAAGCGACTGATTTTTACCGGTGATAATAATTTCCGCTTCGCCATTCCATTAACGAAATTGGATAATGTGTCGAAAGACGAGTCCATTATTCACTTTGATGTAAAATCGCGTGACGTGCCAGATTTTGGTATTTGCTTTATCGACTCAGCTATCGCGACAATGTTTTCTTCGTTGCTTAGCGACGATCAGCAGTCGTTCAACTTTAATTTTATCGCATAACGCTGTGCTTTTCTAGCAGTTGCAGGTATAATGAACCCATCAACTACGGAGAATCAAACATGGCCAAGTATAACCGGATCAACAACAAAGGCACCTACAACTGCGAACTCTGCGGCAAGCTGACTCGTGACACTGGCCATGGTGAAGCAGACATCAACGAGGGCTACTGCAAGAAGTGCTATCTCGACTGCCTGATGGAAAACGCGTACAATGACTACGGTCCTGACTCCGAGCAGTACAAGAGCGCCAAGGCCGATTACGAGGCTTGCGAATGAGCATCTTGCTCTTCCGCTACGTTCGGCGGGCCAGCAAGAATCACAGCAGCCCGTCGCCGAAGACGCCGCTGTCCTTCGTCTGGAAGCTGTTGCCTTTCTTCATCGTGAAGGCAGCAGCAAAACGCTGGTGTCCGACAAAGCGTATCAACAACACGATGTACGTCGAAGCATTTCCAAAAACCTTTATCTCGATTGGACCGGCCAAATGAAAAAGTTCCTGATGAAACTGCTCGGCATCGAACCGGCTGACAAGAAGCTGGCACGGCTCGAAGCCAATCACGTGGTCAACAAGGAAAGCATCGACCGCGTGCAGAACTCGCTGGACCGTCTCGTGAAGATTCACGCAGAATACGTCGGCGATGACGATCACAAACAGAAGATCGCCGAGCACATCGAGCTGGTCAAGAGCAAGCTGAAAGCTGCTCGCGCCACGTACGCCGAGAACGAAATTCTTCTCAACCTGATTCGCAACACTCTCGAAGCAGAGAAGGGAATCTACGCATGACGCAATACACCATCGAACATCCGGGCCCGCGTCCGAAGTCGCTGTACGACAGCCATGACATCTACGTCACCGTTGACGAAGAAGACGAAGTCGCTGTCGCCCAACTCGAAGCACTGATCCGCTATGGCGTGGTCGTGCGGCCATCAACCAAAGAAGAAGAGGACCACGTCTGGGGTCTGGAAGTGGAACTCGACTACGATGACCTCGATGTCGCTCGCCACTGGCCGGAAGAAGAAGGCGAGATTATCCTCGAAATCAAGGACTGGTAATATGCGCAGAGGTGGCCGCGAGATGACTCGCAAAGAAGCACTTGGCTGCATTGCACTGAGTTTCCTGATCCTCATCATCGTTGCCATTTTCAGCTAATGCAATCACTCAAACATTCATGGATCGAAGTCATCGCCAACATCGGCTCTGGCTTCATTATTTCTGGACTCTTCCAGCAATTTGTAATCACGCCACTGTTTCATCTGCAAACATCGACCAGCCAAAACATCGGCATCACGATTCTGTTTACGATCGTGTCAATCGTACGATCGATTCTGTGGCGTCGTTTCTTCAACCGGATAACCATCAGACACTATGAGCGCTCCAAACTTCGTGGCAATTAAACGCTGGTTCAAAGAGAACCGGTCCGACATTCCGCAACATCAGATCGATCGTTTCATCGACGAGCCGGCGTACGCGCTGCTCATGTCGGCATCGTTCGAAGCCGGTCGTGAATTCCAGCAACGCAATCCGGAAGCCGGCAAGTTCCTCGACTTCGGCGTGGAATACAAATGAAGCATCCGACAACCGGCGAGTTTATGGTGCCGGTCTTTGACCACTACCATAACCAGCTTCGCACAATGATGATTCTCGCGAAGCCAGAAGATGACGTGCCCTGCGTCATCGACGAACAAGGCACGTTCTGGGCGACAGCTAAAATCATGACGAAGCTCACTGGCGAGTATTACTACATCGTCAACGAAGACTTCGACCCAATCATTCGCGTCAGCTACGAAGACGGCAAAGTCTACAAAGACGAACGCAGTGGCTGGGGTCGCACGCACACCATTACGTTCGCCGACCTGGAAGACCTGGCAGCGAAATGGGAAGTGCCGTTTGACGTTGGCGCAGATTCGCAAGAGTTTGCAGAGACGGCTTACAAGCTGATGACGGCAGAACATTTCCGTTATCACGGTCTCGACTACACGCGGTTCTTGCCAACACCATCGAACAAGTTCCTGCCATCATTGCCGGAACCAGAAGTCGATGGTAATTACACAGCAGAGCAAATGCGCGCCTACGGCGAAGCATGCGCAAAAGCTGCACTAGACGAGTACAAGTGATGTACATTTCCGTAGAAGGTGGGTATAATCTTTCCATCGACTACGGAGATTCAAATGACCACTGTGTACGAAAACAAGAACAATCCCGAACTGAGCATCGTCAAGCTCGACGACAAAACGCTGCAAGATGGTGGCATCACCGTCACGGACGTCGGCGTCGGTTTCCTGGCGAAAGCCTGGAACGGCAAGGAAGTTTACATCGACGACGAGATGGTCAAGCAGATGGTCATCATGATGCAGAACCGGAAAGACTGATGAAGCTCTACATCGTCAACATCAAACGGCCGTGGAATCCGGTGGCCGTCCGCGATTACGAAATCAAGGTCTGCAAGAAGTCCGTGTGGGCTATTGCCAAGACCGGTCGTCGTTTTCTCCTGGGCGCCAGTGCTTTCCAAACTCTGGCGTCGGCTGAACGATGCCGTACAGCGCTGCTCGAACAAATCCACAACAGCCAGTGGCAGAAGAACAACCGCCAATACGGATGGGCGGCAACTGATGCTGTGCTGCAACAAATGCAAACACTTCACTGATATGACATTCAAAGTTGGCGATGCCGTCATGCTCAGCAGCGACGGCAACACATTCGACACGTACCATGCATGGGCAGACCGCGCAGCGCACGTGCCGCTTTTCACGTACGGCGGATTGCCGGTTGTTGGCAAAGCGTATCGAATCACGCATGTCGGCGCCCACGAGTTCCAGCGTCCGAACAACACACCAATGCCGTTGTACGTGCTCGATCACGAGTTCATCGTCGGCGTTACCTACATGCATCACATAAAGGAAACAGCAGATGGGATACAAAGCGGAGACACCAAGTCCGGGAAAATTTCGAAGCCACGAACCGGTAAATGGGTGGCCGACGGTAATCATACGCACGTATCGCAGAACCCCGTCGGGTTTGGTTGAAGACACGCTGCATCTGCAGACCGATCATCCACCTGCACTCGGTGAACACGTGCAGGGCCTTGACTTCGAGTACCACAAAGTGATCGAAGTCAAAAAGTCGTATCAAGAGCAAAGCCCGCCGGTGATTTACGTCACGTGCGAAAAGCCGCGTGATGGTTCGTTGAACTGCTAAAGTAGTGTGCAACAGTGGAGTCATTGGGTATAATGGCTTCACTGACCTACTGCGGAACGAACATGGACTACGTCAACTTTCAATATCTGTTTCCACCTCGGCCCGAACTGAAGATTGCCAAGGAAAACCTTGGCTTCTATCAGAAGCGCGGTTACGTCGCACAGAAGAAAAAGAACGGTACGTGCACCGTGATCTTCGCAAAAGGCGATCAAGTCATCTTCAAGACCCGTCATCCTGAAATCGACAACGGCGACCATCGCATGTGGACGCCGCAGGAAGACCACATCAAATTCTTCTCCGGCTCTGAAGGCTGGAATGTCTTCGTCGCCGAACTGCTGCACAGCAAAGTTACTGGCGGCCCGAAACACGAACTGTTCATCTTCGATCAACTCGTCTCGAATGGCGTGTCGCTTGCCGGCACCACGTTCGGTTCGCGTATGATAGCGATGATGAAAAAGTTCGGCGGTGTTTCCGAATCCGACCAGTATCGCATCGACGACCGCATCACGCTGGCGAAATGTTTTGGTGCTGGCTTCACGGCTCTGTTCGACAAGCTCGGCAAAGAAGACGAAGGCCTTGTGCTGAAAGACCCGAAAGCAATCTTGCTGCCGTGCCACAAAGCTGACTCCAACAAATCGTGGCAAGTCAAGTGCCGCATCCCTCACGCGAATTACTCGTTCTAAATACTTTGCACACTGCACAAATGTGTGTATAATGGTTTATCAAATCAAGGATAGAATCATGGCATCCGACTGGAAATACACCGCACACGAACTTCCGCCTGAACGCGTCGTGCTGGAAACCACCAACTCGCAAGGCGATGTCGGCACGCTGGTCCGTATTGGCAATCTCTTCTTCATCGAAGACCTGTCGATGTACGTGTACTACGTGCCGAAGATGTGGAGAATCAAGTGACACTCCAAGACATCGTTGACCGGTTGACTGCAGAGGGGTATACAAACTGCAGCATCTCAGGTTACAATATAATGCTGCCTGGCCGTGGCGAGATTGAACTCGCTTACGGCGAAGCAAAAATCTTCGACGCAAAGTATGCGTGGCCGGATTATGGCGACCATCCATGCGTCAAAACCATCGACAAACTTTTTGAAGACGTTCACAAAACCTGGCCACTGGAACCGACACCATGCGAACCCTCCTTGCCCGAATCCGAGAATTCCTCAACAGCCTCCCCAGCTGCGGAGGAAATTGTAATCAAGGACGCCGTCCTTGCGATTGCAACGGCGGAGGCTGCAAGCGATGATCCGGAAAATGACGAACCAGCAAGCGTGCAAGTTGGCGATCCGGCACCGTCTGTTTGTGTCGGGGTGGATGCTGAACGAACAGCTACACAGGGGAGCTGACCACGAAGATGGCGTCAAGTTCGCCGCGGTCTATGAACTTGACGGTGTTCCCGTCGGCGTCACCGTAATCACACGATACGGCGACATCCAGGTTTTCGTTCGCAAGTCACTGCGTCGCAAAGGCATCGGCAGCGCGCTGATCGACTACGCCCGCAAAAATGCGGACGAATCATACGTCAAGCGCATGGACGCCGGCACTGGTTTGCTGAGCGGCAGCCGTGAATTCTGGCGCGCCAACAACGTCCGCATGTATGATTAAGAAATATTTCTGTCGTGCATCATACGTCAAGGTAGAATAGACGTATGAAAAAACTGACCATAAACCAAAACCGTATCGAGATAGACGAAGCCTACATGCAGATGGCGGAAGTCTGGTCGAAACGTTCCAAAGCCAATCGCCTTCAAGTTGGTGCGCTCATCGTCAAGAACGGGCGCATCATCTCGGACGGTTATAACGGCATGCCTGCCGGTGCAACTGGTGATGATGACGTATGCGAAATCTACGATGACGCAGGCAATGTTGTCACTAAGCAAGAAGTCCTTCACGCTGAAGCCAATGCGATTCTGAAACTCGCAGCAGCTGGTGGCGGTTCCGAAGGCGCAACTCTGTACACCACTTACTCACCCTGCCCTGAATGCGCGAAGCTGATCGTCCAAGCGAAGATTGCCCGCGTTGTTTACCGCAATCACTATCGCCTGCCTGAAGGCGTTGAACGTTTGGAGAAGCGTGGTGTACCATGTCATCAGCTCGTGAAACCACCAGTGAAGAATGCTTGCATGTGCGATCCAAAGTCGACCGCGTGCCGCAATCCACTGTGCTACGCAGTAGACCAATAAAGAAATGCCCGATGTGCGGCAGCGATAAGCACGAACTTAACGACTGCCCAAAGTGGCAGAATGAGGAACCACCAAATGACGAAAGCTGATGTGCATTTCGAAATGACCATTGTATAATGGCTGAACTCAACCACACAAGGAAACATCATGCCTGATTTCGTCGAACCCAATGACCACTTGGCCCGGTCCTCGATCCTGCGCCAAGTTTCGAACCACCGCGTGTCGTTCGATCCGTCGAAGAAAGCGCACTGCGAATCCCTCAAGTCGTTCCTCGAAACGGGACGCTGGGGCAACGTGATGTTCTATCCGGAATATCCGTACACCGACGTGCCGACCTACGTGCTTGCCAAGTTCGCGTGCCACGCACTGAAGGTCAAGCGCAAGACCAGCGCCGAGACGCAGCTGGAAAACGCGCGTCGTCAAGTAACACAACCCGTCCAACCAGTGGACCTCGCCGATGAACTCATTGAAGTCCCTCAAGTCTGAGCTGAGCGACCGCAACCTCCGTTTCGACGGAGTGTCTGAGATAGAACCGGACCAGTTGGCCCGGTTTTTGCTTTTGGGAATTCCACCCAACAAGTTGCGCGTCACCTCTGAAACACCAGACATCGCCGAGTTCAACACGCAAGTGTCTGAACGCGAACAGCTGTTGCCTGTTCAACAAGAGCCGATCAACCTCGACATGGGTTGGCAGCTACCTGAAGAGTATCAGAATCTCGATCTGCAAGAGTACATGGCCAAACAGTTCGAGAAGAACTGCCCGGCATCGTATACACCAGAGATGGTTGAGAAAGCCCTGGATCGTATCGTTGACGAACTTCAAGAAGTTGAAGCTCGTGGCATGGTACAATTTATGCAGACCGTCATCTACATCATTGACCAGTTGCGTGAGAACAATGTTCTGTGGGGAGTCGGGCGTGGTTCGTCTTGCGCTTCGTATCTTCTCTATCTCATTGGTTTGCACGTTGTCGATTGTGTTGTCTTGGACGTGCCGGCCGATGAATTCTTCCACGACTGATTATGATTCCACAACTTCCACCGAATTATTTCACAATCTCCGATGCACGCCAAGATGCGCTTGATGTGAGCTGGTTGAACGATCGTAGACACAGACATGAAACGTTGGTGTTGATCGAGAATCAGCTCGACCTGCTTCGCCGCTACGACAACTATCATCGGGCGACTTGCCCAGAACGAGAAGCCGCAAAGGCTGCTTTGCTGGCGAAGAAGCGACAACTCATCCCATAATCCGGTCTATAGAAAAAGAACTATAAATATAGTGTGCGCAACCAAGCGCCATTATCCGGAGACTACATACAATGGGACAACTCATCAGAAGCGCCCGCGGCGAACTTATCGACTTCGAAATGCTCGCCATCAAACAACAACTCGCTTCGGCACCAGTGCCAAAAGCAGTTGAGCAACGGAAACAGGCCATCGATGCAAAGGACGGAGTGAAGTCTTCCGTCGCACCTGACATCGATTTCCTGGCAGTTTCCGCCGAGGCTGCAGAACAATCGGGCAAAGCAAAGCAGCGCAAGTAACACCATCCAGCAGGAAATACTCATAGGACATAGCATGCCAACAATCGTACATCCCCTCAATGGTAACATCATGTTCCGGTTTCTCGACGAAACCGGAGGCGGCAAAGGTAAATTCACTGACCGAATCCTCGGCAGTGGCATTATCATTGCGCAAACCGATATGCAGCAAAAGCAACCTCGTTGGGGCGAGGTGCTTGCTGTAGGCCCTGAAGCATCTATCAAGGTCGGCGAATACATTCTCATCGAGGGCCTGATGTGGACGTACGGAACTGAAGTCGACGGTCAAAAGATGTGGAAAACTGACGAGGACAAAATCATCTTCGTCACTGACGACATCAAACTCACCGAAGGTACGGAGTTCATCAAATGACCGAATACTATCCACACCCGCTGCTGGACATGCCGAAAGAAGAATTGCTCGCCGGCATTCTCAGCAAAATTCTCGAAGTCAATCCAAGTCTGAAACTCGGCGAAGCATTACCACACAGCGGAGTCAAAGTCTGGGAAGGTAAGATCGTTCCAGAATATCTGGACAACGATCCGATTGTCAAGCTGGACTACACTGTGCCACATGTTGAACGTCCAAGCGCCGTACTCGACAAATCGAAGTTGGTGAAGATTTACTTCGAAGACCCGCATTGCTTCGACGCATTCAAGGGACTGACCGGATACCTGCATCCGATCGCGTTGGACGTACCACATGCTGAATGGCTGAAAGCCAAGAAGCCTGGTGACGTCGTCAACCTGCACGACGCAGTCTGGTACACTTCACCGTATACCCTGACCAAAGAAGATTTTTCAAAACACTCCTACGCAACTTTCCGTTTCGCTATAAGCGCCCAATAAAATGTTCTTTATAATCCTTACTTTCGCAGCGGCACTTTTCATCGAGGGCCTTGGTTCTCTTGTTTCCGTCATCGGTATTTCTGCGCTGTTCGGAGCAAACCCAATCATAATCGCCCTTGCAATAGCTCTTGACGTTGGTAAGATTGTAACGGTTTCGCTTCTGTACACGCACTGGAAAACTTTACCGAGACTGATGAAGCCGTACGCTTTCGCTGCGGCAATAGTCACCATGATTATCACCTCGTCAGGTGCCGCAGGGTATTTGACGGGTGAATTCCAGAAGTCCATTATGGGCGCGAAGGAAGGCGACGTGAAAGTTGCCGTCATGAAAGAACAGCAAGCGAAATATGAACTTCGCAAGAAACAGATCGACGATCAGATTGCCGCGCTCCCAACAAAGACGACGGTCAATCAACGACTTCGACTGATCCGCAGTTTCCAGGCAGAACAGAAAGCGCTGGACAAGAAGATCGCAGACATCGACAAGCAATTGCCAGAAGCGCAGATCAAACAGATCGGCACGGAAGCGAAAGCGGGTCCGATCGTTGCTATCTCGAAAGGTCTCGATGTTCCAATGGAAAAGGCAGTGTCGTACGTCATCGCGATGATTATCTTCGTGTTTGACCCGCTCGCCATCTTCCTCATCATCGCTGGCAACTATCTGTGGGCTCGTCGCAAAGAAGAGAAGTTGGCAGAGAAGCAAGTGCCAGTTGTCGAACAAGAGCCGGCAAAGGTCGAGGTGTTTGATGAACCGCAACCTGAAGGTTTTCAAGAGTTCAAGCCAATGAAGGGAACTCACAGCGAACATCTGATCGACGAAGAAGCCGATAAAGTCGGTTCAGAGTTCCCAGCAAATCCGAAGAAGAACGACGTGTTCTTCCATCCGGAACATCATCAGATGTACATCTTCAACGGCTTCGCATGGGAAGGTGCAAACACCCTCGCTGCAACGAGCGAAGCAGAAGACAAAGTCTGGTTGGAGAAAGCCGAGCAGGCTCGTGAAGAAGGTTATGTTGGCGACCCGATTCCAGAGACCAAGTACGAGAAGTACGAAGAGCCGAAAGAAACCTACGAGCAGACTGGCATCTTGAAACCGGTCAACGTGGAACTTCCTGAAATCGTTGTTGAACCCGATCGCTCGCAGTTCATCCCGATGAAAGTCGCGCAAGTACCAATCCACCGCGAAGAGATTACACGCTCAACATTGGGCATTGTACAACCTGATCCAGCAACGATCGTCGACGCACATCGCAATCCAGGTTTCCGTCCTTCAGCAAGAAAGTAAAACCGTCTATGAAAACAGTGTATTATGGCATGTTATGTCTTTGCACTGTTGCAACCGGAGAAAAGTATGAGTATGTTATTTGATTGGTTGGACGCTGCATCGCGCTGTGGTGATCGAGAAGTCGAACAAGCCGCACGCGTAATGAAAGACTATTACCAAGGCGTTCCGCCGAAACGAAAGACCGCGGAACAACGAGAACGCGAAGAAGTGCTTGCGCGTAGAATCCAACAACGTAAATGGCTTAACGAAGAGAACGACTAATGTTGAAAAAAGTTTGGGTTGAGAAATACCGTCCGCAATCCGTGTCACAGGTCATCGCGACTGATGAACACGACTACAAGACCTTCCAGCAGTATGTGACCGAAGGCGAGATTCCGAACCTGCTGCTTTACGGTGGACCTGGTACCGGCAAGTCTTCACTGTCGCTCGCACTGGTCAAAGACCTGAACGTCGATCGCAGTGACATTCTGAAGATCAACTGTTCGGACGAGAAGATCGAAGCCATGCGTGACAAGGTGAAAGCCTTCGCCATGACGATGCCGGTCGGCAAGTTCAAGATTGTTCGTCTCGAAGAGTTGGACGGTGTCGGACATGATGCGCAGAAGCTGTTGCGTGACCTGATGGAAGTCTCGTCGAGTTCGTGCCGCTTCATTGCGACATGCAACTACGTCAACACCATCATGACTCCGCTGCGCTCGCGATTCCAGGAGTTTGAATTCAAAGCTCCATCGAAAGACGAAGTCCTCATCAAGGCTGCCGAGATTCTGGAAGCCGAGAACATCGCATTCACTCTCGATGACCTCGAGAAAGTTGTTGCAGCTGGTTATCCCGACTTCCGCAAAGTCATCCAGCTGATGGAACAGTCCAGCAAGACCGGTAAGCTCGTCATCAAAGGTGCTGACTCCGCGAAAGACTGGAAGCTCGAACTGTTGCCGCTGATCGAAGCTGGTGAAATCAAAGCAGCACGCGACGTCGTCTGCGCATCGGCCACTCGCGAAGAACTCGTCGACGTGTACCGGTTCTTGTACGACAACCTCCACCGCATGAAGAAGCTGAAGCGTCAAGACGAAGCTGTTGTGCTCATCGCGCAATATCAATACCAGCATGGATTCGTCGCTGACCCGGAACTGCAAGTCGCAGCGCTCTTCATCGAGATAGCCGCGTTGGTATGAACTGGCGGTGCCGTCTCGGTTTCCACGAGTGGACACCTTGGTGCGCACCCTTCAGCAAACGGTTCAACTCGCCGCTGGTGACAAGACGCCATTGTCCACACTGCCAAAAAATTGAAGAGAGAAACTATGTACACAGCATCATTTCCTGATGGAACAATTCATGCCATCAGACTCCCAACAAAAGTGTATGACGCGCTCATGCAGTTCGTAGATGCCGAAGGGGTCGTCGACGAAGCGGCCGGTCCCGTTTACGGAAATTACCTGATGTTCTCCGGATACAAGGTTAAAATATCTAAATTCGAAGTAACACCTACCACCTACAAGGTTCGTATCGTATGAGTTTTGATTTGTTCCAGGGTTTGTCTGACCTGTCGAAACGTGACCTGCAATGGTACGCGAACCTGTCTGACGAAGACAAGAAAGCTGCTGCACCATTCGTCATCGCACGGTGGATGACTGGCACAAATGACCAAGCACAGCTCATCCGGATAAATACCTTCGTCAACCCATACCTCTTCTCGCTGGGTTCGGAGAAAGGTCTGTTGTTCTCGCTTTTGGCTGCGGCAGCGACTGGCAAGTCCAAACGTTACTCGTGGATCAAAGCGCCGGGTATGAAGGCTGTGACGAAGTTACGGCTGGAAGCGATCAAACAATACTACGACATCTCGACACGCGAAGCAGTTGGTTATGCTGACGCTATCGATGCAGAAGATATTCTCGCCATGGCAGAGGAATGTGGGTGGGATAAAGAAGAGCTAGCTAAGCTAAAAAAAGAGGTCGGCGATGGATCGGGAAGCCCTAAGAAACCAAGCAGCGTCAAGAAGAAATAACGCTGTCCAAGAAGAAACACCATTACGAAAGGTGAAGTGGACTTGTGAGTTTTGTTCTCACGATTTCGCAAGCGAACGCACGTTCATGAAGCATCGTTGCCGTGAACGTGAACGCATCGACGAGCTGCGTGGCCCAGTAGGTCAAGCAGCGTACGCATACTACAGTGCGTGGATGCGTCTGAACAAGCGGTCTGTTCCGCCAATGGAAACGTTCGCATCATCAATCCTTTACAACGCCTTCATCAAGTTTGCAAACCACGTGAAGCGCGTCAACATGCCTAACCCAGATGGCTTCGTCAAAGCCATGGTTGAGAACGGCAACGTTCAACCAGTGCTGTGGTGCCGTGATAATGTTTATGCAATGTACCTCCAGGGTTATGATAAGATCGTAAGCCCTACCACGCAGTTCGTCAATTCGCTCGATCTTGTAATGGAGTATGCGAAGGAATACGAGTGCGAGCCAAATCAAGTCTTCGAGCAGATCGGTGTTACGAAGATTCTTGATCTAGTGCAAAAACGAAAACTGTCTCCGTGGTTTCTGGTTTCTTCTACTGCGTTCCGTACGTACATGAAGAGCCGGGAAGAAATGGAAGCAAACCGATTGGAAGGTGGCGTGCAGGTTGGCGCAATGATTATGCGCATTCAGCAGAGCCCAGAGAACATTGCGTTGTTCACAGAGTTCTCGAAGGCATGCAAGGAACTCGACCTATGACTGGCCGCAAACTATTTGAGTCGATGGGCGATGATGCCAAGCGATTCTATTCCAAGGTTTTCAACACTGTTATTCTGAACGACTACGCCGTGAAGCGTGGTTGGTTCGATGTTCGCTTTTGCGAAAGTGATGACCCGACCTTGACAGCGCGATGGCAAGAAGCTGTTCCGCAGATTGTCATGTTGGTCAAGGTCGAGCAGGCAAAGAAAAAGAAGAAGGACGAAGATAAGTAATGGACGTCGACATCGACACGGACAAAACGAGGTTTGACCCAGCAAAAGTATTTCCGACCTGGCCACGTGCCATGATTCTGAAAGACGGCAAGCTGTCGCCACACCCGTGCGGTGTCTATCCGCAAAAGATCGCAACTGATCCGGTCACTGGGTTGGCGGCGATTCCGTACGATCAAGCCGAGGATTTCGGATACTTGAAAGTCGACTTCCTGAATCTGTCTGTTTACAAACACTTCAACTCGCGTGCTGAGATTGAAGAGCTGCTGAAGAAAGAACCTGATTGGTCGTTGCTCCAAGTGCCGTCCGCTCAAGAGAAAATCTTTCAGCTCGGCAAGCATGGCGATCTGCTCAGTGCACTGAAGCCGAAGTCGATTATGGAACTTGCCGATGTCATGGCATTGATCCGCCCAGCAAAGCGAATGTTCATTCCGCTTTACAAGAAGGACCGAGAGTCCGCCCGCAAAATTCTGTTCGCAAAAGACGAGACTGGCTATGCGTTCAAGAAATCACACGCACTGGCGTATTCGTATGTTGTTCTTCTTCAGCTTCATCTGATTGAGCAAGGGCGGCTTTAGCCTTACGGCGTACCCAAGCAGCTTTCAACGCTTCAGAGTTTTTACGATTATGCTCGGCAGATTTCGGAACACCTTTGCGCTGAGATGAATATAATGCCAATGTTTCAGCGCTTGGTTTCTTTCCAAGATTTTTACCTATATTCGATTGTCGAAGTTTCTCGGCGTGCTCTGGTGTTTTCTTTCTGCCAGTGACTGTATTAGAAAGTTTAGTCTTTGCCTCTTCAGTCCATACTAAACCTTTTCCGCCTTCACCACCTGGTTTCAAGTTCATACAGTTTGGATCAGCTAACATTTCTGGCGTGATGAATTCTTCTTCGCGTTTGACCAACTCTTCGAGGCTTTCACATTCTTCCAGTATTTCTCGTGCATGATTGCTTGAACCATATTTCTTTATGGACAACAAAATAATCTTACCGCTTCCCAAATACTTGTCATTCTTATTGTTGGTTGAATGTCGACCATAATAGAACTTGCCGGTTGTTAAGCATGTCGTCTTGTATAGTATGTGATATTTCTTCATAAGTCCAGTCCGTTCAACTTGTTTATTTACTGTTACAAAATATTAGCAATGGTACAATATGTCTGTCGTTTATAAAGTTGTGTGCATTCGTAAATCGCTGGGATATAATCTTCTCATCGACTTACGGAGAACAAAATGATTACCGATCACCTGCATATGCCGAACATCGTTTTCATCGACGACGGTTTTGGAAATCTTATTAACGCACCGCTGGATCAGATGGAACGTAACTTCGCTCGCCTGATGCAGAACGACGAAGACGGAGAGGAATAATCATGGCGGTAATCTTTCTTGTAGTGGAATCAGAAATCGACTACGACAGCGCGCACGTTCGCAATGTCAAAGCGTTCACGAATTACATCGACGCAGAAACTCTGCGGTTCAATCTGCAGACGACGCAAGAACGCAAGAACGAAGTGCAGCACAAAGTTCGTGCTGAATACATTGCGTGGGAAAAAGAGAATCCAAGCCCGCAAGCACCAGTGCTGGGTGTAAGTCTCCCAAAATGGAAACCGAAGTGGGGCAGCAAAAAGAATGCCGATCCAGAAATTCTCGCAACGTTCCAAGCTGAAGAAGAACGCGTGCGTGCAATAGCACGTCAACACGCAGAAGAATTTTCTGTTGTGTACAACGAGTGGGAACAGCGCGCTGTTGCCGTGACACGTCAGATGCTGGTGAAAGCTGGCTTGACGCAAGAAGAAGCGGATACTGTTGAATGCATTGGCCGTTATCTGAGCCAAACCGATTATGACTACGAAGTTGAAGAGGTGGAACTGGCATGAGCGACGCTGAAGCAGAAACACTGCTTTGGATCATCGGGGCCTTCATGGCCCTGCTGACACTTTTCTTCGGACTGTATTTGCTCGGCGACAGCGCGAGCTACAGCAGCTGTTCCGGCAAAGGCGGTAACAGCGATCCGGATAATCCGTGGCTGCAGTTATGACCGAAGAAGACGATCTGATGGACCCAGATTATCTGGACCATCTGTACATGTGCTATCTCGAAGCCGGCGGAGAAGGTGAGCCAATGAACTTCGACGAATGGCTGGAAGAACACAAAAGAGAGAACCAATGAAAAAAGATATGTTCATGGTGACGTACGGCTCGAAGCTGTACGGCACGAATACACCCACATCCGACACCGACGAAAAGGTTGTTTACCTTCCGTCGCTTTCCGACATGCTGCTCGGCAAGAAGCTGACGATCTTCAAAGAGCGTTTCGACGCGGAAGGCAATCGCATCGGCGATGGCTTCACGATGCCGGACAACGGTGTCGAGACCGAGTACTTCCCGCTGCAGACGTTCGTTCGCGACTTCGTCAACGGCCAGACGTACGCACTCGAGATGGCTTTCGCTTTCGCCGACCAGACGAGCGGTCCGCTGAACTATTCGCGAGAGATGGTTCGCGACATGATCGAGAAGTTCGCAAACGCCGAAGTCTATTCGATGGTTGGCTTCGCGATGAAGCAAACGTTCGACTACGTTCGTCGTGGTGAACGTCTGAACTCGGCACGTTACGTCCTGGAAACCGTCGACAAAGCAATCGGCATCGTCGGCGCCGAGTCGCGTCTGTCCGATCAGCTGAACGCGGCTGAAACCGTTCTGGACTGGATCGCTCGCAATGCGAATCTCGAAACGGAAGTGATGACCAATGGCAAGACGCCGCAAGACAGCCTCAAGCTGAACGGCCGCAATTACCTGGCATCGACGACGCTCGAGCATCTGCGTAACCAGGTCGTGAAGGTGATCGACAAGTTCGGCGATCGTACGAATGCCGCTGCTGAAACTGACGTCGACTTCAAGTCGCTGTCGCATGCTGTGCGCGTGTATCAGCAAGCAATCGAACTGCTCGACACCGGCCGCATCACGTTCCCACGTCCGAACGCGGAATTCTTGCTGCGCGTCAAGCAAGGTAAAGAAGACCTCGAGCAAGTGAAACGTTTGCTGATGGCACTCGACGACGAAGTGCAAGACAAGATCAAGTCATCGACGATGCGCAAGAAGACGCCGGAACTTCAAGCAGAAGCCGAAGCATGGCTGCAAGACGTGCTGTTTGAGCTGTACAACATCGAAGTAAAATAATTCGAAAAAAGTTCCATTAGCAGTGTACAGGTTTAGTGGTTAGGGGTATAATGATTTCACTGACCGGCAAACGCCGCTAAACTAAAGGAGAAACGAAATGACCAACGCAACCAACGCCCTGAACCTGAACACCCTGAAACTGAACGTGCTCGTCTCGATGGTGAACGAACTCGGCGGCAGCGCTACGCTGAAGACCTTCTCGCAGCGTTCGAAAGCCGTCGAGCGCATCACCAAGCTGGCCGATGCCCAGAAGGTCGACCTGAACAGCTTCTTCGAAGCCGACGGCACCAAGCGCGTCGCTCCGGTCGTCGAAGCACCGGCCGCTGAAAAAGCTCCGAAGAAAGCCAAGACCCCGAAAGAGCCGAAAGCTCCGAAGGAACCGAAAATCTCGATCCGCTCGGTCGCTGAAGCCCTGCTGGTCAAGGTCGCCGAAAACGGCGAAGGTCTGAGCTACGAAGAAATCGTGGCTACGGTCAAGGAACAGTTCCCGGCTGCCAAGACCACCGTCGGCTGCCTGCGCTGGTACGCTGTCCGCATGCGCGAAGCTGGCACCGTCCTGCCGAAGCGCCCGCGCGCTAAGCAAGCTGCTGCTGGCGAACCGACTCCTCCGACCCCGGCTGTTCCGGCTGAAGCACCGACCGAAACCCCGGCTGCTGAACCGGTCGTCGAAACCCCGGCTGAAGTCGCACCGGCCGCAACTGAAGAAGTCGCTGCGGCCTAATCGGAAAACCAGATGACGAGTGTCGAAGACATCTACCGCGTTACCCTCGAGCAGCTTGCTGAAGAGGGTAACGAAAAAGCCCGGCTGGCCTTGGCAATGGCAAAAAAGTTGCCGGTCAGCAACGGATCACAAAACGCGATCTGCGAGCTGCAGGTTGCTGAGCGAGAGCTGAATGCTGCGATCGATCACAACTCCACGAAGTGGACGTCTGCAACGGATCGCGCAATCGGCCGAGCCCATCAAGCGATCACGCGGGCGATCATTCAGATAAAGTGACGGCGGGCTTTCGACGGAGCGTAACCTCCACACCCGCCGGAATCATGCTGACGCGACGACGTTTGACTTTAGGTGCAGCTGCAAGGTTGTACTTAAAGTCATTTCCGATTAGCCTTGTCACGTGAGCCAGTTCGAAGTTTTTGTAGATGCGGTTCGTGTGCATTGCCATACCGAGTCGCGAGAATTCGAACGACAGCGGATACGTGTACGATCCACGATAGAACCAAGCTGTAACAACAGTAATCAATTGCTGTAAGTCAATCCCTTCCTGTTGCGCAAAGTCAAGCACATACGCGCCGACCGAATCTTCCGTGATGTTATCCACGATCACGAGATAGTTCTCTTTCCTATACTCCAAAACCGACAAGTAGCAAAAGTTGCCTGAGTCGCATGCATACTCGACAACCAGTGTGGGAATTTTCTTTTTACTCAAGACGTTCTCCGACTGTAATTTTCTTTTTCATTGCGTTTCCTTTTGTGGTAGACTGCTGGGATATTTACGTCGATCAAGGCGTCATCTTCAACACGAAGCAGAAATATAGGCATTAGCTGACAAATAAGGAATTGCCATGAGATGGATCGCCGCACTCGTTGTTTTGATACTGATTGTAATCATTGCATCAACACCCATACGCACGCACAACCGTTCATGCGAGCATCTGAAAAGATACCCAACATCGAATCTTTTAGTTCAGTGTTTATTCGGCTCAAGATGATTCGTGATACAATAGACCCCTAACCAAACCGGAGAACCCATGAATTTTGTAGAAGTCCTCAAAGAAGCCGAAGCCGCGAATGGTGCTGGCACCAAGAAAGCAATCCAAGCTGCGCTGGCGAAACTCGATCCGACAGGCCGCGCGCTGATGCGCTATGCCATGGACCCGTATAAAGTCTTCGGCGTCAAGAAGTTCGATCGTCCTGCAAGCTACGCGCAGCAAGACCCCGCCGATATTTCCCCGCTGTTCCAATTGCTCGACGACCTGGCCGACCGCAATCTGACTGGCGACGCAGCACGTGGTGCAGTTTCCCAAGCACTGTCGAACTTCACCGAAGAAACCGCAGCATACATCGAACGCGTGATCGACAAAGACCCGCGCGCCGGCTTCTCTGCCGATACCTTCAACAAGGTATGGAAAGACGACGAGACCATCCCAACGTTCGAAGTCATGCTCGCCGACAAGTGCGAAGACACTGACGACTTCGAAAAGAACGTCACGTTCCCGTGTCTCGCCGACGTCAAGTACGACGGCCAACGTACCATCGCGCTCGTCCGCCTCGGCCGTCCGGTCGAATATCGTGCACGCTCCGGCAAAGAGATGGATCACCTTGCCGGCCTGTTCGACGCTGAACTGCTGCTGATCCGCAACATCGTAGGCTACGACTTCGTGATGGACGGCGAATCGTTCGCATCGGACTTCACCGAAACCATCAACGCCAAGAAGACCGGCAACGACAAAGCGAAAGCCAACCTGAAGCTGCACTGCTTCTTCATGATGCCACTGACGCACTGGATCGCGCAGAAGACCGACATCACGATGGAAGCCAATCGTCTGGCACTCGAAGAACTGCTGCCGCAAGTCCGCGCCAAGCTGAACCTCGATCAAGACGCACTGGGCGAAGCTGTTCAAGTCGAACCGAAAGTCATTCTGACCGACAGCGCGATCGTCAACAACTACGCCGAGATGACCGCTCGCTGCAATCACGTCATCGATGACCTGAAGCAAGAAGGTCTGATCCTGAAAGAACTGCAGGCCGTCTACACCTGGGACCGTTCGTTTGCATGGTGCAAAGTGAAACGCTTCTACGACGTCGACGCCCGCATCGTAGGCTTCTACGCTGGTCGTCCGAAGACCCGTCTGGCCGATACCGTCGGCGGTGTCAACTGCGTGGCATTCCTCGAATCCGGCGAACGCGTCGAGTTCAACGTCGGTTCCGGCTTCAGCGACGACGATCGTGCCGACATGAAAGCCAATCCGGAAAAATGGCTGAAGGCAACTGTCGTCATCAAGTATCAAGACGTCACGCGCTCGAAGAGCAAGGCCGTCGCATCGCTGCGCTTCTGCACGTTCGAACGTATCCGCGACGACAAGCTGGTGGAAATCTAAATGAAGAAGCCACACCTGTCTTGGCTCATCAGCTTGCCGCATGCGTTGGCCATCATCAAAAAGATGAACCAGAAGAAACACCGTGATGCTGGATACTCATTTGAGTTGTCCGAGGTTGATGACCAATACAAGGTGTGGGCTACAGCGGATAAACGCTTCTACGGTAAATATTCATACGGCACTACAATCTACAAGATGGACATATTTTACGAGAAGCCAGATGAAACACCACAGCCAAACAAGAATCGCGTCTCTAGTAGAATCCCTCGTAAGTAATGTGATCGGCTTCTTTCTCACCGTCGCGGCACAACTGTTCATCTTCCCTGACCAGCAGTTCTCACAGAACATTTTCTTCTCGTCAGTACTGCTGATCCTCCACATTATCCGCAGCTACCTGGTTCGCCGCGGATTCAACGCCTACGTTCTAGCAAAAGCCAAGAAAGCAAAGAAGTTGAAGAGGCAGCAACGTGCTGCATTGAAACGTCAACACAAAGAGCAGAAACAACATGAAAACCGCAAAGCAGTACAACGAAATGACGCAGAAAGCAGCATACCAGATTATGCGAGCGATGGCGGTCTTCAATAACGAACCAGAGCATATCCGCCAACAAGCTGAACAGATCATCATGCAACGCGTTCAGCTGATGCGAGCCGGCAGTGGTGAAGTCATTGAAGGCGATCACCTCATCCGCGAGTTCGTTGAACCAGAACCAACACCTCCAGAAAATCCTGAGACTGACGATCCGGCACCATAAATATCCTTGTCAACCAACAAGGAGGGGACCGTGAAACTGTATGACTTCTCCGTTTACGCCGCCAGGCGAGACGCGATGCGAAAAGAGAAAGCTGCTGCCGCACGCGTTGTGGAGGTGATGGACCATATTGAAGAACCCGGTTCCATAAAGCAACTCAAGCATTGTGTCGATGATTGGTTCACTTTACATAGGAACGTTATAGAACACCAAGCATAATGAAACCAAAATATATCAGAGTCCTTTCGGACCTACACTTGGAACAACTACTCGGTCAACGAGAGGAATTCTTAGCTAACAGCTTTGTACCGCCCGATCCACGCGACTCGGAAAGCGTACTTGTTCTTGCTGGTGACATCAGCTCGAAACCCGCACAACTCATTCCTTTCCTGGGCTGGCTCAAAGACCGGTTCATGCGAGTCATCTACATTCCAGGCAACCACGAATACTACGGCCACGAGTTTGCTTCGTGGGAACGTGCTGTTACTGAAGCACTCAAAGAAGCACCCAATATCAAATTCTGTGGCAACGATGTTGCTGTCGAGGAATTTGAAGGCGTCCGCTTCATCTTCGGTACTCTGTGGGGCGATGGTGGATCGACGCTTGCTGAACACGCAGACATCGGCCGCTACTTGAACGACTTCCGTCTTGCACGTGTTGGCGACAAGAAATTCACTGTCGCCGATATGAAAACGATGTATCGTTCGCAGAAGAGCAAGATCAAAGCATTGCTGGAAACTCCGTTCGACGGCAAGACCGTTGTCGCGACCCATCACATGCCATCGTACCAACTTTGCCATCCACGTTTCGGTGGCGCAATCAACGGTGGCTTCGCTTCGCACAGCGATGATTTGATGGGCGGTGAACACGCACCAGCAGTTTGGATTCACGGCCACACTCACGATACGATCGACCGCATTCTGCATGGTTGCCGCGTCGTCTGCAATCCATCGGGCTATCGTCAAGAGTACGGCACCATCTTCAATCTGTTCGGGCCGAAGTTCATCACGATCGAAAACATGCAGTACGTTGAGCCAGTGAAACCGATGTGGCATGCAACCCCGGAGAAAGTCAGTGAATAATGTGATTGACATGTTCAATCCAAAGAAGCCTCGGGAAGCTCCGCCTTCCATCGAGGCTCTTGCCGTACGTTGCACTGACCTTATCAATGAAAACTGGGAACGCTTCGCTCGCAACAATCGACTCAACGATTACTTTCTGTCATGCGTTCCATTGTGGGCGATGCCACAGCTGAACTATCTCTCAGACCTCAATGGCGTTTCGACAATTGAAAACAAACTCGGATTGTCGGTCGTCGTCAACGCGCCTGGAACATCACCATCATCGAAGCTCGGCTGGGTTGCCGGCTTCGAAATCAAAGGAGTGAAAGTCGAAACTCCAGTGATGATGTGTGAAGCGTACGCCAGGTGTTTCAACATTCTCCTTTTCCTCAAGCTGTCGCGCGAACTGACAAATCACGGCATCAACTGAAATGTTGGCGTGCAAGCAACATTGCGCGTGATAGAATGCTTTCCATGCTAATCTTCTATAAAGAACTAACGATAGAAGAAGGTTTCGAAGTCCTCGAGAAAACAAAGTACGACCGTCTTGTTGGCGGCCGACAAGTATCTCAATGCTCGGGCTGGAATCTTTTTCAAACATACAAAGGCAAACCAATCACGTGTTGGAAGTGCGGATGCGCTGCCGACCGATGGATTGCTGATCGTGGGCCGAAGCACATGGGAAATCCAGTGCTCAATTTGTACGGCATGCGATACGGCGAGTTGGTGCTGATGAATCGTGACCACATCATTCCAAAATCTTTGGGCGGTGTTGATGTTAACGAAAATCTGCGGCCTGCATGCGAAGTTTGTAACGGCGGACGCGGCAACACGCTGACGCCAGAAGACTTGCAATTCCGAAAGGATCATCCCGAGTTGATCAGCGAGCATCGACTCGAAGAAGGAAAGAAGTCTGCGCGCAAAGCAATCAAAGCGCACGAAGGACATCCGGAAGAACAAGCACGAATTGCATTGCCATTCGAAATGATTGGCGAACCACTTTAAAGGAAATACCATGGGACAACCAACACAAGAAATCGCACAAGGCGGCTGGAAAGCTGAAGCTCTGAAAGACGGCATTGTCGTTACCAACGAAGAAGAAATGCAGGCATATCTTGAAGCTGATGCAACTGCAGCCGAACAAGCTGAAGTGCTGCGTCGCCAACAACTCGTCGACGAAGCTGTGGCAGACGGCCGCAAGCTGGTGACTGTTCGTCAAATCACTTCGATCGAAGATATTCCTGGCGCCGACCTGATCAAGAAAGCAATGGTCGAAGGCTGGCCAGTCGTCGTAAAAGCCGGCGAGTTCAAAGTTGGCGACCTGTGCGTCTTCTTCGAGGTCGACTCGTACCTGCCAATGTCGGACGAACGTTTCAAGTTCCTCGAAAAGAACGCCATCAACTGGAACGACATTCCAGGTGCACGACTGAAAACGATTCGCCTGCGCAAGCAGCTGTCGCAAGGCCTCGCACTTCCGCTCGATGCGTTCCCGGAAATCATCGATCATCTGATCGGCCTGGGAATCGGGAAAAGCGAAGTCGAAAAAATTCGCGACATCAACTTCACTGGCCTGCTCGGCATCATGAAGTGGGACAAGCCTGTCAACGCACAACTGGCTGGCATGGCGAAGGGTAACTTCCCAACGTTCCTCCGCAAGTCGGACCAAGAACGTTGCCAGAACATGGGCTCGCAAATCTTCGGCTACGATGAAACCTTCTCGCCGGTTCCGGCAGAAGCCGTCGCTGCAATGTCGCAAGAAGACAAGGACGCCGCAATCGCTGCTGGTCGTATGCGCATGACCGGCGATGTACTGCAGTTCGTCCGTCCGCCGCAAGCAAGCCGCGACACTCGTTACGAAGTCACGCTGAAAATGGACGGCAGTTCGATGACCGTGTATCGTTACGGTGCCGGCGGCGAACCGCTGGAAGGCGTGTGCTCGCGTAACCTCGATCTGAAGATGGAAGGCAACGACGACAACGCCTTCGTGCAGATGGCGAACAGCGGTATTCTGCAAGTGCTGCGAAGCGTCGGTCAAGACATCGCACTTCAAGGCGAGCTGATGGGTCCTGGTATCCAAGGCAACCGCGAAGGTTTCAAGACCAATCGCTTCTTCGTCTACAACATCTTCGACATCGACAAAGGCGAGTTCATGACTCCGCGCGAGCGCAAGTCGCTGGTGGCAAAGATGAACAGCATTGCCCGCGTCGAGAACATCAACGTCGTGATCGAGCATGTTCCGACCCTGCACTTTGGCGTCACGCTCGAAGAACTGGGCATCAAGAACATGGACGAACTGCTGCAGTTCGCCATTGGCCCAAGCATGAACAACAACGTGCGTGAAGGCCTGGTGTTCAAAGCAATGGACGGTTCGCACCAGTTCAAGGCCATCAGCAACCTGTACCTCGAACAAGAAAAATGAAATGCGAGAACGGGTGTGACGACCGCGCAGAAGTCAGCTTTCAATATCTGACTTCTGCCGGTCCAATAAAGCTTTGCCTGTGTGGAGTTTGCGCTGTTGCTTGGTGGAACAAGTACAAGCATACTCCCGCAGGTGAAACTCTCATCATCGAAGATGCAATAGGAAAATGATCGAAACACAAATCAGCCCTGACCTACTGACCGGGCTACGTGAGCGGGCACATTCGTTTGAAGCTGTCGTGATGCGATTGGATACGCCCAACAAAAATGGACGTACGTATCCAACTGACGTCATGGTCAACGCATTGGCTAAAGTTCAATACCCAGTGTTGGGTTGCTTCATGGATGATCTGAATCAAGGCTTCATTCCGTTGAATCACGTTTCCCATAAAGTGCTGGACATGCGTATCGACGGCGACCAAGTGATTGCGAGGATTCTGATTCTGCCGGCGTTGCCGCATGGCAAAGTGCTGCAGTCAATATACGACTTGACCGGTGCCGACTTCCGCACTGCCGGTCAAGCGATGGTTGATCCTAATGGTGTTGTCACGCAATTCCACTTCCTCAGTATCGGCGCACTTCCGAAAGGTAAAGGCGCATAAAGTACTTTACATCCTGTTGGTCATTCGGTATAATCTCTACATCAACTGACCAACAGGACGCATCATGAGCAAAGCATCGAAAGCAGCAACCATCCCCGTCACTCCGAAAACCAGCAACCCTGCTTCGGTGTTCAGCTGGCTGTCCAAGCACTTCAACGTCACCAAACACGCTTTCCAATCGGACAGCAATCCGTTCTCCAATCGTTCGTACAAGACCGGCGACATTCCGGCGGCCGACCGCCGTCTGCTCGTCGCATGGCTGGCTGCAAACCCCGATGTGTGGGAGCTGGCCGACGATGGCACGAGCTACCACTGGAAACAAGGTGGCGTGCGCATCAACCTCGCCAAGTATGCTGATCCGGCGTACTCGAAGTATTTCTCCTTCACCTGCCCGAAGGCCGCCAAAGCATCGACCATCTCTTACTACGACTAATCATGAACCAAACACTGATCTGGCTTCTTGTAATTCCGATTGTGCTTGCGCTGGTGTTGTACATCGCTGCACGCAACAAAGAAGAAGCGCCGATGTTCTCCGGCATCTACGCGGCGGTTGGTCTTACGCTGGTGTTGTCGTGCTTCTTCATCTCGACCGGCTCGAAAGTGTGGGACACGGAAGTGCTCAACGGCAAAGTCGTTTCGAAAGATCGTGAGCACGGCACGTACGAAGAATCGTACGAATGCAGATGCCGGACGGTGTCGAGTGGAAGCGGCAAGAATAAAACCACCAGTCGTGTTTGCGACACGTGTTATCGAACCCATTACACCGTCGAGTGGAACGTCAACACGACTATTGGCGACTATCAAATCGACAAGCTCGACCGCACATCGCGAAGCGTCTATCATGAACCCGACCCGTCGCGATACACCGTCGTGCAAACTGGTGATCCAGCAGCGAAGACGCATCAATATACGAACTACGTGCAGGCAGTTCCGAATTCTCTCTTCACACCGGCAGCGGCTGATTTGAAGAAGAAGTTCGCAGGTCTGATTCCGGCATATCCGGACAAGATTTACGATCTGTACAAGGTCGATCGTTTCCTCACGCCTGGTTGGAGCATTGCAGACACGGCAGCATGGAATGCTGACATCTCGAATATTCTGCGCGACCTCGGTCCGAAGAAGCAAGTGAATCTGATCGTCGTCGTGGCGAAGACGGATGATCCGAACTACGAGTATGCACTGCGCGATGCATGGGAAGGTGCAAACAAGAACGACGTCGTGCTGATCGTTGGCAGCACGCAATATCCGAAGATCGACTTCGTGCGTGTGTTGAGCTGGACCAAGAACGAAACGTTCAAAGTACAACTGCGCGATGCAGTGATGGACAAAGGCACGATCGACCGTTCGCTGGTGACCATGTGCGCATCGCAGATAGAACAGAACTTCGTTCGTCGTCAGATGAAAGAATTCGAGTATCTGAGCGGCGAAATCGATCCGCCTGATTGGCTCGTCACAACGCTGATTGCTCTGCTGATCGTTGGCGCAGTCGGTACGTACGTCTTCATCCAAAAGCGAAAATAAGCCTGTACAAGAATTAGAATCCGCCGTATAATCTCTACATCAAAACTCTTTCGGAAACAAACAAAATGAAACTGAAACGTCAACAAGGTTCGGGTCTGGTAACTGGTCTGGTCGTCGCTGGTGTCTTCGGCGCGGTACTGCTCGGAGTCGGTGCAAGCTACTTCAGCGCGGCATCGTACGGTAACCGCACCGAGCAGCAGCTGAAGGCGAAGTATAGCGACAACGAGAACGTCCTGTCGTCCGGCTATCAGCAACTGAAAGGCGTCGCCGGCGTGACCAAGATGGCCACGCAAGATCAGATTGATCTGTTCAAGGCAGCAGTGACCGGCCGCTACGGTGCCGACGGCTCGAAGGCCGTGTTCCAATCGATCACCGAGCAAAACCCGGTGCAGGACCCGCAGCTGTATCGCAAGGTGCAGCAAGTCGTCGAATCGACGCAGAAAGAATTCCAGGTTTCGCAGACGCAGATGCTCGACATCAAGCGTTCGTACGAGACCGCGCTCGGTTCGCCGTGGCAAGGCTTCTGGCTCGGTGTCGCCGGTTATCCGAAGATCGACCTGAACAAGTACGTCATCATCTCGAGCGAAGGCGCGAGCGAAGCGTTCCGCACCAAGAAACAAGCAGCGCCGGACTTCGGCCGTTAATCAAAGGACAACATCATGGCATTCGGTAATCTCCTCAGCGGACTGAAGAACTCGCTGTTCGAAAGCGACGGTTCGCAACCTGCAGCAGAAGCCCCGCAAGGGGCGCCGCAACAGCAGCAAGCCCCGGCGCAAACTCCACGACCGGCAACGACCGTCGGCAGTGGCATGTCGTTCTCGGCGCCGACCGCCGTCAACCAAGAAATGGTGGCGGCAATTCGCAAGCAAACGATGGGCCGCAACACTGCGCTCACGGCTCTGATGAACGCGGCAGATCAACTCGCCGACGTGATTCCCGATCCGACGATGCGACTGAAGGCGGCACAGAAAACTGCCGGCGCAGGTCGTGCAGCTAAGGAATTCGCTGACGCAGTGACGATTCACTTGGCCGACGTCGACGCTGCAGAGATGTCTTTCGGCCAAGCACTGGAAGGCAAGATCAAGTCGGAAGTCGGCGGACTGAAAGCACAAGCTGGTCAAGCTGAAGCTGCAGTGAACGCCGCCAACAACGAAATCCAAAGTCTGCAGCAACGCATCGCGACGCTGCAGCAACAGACGATCGAGCAGACGACCGCACTGCACAATTTCAATGCGCAAGCCGCGTCGAAAGAAGCAGAACTGCGTCAAGCTGAGGTAGAATTCAAAGCTGCCGCAGCACACGTCCGCAACGAACTGAACGGCCACAAAGCAACCATTCTCTCCACCCTCGGCTAAAAAGGAAAAGCCATGTCGACTAACGAATTCAAACCAAAATCCTTCTGGGAACGTCCGGAAGGTACGACCGGTATGTTTGCCATCGGGCTCGGAGTGGTGGCAGCATACTTCTCGCTGGACTTCCTCACGCGGCTGTTCGGCAAGATCATCAACCTGCTGGGCCAAGGCATCGCGATCACGGTGCTCGGCGCGATCCTCTTCGGGCTCATCATGATCCTGACGAACAGCAAGTTCCAAACGCTGATCGCGTACGGGTTCAAGAGCGTGATGCGAAAGATCACCGGCGCCTTCGTCGAAATCGATCCGATCGGCATCATGAAGTCGTACATCGACGATCTGAAGTCCAAACGCGGCATCATGGAAGAATCCATCGCGAAGCTGCGAGGACAAGTACAGGTCTGCAAGAAACAAGTCGAGCAGAACGACATCGAGTACGAAAAGCAGATGTCCACGTTCAAGGTCGCGCATGAAAAAGGTCTGGGCTCTGCTGCAACCGTCGCATCGCGTCAAGCCGGCCGACTCGAGAAGTTGAACAAGGAATCGCTGAAGCCGCTGCTGTTGCAGATGGAAGTCCACCTCAAAGCGCTGATGAAATACTACGAAGTGACTGGCACCGTCATCGACGACCTGCACAACGAAGTGAAGGCGCAAGAGATGCAGCGCAAGATGATTCAAGAATCGTACTCGGCCATGTCGACTGCGAAGAAGATTCTGATGGGCGGCACCGATCAACGCGAGCTGTTCGACCAAGCGATGGAATATGTCGTCAACGACTACGGCATGAAGATGGGCGAAATCGAGAACTTCATCGAGAACTCGAAAGGTTTCGTCGAAGGCCTGGACCTGCAAAACGGCGTGTACGAAGCCGATGCACTGAAGAAGCTGCAAGAGTGGGAAAACAAAGCTGACTCGATCCTGCTCGGCAACCACAAACAGCAGATGCTGGAACAGAGCACGTACGACTCGACTCTGTACAACGGCATCGGCCAACCGGCTGCTCAGCAGTTCGACTACAGCCAACTATTGAACAAAAAAGATCAATAATTTCTGTACCAATGATGAACTGTTCATCATTGGTGTCTCATGCTGTCTAACTTGAAAATGGAAATAAAATGAAAACTCGTCTTATTACAGCTGTTAGCCTTGCAATTGTCTGCAGTGGCTGCGCTAATCTTCACACATACACTGCATCAAAACCAGCAGATGGAAATACAACGCTGGTATTCAAGCAAGGTGTCGGAACACTGGCATCATCAGAACCAGAAGGCGACATCGTGATTTATCCAACGTTTCGACTGTTGAATTCAGGTGCCATTCCAACGTTCAGCATTTACTACATGAATAAGACTGACAAGCCGGTCGATTTTTCAAACGCCAACGTGAAAGTATTCTGGCGAGGTGCACAAGTTGGCCTCTACACGTTCGAAGAACGTACTGCTGAAATCCGTAGCAATAAAATGAAAGCCCAAATTCTGATGGCCGTTGTCGGCGGTGTAGCAGCGGCATCTGCTGCGCACTCGGCATCGCACCAAACAACAACGTACAACGCCTACGGTCGTAATGGTTGGATCGGCGGCGGCCAAATCAATACGTACAATCCTGCCGCTGGTATGCTGGCTGCTGGTACTGTTGGCGCAGCAACTGGTGTAAGCATCAATCAAATTGAACGGTACGCAGCAAACGACGAAGTTCGCGCACAAGCATTGCTGCAACAAAACACTGTATTGCCACAAGCCAATGTCGACGCGCAACTGATGGTAAAAAACTGCTGTGATGACAATGTGACCGCCAATGATGAAATGCGGTTTGAAGTCACTGTCGGCGGTAAAACAAAAACGTTCGCTTTCAACCGCAATACAATCAAGCAATAAAAATCAACACGAAATTCGTCGATGGGTGTATAATGCACTCATCGGCTCTTTTTAGTAACCGAAAACCTAAAGTCTGACAGGGCTTAGTTTATTAACTTTGAAGGAAATTAAATGAAACTCAAACCTTTGCCAAAAGCAATTCTGGTCGCAGTCGTTCTCGCTGGTGTCGGCTTCGGCGTTCACACCGCGATGAATAAAGGCTACTTCAAGTCGCGCGCTACGATCGAAGCATCCGTGCCGGACAAGATCGACCTCCCAACTGCAGCTGCAAACCAGACCGCGTCGACCGGCACCATCACCACTGCAGCAGTGAACTCGCACGAAACCATCCGCGTCAAGACCCTCGCATGGAACGCGACGGCCGGCATGCACTACGCCAACGGCGACGCCGACACGACCTCCGATTCGCTGATGGCGAAGCGTGGCCTGAAGGTCAACATCCGTCGCGAAGACGACTACAGCAAGATGATCGCCGATCTGGCATCGTTCGCCAAAGACAACTCGACCGGCGTGCACTTCGTCGTCATCATGGGCGACGGCTATCCGGCATTCGTCAAGGGCGCCAACGACGCACTGAAGCCGTTCGACCAATCCGTCGAAGTGGTGGGCGCACTGGGCTACAGCCGCGGCGAAGACAAGTGCATCATCGACAAGAATGCACGTCCGCAGGGTTCGCTGATTGCTGGCGTGCTCGGCGATGGCGACATCAACATCTGCATCAAGTATGCGGCCGACAACGGCATCAAGGTCAACTCCGATCCGAAGACCTACGATCCGGAAGCGATGAACTTCGTGGGCGTTTCGTCCTTCACCGACGGCGACGAGAAGTTCATCGCTGGCGCAAGCGACCGCGGCCATCCGATCAACGGTACCGCAACCTGGACCCCGGGCGATGTCAAAGTTGCAACGAAGCGCGGCAACATCAAGGTGCTGGCGTCGACGAAAGAATACGCATGGCAGATGCCGGCCGTCGTGATCGGCAATAAGAAGTGGATGGCTGCACACCCGAACGAGGTGAAGGCTTTCCTGGCGGCAGCATTCGAAGGCGGTGAAGCAGTTCGCAGCAGCGATCAAGCACTGCTGAAAGCCGGCGCGGTCGAAGCCAAGGTGTATGGCGAAGGCGATGCGAACTACTGGGCCAAGTACTTCAAGGGCACGACTGAAAACGGCGTATCGCTCGGCGGCTCGACCACGAACGGACTCGCAGACAATGCGTTCTTGTTCGGCCTGAAAGGCGCCGACAACCTGTACAAGAAAGTGTACAACGTGTACGGCAACATCGCGGTCAAGTACTTCCCGGACAACCTGCCGAAGCTGATTCCGTACGATCAAGTTGTGAACACCTCGTATCTCGAGGGCCTGCTGCAGAACTCGAACGTGAGCGTCGAATCGGCTGCTACGCCGACGTACGGTGGCCAGAAGTCCGAGGTCGTCGGTAACAAGTCGTACAGCATCGAGTTCGACACCGGCAAGACGACCTTCAAGCCGGCATCGATCGCTGTGCTGAACGAGCTGCTGGACCAGATCGCTGTCTCGGGCCTGTCGGTGCAAATCAACGGTCACACCGACAGCAAGGGTAATCCGGAAGCAAACCTGGCCCTGTCGAAGAAGCGTGCTGAAGCAGTGGCGAACTTCCTCCGCGCGAATGCGCCGAGCAACTTCCCGGCCGAGCGTATCTCGACCCGCGGCTTCGGCGACACGCAGCCGATCGGTTCGGATGCTCAGAACCGCCGCGTGGAAATTGTGTTGTACTCCACGAAGTAAGCTGATGTACAATAGGGAGACCTCCGGGTTTCCCTAATTTTCTTTCAGGACTCAACATGCTTATCATTCTCGGCTACATCGTTCTCGGCATCGTCATCTACAACGTTCCGTCGATGATCGCTCTGCTTCGACTCCACAACAACGGCCATCGCATCGTCATGATGAACATGGTACTCGGTTGGACCATCGTCGGCTGGTTCACTGCACTGTTCTGGTCGCTACAATCTCCGACGGCTGACTACAAATGAACCAAGCGTTCTACGAGCATGCGAAGAAAATCATAGAGAATCTGACTGTTGAAGAGCTCTATGAAGCACTCACAAAAGCCGGCATCGACGTGACGGTTCGACAATATCCAGAACCCGAGAAAAAGGACGAAGAATGAAAGCAAGTCTGATAGTATTAGCTTTGATCGCTGCAAGTCTTTCGGCCTGCATGCGTAAGGAAAGGCCGGAACCGCAGCCGACCAATGCTGCCAACGTGAAGATCGTAAGCGTAGAACCGGGTAACTATAATGTTTACCAACACTGCATCAAGGGCGTCGCTTACCTCACGTATTCGAAAACCATCATCGTTCAAGTGACCGAAGATGGTAAACCTCAGACATGTGTGGTGTCGCCATGACCAAAACCAAACGTAAGACCAAGCAAGACAAGCTGGACCAAGAAGCTCGTACCAGAATCATTGCATCGCTAAATAATTTCTTCTCCGACTTGAACGAAATCAGTAATGACACTGGTTACGACATTCCGGACTTGCACTACAACAGCTTGTCGGTTCTGCATCGTGAACTGTGCGAGCAGAGGGAGAAACATGATGCTGCATAAACTTTCCGACTGGTACGACAGCCTGCACGAGCCATACCGCTTCTTCACGTTCATCTACTTTGTGTTCGGTGCATTCTTCCCGTTCGCAATGGCGATGTTCACGTTCGACGCCAAGATTATCTTCTGGCCGTACGTGTTCGCGACGTTGGGCATGCTGCATCTCGCGTTCTTCTACTCATTTGCCATCTACCGGGCAACTCGAAAGTAAAAATGTTCAACTCACTGTTTACACCTTTTTATGCTGGGCGCAAGTTCAGCATCAAGTTTCTTGCAGCCTTTCAACTCGTGGTTCTCGCGGTTGTATGGGTTCTGTTGCCGGCAAGCAGTGGTATTCCGTCGCCATCGGCAATCGCCTCCGCGTGGAACGACCTTGCACTGAAGCAAGGTCTTCTGCTGGAACTCTTTAAGTCCGTAGCCGTGATCTGGGAAGCGCTCATCCTGTCAGCGTTAATTTCCTTCGGCGCTGCCTACCTCACAACTGCGGACTTCTTTAAACCTGGAGCAACGTTCATCGCGTCGCTCCGATTCCTCGGCTTCGCCGGTCTGACGTTCCTCTTCACACTGTGGGTTGGCGGAAATGGTTCGCACCTGAAACTGGCCATGTTGACGTTCGGCATGACTGTGTTCTTGATGCGGTCGACCGTGGACGAAATCAAAGCGATTCCATTGGAGTCCATCGACTACGCTCGATCGCTGGGCATGAACGGATGGCACATCACATATGAAATCGGTGTGTTGGGTCGACTGCATGTGATGCTGGACCTGCTCCGCCAAAATGCGGCAATCGGCTGGACGCTGATCGTGATGGTTGAATCGTACGTCCGCAGCGATGGTGGTATCGGTGCTCTGCTGGCGGTGCAAGCAAAGTACTTCAACCTGCCGGCCGTGTTCGCGATTCAACTGACGATTCTCGCGTATGGTATCATTCAAGATATGTTGCTTGATCTGCTGCGCGCCACCGTCTGCCCTTACACCAATCTAAACCGGAGTGATCGATAATGGATCGCAAAATTGCACTGAAGTGGGCACGTGCCCTTGAAAGCGGCGAGTATGGCCAAACAACCGGCGCACTGCGTGAAGGCAACAAGTTCTGTTGTCTTGGTGTCCTCTGCAATCTGCATGCTCAAGCACATCCAGAAATTGCAAAGGACGAAACTGACCCAGAGAAATACATGGGCAAAGAAGGCGAGCTGCCGGAACAAGTGATGCACTGGGCCGGCATGCGATCCGATAATGGAAAAATCGGTGATGGCGTGAGACTCAAAGTCCGCGACAAGAAGAGCCACAGTCAAGACGAGATGACAGAATACATTCGCGATCTGATCGATCTGAATGACCATTACGAATTCGACTTCCCAAAGATCGCGAAAGTAATTCGCGAACATTCCGACAAACTGTGATGTGCAAGAAATAGGTTACGAAGTATAATGGCTTCGTAACCTAACTGCACAGGAGATTAAAGGCTAACCAATGTCATTTCCAATTCGCCCACTGGGCCCAAAAGACGTCGTGAAGAGCGGCATTCCCGAATTTGTCATCGAAGCGGTCAACGAACTCATCAGTGAGAAGTACAACGATAGTTCGTTCGTCATTCGTCAGAACGAAGTGAAGGATCGCATCATGTCGAAGACCACACAGGACTTCGACTGGGAATGGCTCAACTTCGAAAAAATTTACCGCGACGCAGGGTGGTACGTCGAATACGACAAACCCGCTTACTGCGAAAGCTACGAAGCATTTTTCAAATTTACTCCGAAAAGATAAAACATGAGTTCGAATACCGCTAAAAGCCCCAACGTCCTGCTGTATGGTATTGCAGGTCTCGTCATCATCGCCATCGCCACGTTCTTCCTCGTGTGGCTGTTGGCCATGCGAACCGAGACCGTGGAACCCGGCCACGAGCTGGTCATCATCGACAAGCCGTACTTCTTCGGCTCCAGCGGTGTACGCGATGAAACCCTGAAGCAAGGTCGTATTCTGCTGTTCCGAACGTCGGACGTCGAGCCGGTACGAATGACACCGCAATCATACAACGTCAAGTTCGACGACCTGTCGTCGGCAGACAACATCTTGCTGGACTTCGAATCCACGATCCAGTTCAAGATTACCGACGCGAAAGTGCTGGTGAGCAAGTTCGGATCGAAGGATTGGTTCGTCAACAACTTGCAACGCCAATACATGTCGATCGTGCGCGAGGCTGTCAAGAAGGAAACCATGACGGACATGATGTCCAATGCTGAAACGTCGACACGTGTTGACACCTACGTTACCGATGCGCTGCAAAAGCTCGTGGCGGAAAGCAAGTTGCCAATCGCGATTCTCGGCGTTACGCTGGGTCGTGCGAAGCCGAACGACAACGTCTTGCTGCAGATGAACGAGACCGCTGCTCAACAGCAACGTAACAAGACGTTGATCGCCGCGACCGCTGCAGAAGAACAACGTGCGAAAGAGCAGACCGCAAAGGCCGCAGCTGACAACGCGTACCGTAACGCGCTGGGCATGAACAGCGAGCAGTTCATCCAACTCGAAGCCATCAAGCGTTACTCCGAAGCCTGTGCCAAGTCGGAACGCTGCATCGTGACTCCGGGCATGGGCACCAACGTGCTGGTAACTGGAAAGTAAAATGGAATACAAACTCGAAGAACGCATGCTGACCATCACTGGTCTTGGCTTGTCGTACGGTAACAAAGTCATCTTGCGCGACATCAACCTCGTGATCGACAACGTGGTACGACCGGGGCTGAATCAAGGCCAGTGCGTCGCGCTGCTCGGACCGTCCGGCTGTGGCAAGACGCAGCTGTTCCGATGCATCGCCGGTCTGCAACGACCGACGCTCGGCACGATCGAGTTTGGCGAAATCGAAGAAGGAAAAATCGGCAAAGCGCCGGAGCCCGGAAGTGTTGGTGTTGTGCAGCAAGCATATCCGCTGTTGCAACACCGCACCATCATGGGCAACCTAACGCTCGTCTGCAAAGACAAGAAGAGGGTTGTCGAGATGCTGACTCGTTTCGGCCTGCAAGATCATGGCGACAAGTATCCAGTGCAGTTGTCTGGTGGTCAACGTCAACGCGTTGCCATCATTCAACAGATGCTGATTTCCGACCGTCACTTCTTGTTGATGGACGAACCGTTCTCCGGTCTCGACATCATCGCAAAAGACAAGGTGTGCGATCTGATCAACGAAGTGAATCTCGTTGATGAACTGAACACGACCATCTTCACTACACACGATCTAGAATCCGCGATTCAAATCGCCGACACGATCTGGGTGATGGGTCGTGAAGAAGGAAAACCCGGCGCGACGATCGTCAAGATATACGATCTGAAAGCCATGGGCCTTGCGTGGCAGCCCAACGTGACGAAGCATCCAATGTTCGTGCCACTGCTGAACGAGCTGCACGATTTGTTTCATACTCTGTAATCTGCTGTGTACAAATCCGGTACCACAGGCTATAATAGCTTCACATAACCAAACGGAGTTTGAATGAACACGAAAAGTCAGAACATCGAAAATCAGATCGATGACGCGCTCGAAGCAGGCGATGCCAATAAGCTGGACTTGGCGTTGCGTGCACAGTATCACTTCCAGTGCCGCGGCATGTCGGTAAGTACCGAAGGCCACGAGTACGATTTGGTCAAGACCATTGACCCGAACTTCTACGGATAAGGACCAACATCATGGCAAAGCTCAAAGCTCTCCCAAAAGCACTGATCGTCGCAGCAATCGTCGGCGCCGCCGGTTTCGGCGCGTACAAGTTCATGCCGAAGCATGACAAGACCGAAGTGGCCGAAACGAAAGACGCCGAAGTCGCGGCAGCACCGGAAGTTCAACGTGGCGATCCCGTCGCACCGCGTGAAGAACTGCCGACGCGTGAACCCGCAAGCGTGAACGCGGTACCATCCGAATCCTCGCTCGAAGTCGCAAACGGCCAGAAACTTCCTGGCGCCGGCATCGCGTCCGGCCAGAAGACCGGCACCAACTATCCGATGGTCGAAGACATCATCAAGGTCTGCTCGACGCCGGATTACCCGCTGCGCAACGTCATCACCAACGGTTCCGTCGACAACATCAACAAGATTTACACCGACAAGAACTCGCAGTTCGGCATCATTCAAGAAGATGCGCTGGACTACCAACGCAAGATCGATCCGAAGATGATGTCGCGCGTCGTCGCAGTCTTCCCGTTCTTCTCGGTCGAAGTCCACGCCATCGCCAAGAACGGCGCACCGATCAACTCGCTGGCTGACATGGCCGGCAAGCGCGTAGTGGAAGGTCCGGAAGGTTCCGGCACGTGGGTTACCGTGCAGCTCATCAAGCAGATGACCGGCATCAAGTGGAACACTGTGTCCGGCAACCTGTCGCAGAAAGACGGTCTCGCTGCAGTGCAACGTGGCGACGCCGACGTCGAGTTCATCGTGGCCGGTCAACCGATCACGGTGCTGACGACCGCCAAAGGCATCAAGCTGGTGCCGCTGAGCAATCCGACGCTCGACAAGTACGGGTACTACACGAAGACGTCGCTGGCATCGCACACGTACGGCTTCCAAGGCGACGCTGTGCCGACGTACAAGGTCAACAACGTGCTGGCCACGTTCGCGTACAAGAACCAGTACCAGAAGGAAATCGGTACGCTCGTCAGCTGCATCACGAAAAACGTGGACAACCTGCAAGCTGATGGTCATCCGAAATGGCGTGACGTCGATCCGCTCGACATCGAACGGGTGAACTGGCCTGTGCATCCGGCCGCACTGGCCGCAATCAAACGTGAAGCGAAAGGTCGTAAATAATGTCCGACGAACGAATCATCTTCGTCATCCACACCAACGCGTACGCTGGCAATTTCGAGCGTGAGCTGTGCGCGTACATCACCGGCCAAGTCGGTGATTGCGGTGTGGGTGAAGACCTGGCAAGCGACTTCCTCGACGAAGTCGGCGATGAACAAGCTGATCTGTTCGCAGACATCATCGGCGTCGCGCCCGATGATGGGCGCTGCGACAGGCCGTGCAAAATCTACCCGACGCCCGGTCGTCTCAACAACGGCATGGGCACGCACTTCGACGCGGCTGAAGATCAAAAGGGTTTTCCGGCTTACGAGTCGGTCGCGATCTACTTCGACGAGATGCCGTCCGACGAGCAGTTCGATCTGATGAAGGATCGCACGATGCAGTACGCGAAGTCGGTGTACAATCGCAAGTCGTACTACAAAGACCGCGAACCGCTCGTCATCAAAGGTTTCGAACTGATCGTCGAAACCACGGAAGTCAAGCAACTCCGCAAAGCCATGTAACACGAAAGGAAGTCATCCATGAAGAAGCTGTTTGTTACTCTGTTGTGGATGATTTCAGCGACGTGTTCTGCCGCGAAGTTCAACTCACAGTCAGTGTTCGTTATTGAAGACGGTGGTCAAGTGTTGTTCGAAAAACAACCTGACCTCGTCAGCCCAATCGCGTCACTGACAAAACTCATGACTGCAATGGTAGTGCTGGACGCACATCAGAACATGCAGGAAATAATTACGATTCAACAGTCTGATGTCGATGAAATCAAGCACAGCATGTCACGTGTTCGTGTTGGTTGGCAGATGACACGAGCAGAGGCGTTGGAACTCGCGCTGATGCACTCCGACAACAGAGCTGCAACTGCACTGGGCAGAACGTATCCAAGCGGACTACCAGCATTCCAAGAAGCAATGCGAGCGAAAATCGCAGCATTGGGACTTCGCGGAACATCGATTGTAGAACCATCCGGACTCTCGCCAAGCAATGTATCCACCGCACGTGATCTTGCCATCATCGCAATAGCGGCATCAGCATATCCAGACATCACCCGCATCACCACGACCGAATTGGTTCAAATCCACGGTACAAATTTCAAGAACACCAACAGATTAGTTGGCGCAAACGGCTGGGACATTCGTCTGTCAAAGACTGGTTACATCGAAGAATCAGGTCGATGCTTTGTCATGAGAATCGTCGCTGCTGGTAAAACTGCAACCATCGTCTTGCTCAATGCTGGATCGAGTTCAGCTCGCATGCAAGATGCGTGGACAATCCGTCGCGCAATCACTGGCGAACCCTCACCGAAGCCGCAGAAGCACAAGAAGAAAAAGCGTCGCAAATAGTATGCGTACACGGTGCATCAAGGTATAATCTTTCACCACATAGGAAACATCATGTCGAAGAAACTCTACGTATCATCAGCAGTGCAAGTCGCACTGCTGCGAGATGTCCTCATTCCCGAAATGTCCACTGGCTTCTGGAAAGACCATCGTCCGGCGGATCATGCTGCGCAATGGGTCGGTCTCGAAATCCTCGTGTCGGAAGACTCAAAGCTGGGACCAGTCAACTGGGTTGCACCGCGTCTGTACAACTTCATCAATCCGGAATTTCTGCGGCCGGAGGCTGATGGCATTCCGGAAAAGAAACAACTGTCGCGTATGGAAAAGCGATTGGTCGACGTCGCACAATCTGTGAAGTCGTCGAGCAACCTGCGTTCGGTCAAGAAAGAACTGATCGAGCTGTCGCACATCATCAGCGGCCGTTTGACGGATGCGAATGTAAATCCGACGAAAGCCAACCGTGGCAACAACAAGCATGGTACAATTCAAGAAAGCGTATCGAAGGCAAAGGCCGCAGTCAAGAAAGCTGCGACCGCTGTCAAGAAGCCAGCAGTAAAGAAACCATCGGTCAACACCGTTACGGTAACGAGAATGCCGGACGGATCGATCGTGAAGCGCGTGGCTGTTGTTCGCGCCGATCCATTTGCAGCGCTCACGGGCAATGCAACCATCACAACTGAAATCGAAACCATCGAAGGAGCATAACATGGGCTGCTACGTCAATCCGGACAACGAAACCAAAGAAGCATTCCTGCAACGTGAAGGCCGCCGTGTCAGCGTGGTCGACGCGGCAATCACCGAGACAGAAATGCCGGTCTGCCTCGTGAACAACGGCTTCTTCACCGCTGCTGCCGTCGGCTTCAGCGAAGACGAAATCGCTACGTTCGCTCGTCCAGACGGCCGTCCGAAAACCTGGTTCATGGTCGAGCAATCGAAGTTGCTGCAAGTCAGCGACCTGGCCGACTTCGTCTAATCATGGGCATCTATCAAAGCGGAACCGCGCTGTTGTCCGTCGAGAAAGATGGCGACGATGACAGCTCAAGCAGTCTGTACGTCTCGATCAATTGCCTGAGTGGCATTGACAAGAACGACTACGGCGGCCAAGACTGGTTGCAACGTTCGACCAGCGAACTCGCTGCGTTCTGCGACTGGTTGCCGCCACAATGCTATCGCATGAAACATGGCGACAAGATCGTCATGAAGGTTCGCTTCGAGCAAAGTTTCTGGCGTGGCGATGGCTACACGACTGACGATGACGAAGAGCTGATCTTCGAGCACGTGAAGACGCTGTACAAGTCGCGTGGCGAAGACGAGTCGCGCCGGCAGCGCAAACGTTATTACCGGCAGAAGTCGCCACTGAAGTACGGCGGCAAAATCAAACCATCCAAGAAACAATTATTGGAAATGGGTTACACCGAATCTGAAATGGTACATTTCACATGAGTCCAGCAAAATTCGAAACAATTCAAGCCGCCCTTCAATTGCAGGGCGACATCAAGGTTCGCCTGGAAAAGATGGGCTTCGGCGTCACTGCTGACCGCATCTCGTGCGACATCATGGACATGGTCCTGAAGAGCGACGCGGTGAAGCCGGAAATCAAAGCAATCTACATGGAAATCGAAAATGGCATTGCCACCTGAACAATTTGTGTACACCGGCTACGGGTGTCCCAACACCGAGATGTGGACGCGTCGTGCTGCGTTTGAAGAAGCGCATCCCGACCTGAACCACTTCATGAAGAAGGACGCCCCGCATTACGCGAATCATAACACCCGTATCGCGTACACCAAGTGGGAAGACGAGACGTTCAACGTCGAAAAATAAAACCACGGACTTATGTTCGTGGTACTATAAATACTCTCGTGAAGCGATAGACGCTTCCACAGTTCACCGCCCACTCGAGGAGCTCGAAATGGCACACAGCGAAATCAAGACGCGTAAGCGTCTGACGGTCTTCATTGGCCGTTTCCAACCGTTCCATAATGGTCACGCCCATATACTGGAACAGGCAATTGAATCTTCGGACAAAGTCCTGGTACTCGTCGGAAGTGCATTCATCGCCCGCAACATTAAGAATCCGTTTACGTTCAGCGAACGTTTCGACATGATTAACGCTTGGGTTCTTCAGAACTATCTGACGACTGACAAGTGGCCTATCATCAAGCCGGTGGTTGACCAATACAATACCCCAAAGTGGTTGCAGTTGGTTCAAGAAACCGTCGATGCGACCATCAAAGAAGTTGGCTGGAAAGCCAGCGAAGTTGATGTCGCCATCACTGGCGCCGATCGTGATTCGACAACGTGGTATCTCAATTCATTTCCTCAATACATCAGCGACCTCAAACCAGCAATCGATGCTGGCGAAGGGCTGTCTGCATCGAAACTTCGTCATCGTCTGTTCAGCGACAACTTCGGTGGTGCAGCCAACTGGCTTGATGTGCCGCTGACGACCGTGAACTTCCTTCGCCAATTTCATGGCACGAAGGAATTCGAAACGCTTCGTGAAGAGTACGAGTTCAACGTCAAGTACAAGAATCCGCACGCACCACTGCTCAAGGCGATCCTTGACTTCGTGCCTCACCGCTATCACGAGAAGATCGTCGACATCTTCGACTCGTGGCTCGCGAAGCAATACGACCGCACGTACGTCACGGCCGACGCCTGCATTATCCAGTCCGGCCACGTGCTTGTTGTTCGTCGCGGTGCACTGCCTGGTAAAGGTCTGATCGCTCTGCCTGGCGGCTTCGTCAAAAGTAATCAGACGCTGCTGCTCGCCGCAATCGCAGAAGCGATCGAAGAAACTGGTCTAAAGCTGGCTGACGGAAAGAACTGGCGGAAGATCACCGAAGCAATTCTGCGCGGCTCGTTGGTTGCTACGCGGAACTTCGACGATCCGAACCGCAGTCTTCGTGGTCGTACGTTCACGACTTGCCACCTCTTCCGTCTCGATGATACGAAGCCGTTGCCGATCGTGAAAGGCCAATACTTCCCAATCGAAGATATTGGTGTTGATGGTGTAGTGGAAACTGAAGATGCTTTCTTCATGCCAATCTCTGTTGCTCTGGCAAATCCTGAATGGTGGTTTGAAGACCATCATATCATGCTGAGCACGATGCTCGGTTTGATTAAAGATTAAACTAACGCTGTACATTGGAGTCATTACAGGCTATAATGTACTCACTTAAACGGATACGCCTCGAATCCAAAAATTATCGGGGTACTCTCAAGGAGAATAACAATGAATGCAATGACTAACTTTGGTGCAAACATGCCGGGCGGCGAAAAGTTCATGGACCGCATCTTCCGTCGCGCACCAGGCGTGGTGTGGGACATGATGACCGGTAAGGTCGGCGTGCAAACGAAAGAAGGCATCGCGACCTTCGCCGGCGAAGGCGACGACGCACAAGTCGAAATCAACCTGTTCGACCAGTTCGGCATGGAAGTTCCGGCGTTCGCCCAATCGACCCCAATCTCGGCCGTCAACGTCGGCGACCTGATCTACTTCGGCGCCGGCGATCGTCCGGGCTGGATCATCGAAATCAAGCGTGGCGTGAAGCCGACCGGCAGCTCGACCCCGACCAAAGCGAAGCGTCAAACCGCCGCTACTCGCGCACAAGCTGCAGCTGGTCCTGACCCGCTGGGCCTGCAACCGGCGACCGCCATCGACAGCAACAACGTGCAGTTCGTGCTGATGAAGACCGACGGCCAGCGTACCACCTGGAAACCACCGAAGGTCACGATGCTGGGCATGGGCTCGGACGGCGTGATGGTCATCCGCTCGCTGCTGACCATGCTGCCGGGCGGTCACAACGACCTGCAAGGCATGCAGAGCAACATGATGATGATGATGCAACTGTCGGCCATGAACGGCGGCGAAGGCGGCCCGGACATGGAAAAACTGATGCCCCTGATGCTGATGGGCGCCATGGGCGGTAACAACGGCGGCGGCAACATGATGCAGACCATGATGATGATGCAGATGATGGGCGGCGGTGGCAACCTGTTCGGCGGCAGCAACAAGACCAGCGGCAACGGTCCGAAAGGCCCTTTCAATCGCTGACCGACGACAGCGATTGGGATGCGAAGTTCCACTCGGGACTTCGCAGTCTGACTAGTGCAGAGCGGACAACGCTCTCACCGATCACAATCGTCGGGATGCGGTTTTACAACGGAGCACACGATTACATCCACCGTGCGTCGAAGCTCGACGTGTTCGACCAGTGTTTGTATTTGGTGCCCGAGCAAGACAACAAGTACGACACCAATGCAGTGATGCTGCATAACGGTAAGATGAAACTCGGCAGCGTCGAAGCAAGCGATGCCGCACGAGTGAAGCGATTGCTTCAAGAGTGGAAAGACCAAAATGGCGGCGGCATTACCGGCGAAGACGTAATCGTGGTAAGATGTGACCCTCTGTACGTCGATCCGCAAACCTTTGAATTCAAAGGATCGGTAAAAGTTCGCGGCATGTATCGTGTAAACGAACGTCTCGCTCGTAAGTTTTCAAACAAACATCGGAAGGATTAAATCATGGGTAACGCACGCTGGGATCAAGACAACTACCGCTCGTACGCGAAGAGTACCGACTACGTCAACAAACCGCGCGAGCAAGTCTTCTCGCACAAGGTCGCCGAAAAGCTCGATCCACGTAACGTGAAGGTCGGCAAAGGCGATCGCGTCGGCCTGCAACTGCGCGAATCGATCATCTCGGACGAGAATCCGAATCCGACGCCGATCATCCTCGGCCTGGACGTGACCGGCTCCATGGGCGCCGTCGCAGAACAAATCGCCAAGGTCGAGCTGCCGAAGCTGATGACCGAAATCCACGCCACCGGTATCGTCAGCGATCCGCACGTCATGTTCCACGCGATCGACGACGTGTTCGCACAAGGTCACGGCGCCCTGCAGGTGTCGTACTTCGAGCCGGACCTGAAGATCGTCGAGCAGCTGCGTCAGATGTGGCTGGTCGCCAACGGCGGCGGTAACGGCTCCGAGTCGTACGACCTGTCGTGGTACTTCGCCGGTCGCTACACCTATCTCGAGTCGTACGAAAAGCAAAACCGCAAAGGTTTCCTGTTCACCTTCGGCGACGAGCCGGCACCGTTCCAGACCGTTCGCAAGAGCGACCTGCGCACCATCTTCGGCCCGGGCGACTACGAAGACACTCCGCCGGCAGCAAGCCTGAAGGCTGCGCAAGAGAAATACAACGTGTTCCACGTCGTGATCGAGACCGGCGGCCGTTCGAGCCGTGGCACTCGCCAAAGCTGGATCGACATGCTGGGCCCGAACGCGATCTTCGTCAAGGACACTTCGGTGCTGACCGAAGTCGTGCTGGCCACGATGGCAATCGCACAAGGCGCCGACATGCACGCGGTCATCGCTGAATCGAAAGTGAAGGACGCACTGCGCTACGCGTTCAGCACTGCACTCGGCGAAGAAGGCATCTAAAATGGACGGCTGGGACGGTTGGTCACGACCCCAGCTGCCTCCACCGAAAACAACGGTCACCGAATATTTCGCGACTCGAAAGCCAAAAGATACTTGGCCTGACGAGTTTCGCGAGATAGTTTGGGATCGTGGAATGCCACATGAGTCGCGTGAACGTATCACACGCGACGATCCGCGGTGGAACGAAGCCGAGACAATTTAAAGATGTACACGAATGGACCGATGTAGTATAATTGGTCCATTCTTCTTTTGGAGCAACACAATGAATGATTTCCTGCGGCATATCTTTGCTGAAGTAGTTGGCACTGCCCGTGATGAAATGTCGAACAACGGCTGCAACGATTACCCAATCAAAGTGAACGACGCGAATCGCGAAGATGTTCGCGCGCTCTGCGTAGAGTATGCGCAAGACGATGACGAACTCGAATCGCTGCTCGAACAGCTGGACGAAGGAAAGGTTTACTTCCAAGACTGGTGCATTCTCGACATGCTGATCAACCGCCTGAAGGAGGGCAAGCTGTGATCGTTCCATACATTCTCACGATGGTGTTTACCGTCGGCATGAGCCAAGGTGGTGTGGCAACCCTGAAGGTCGAGTACAACTCGCAGGCCACATGCAACGCCGCCATGGAAGCAAACCGTGAAAGTCTGCGTGGTCAGGCTTCGATCGTACTCGCAACCTGCACGAAAAAATAAGGAAATCAACATGTCGAAATCTATCGCAGTTATCGGCGCCGGTTATGGCGACGAAGGCAAAGGCCTTGCAACCGACTTCTTCTCGCGTCACTACAATGCAGCCATGGTGGCTCGCGGCAATGGTGGCGCACAAGCTGGTCACACTGTCGTCGATGGCGATAAGCGACATGTCTTCGGCCACGTCGGCTCCGGCGCGTTCGCTGGTGTTCCAACGTATCTGAGTTCCGGCTTCATCGCGAATCCGTACATGCTCAATCGTGAGCTGAAAGAACTCGGCACTCGCCAACGCGTCTACATCTCGCCCAACAGCCGCGTCACCACGTACTACGACATGGCCATCAACTCGCTGATCGAAATCAAGCGCGGTGCGGCACGTCATGGTTCGTGCGGCATGGGCATCAACGAGACCGTCACGCGTGATCTGGCCGGCTACCATCTCGACATGGCAACCATCAAAGGCAGCGAGTTCGGTATCGCACAAGCCCTGCAGAAAATTCGCGGTCAATGGGTTCCGAAGCGTATGCAGGAACTCGGCCTGAACAAAGCTGACTTCGAAGGCAACGAAGACGCAATGCGTTTCTTCGAGTACTTCGACGAAACCCAAACGCAAGTCGAAGACCTGATGCACTATGGCGACATCATGTCGCTGCAGAATCCGAAGTTGTTCCTTGGACAAGATGATGTCGTGGTCGTCGAAGGCGCACAAGGCCTGATGCTCGACGAATTCCTTGGCGACTTCCCGCACGTCACGCGTTCCGTTACTGGTCTCGCATCGTCGATCCGCGCTGCAGCTGAATGCGGTCGCACGTCGATCCGTCCAGTGTACATGACTCGTTCGTACGCGACGCGTCACGGTGCCGGCGAACTGCTGTACGAAGGCGCAACCATCACCGACAAAGAACTGGTCGACAAGACCAACGTCGACAACCAATGGCAAGGCTCGATCCGTTACGCTCCGCTGAATCTGCATGCGCTCGCATGGTATATCCGCGAAGACATGAAGCGTGGCCAACACGTTGCACAGCTGTTCGGTGTCGAGGTTCTTCAGCCGAAGCTGTTTGTGACCTGCCTCGACCAACTCGACGAGCACGTGACGATCGTCACCCGCAACAAGGACATGCTCAAGCTGAAGTCGGTGAAGCTGCTGGCGTACATCGAAAAAGTCATGGGCATCGAAGTCTGTGCTGCATCGTACGGTCCGTCGGCTGCTGATGTTCAACTCCTCCACGAAGTACTGTAAGGAAAATCATGGAACAAATTTATCTGAGCCGTCGCAATCTGATGACGCTGCTGTCCAAACTGGATCGTCAAGCTGCCGGCGAATCGACGTCGTGCACGGTCGTCAAGTATCGAAACCCGGGCGATCCGTACATTCAAACAATGGACTCGATTGCCGTCACGGCAATTCCGGACGACGAGTATTACGTTGCTCGTCAACCAGGTCCAATGCATCAACGTGACGAAGAAGCCATGAAGGCTGATCCGCTCGAATTGGTGGCGTATGTGTATCTGAGCGAGTTGCCGCTGGGTCATCACCTCTATACTGGCGAGCCAGTTGGCCAGGGTGCGCGTGACATCTTCGGCATGGATGATCTGGATAAAACGCCAGCAACGATCATCATCACCGCGCCGGAAGACACGTACTCCATTTCGGATTCGTTCTGGCGCGGTTTGCTGGAAGACAGCCTGAACAAACTTGGCAACAAAGAATCAGCCCATCGCAAGCTGAAGTTTGCGGGTCCGCGTCAATTCCAGGACTCGTTCCAGGGCTACATCGTCCGCCACTTCCTTTCGCGAGGTCTGCAAAAATGAAATTCGATTACATGAATGAAGCCGTGGACGAGTTGTGCTATGCCATGGTGAACAACCCAGGCCGGTTCAGTGTTGGCGTCCACACGATGACCGACACCAAGACCGGCGTCGAATATTGGATTTCCACAACTGGTGGAAGTGGAATTACCGATACCTGGAATGGCCGTAGCAATAACACTGTTTTCTCGTACGAGCAAGGCAAACGTCTCAGGGACGCGTTTACACAAATGCGGGAAATCAAGGCTAGCAACGCACAACAGCGAATCTTGAACGCTTCGCAGAAAACAGACGACAACGAGGGCGGTAGCGACTTTCCGATCATGCTAGTTATCTGCGGTGTTCTGTTGCTGATCTGCATCATAACTATGCTTTTGACAACAGTTGCGCGTTAAGGCATAAATAACTGATCCAACAATTAGGATCAACTATGAAACTGCACGAAATCCGCGGCTCCTCGAAGCGTAAAGATAGCTCCAACAATACTAAGAATGTCACCATCGACTCATACAACATGGGTGAGATGAAACTCAAGGTGACTTTCGACTACGAAGCTGGATTCAGCGATCGCCATGGTGACAACTCGTCATTTGACGAGAATCATCCAGAACAGTTCATGATTACCAAGATTGAATTGGCTGCACCGCTCACGATCGAAGATTTTGAAGGGGAAGAGAAAACCTATCCAAAAGGAACCAACGTCGACGATCTGCCTGATTGGAACGATCGGAAAGATACTGACCTTGTTCTCGATGAACTGTACGGGAAGAAATAATCATGCCTAACGCAGTCGTCAAAAGTTACGCCAAGGAAACTGGGCTATCAGCGGATCATATCGAACGCTGGTGGAAAGAGGCTGAAGAACAAGCCTCAAAGAAGTTCAAGAAGAGCGACCCTCGCTTCTATGCCTACGTCAACGGGATCGTTGAGAAACGTGGAAAGCTCGTACATGGCAAGAAGAGAAAAAAGAAACGCACGAATGAGGACGGGTCCGTCTTCACGTTTAAATGTTTCTTAGCTGAGGAGCGCAATGATGGGAACGAAGAACAAAGCCCAGGAGACGCAGGAACCTGAAGTTCAAGGTTACTGCCCAGGTTGTGATGAACCACGGATCGACAATTGGATTTGGCACAAGCCGTGCTGCCCATACGATCCTGGGGACAACTGCGACGATTCAGAAAAGAGTGTGAAATTTCTCGGCATCCGAGGTAAAATAGAACCGTAACAAATCAGTGAACGCCTTCACTGAAGAACTTTGGACGTTGCTGCAGCAACGCGCTCGGGCGAGTGATTGCCTGCCCCTACTTTATAGGAAGTAGGACTTCAAAGCTCTTCAGTGAAGGCGTTCTGCATTCCCCTCAGGAGACAGGCAAATGTCAGCATCACTTGTAGCAAGCGTCACTCTCGCGGCCTTAATCGCAATGCCGGGAGTGGCCACGCCACAGACCGCTGCACCGCTGATTACTCCCGCCTGGTCCAACGTGGTTGACCAACCAAACTTCAAAATCGACATCGACACCAAGTCCGTAAAGCTGATCGTCCGCCACAATGGATTCGAACTGCTGTCACGTTTGAAGATGGACTTCGGAACACCATTTGCAATTTCCGGTAAAACAAAGCTCGGTGCTTACTACGTCAATGAAGTAGCAGCGAAATGCAATGATGACACGTTCAACATCGAGAAGTCGACAGTGTACGCGTCCGACGGTGAAGTGCTGGCAACCGGCACCAATATTGCATCCATCAAGAATCCAAAGAACACCGGCAGTTTTGTCACTGTGTGGTTGCATCTCGCGTGCAGCAAATTCAAAGGCAAGAAGCCACCAACAATTATTTGAGTTCGGCTGTGTGCAAGCTGTGATGGTTCGGGTAGAATATCTCTACTGAATCACGGAGCGCAAAATGAAAAACGTCAACGTCCTCGAAGCAGAATGCAAAGAAATCAAGTTCCCGAGTCTCAAGTGGGACAAAGAACGCAAGACTTACGACGATGTCGAAGTCAGCTGCGATTGCTTCGTGAAGAACGGCGTGCTCATGGTGACGAGCGATGACGGTCTCGGTGCGATCGACTACTACGGCGAGTTCCGCGGTGGTTACTCGTACATCGACCCGAAGCTGGAAGCATTCGCGAAGGCGAACGGTTGCTTCTGGGAATGGAACAACCCGTCGAGCATCTCGCTCCACGAAGCCTGAAAAAGGCTGTGCAAGACAGTGTGAACCGGGTATAATGATTCCACTGAACGAAACAGGCAGTACAGATTAAGCCTCGTTAGCTCAACTGGCAGAGTGGCGGTCTCTAAAACCGAGGGTTGCGGGTTCGATCCCCGCACGGGGCACCAGAATTTAGGAGCAGTACATGAAGGGCTGGGGCGCACAAGACGATTTTCAAGCACAGATCGAGCAGACGGTAAAAGACCGTCGCGCAGTTCTCGAATCGATCTTGTCGGCGCCGGGCAAAGCAAAATGCGAAGATTGCGACCAGCCGATTCCTGAACTGCGACGTGAAGCATACCCATCCTGCACTCGTTGTGTAGGATGTCAGTCGGAACACGAAGGCGGATACTTCATTCGTCGTCGTTAATTTTGTAGTCAACTTTAAAGGAACTGAACATGACCGTCAATACCCGTGAACTGAACGACCGCGCCCGCCACCTGCTGAGCACCGGCAACACGAAGGAATCGGCCGCTCGCAAGCTGAGCGCCGAGTTCGCTGCTTCGGCCTACGTCAGCAAGGGCAAGCTGTTCGCCACCTTCCTCGACGAAGGCAAGCCGACGACCCGCACGCTCGGCTAACGCGGCCTGGACCTCGCAAGAGGTTCCACATAACTGGATTAGCTCAGTGGGAGAGCGGCGTGCAGCGGCACGTGATACCGAAACCGATACAGCATTCTCGTGTGAATGTTCCCTACGGTTAGCGTCATTGGTTCGAATCCAATATCCAGTTATGTGACGAATGCGTAAGCTAATACGCGAAACTTGTGGTTGTGATACAGACCGGAGAAGCGGTTCATAAGGGTGGACGCATACAACTCTTCCTTGGCGTCCGAAGCTGCCTCATGAAAGTGAGATGCGGGATTCCTGATAAAGTATCACATGCCGGGATTAGCTCCGGCCGTCACTGAACTTAACGGAGGATGACGTGGACCATGAAGTGCGAGTGCAACAGTTGATCAACAGCGGACTTACGCCTGCTCAAGCTCGGCGAGAAGCCAGAGCAGAGCGAGCAGAACTTCGCGCTGAAGCACGAGCATCGAAGGCGAACGTGAGACTCGGCATTTCGATTTTCAACCTGATCGCAAGAATTTTCAAATGACGCGTGAACAAGAACTGGAGGCAATGGTCGAACGACTGGTTGCCGCAATGAAAGAAGCCCACAATGTGGGCTGTGTGGATCACCTCGATTGCTGCGATGATGGCGGCGAGTTCTGGTATGGAGCAATCGAGGATGCTAAGGCTTTGCTGAAGCGTTAATCGTCGTCTTCTACCCCGTCGTCATGCTTCTGGAAGTGTTTGTCGATTTCCTTCCAGAGTTTGTCTTCGGGTGTACCGGCTGGTGCGGAGAAGTATCCGACTGAAACGAATTTGCCGTTACGCTTTTTGTAACCTTTGAACTTGACACGTTTCTTGCCGTTGTCCGTATATTCTTCAACGTTCTTGACCTTGTAGAATGACGGATCGCCAAGACCCTTGATTTCCTCGTTCAGTTGAATTAGTTCTTTAAGTAGGCTCACGTAATATCCTGTTTGTGTTAGAATCGAATCAGGTATTTATGGAACACGCAGTATGAAGTTGTTATAAAAATAAGTCCCAGGATGTTGGCTTAGAAGCAGCCATCATTTAAAGAGTTGCGAGTGACACAATCCGGTGGCGATCCCAGCTAACCGGTGGATACGGGTCACAGGGGAAGGACAAGTACAGTTTGTATGGTAAAGCGTCACTCAGGATCGGCAACGCGTACTTTCCTGGATGCTATGTTTGTGCGGGCTAAGCCTAAGACTTAATCACCAATGTGTACGGGATAAGCTGCGGTGAGATGCCATACAAGACCCTTAGAGCATTTGGCGTATCAGCACACTGGACTTATTTTTATAGCAATTTTTTCGTATAAATAAAACTCGGCCGAGGTCCCTTGCCGAGCCCGTAAAATGGGACCACCACACTTAGGATATATCATGCATAAGCTCTAGATTTCCAAACCGCAAAAGACGTACCTCTACACCATCTCGCGCCGAGACCTCCCACTCGCGCAACAGGCTATTCAAGCCGGCCACGCTGCCGTTGAACACGCCTACACGTATGGCCGACCAGTGGATCACCACCCGTCGTACATTCACCTCACGATCAAAAACAAGTCGCAACTTGAATCGCTCCGCCAGAAGCTGAACGATGCAGGCATTCCTACAGCCGAATTTCACGAGCCGTACCAGGAATGGGGACTGACCGCGATCGCATGCATCCTCACCGAAGACCAACGACATTTGACAAAGGGCTTGCAGCTCTGGCGTCTGCCTACCCAAGGAGAACAGCAATGAACCTCAACCAAGCCGAGGCGATTGCCTCCCTGTATCAAGAACTGATCGAGTCGATCGACAAGTCGAGAATCACTCCGCCAATCTTTGGCTGGGGAACTGGTACGTTTGAAGAGAAACATATCCAATCGATTTCCATGGAAGACGGGCAGATCAAAGTCCATTGGAGTCGTTACATGGGTTGCGGCGATTACGATACCGACGACACGTACCACGCTCTGCATACGCTGTTCGACTAACAAGAAATATAAGCATTAGCTGACAAATAAGGAAATGCAAATGAACGCTCATCACCTCTAGGTTCTCCGCGAAAAGATGTCGTCGTGTAGTCAGTCGAAGGGTCAAACGATCCTCCAGCATGGCGAAGCCGTTGCGGCCCGATACAAAGACCTCATTGGCGAACAGAAAATGGAATGGCGACTGCCGGACTGGTTCGATCTGGATTACCTGCTGCCACTCTGCCCACCGGCAGAAATCATGGAGCAGTACCACATCTACCACGATTGCGGCAAGCCGTATTGTGTAACCGTTGACGATGAAGGTCGCCAACACTTTCCAGACCACGCGCGCATCAGCGCAGCGATCTGGCGAGTCAACGGCGGAAGTGAGCAGATCGCCGAACTCATCCAGCGAGATATGGACATGCACACGATCAAGCCAGCGGACGCTGCTGGATACGATCGCATGGACCTCGCACCAGCACTTCTGCTCACGGCACTCAGTGAACTTCATGCCAACGCTGAAATGTTCGGAGGTATTGAAAGCACGTCTTTCAAGATCAAATTCAAGGCACTCAACAAAGTCGGTCGTAACATCATCAACAAACTTAAAGGAAACTAATCATGACGAACTTCAACTCCAAAGAAACCTACCTGGCTGCCCGCGCTGAATGGAAAGCTAACTACAATCGCCTGACGGAAGAATCGCGCAAGCTGCGTCAAGAATTCAAGGACGCTGCGAGCCTGTTCGGCAAGACGTCGTACCGCGATCACACCGCATACTGGGCTAACTATCGTGCGGCTGAAGCTCTGCGCGAACAGCGCGATGCACTCCGCCGCGAAGCCAACGTAGCACTGGCTGATCTGTTCGCGATGAAGGAAGAAGCGGCAGCACAGTGGGAAGCTGCTCGCGCTCTGGCATAACGCGAAAAATGACATTTCGGCAACAGTAAATAGAATATAATTCTGGATGCTGTTGCCGTACTGTAACATTGTTATTTTGTCAACGTTGACGAGATTCATGGTACAATGGTTCTTTGGCATCTAACCATCACTAAAGGACCTATCATGAAACGAGAAAAAGAAGTTGTCGAACGACTGTGGTACAAGGCAAAGCTGTCGCCGGTTGCGGCTGGACTATTCACTGACGCTTTCTACCCAACACCAAAACGTGGGACGGGAGCGCAGTATGTTTTCTTCACGCAGATCGACACAACTCCGAGCCAGCAAAAGGTTATCATCGCATCCAAGCTAAACGAAGCTGGACTGCGCATGATGACACGTGACCTGGCTCAGAAATGCCTCATCCCTGGCGACAAGGCAACTAAAGCGGAAATGGCTCAGTTGAACGAGCTGTCCAAAAATCTCAAGCTCTAAACTTTGAAAGAAAACAATGGCCACATTGAAAATTAAAATTCAGCCTTTTGAAATACCTGAACACGTTTACATCGAAGTTCCTGGTGATGCTGCACCTGTTGCAGTCGCGCTTGGGGAACTCGACGAAGACACTCTCAGCACCATGATCGAAGAATTTGTTGCCGGCATCATGGCAAAGACGGGGCGCGAATGACTTCCATCGTCCAGATTCTCATCGACAAGTGGGAAGGTAACCCATCCGGCCTTCGCGAGGATTACCGCAACAAGCTCAAGCATGGTAGCTGGATTGTCGAGTTCACGAAGAAAGACGGTACACCAGCCGTCATGGAGTGCACTCTTGACGAAAGGCTTCTGCCTGAATCGGAACGAGAACTCGAAGCTCGCACCGAACAAAATCACCTCCTCCACGTCTACTCGCTCGACCGTCAGGGTTGGCGCAGCTTCATCGTTGACAACGTCAAAGCATTTTACCGTAAGCCTGACGTATCATGACTGACGCATTCAATAACATTCTGACAAAGCGCAAGAAGTTGAAAGAAGAACTCATCGCCAAGTACGGCGAAAACTTCGATCAGCCAGCGCGCATCATCCGCGTACTCGACGCGGAAGAGCAAGTCATTCGCCAATGGCTTGAAGAACTGAAACCGGAAATCATGGCCATCCAAGGACCGGGTCCGCTCGGCGATGATGAACCGTACTACGGTGCGATTGGCGGCGGAGTGACATACAGCTTCACGCCAACAGGTCTCGGCTACATTCTCGTAGTCAAAGAAGCAACCACTGGAAAAGAACTCAACGTCACGCAAGCGCTTGACTGGTACTTTTTCGACTAATCAAGGAAACACATAATGCAAATCAAAGGTATCAAACTCACAACCGGCGACGAGCTGGTGGCAAAGGTCGTGTCGGAAAATCCTGATGGCACTCTGACTGTGCAAGACCCGCTCATGATGGTTATGCAGATCGTGCCGAAGTCCAAAGAAAATCCTGAAGGCGGAATGGTCTGTCAGTTCTATCCATGGACCATCATCAACGAAGGCGACATCGTTCTGCAAACTGCAGGCATCATGGCCCACTACGCAGTGCCACGCGACGTTGAACAATCTTACAACCAAAACACGAGCGGTCTTCAGATCGTATCGGGCGCAGCGGCACAGCAAATCCTTCATGGCTAATACCGAAATGACGTTGCCGGAAATCTTCGTCCAGCTGCCTGAAGAAATTCAGGCAGCGCTCGAATCCGCATTGGAGCGAAGCACGTTGCCGCTCGATCCAACAAAGAGCGAAATATTCGTGGCAACGGAAGTGGTTGTGTTTGACCTGAAGTATCGTTTTCCGATGGCTTCTCAACGAGTGGTAGAATTGCTCGACATGGTTCCACAAGCGGTTGCAAATCTTCTGTCTTGATAAATAGAACCATTGTCGTTCAATAATCCAGGATTCAAATGAAACTCACAGACCTCGTTGTACAAGAAGCAGCTCCACTCGGAGATGACCCAGTTGAACTCAAAGACGTTGTCGAGTTCTTCCCGTCACAATACAAGAAAGCAATCAAGGCCTTCGCAAAGAAAGGTCGCCTTCGTTTCGGTGGCGACGAACTGTTCACATCGGATGGTGAACACGGTCCTGCACTGGATGACGCAATCCGTGTTGCCCAGCGTTTCCTGAAACACGAACCGATCAATGTCGAAGTTGAGTTCAACACGGCTGGAACTGATCTTCCGGAACCAAGCGACCGATCATTCGAAATCGAATGCGATGTAGAAGAGTCAACCCCAGTATGGGTTGGCTATGACACGAAGCAGGATATGCTTCTGCTCGGGTTTGACGTCTGGATCGGTGACAACGAGTTCAACGACGAATGGGACAACAAGTTCGAAGATGCATTCGGTGAAGGCTTTGACCAGGACAATGAAGACCACGACAAGGTGTTCGACAAAGCCTGGAAGACGTTCAGCAACGGGCAAATGTTCTACGGAGCAATTGTCCAGGTGAATGCTGGCGGCCACGCTGAAATGGAAATGCCGATCATGGATGGCGGATTCTACCGTGGCCCATTCAAGCACCTCAGCAAAACCAACGTGATCGAACTGAACGGTTAATCATGACTCCAGAAGAGCGTATCGCAGAACTTGAAAAAGAAGTGAAGTGCCTGACCCGGCTAGTAAAGGAGATGGCAGCTCGCGAGAAAGTAACTACGGCCAGGTTAGCATCGGTCGCACGTGAGCACGCTTCTACTGCCAAGGACGTGAAAGCCCTTGACACTGCTGCAAGAAAATCTGATGCGAAGATTGCACAGGTTCATGCATCAGTCCAACGTGTAGCAAATTCGCGTTGAAGAAAATATGGAAGTTTTGAAAATTCCCATATATAACTCTACTATGACAAACAAACTGAAGGAACTATCTTCCGTGAAAACTCTCTCCACCCTCGCCTTGCTGACATCACTCCCTTCGGGTAGTGGGTATGTCTGCGCGCCTGCGGTGTACGGTAGTATGAGGTCCCTGATGTAAGTTCAGTCGATAGACTAGAATCCAAAAGGGACCCAACGCGAGTTTGGTCCCTTTTTCTTTATGGTTCAAAAAAAGTTGTACAAGTTTAGATTGACCTGGTAGAATGCTTTCCTCGACTGACTGATCGCGACAGCGAAAAGCCGGTTGCAAAAAGATGTACAAGTTCGGAAAACATGTTATAATGCTTTCCTCGTTTGACGAAACAAACTGAGTGATGAACGAAAAATAAATCACACAGACTTCGAAAAACACGGTATAATGATTAAAACCAAACTGCACAAAACGCTGCAGTACGAAACTGGTCTTTAACAATTTAGATGCCAACAGCTCACGCTGAAAGCAACAAGAGTTCCTGGATGTGCTGACGCACCGATGGATGAAACCTCAATGCTGTGAACGTCGCAGTAAGCCCGTCAGGGCGAGACGAACAGTTATAGGGGCCGTACACAGTATGGTTGATTAGTAGTTTTGTCGTTCGCGACCGAATGTCAATCGTTACCTACATAATGGCCATAAAGCTACTTGTCGCCACTTCAGCGTGAGCAAAACTGAACTGTTAGCAAAACGTTACCCGTACGACGCTTTAGTCTATGCGGATACTTAGTACCCTAACAGTTCGATTTGGTTCCTTAGCTCAGCTGGTAGAGCGGATGCCTTACAAGCATTAGGTCGCAGGTTCGACTCCTGCAGGAACCACCAAATCAATATGCACTGTCGATAGTTCAAGTGGTAAGAACAGCTATACATTAGCGCATGAAAGGTTCAACTCCTTTCTCGCACAGTGCATATTGATTTGGTACACTGGAATGGTAAACATGGCCGAGTAAATCGGCCGGTGTGAGACGGACAGATAAAGCTGCGACGCTTTTAACAGTGTGCTTTAAATTCGTTGTGATGTATAATTCTCTCATCAACTGGAGAATATTATGGCAGACGTCAGGGTAACAGCAGCATTCGCACAAGCGATTGATCTTACGATCGAAAAGTTTTCGGATCACTTCGACGGCAAAGCTGAACAAGTAAAACGTCTGCTTCACGCAGACATGACCAAGTTTGAAATTGCGGCAGCGCTTCAATGTGCTGGCGTAAAAAATCAAAGCGATCTTGCACAAGCAATTCTGAATTGTGCTCGTCGAATTTTGAAGTGGTAACACATTTTGTACGTCCTATCCTTGGAGAGATAAGCTGCCTGTAAAGCAGTGGCCTTTGGCTGAACTGGTTCGATTCCAGTGGCGTGCACCATAATCAAAGCGTACTCTTGTAGTCCCGTCCATCAGGACGACCCGAATCGCGTGGACAAAGGGAACTCAATGAGTTTAGTGTAAGCAGCACACTTGAGTGCGCTTTGATTATGGGGTGTTTACAGGGGTAGGCGCTGCACTTGCACTGCGGTAGGAGGGGTTCGAGTCCCCTACGCTCCACCAGATTTGCCCGCGTAGCTCAATGGCAGAGCGCTGCATTGACATTGCAGATACAGTGGTCCGATTCCACTCGTGGGTACCAGAATTCGCGAAGCTACGTAGCAATACGTGGCCAGACACAGCACGATGAAGAACGTTGAAAAAATACGAGTTAGTCGTCGGAGTGCTGTGACAGATATGGAGGATAGGCTGCAAGGTGCAGACGCGGACTTGAAATCCGTCCCACTGGGGCCAACCCTCGGTGAGGGTTCGATTCCTTTATCCTCCGCCAAGTTTATATTTTGGAGAATGTGATGGACGCAAAAACGCTGTTCAAGAAGTTACGCTTCGACGCGGAGTTCGGTACCAGTGAAGATACTCCGCGACCGATCATGACACATGGATCGCAAAGTCGTCAATCAGATTTTGCCACAGGCAAACGCCCAGGGCGTTTTGCACATCTCACGAACGACTACATCGACAGTCTGTCCGATGCAGAACTCGAACGTGAAATGGTAACGTTTATCTATCGCTGTTTTCAACAGCGGTAACGAATTTGGGGGATTAGCTCAGCTGGGAGAGCGGGTGCTTTGCAAGCATCAGGTCAACGGTTCGATCCCGTTATCCTCCACCAAGTTTGCTGTATACGTTATGGACAAAAGACGATCGTAATTCGATTGTGAAGGACGTGCGTGTACAGCGATCAAACGCAGGGTGCCAGTTTAGGCCGGATTAAAAAATCCCTGGATGGCTCGTCGATTTCCGCTTGACCGAGTACCGTATTAGAGACGTGGTCACCTCTAATAGCTATTGACCACTATGGAGTTGTAGGGAATTGGAAAACCCACGTAAACATCGATTGCAAATCTTTGTTGTTTCTACAACCGCTCGCTAATTGGTTATCCACTGTAAATGGCGCGCCTCTGGCTTAGGTAGGTTCGAATCCTACCCAACTCCACCAGAATTCTTGCGGGTATAGCTCAATGGTAGAGCTGAAGCCTTCCAAGCTTAAGACTGGGGTTCGATTCCCCATACCCGCTCCATCATTTAAGGTCTTTGACGGACTAGTCATCCGCTGTGGCGAAATACCGGTAGACTGCTGGAAAAGTAGTTATACACGACTTCACCCTAAGACACTGGGTGTTGAAGCAGAGACCTCAAATGATGGAACCGTTGTTAATTGGTTATCAGGTGAAATACTGGCTTCGGTCAGTTAGAGGGTGTCGAATCCGCTCAGACCGTGAAAACGGTTGCCTCTCAGAGGACATTACCGATTGACGCTTTTTGTTCCTCTCTTTTTCGAGTGTTGGTGAGCTGGACATTTTGTTACCCAGTCGAACACTCTTTTTAACAATGCCCACGTACGCAATTTGGCAAAGCGGCGATGCTCAAAACATCGTGATTCTGCCGGTTCGACTCCGGCCGTGGGTACCAACAATGCGCCAGTAGATAATGTGAATTGGTACAACTGACTCGTTTAGAGCGAGTAACCTTGTGGGTTCGAGTCCCACCTGGCGCACCAAACAAAAGTGATATGAAGAATATAACCGATGAAATGCTGACTGAAGCAGTAGCAGCGAGCACGACGTTCCGCGAAGTGCTTCGCAAGCTCGGCATCAAAGAAGCAGGCGGATCGCACGGCCACTATACGCGTCGTGCTAAAAACCTCGGTCTCGACATGAGTCACATGCTCGGTAAGTCTTCATCATCTGGTAAGATTAGCCACAAACGAAAATATGCTGCAGACATTCTTGTGAAGCGAGAAAGCGGCGGTCGAGCAAAAGCAGAACAGCTTGTCAGAAGTTTGTTGGAAATTGGTAGGAAACATGAGTGTGAGAAATGCGGACAACTGCCTGAATGGCACGGTCATCCACTGACGCTTGACGTCGATCACATCAATGAAGATTGGCTGGACGATCGTGCTGAGAACTTGCGGTTCTTGTGCCCGAACTGCCATAGTCAGTTAAGCAGACGTTTGATTCAAAAATAAAATTCAGCTTGTCGAAGAACAGTGTATAATGCTTGCTCTTCGACAAGCTTTGAGAATACTTAGTTGCGGGTAGGGCCTGGTCACCAGCAGGGTCTCATAAGCCTTCGCCATCACACGTTCGAATCGTGTACCCGCTACTAAGTGTTTTTAAGAATGCTCGGCCGTACTTAATGCGGCACGCTTGAAATGAAGCCACGCATGACTGCCCACCGCGAAAGCGGTGCAAGGAGGAAGGTTGTGGTAGCAAGCATCAGCGATGGATAGTGATCCATTACGAACTGCTAGAGTTCGACAATTGAGGTGTAGTGTAAGGGTTAGCACGCGAAAAACATCGATCGCGCATTTTTGTTCAGCAATGAACCGCCCTGTGATTGGTTATCCACTCATAAAGGCGAAGATCCGGTTCGAGTCCGGACGACCTCAGCCAAGTTTATTGTGAAGCTGTCATCCAAAATAGTAACCGCTTGCTTATTGGTTATCTACTTTTACTATGATGAAAAACCGAGAGGGTTCGATTCCCTTAATGTGCAGTGGTCAAGGGCACAATTCCCGATAGCTACTTTTGTTGCTATTTTGAATGACAGTTTCTGTTTTATCGGAGTGTAGTCCAGTGGTAGGTCGCATGGTTTGGGACCATGAACTCGCAGGTTCGATTCCTGCCACTCCGACCAATTTATGGAGGATGCTATGACATCGCTAAACGCAACAAGGGTCAACCACGTACGTCTGTAAACGGCGTCAGTAAGAAATTCAAACGGATGGCGGAGTTATACAAATACTTCGCTCGACATTGGACAGGGTTAGACTTCAGCGATGAAGCATTACTCGAAATGTTCAACAGCGAATCTTATGGCACGAGAGTGAATCCGAAAAACGGATACCTCATCGGCAAAGGTTACTTGAACATGACAGTGACATCCTGGAAAGAAGACATTGCACTCGGCACCTTGTTTGTCAAGGAACTGTATGCTGATGGAAATTTTCCAGAATGGTGGCTCGACGGAATCTTCCAAGATTCGCCGGGCTACAAAGATAGAATCGGAGTGTAGTCCAGTGGTAGGTCGTCTGGTTTGGGACCAGAAACTCGGGTGTTCGATTCACCCCACTCCGACCAACTTAGGCGAGGTAGCTCAGCGATTAGAGCGGCCGTCATTGCGACGGAGGTACGGTGGTTCAAATCCACCCCTCGCCACCAAGAATTCGCGTTGATAGACGTATAAATACCCTCTTTGAGGAGCGTCTATCAAATGGCAAGAAATAAAATTGAAGTAACGAAAGAACAAATTGAATGGGCTTTAACGCAAAGTAATTCTGCGAAAGCTGCTTCAGATGTGATAGGATTATCCTTTATGACGTTCAAGCGACGTTGTAAAGAGTTTGGCTTGTACGCACCGAATCAAGGTTTGAAAGGTACGAAGAAGCCAAATCCAAAGTGGGAGATTCCACTTGAAAAGATTTTCAGCAACGAACACTTCATGACTGGCGCTGCCATCAAGAAGAAAATGTTGAAAGCAGGATTATGGACCGACGAGTGTTCCGAATGCAAACAGCCGCCCATGTGGAACGGCAAGAAGCTAGTTTTGCAGGTAGATCATATCGACGGTGATAAAACGAACAACGCGCAATCCAACCTCAGATTGCTATGTCCAAACTGCCATACGCAGACACATACCTTTTCGAAGGGCAAGTTCAGAACCAAAGCGGTTGTGGCGGAACTGGTAGACGCGTTAGGTTGAGGGCCTAATGCCCGAAAGGGCGTGTGGGTTCGAGTCCCATCATCCGCACCAGAATATGGTGTAAGAACTTGTTCATGTGCGAGTACGTGTAACTGCCATCAGTCCGGTTATGCTTCCGACGCCTTGACTGTTCAACAGAGGACTAGTGCGGTACAATGGGAAATGCATAGGTTGGTAGCCGTCGCATATACTCCTCGTACTCAGGAGAATCTGATTGAGACAACATGAACAAACGAACAATGTCGCGTTAGCCCAGTGGTAAGGTCACGGATTGCAAATCCGATGTTCGGGGGTTCGATTCCCTCACGCGACTCCAAGTTTGACAACCGACATGCATTGGTTATCTCGGAAAAATCTCCGATGCAAACTCTTTTGTTGTCATATAATTATGCAGTGCCCATTGTCTGGGTGTAATGTCAGTCTGGTAGACGGCCTTGTTTGGAACGAGGAGGGCGCTGGTTCAAATCCAGCCACCCAGACAATGGGCACTGCGAATGAGTAAGTCCACATGAGATGACGCGTCGTCTCTTAACGGGTATTGCCGGGTGGCAACTATGCAGGTGTAGCTCAGCGGTAGAGTCTTTCGTTGCCAACGAAAATGTCGAGGGTTCGAATCCCTTCACCTGCTCCAGTTTTAATGTAGAGGTAGCTCAGTCTGGCAGAGCGACCGCCTCGTCGAAAGACACCTGTTTGCGCAACTTGTTGACAAACGTCAACCGAATGTGAATAGTTATCCAAGCAGTATGTCGTAGGTTCGAATCCTACCCTCTACACCAAACCCGCTTGCAGCGTGCTGCAAGCTCGCTCCTGAACACGAGCGCTTTCAAAAAGGTTCCGATGCGGGTATAGCTCAGATGGTAGAGCACTTGACTTCCAATCAAGAGGCGAATAGTTTACGCAGGTTCGAATCCTGTTACCCGCTCCATATCAAAGCCCACTGAATAGTGGTTGCGTCGAAAGACGGCAAGAATTCAACGCCTGCAGCGTGACCTCGCCCATTCGTGGTCAAGTGAATTCATTCAGTAGGCTTTGATATGGAAGTATGGCAGAGTGGTCTATCGCGCCATCTTGGAAAGGTGGTGACTGGTAAAAAGGTCCGTGAGTTCGAATCTCACTACTTCCGCCAAAAATACGGGGATATGGGCAAATTCTGGTAAAGTCGCCACGTTCAGACCGTGGAGCCGCGAAAGCGTATTGTGGGTTCGAATCCCACTATCCCCACCAAGTTTCAATGCCCGAGGTAGCTCAGCGGTAGAGCAGGCTCCGTTATGGGAGCTGTGCGCTGGTTCGAATCCAGCCCTTAGGCCCAAGTTTTTATTGGGAGTTGTTATGAAGCTACGCAACATCTATCTCGGCTTCAAGGATCAACTGCCTTTAAGCCGCATGTGGCGGAACGTACGGAAAGGCGGGTTCGGTTGCTTCTGGCATCCACGAACACACGAACGATCTGACGGCCAGCCAAAAATAATGTACAATACCAGAGCTAGTGCAGTGAAAGCTGCGGCAGCGATGGAAAAGAAAACGGGTAACGCGTTCGGTAAATGGAAGTGCTGGCGATGCGATGGTTATCACATCGGCAAGAACTCTCCAAGCAACAACGAACAAGCACCGTAAAGATTTTGCCGGTTTAGCTCATCTGGTAGAGCACTTGATTTGTAATCATGGGGTGGCGGGTTCGAGTCCTGCAACCGGCACCAAGTTTCGCCCCACTAGTTCAATGGTAGAACAGGAGCTTTGTAACCTTCAAACGTCAGTTCGATTCTGTCGTGGGGCACCAAGTTAAGAAGAGGCGTCGTGGAAAGCAAGGTCTCAGGCATGGGATTCGGACACGATTGACGGATGGACTGTTCCCGGTGCACCGGCGCATTAAACAGATGATGGCGTAGCGACCATCCCTTTTCTTGCAAGTTCAAATGACAGCATAAATAGTCTACACAAAATGTGAGGACGTGTTATAATGCTTTCATTGACAGACAACGAGGTACACCATGGCTAACAAAACTACTCTGATCGCTGAAGTCGCACTGCGCGAAGCTATCGAAGCAGATGACAGTGGCCTGGACAAAGAAGTGCTTTTCGAAGCTGTGCAAGTCAAAGAAGAAGACTTGTCGGCGCCGGTTGATGGTGCGACTCTTCTGATGCAGTTGGCGCAGGAAGGTCTTCTGTGAAAGTAGAATTTCGACGTAGTCAGCTGTTCAATCAGACGCTGGCGAAGCACAAAGGTATCGCAAATAAACTTGCTGAATTCATTCAGTTCAAGACGAACGATCCTATGGCAAGATTTGGAAAGAAGGACCAGCACTTTGCTGGTGGCGACTTGGGCGAGACTGGGTTAATCCATGCTCACTTGACGAACGACATCAGCGTATTGTATCGCCGATCAGGACGAGACCCAACGTACATCGACCTGATAGCATTGCTGACGCATGATGATTTGGGAACGGGTAATCCGCCGAATCAGAAGCAGCAACGCAAGATGGCGAAAGTGTTGAGCAATGAAAAGGTTTAAAGATCAATCGCGGGGTAGTGTAAGTGGTGGCACATCGGGCTCATAATCCGAAAGACTGGTTCGATTCCAGCGACCGCAACCAAATTTGTTGTTAGTGTAGTGGCCCATCACGCTCTAGCAGGGTAGGTAGACTGTTCAATTCAGCTCACGGTTAATGATCCCATCGGGTCGCATGCAACCCACACTCGATCAACCGGCATGGTGACCGTAAATCCGCATAGAGAAACGCTGGTTCGAATCCAGCACGACAAATGAAGAACATGGAGAATTAACTATTCAGGGAATAGGACCGCCTGCTAAGCGGATCGCCTGGCTTCGGTCGGGTACGGTTCGAGTCCGTAGTTCTCCGCCAAGTTGTAGCAAATGTTGTGGCCTGTCAGGTAAGCCCCTCACGATACTGTTAAATGCGTGGAAGCTGGCAACGAATTTGGAGGATAGGTATGCTGGGCATTAACGACTCTCGAAAGGTCGCCCGCTTGGTGTTCCCAGGCGATGGTTCGATTCCATTATCCTCCGCCATTACACTGGGTCGTGAGCAGCACTGGCGACTGCAGCGGACTGTAAATCCGCCGCCTCTGGCATACTTGGTTCGACTCCAAGACGACCCACCAGAAAGAGCAACCCGTTGA